AAATATATGCTAAAATATGCCAAAATATATGCTAAAATATGTCAAAATATATGCTAAAATATGCCAAAATATATGCTAAAATATGTCAAAATATGCTAAAATATGTCAAAATGACACACAAAATCGCACGTTGTTACGTTGACCCCCCCCCCTACCCAGAAATACCCAGAATATGCTGGATACAGTAGGTATGGAGATATGAGACTTATAGGCGTACACGGTGGACACAGGGGGATATGGGGGATACAGTAGGTATGGGGGATATGGAAGGTATGGTTAAACTTCCTACCAGATGCTGGAGTTTGGTATAAATATCCATATAAACACCGATATAAATGCCCATATTTAGTAGAGATGCCCATATAAATGCCAATATTAGGGTATAAGCGATAGAACTTGCGTTAAAATCTATAATTTTATGGTATATATGGTATGTATACGGTAGACATGTGAGAATATGCCGTATATGTAGAGTGTATGGTTGTGTGGGGATATGTAGAATATATAAGGTAAATATATGTTAAGAATTCTGCAAAATATACTGCAAAGTATTTCTAAATTTATTAAATTCTTACAGGAGAAAATAATGCCAATTTTTAATATTTCCAAGGTTGGATCCGTTAATAGTGGATCCGACGTAATTTCCAAGGTGTACGCTGGATCAGATTTGGTGTACAGTGCAGTACAGCCAAATGGTTATTTGTTTAGAGATCTTGACGATACAACAGGTACTTTGAGTGCAGCTACTGGTGAACTGGAAGATGCATCGGAGATTACTGAAATACCAGATCATGGTTTGTATTATGGTTTTTATGAATGTACTGGTCTTACTGGTAGTGTTTCATTTCCTAATTTAACAAGTGTGGCAGATTATGGTATGAATTATGGTTTTTATGGATGTACTGGTCTTACTGGTAGTGTATCATTTCCTAGCCTTACAAGTATAGAAAGTAATGGTATGGAGTATTGCTTTTATAGATGTACTGGTCTAACTGGTAGTGTATCATTTCCTAATTTAACAAGTGTAGCATTTATTGGTTTGAGTAGTTGTTTTAAAGGTTGCACAGGTTTAACTGGTAGTGTATCATTTCCTAGCCTTACAAGTATAGAAAGTAGAAGTATGATGCACTGTTTTATGGGTTGTACTGGTCTAACTGGTAGTGTATCATTTCCTAGCCTAACAAGTATAGGAGACTATGGTATGAATAATTGTTTTAGCAATACCAGTGTTACACAAGTACATTTTAAATCCTCCCTATCAGGAAATACACAGTGTACAGCTTCTAACCTTGGTATTACTGGTAATGTATATTTCGACCTTTAACTTTAAATTCCTGTAAGCCTGCTTAACAGGTTTTTGTGAATCCATATATGAATTCTTGTAAATACCTGTTGCAAGTGGTGATTTGACTATATCCACTTAGCCTCTTAATCGAGTATCTAAACCGTTGTCAACTGTGCTTGCGGTTAGGTAAACAGGAGAATATATCATGTATAATAGTATAGGCGCAGACCTTAACTTTATAGAGGAGATGGACTTGCTAAAGTCTGTTGGTAACAAGGAGATTGTTAAACAGGTAGTTGGTTCTAACTGTCCTTCAAACCCGTCCAAACCGTTTGTGCGAATGACTGCAGCTGGAAGAGAACACTTCAACAATTTTGTCCATAATCGTATCCTGAATAAGGACTATGCAACTATTAGTCAGCTGTTTGATTGTTTTCTCAACTGGTGTAAATGGACTAATTGCGATGTGTCCTTTAAGTGGTACGCAAGTAACTACGCCGCCAAGTACAAAGGTAAGTTTGGCGGTGTGTCTAAGGCTTTTTACAAGGCTTTTCATGCGGACATACTTGATAGCGACTTGTTTTTGGAAGATGGTAAGGTGCTTAGTATACCCTCTACCAGTGATGGTAATTGGGTACGGTCAGGCGAGTTTGACACGGGAATGCATAACACGAATAACATTTGTATAGCGTCCCGTAAATGTTATGACGTTACCAACTGGGAGTCCTTTAACACGATTGAGTCCTGCGGTACGGTATATGATCTAGAAGAACCTTACCACCTTACGATTGAACAACAGGACGATAGGTCGTTTGTTACCATTAGGCTTTTGACTCGAGAACCTTTAGATGTAGCCAAAATTGAAAAAGATGGCTTAGATATAAATAACTATAGTTGCAAGGTACGGTTGCTTGAATTTAGTCGTATAAAAGGCGACGTTCCCTGTTGGACGTTTGACGTGACTGAATGGGATGGACATCCGATGACAGCTGTTGCCTTTGTGTCTAATGTGCGTTTTGACTTTGATACCGAGTATCGTTTGTGAGGCTTATATGGATGATATTTCTGATATACTTAACCAGTATCACTATAGCATACCCTGTGCGGAGTTTAGTGTGCAGTTAGGCGACTCTACAATTAAGTGTGCTAAGGGTAAGGAGCATATTTCCCAGCACGTTTATACAGGTGAGGACCAATTTGTTTGCCTTACTGGTGTGTCTCCCTCTATTAGGGTGAGGTACACGAGGCAAGCTTACAACGTACTCAGCTCTAAAGGCATCAAGCCCTTTGGTTTGGATCTGTAGCATATACGCTAATATCTGTAGTACATACATTAATATATAGGTGTGACTCTTTTGGGTCACACCTATTTTTTTGTTTGACATTCCCATTTTGGTATGTTAGTATGCACAATTAAACAAAGGTCAACCCAACCAAAAGGAGAAACCATGATTACCGAATACCAACGTGAAGCACTCAAAGAGTGTCGTGAAAAAATTGCACATTTTAATCAGACATATCAGGACGGGTTAATCCCTACCGAGGAGTACCTTTGTAAAATGGCTAACCTGTGGTGGGACTATAACGAGGTGTTGCATACAATCGAACAGGAACCCGTAAACTCGTAATTTAGGAGGTATTTATGTTTGTGATAATTGGTCAAGAGGTACTGATGTACGACGACCCGTCTAAAATTATGTTGGGTGCGTTAAAAGCACTGGCAGAAACCCAAGGTAAACCCTTCAAGTGTTTTTGTGCGGTGAACGATGGTAAGGACGGGGTGATTGTTAGCCCGAATAATGATGAACCCAAATATTTTGCTTCCGAACAGGAGGCAGACAGGTACGCAAGAAACAAACAGTGTGACGTGTATTACTGTAAAGCAGTACAGGTTTAAGTTTTTGTTTGACATTGATGTTTAGCTGTGTTATAGTATACGCATAATCAAACGAACCCAAAGGGGTTTAACCAACCAAAAGGAGAAGTAGTATGACTAAAAATTTCAAACGTGAAGAATACATTACCACGGTGTACGGTTACGGATGTCAGTTGTTCGTTGTATACAACAGTACCGCAGCCTGCAAGCTCGACGTTCACTCTGTGTTAGTTCAAGACGGTGACCGTTGTTTAACTTGGTCTAATCAGTATGACTTGCACGGGGTAGACTTTGACGAAGCGGTTACTAAAGCGGTGACCGACCACGTTAAACACTATAAACAAGGTGACGATTTACCTGTTCCTAATTGTGTGATTCGTAAGAGAGGGTAATTTACCCTCTCTTTTTTGTTATGGGAGAAGAGTTATGTACGTTAGAACTAAAACAGGTGAGTTTGCTCTCGATTATGTGTGGTTTAGAAGCAAAGGGTTTAGCGATGAAATGAATATGTACTACTATGAAGCGATGCCCGACCTTCGTGAACGAGTGCTCAATTATTTCAAAGGGGTAGAGACCGTACCTTGTTTTCACGAGTATCAAGCAAAGAAGAAGGGAGACCTTTGGTGGTTTAAAAATGTTAGACCCTATGGGGGAGGTACTAATGTGGTGTTTGGTAAAGGTCTTATCAAATTTTTTAAGAGTCAGCCCGACGTTGAAGAAGTATATGTACCCATACCTTCCTACAATAATGGTAAGGGTTATTTAGATTACCTCTATGATGGTGAGTGGTTGGGATGCAAGGTTACAAAAAAGCAGTGGGATACCTATTGCGGGTGCATCGGTATGATACGTTTTCATCTCGCAACGCAGCACATAGACACAGATGACATTACCATTAAAGGTATGACTCTGCGACGTTATAACAAGCTGGTAGGTATGGTTGGTCCTATCACGTTTGTCAATAGTATAAAGAGTGCTAAATGTGCTAACAGAGAAAAGGTTACTTTGCGCAAGTTAGACATCGTGAATGGTAAAATTGTTGAGTTGTAAATAATTTGTAGGGGTGACAATATTGTCACCTCTATTTTTTGTTAGAGGTAATTTATGACTCAAGATGTTGAAATTGTGTTTGAAGATTGTGATGAAGGTATCACCGACACAAAAAGAGCTTTTGATGACGTTGTTGAGCGACTTAATCGAGTGAGAGAAATTCTTAATAATCAAATTCTTGAAAGAAAGCAAGAAATTGATGGTATTTTGATTACAATTATGGCGGACTCCTCCTGCCTATTTTTAGGTGATCCGGGAACTGCAAAAACCCAGATGGTTAAGTATGCTTCTTATTTGTTTGGTCTTGTGTCGTTTGATATTTTACTTGGGGAGACCACCAAACCCGAACAGGTATTTGGTCCCACAAATATACCAGCTTTAGCACAAGGTAAGCTGTATACTTCTACAAAAGGGTATGCACCAGAGTGTGAGGTGTTGTTTCTAGACGAAGTGTTCAAATCTAATGGTACGGTGCTTAACCCTCTGCTGTGGTTGATTAATGAAAAACAATATCGTAATGGGGATTTAGGCGTTATAGACTGCCCTATTAAGGCTGTGTTCGCTGCTTCTAACGAGTTACCCAACGATGATTCCTTGGGAGCATTTTTTGACCGTCTTGTTTTGAGATACGAGGTGCAACCTCTTAAAAGTGTGCAGAATATATCTAAGATGATTAACAATTTTCTGCACCACCCAGCTAAACCCCAGCCCATATTCAACACGCATTTGTTTGACGTTTTGAGAGGGTTTGTTAAGCAGGTAGTCATACCAGAGGAACTAATTACTACTTTGTACAATATCAAGTGTCAGCTAGAACGTGTACATAAGATTACTATTTCTGACCGTCGTCTAAACAAGTGCATACGATTGGTACAAGCACAAGCAGTTCTTAATGGTCGGCTTAAAGCAGAGCTTAGAGATTTTGAAATTTTGCAGCATTGTCTATGGGATACTCCTGAAACTAAGTCTAAAATTCAGTCAACGGTAATGTCTTTTGTCAACACCAGTATTCCTCAGCTTATCGCCTATTCAGATATGTGTACTAATCTATATAATACCGCATTTGAAACAGGTAATATGAAAAGGGCTCTTGCCAAGCTTAAAAAACTATATGCTAAGGTTAAACCTTATACTGGAGCTACAGCTGAGAATGTTGTCAATGACATCAAGTCTAAGTTTAGTAAGATCGCACAAGTATGTAAGCAACGTGAGCAGTTTGTGCTGTATCGAGTAAAAGCTGGTAGTAATGTCTACTACCAAGTTGACAACACAACTGCCTCTTTGTGGACGTATAAACAGATGAGAGCTTGTGAATTTAGACAACGACGTAAGGGTAATTACTGGTATTCTTCTGATAGTAAGGACGTTATTGCCTCCCGTATTTCTCAAACCTTGGGTGTGCAGGTAGTTATCAAGAAGCTTTGATATACTGGGTGAAGTATTCTCATTTAGTATAAGATACATAGAGGTAGGTATGATTACACAACAGGACATTAAGCAAGCTTTACAGACGTTGACCTCTAAGTTCGAGGTTGACTTTACTAAGCTACCAGTTATTGTGACAGACGACGTTGACATAGCCCGCACCGACTTTGAATACATCTATCTTAGTGATAAACTTAGAGCTAAAGACCTATCTACGGTTATAGCTCATGAAGTGATGCACTTTTTGACTGGTAGCGGGGAGTTAGACTATAAGTATGGATCTATCCAGTGTAATATTGCAGAGGACTTGATAATAAATCAGTGGTTGAAGCAGTATGGTTTAGACGTAACCAAGTTGAGTCGTAAAGGTTTGTTGGACTCTAAACCTTGGTCTCTTACTAAACGTCTTAGCAAATTACCTATTGTCAATCAGCCCTGCGTTAGTCGGTTAGTTCCTAACGAGCTGATGCGTTGTGCTATAGAAATTAGTCACAAAAAAAGGTTTAAGCATTATTCTTTGTTGCAGGATACTTTAATGGACGAGGTAGAGTTTGCTGAATCCTTGGTAAACACTGTATCCACTTCTTTACCGATAAATCTTTATGCTGTAATGCGGTTTTGGTTTGATTGGTTGTACAAGGAAGACCAAATTAATACTGATTATGTTCTAAACACAGAGTATGACTATTCGCATTTGATATGTTGGGGAGCTCCTAAATGGTCTCGTAAATTGTACGACGACCCTGCCTTAACTATAAGTTGCACAAGTATGTATCTCAGCAACGTAGCCTATCATACTGCATGGCTGGTAGACCGTAAGAGAAGGCTACAGAATAGTTTGTCCTCCTGTCAACGAAAAATTAGTGACCTAAAGCAACAAACTTATACAGCCAAGGTACGAAAGGATTTAAATAATGCTATTCGTAGAAAGAAATCCTTAAAATATCGTATCAAACATTTTGACACACGGGGAGCAGATTATTGGCTTACTAATACTTCTTTAATGGGCAGGTATTATAGTACTGCATATACTCCTACGCTCTTTCACAAGGTTAATACTCCTGATGATTGCATACCGTATAGTAAGTGTCCAACTCCTTTATATAAACAGCTGGGTTGGTGCCTAAGACAGGCAGTTAAGAATAACGAACTATGCGCCGACCTTTACAACAAGTTAGAAGAAATACTTGGTGAAATGAAGTGCGAACTAAAAAATGGTCAGCCTGATTTAAAGTACCAAAGAATTAGGTCTAAAATTGCTGACATTTTGACCATTAATAGACTGACTCATCTTATATCTAAAATTCTTAAATTAAAAGGTGGGTTTGATTCTACTCTTAAACTTAATAGAAGTAAACCATCGGATAATAGTTCCTCAAGTGTGGGCTATACTCTTGGTAGTGATATTTCTAATGCAGTTATATCAGAGCTGGGATTACTTGCTAACGAATGTACAAAATTGGATTTTTTGGTAAAGTTGTCGCAGGGTAGCCTTTTTCAAGTAAGCAGTATGGTTAGTAAGAGACTGCCTTTGATTATGTATATTGATACCAGTGGGAGTATGGGCTCCCAAGGTAGATTTAGTATGTGTATAGCCTATGCCTTGAGTATAGCTACTATTCTTAAAAAGGAGAAACGTGGAGTAGCTATTGTGTTGTTTGACGATTGTATTAGATATTCCAAAGTGATTGACGACAACTATAGCATGACGGATTTGTTAGACCTTATCTCTACCCAAACAAGCGGTGGTGGTACGAATTTTGAGCTAGCCTATAAAGAAGGTAAGCGCATACAACAGGAACAAGGTTGGGGAAATAGTATCCACGTAGTAATGAGCGACGGTCAATTTGTAGTACCTGCTGAGAAACAACCAAACGACCAGCACTATGCCCTGTTATTTAAATCTTCTAATACTGACGCTGATATGCAGTCTTTCTTTGATAATGGGTGTTGGCAGTGTTCTTTGTCGAGTATTACCAAAATTACTCTTAAATTATAAACTTGACATTGCTCCTAAAATGTGATACTATACAATTACACTTGAAAAAGGAGTACGACCATGTACATACAAAACGAAGATTTACACCCGAATATATCAAAACAAGTCGGAGACGTATTTATGGACGGGTATTTCGACCGTTATGTTATTACCGAATTAGACCACTTGTTGAAAGCCAATATATGCCACAATAGAGCGGGTCAAATCGTTAATTTCTCCGTCGATTTACCTGTTGAGGCTAATTGGCTGACGAAAATTGCCCATTACGACAACGTGCAGGACGCTTTGGATAGTCCCCATTTTAAGATTGACCTAGATGTCGTATTTTTACACAAAACCCTTGATCTCAACACGGGACGAATTACCTTTTTGTATTGCAATTATTGTGACAACGACTTTCAGTCTAAAAAGGGTATTCAGACTCCCGGCTTCATAACCCACCGATTGACTTATGCCCAAGGTAAGAACCTATGGGATTACCTTGAGTTTAGTGACGACCTGTTGTACTACACTCGCTACGGTACGGACCGAAACTTGCGGTTTGATAAATGGGATAAGCTGCAGGAAGAAATGGTTTTTCGTGCCTTACCAAAAGAAGAACGTTTGATTAAAATGTTGCAGAGTTTGAATGTAGCTTAAAGGAGACCTAAGATGGTACACTACTTTATAAAATTTGAACCCGTTCCTGTAAAGGAGAGCGGTTACGTGGAAGGGTTTAACACCCGTACTTTGTCCTTAGACCCTTCTTATTCAGACAAGGTAGACTTTAGTACTACGCAAGTGATTAACTCCTCTAAGAATAGAGGCTTTGAAGTAGATAGAAATACCTTTTTCAAAGTGTTAGAAAATGCCCAACGGTATAATTCCGCATTGAGAGGGGTAAACATACTGCACTAAAATATGTTTGACCTTGATGTTTAGCTGTGCTGTAGTATACGCATAATCAAAAACCCAAAGAGGTCTAACCAACCGAAAGGAGAAGTAGTATGACTAAAAATAATCCTGTTAAAGCGAGGTTTGTACGCACTGGCGTAGATGGCATATTGCATCTTTTTTATGAAGACCGTGCGCATGAAATATACACGATTGAAAAACAGCAGGTACAGACTGTGTTGCAACAGTGCCTAGAGTTAGCTAAATTAAACAATCGGTGTATTACCATCGAATTGTGCGGTGATTATTTTTCTGTATCTTGGTTTTTCAATCCAAACAAAGCTGTACTGACCTTTGGCGACACACATGTTTGTCCGCAACTGCCTGATTCCGTACAGGATACTTTTAGGTATGACGACGTAGCTCGTATAGACGCATAGGTGTGACTCTCTTGGGTCGCACCTATTTTTTTTTGTTGACACCGATATTTTGGTATGGTATAGTTTACGCATAATCAAACGGGGTAACCCAAACCCCACCAACCAAAAGGAGAAACCATGATTACCGAATACCAACGTGAAGCACTCAAAGAGTGTCGTGAAAAAATCAAAGTGTACAACCAACAGTACCAAGACAGGTTAATCAGTACCGACGAATACTTGTACAAAATGGCGGATTTGTGGTTTAAACACAATTATGTGTTGCACGAAATCGAACAGGAACCTATCAACTTGTAATGGGAGGGGTGCGCAACACATTGGTTGCGCACCTACCTGTTCTTCAATTATATGTTGCACAACCAGTGTTGCATATAGCTAGACAAAAAATCGTGTTTAACCCACGAAAAGGAGAAATTCATGAAGTTAGATTATAACTGGGTTAGTAAAGACGTATTAGACCACGTCGTATCGACCTTAGTGCGGGGCGGTGCCACGAAAAAAGAAGCTACATCGTTCGGTGACACTGTGGTAAAACTAAACCACTTTATACATGACGATAAGACCACTCCCGAACCCTACAAATATCCTGAGGAGCACGTCGAATATACACCAATGGAAATGGTGTATTATCTTGATTACATTGACACAGTGTTTTACGATTGTGGCGCTGAAAACGCACCGTTTTTTGCAAAGTACGAAAAAGCCTTTTTAAAGTTTAGCCTTAAATACGCACACTGGGCTTTGACGGGTACACAGGAATACGGTGACTTTATTAAACAGGTAGAGGGGCACTAACATGAAAAAACATTTTGACGAAATGACCCAGCAGGATTGGGAGGACTTAAAAGGTTTGTTTAAATGCAATTCCGCAAAATACGATGAATACATGGCTCGTATCGAAAACGGGTTTAAAAGGGAACGTTCCAAGTTTATGAAGGGTCGCAAAAAACGTACTTGGGCAACCCCGATGTCGGAAGTTCAAGTCGTGTACCTTAAAAAACACCCGTGTTCTAAATTCGCATAAAAGGAGGATATCATGTCAACGCACGCTAGAATTTATGTTGTTTCTAAAGGTCACCGCACCGTTAGACTGTATCGTCACTATGACGGTAACCCCGAAGTCACCCATCTTGATTTGATTGACAAAGTATCAACGATTAAAGCCCGCACTCCTACTGAATGGGCTAAAAAGTTGGTGCATATTCCTACTGTTAATCCCTATATAGAACAGATTAAAGAGGAAACTGGTAAGTATCCTGATAACTACACCCCACATTCTGCCTACGGTGTCGTACCAAACAGTGACGCCGATTTGGGCGAGGAATACCAGTACACCGTCAACTTAGATACAAAGGGTATCGGTTTTAAAAAACGTCCCTTTGATGATGTTCCGAAGCATACCTGCGATGACGTAGGCAGCAACCTTGGGTATTATGTGCAGTTGTGTGAAGAAGACTACACAGAGGGTATGGAAAAATTTAATCAAGACGCCTTAAAGTTTTTTGGGGTGGATAACATTCAACACAAGGACCAGTTTTTGCATATTGCTAAGGACTACGCAATGTTAGAATACTGTGACTTGAATGATATGTCTTTACCTTTGTCTCCTGACTACCAATTAGACGATGCAGGTGATATACAGGATTATCTCCGTATACTGCGGGATACCATGTGCGACCTTGCTTCGATATTTACGGGTGAATTAAAAGAGTATTGACATTCCCCTTTGGGTATGGTATATTACATACATAATCAAACGGGGTAACCCAAACCCCACCAACCAAAGGAGCAACGTTATGAATAAAATTGAACAAATGGACAAAGTCGATATGTATATTGAAAAAGCGTGCAGTACCGTGTGGAAATGTATTGTATGGTTTGGCATGTTGAATTTTGCAGCCATGTTAGTTCGGTTTGCCTGGGCGTTGTACCTTGGTAAAATTTAATGGAGGTTGACATGAACGACTGGAGACAAATTCGGGTGGAACACACCCAGCAGGTTATTAAGCGGTACGACCGCAAATATAATCGTCGTGTGGACCGTGAACTGTTAGACCGGGAGTATAATGCGGGGCAAGCTCGCAAGTGGTTTATGAAGGAAGTCGAACTTCTTAAGGTACTTCAAGTTAACTCTACCAATCCGAAAGTCAGAGTGATTAAGCAAGCTCCATTGAACAACTTTCAAATCAAGCATATTTCAAAACAGGAAAACGGTATTGAAGTATTGCTTGTGAACACCAACAAAAAGCAGTATGATTGCAATTTGTACGTTGTACAAGTCAACAGGAACGAGATTTCTTTTAACCTTGCCAACGTTAAGCGTCACACTGTTCACTGTATCGACCGTTTGAATATACAACCCATCAAGCCGTCGATTATGAAGAAGGCTATCAAACGGGTAGCCAAAAAGATCAAGGGTTGAAAACCATAGCTTATATGGTTAAATTAGCACTAGATTATAGGAGTATTTTGAAATGGCTAATTTGAATGAACGTGTTGCGAAAGCTTTGGAAGGATTGACCGCCGACCAGAAAAAGATGATTCTCAACGTTATCGGTTTGATTACGGTTCCCGAAAATGACCAGCCCACCGTGTTTGACCAAAACGACGAGGACAAAAAAGTTTTCAACATCGCTGAGCTGACGGGTAAACCCAAGGCTAAGAACGATGACGAAGAAGACGACATCGAAACTGAAGGTGAGGATGAAGAAGACATCGAAACCGCTGATGATGACTACGACATCGAAGAAGATTTGGATTCTGACTCTGAAGGTGAGGACGATGACGGCGAAGAAGACGACGATGAAGAAGACGAAAAACCTGTGAAAAAAGGTAAGGCAAAAGATGAATACGATTTTGACGATGACGTCGAAGATGACAGCGAAGACGACGGGGAAGACGATGACGGCGAAGATGACGAAGACGACGAACCCGTGAAGAAGAAAGCTTCCACAAAGAAACCCTCTTCTAAAAACGTTAAAAAAGTACCTGTTAAAAAGGTTAAGTTTGACGGTGAAGATTTGGACACGTGGACAGTTGACACCATCAAACAGGTTAAGAAATACATCAAGGACTCCTACGGTGTTTCTTTGACGGGTAAAAACGACAAAGTAATTATTAAGACCGCTAAGGAAGTGGATGAAAAAGTCAACGCCTATTATGAAACCCTTGAAAAGAAGAAAGACTCGGTTGTAATCAAAATGGCTGAAAAACAGGGTATCAAGCTCAAAGGTCGTTCTGAAAAAACCAAAGCTGAAAACGCAAGAGACGAATTGTTGGGTGTTTTCATTGAAGAAAACTGGGGTTAAAAACTCAACGGGGTGGGAGGTTTACTTCCACCCCAGTCAACTAAGGGAGACTTAAAATGGCTGAACTCAAAGTAAATGACATCATGGTTATTAAAGCCCTGTCGAAAAAGTGCAAAGACCGTACCCAATCCGTTATCAAAGTTGTTTCTTTCAACGACAAAGACCCCGTGTTGGTTAAACAAACTTATTATAAGGACAAGGAAAGCGGTAAATGGATGCCCGGCAAGTTGAGTGGTTTTACCTATGACGACTTGTTGTTTATCAAAAATAAGCAAGACCGTGCCGAATTGTTTGAAGCCCTTAAACCCGATATGGAAGATGAGGACTGATATGAAACTCAAAGCAGGGCTGTGGTATTATAACAAACAACAAGACTCTTTTTTGCAGTGTCGTTTTACCGAAGGAAAGGTTACTGTTCAAACATATAGCAGGATGTCAGACTCAGATTACAATGTTTATCAAGCAGAGGACGACCGAGTTTGTATTGATGACATTCCTGAAACGATGACCAGAGGGTATAGACCTTTTGGTAAGCTCAAAGGTAAAGGATGTTTTGTCAAAGAGAACGGTAAAACTTTTTTGGTTATCCCTAGAACCGAGTTGTTCAGAGAGCGTATTAAAGAGCAACTTCCCAAAGGGTTTGACGAAAAGGTGTTTAAGCAGTTAGCATATGAATTTCCTGATATGCTGATGTAGGAGATAGGGTGACCCGTTATGGTCACCCTATTTTTTTGTTTGACTTTCTTATTCGGTTATGGTAAATTATATACATAATCAAAAAGGGGTTGACACCCCACCAACAAAAAGGAGAAGTGTAATGTTTACGGTAAAGAAATTGGCTAAATTGGTCGAAGGCGACAAGGTTTGTATTCAGTGGAAACAGGGAGGTAATTACCGTTGGTTTACCGCTGAAGTGACGCAGGTTAAGCAGCGCATTATCAAAGTGATGTTTGAAGCTGAAAAGTTGACGATGTCTATTTCACTCACAACAGGTTTGGCGACAGGCAACAAATACAAAGGTGCCTTTGTGTACGCAACAAACTAAGGGAGGCTACCATGAAACTTGCTGATTTTGATAAATGGGATGAACTTAGAAAGAAGGCAGACGAAAACACTCAAAACAAGATTCCTGTTAAGGAGGGTGATTGTGTAGCGGCTATTGACGACACTATGTACCATTTTGAAACTTTGGGTAAAAGAGACGCCTTTATAATCGGGTTAGCTTTTGGAAATCCCATTGAAAAGGTTATGACTTTATCCTATAAACACGAGCCTCTGACCGAACAGAACAAACACCGATTAAACGAAATACACTTGTAAAGGGAGGCTACCATTAAACTAATACGCATTGAGCCTCATCAGAGATTTGGGTAAGAGCAAAGGTATGTATGGTCGCTTGTACAGTGCATTGAAAGAGGCTGACAGAATAAAAAGAAATGATGGTAAACTTATCTGAATATTTTGAACAATATCGTTTTGAACCAATTACTACTTATACAGTAGATAAAATAAAACATGATTTGAATGAGATTGTTCCCGATTTTTATCCTAACTGGGCGGTTAGACTTTTTAACAACCCATTACAAATAGAAATTTCATACAACGGGAAAATAGTTTGTGTTTTGAAGTAATGGAATACTTTCAAAAATTCTTTTGATTTCCTTATTCATATCTTATAACATAATTATATGAAAGGGATAAAGATAATCTGTAAAGTAGTCAATGACTCAAGAGGAGAAAAAGAAATAATGAAAGTGCAAACAAGGTGGAGGGAATGAACATGACTAAAGAACAAGTTAATGATTACGAAGAATATGATGATGAAGACGAATACGAAGCTCCTATAAGAAAAACTATTCCAGAGCTCCTAAAATATATTGCTGAGATTAAAGGAAAAATTAAAAGGGGTTTGCTTTCTTTTTATAAGGAAATTAAACCTAAAGAAGATAAATATCATGGTGCAGACTATGATTATGACTGGATTTCCGAGGACATACTTGAAATTGTCCAAGATATAGATAATGATAAACTAAAGAATGCTTATAAAAAATACAAGAAGTGGGAAAGCGAAGCAGAACTCATTAGTGATGAAGAAGAGTACAATGAAGAGTATGCCGATGTTGATCTAATGATTCCTTTTGAAATTCAAGACTTACTTAGAGCGCTTCATGCTTGGACAGATAATTACTACTATGCTAAAAAGAAAGTCCAAGAAGAGAAAGATTATAAGTCAGCAGAGAAAAATTTAACCACTTTTGCTAAAAGTGGTACTCTAACTAAAGAAGAAGCAAACTGCATTACTCTTATTTTTAGTGAGGATGTTAAAAACTATAAATTCATGAAAGACTATATTGTAAATGTCTTGAATAAACTTATAGTAGAAAACTTGAACAATAGCATTGAGCAACACTTAATTTGGGCTGTACAGTATATAAAAGGTTTATAATACTTGACATGCTAAATTAGATATGATATAGTATATACATAATGAACATTGAAAACAAGGGAGAATAGTTATGACTCGTGCAAGTTAAAGCGGAAATCAGACATCTGGCAAACCATTATAGTTTTTATGGACGGTTGTTGGAAGCCTTAAATGAAGTATCTGAAGAAGACCAGAATGCCTTTTATGACCAGTTTAAAGGCTGCAAAGACGAAATCGACCTTATTATGCAAGTGGAGGCATAGAATGAATATCAAAATGAAAATGGGACGTTGGTATCGTCGTAAAAGTTGGGCTGCAGGTACAGCTATTTTGGTTGATACAATGGACAACAGACCTTCGTTTACGTTATACCGCAAGGGGCAACTGATTAAACGGGATTATCCTTTGATTGCGGACGACATATTTGCAACGGATTGGGTTGACCACAGCCGTTTTGCTATTCATTATAGGGGGTTGTTATGAAGTCATGTTATAGAGGTGTACAAAAAAATGGATGCTTTTATGTTGTCAATGTGCCTAAGGTTCTCTTCCCTACAGTAGGAAAGTACAGTGTTTCTTTTAGAACAATAGAAGAGGCTATTAAACAAAAAGAGGAATGGCATAACCTTTATTGGGTGAAGACCCCCAACTCTGTTGATAATGAGGAAGACTACGGTATAGATTGGTCTATTATTGAAAACCAGTTTGCTCAGTTAAAAGGTAAATCCTCTATAGATAGTTCCCTCTTAAAGGCTGTAAAGCAACAGCTGTTTGGTCTCGTATCCATAAATAGTAGATTTAGGTTTTATGTACACTTTCCCACCTGTACAAGGACTTATGCTTTGAGAACGGAAGACGATATTCCCTTAGTTAAAAATACTTTGATTAAAGCTCACTATGATATAAGCAAAGGGAATCATATTAAGAGGGATAAGCTTAACATCAAGGCTTGTGAGGAATATAGAAAAGACTGCACCCATATAGCTTTTACAGGTAAAAGTTATGTAGTGAGTTTACCTACGAGTATTCCTTCTGACCTTAAGATAAGTAAGACCAAGTTTGCAAAGTATGAGGACGCTAAAGCTCTAAGAGATTCCTTGGCGCATTATTATAAATGCACTCGTAATAGAGGTGGCTGTATTCCTTATTTTAGAGAATACTCTAAAGAAAAGAGTGACAGTTTACCTAATGACCTTGAAATAAAACTTGAAGCTCTTAAGTGTCTTGCACGCCCAGATACGGATACCCACTACGCAGAAGACGTTTATATTTTAAACGAAAAAGACCATACTTATCATCATCTTGGTCCTTGTTCCAAGTTTGAAATTTTGACAAGCATTGTTAAATGCGGAACTTCCGAGGTAGTGGTTTTGTCAAAGAGTGATGACCGAACTTACAAGGTTTTAAACATTCTCACCTAACTAATGCAAATGGGGTATCGAAAGGTATCCCATTTTTTGTTTGACATTCTCATTTTGGTATGGTATAGTTTACGCATAATCAAACGTAAACGACCAACCCGAAGGAGAACAACCATGATTAAACGAGGAAGAAAAATTCGCAGAAGAACAACCCCGAGACTGTCAAACTATGTAGCTCAAGTGGAAAAATACTGCAAGGTAAAGAGCGTGGGTTTATTGACGTTGACCGTTTAACCCAGTTGACTTCCTTGTTTAACCCTTTACAAGGGAACGACTTTTACAACGTTGTGGATATTGTCACTTTGGCGTTTAGTCAAAGAAAGCTCATCGCACGAGTCAATGAAGATAACGTCGAGTTTGATACCTATCAGGACTACGGTAGTGCAATGAGCGATGTGTTTTACATTATAGCTAAAGACAAAGGGTTGGTTTAACAGGAGGAATCCATGAAGAATATTGATACACTCAAACAGTGGGCAAGCGCATATTACAATGACCAGCCTATGGTGTCAGACGATGAGTACGATGCGTTGTATGATACGCTCAAGGCTAAATACCCTAATGATGCGTTTTTCAACACTGTTGGAGCGTCTACTCAATCAGAAGCAGTAGACCTTCCGTATCAAATGGGTTCTCTAAATAAGGTTAATCCCTATACCATCACAGACTTTATAAAGCCTAAGGGTGTTTATCTTGTTACCCCCAAATTCGATGGATTGACGTGCCAGCTTATTTATAAGAATGGTAAATTGAAAGCTGCCTATACCAGAGGAAACGGGTATCAAGGACAACCAGTTTTGACACGGGCAAAGTACATCGGAGGTATTCCTAAAACTTTACCCACCTCCCTTAAAGGGGAAATTGAAGTGGAAGGAGAACTGATTATTTACAAGTCGGTGTTTAATAAGCTATACAAAGGAGAGTTTGCCCACCCTCGTAATTTTTGCGTTGGTACTTTGAGACCAAAGGTGAGTGAAAAAGAGTATCAAGCTTTGATTGATAAGGATTCCTCTGTAAAAGACCGTCTTAAATATATGCAGTTTATTGCTTTCAAGGCGAGAGGGCTTAAATCTACAAGTAAATATGATTCCTTGTTGACCCTTAAAGGTTGGGGTTTTAGCACTTCCGTTCAACCCTCCAAAAAATGGTCGGACGCCAATTTCAAAACATACAAATCAGAGGGTAGGGACGCATTGTGCAAGTGCAAACGATTTGAACTGCCCTTTATGCCTTTGCCTCGTACTTCCGACTTGACAACCGACTGGTTTAAAGCAGCTATTGACGGTGTTAAATCCTCCAAGTTTGACGTTGCCTGCGATGGGGTTGTTATAGAGTATGACGATCTCAATAAACAAAAGAAAATGGGTCTTGAGACAAATTCTCTTAACCCAAAGTTTGCTCGTGCAGTTAAACATATCCAAAAGGAGCAGACAGGTAAGTACACCACGGTGCAAGATATTGAATGGAATATGTCTAAACGTGGTAATTTTGTTCCGACTTTGGTTCTCGACCCTATTGAGTTAGAAGGCTCCACCATTTCACGGGTTAGTGGAAACAATATTGATATGCTTAAAAAACAGGGCATCGGTGTGGGCGCTAAAATTAAGATAGTCAGATCTGGCGACGTTATTCCTTATATCGTTGACGTGTCGAAAACTTCTGCTGTTGAGTACCCCAAGAAATGTCCTTACTGCGGTACTAAACTTACTATAGAGGGAGTGCATTTGCATTGTCCTAATGCCAAGTGCAACGGTCGTAAAGCACAGGAGGTTCAAGGCTTCTTTCAAATTGCTAAGTGCGATGGCGTATCGGGTGCAACAATCAATGACTTTATGTTAGCAGGGTACTCACTCAAAAAGATTTTGACACTTAAAACTTCTGATATTACTTGTTTGGAAGGATACAAGGCTAAAAGTGCAGCCAACATTGTAAAAGCTATTAAGACTATGCGTGGTTCACTTTACCTGTGCAATTTGATGCACGCCTTGGGTTATTTTAACACAGCCCAGACGGGTTTAGGAGCTACTAAGCTTCAGTCTATCATTGACTTTTTGGGAGCGCAAAATATATATGAAGACAACGTCAAGCAATCGAAACTAAATAAGCTTGGTACGATTGCAGGTATCGCACAAAAGAGTGCCGATATATTTATCTCCAACTATTCCAAGTTTCAATCTAAGTTTCAGTCGATTAAGAGTTTGTTCGACCTGTTAGACTTTAAAGAAGTGGAGTTGGCTTCTACGAAATTGGACGGTATGTCGTTTTGTTTTACTGGTGCAAGAGACCACAACTTGGAAAAGGTTATTGTTGACAATGGAGGTACGGTTAAAGGAAGTGTGACTAAGGATTTGACTGTGTTGTTTTCAGCGGGGGATTCGAGTAAAACTGCAACTGCCAAACAACGTGGCGTCAAGATTGTTCCTTTTGGTCAGGCTGTTTCCTACATAAACAAGTTAATAGGGTAGAAACATGCCTATCTATGTGAATCAAAAGTTGACAAACTGATAAGAGTATGTTATATTACATACATAATCAAACGAACCCAAAGGGGTTTAACCAACCAAAAGGAGAAGAATCATGACTACCGTTAGAACTAACAACTTTGACAAATTGTTTACCCCTTCATATATTGAAGAATTACGCAAAAAACGCGGATTGCTGGGTCACCGTGTTGATAACACTTTTGAACGTTTCGACACAGTTTGGATTGAACTTGGCAAAGACAACGAAGTTCTTTCGACCATGCGTATAGTAGAAACTCGTACTTCAGAAGGCTTCACTTGTTTCGTACTGGCTAAAGATGCCAGCACCGGCGCAACAACCCAGTCAGTCACCACAGGTGATACTCTGAAAACCGCCTTTACTGACGTTCTTAAAAAAGGTTAATATACAGCACAGAGGAGGGGAACAATGAAACCGTGGTTGCTTATACCTTTTATGTTGACTGGCTGCACAGAGTTAGCAGCTACGGTTTATTGCGCACCTATGGTAGTTCTCAACCCTATACAGGGACCAACTTTTTGTAAATCTTTGTATGGCTCTATACCACAAGAACTCGAAACAAGCTGTGTAATGGGTGACTGGGAAGCGTGCGACAAACTTGAAGAGTTGAAAAATAAGGAGGAGGGTAAAAATGAAAGTTAATCCCGTAGGATGTGTTTGTATGTGGATACATAGCCACATGTTCGGAACTGATTGGTTTGAAGTGAAAGTTGCCTACACCATGGAAAGCCTTAACCAACTGTTTGAAAAACTCAAGACCGAAAAAGTAGAATTTGCATACGGTCGTAAAACTCTGAAGTGTTTTAAATTTGGTGAAGACTTTAAAAAACCAGAATATGGAGCAGTATTTTGCAGTAAGAATCAGCACTGTACAGACATATCGCAGTTAGAATTTACTTATGATTCTACCCCTGCCCATAAATTGACTAAACGTTATGTAAAGGATCATAGCCATGGTTTTTATCCCGACCACTTGACTACCTTTAGAAAGGATAGATACTGGTATTTCCCTTGCGTTTCTATAATATCAACTTTTGAGGAGCAATAAAATGAATCCTATCGCTTGCATCGTTATTCGTAAAGACAATGACTACATCGTTTCAGTTGCTGGTACTCCAAAACAGTTAAAGGATCAGTACAAACAGGCTAAGGATAAAGTAGCATCTTTCCCTGCATCGGATTGGTCGTTGACCGTTTTTGAATTGGGCACGCCCGATTTTGTTCCCTTGCACGGAGCTGTTGTACTCACGGACGATGGTTGGAAGTATTACACTCGTCACAACATTGACAAAAAAGGTGCCTCCTTGTATGATGGTGCCAAAATGTTTCGACCCTGTGTCGATACCATAGACCTTGATGTGCTGGATTGATAATAGGAGGTAGGCAATGAATCCTAAGTTTTGCGTCGTAATTCGTAAGGACAACGATTATATCGTTCGGGTATCGGACACAATGGAGGACTTGAAACAACAATACAAAGAGTCCAAAAAAGAAACTGAATCATTTTCGACCTATGACTGGTCTTTGACTACCTATGCTCTTGGTAGTCCTGCTTATCATAACGTCGATGAAAATGGTGTGATTGTGCAGTATCCTGACGGATGGAAATACTATACTCGTAACGCTTTTAGGCGAAAAGGTACCGCTGTATATGAAAATGCTTCTTCAGTTCGACCTTGTCTACACATGATATTCCTACGTGACTTAGTATGACTAATGGGAGGTAATACCTCCCATTTTTAAGGAGTGACTATGAATTTAGATAATTTATCAAACATATCAGACACCACAGATGTCTCCCATTGTTTTGACGTACCGAATTTACATCATCTATCCTTTGGTCGTCTTAAAGTACTATGGGAAGCAGGATTTCCTATAACGGGTATTTCTGTACAAAAAGGTTTAGACCACACAGATTACACTATGTACTCTCTGTTGCTCAACTGTGAGTGTATGAGTATATCTGAAGCTAATTATATCCTGTGGTGCCAAATTCTTGAACAGTTGCAAGACCCTCCTGCACAGTTATTGAGTGCCTTTTCGGTGCAGGCTGCTTCTGTAAATGAATTTTTGATGGATACCCTGTATCAGCGTAGTATTTGTTGTTTGTCAGCCTACCGTAAATACGAAGGTGTTCTGGAGAAAGAAATGCAACGCATCAACACCGAGAATAGTAATACGCTTCAACAGGCACTTAAACAGACAGGAAGACTTGTTATAAAATTACAAGGTATGTTTAGAGAGCAGAATGAGTTTGGAGATACTGTCGATAATCCTGACGAAGTTTCCTACTTGGTGATTTCTAATAAGAATGAGGACACTATGTCCTTTGTTGATTCAATGTTTGTTTTTGGTAAACAATATAATCAAAACAGTATTTTGATAAGAGAAAAGGATGATAAAAACGCATACTATCTTGGCTGTTGCGGGGTACTAAATCCTACAACATTTGCTCCTGGATTGGGCAATAAAGCTAAAATAGGAGTATTATTACCTTACAAAATGCTAGATTATTGTTCGGTCCCTTACAAATACAAAAGAGACAAAGACGGTTATGTATACAAGTTAGACTACAATGATGCTTTCGCCTTTGATACCGAGTCAGTAAAACTGCCCAAGTTTAATAGTAGCTATTGGAAAAGATTGGATTCTAATGTTTGCTCCTACGAACATCCTACCTTTGGTAGTCCTAAATTCTATCGGTGGAAGGTTATTAAGAACGGTGTAATGTATGGAGGAGTTGAAAATAATTACAACCAGGCTAAAAGAATGGTCGTAAAAGTTAAAAGCGGTAAATTTGTGCCAAATCAATACAAAATCGGTGTGGTGTAAATATACAGTGTAGTAAAGGAGTAATAATATGAATATTACATTAGCTCAGTCCCCATTTTTCTCGGTTCAAGGAGAAGGGATTTATGTAGGGGTTCCCAGCGTGTTTGTGCGTTTGACACATTGCACGTTGGACTGTAAAGGTTTTGGACAATGTCATCCTAAGGACCCGTCCACTTATAAATCTAACCCTGTACAACACATCGACAGTTTAGACCAGTATGAAACCCCAAAATATGGGTGTGATACCTCTTATGCAAAAGATCCAGAGTTTGAACACTTGTGGATTCATACTGACACTGAGTCCTTGGCTAAAATGTGCGCAGACTTAGTTGAAGGTTCTTTTACTAAAAATGGTAGCGACATACATCTGGTCATTACAGGCGGGGAACCTATGTTATACCAAGAGGCTATTGCGCACTTATTGACTATTTTGTATAACAAGTACGACCTTAGGAATTGTACGATTGAAACCAATGGCACAGTGCCTCTCAAACCATATTTGGTGTTCACCCCCGTCAGGATATTTATGTCTGTAAGTCCTAAGCTGCATTGTTGCTCCGGTGTACCTAATGACAAAGCTATTAAACCTGCCGTAGTACAAAAATACATACGATACTTTGATGGACAGCTTAAATTTGTGTGTGGTAAGGATCCCGAAGTGTGGAAAGAAATGTTGACTGTGCTGGGTGAGTACGGTGTGCAAGATGGTTATAATAGTTCGCATAATTGGACAACAGTGGTGATGCCTGTTGGTAGCGATATGCAACAAATGGAGGAAAATGCAACCTATGTCGCTGAAAAGTGTATGCACTATGGACTGCGTTTTACCCCTCGTTTGCATATTTACTTGTGGAAAAATTCTTATAACACTTGATTAAATGTTGTAAATAACGATGTACAATATTGTACGAGTTTTTGCAAAAACTTTGGAGTATAAAAATGGCAAAATATATCATAAACAATGGGTGTGCGTACCCTTCTCGTCTGATTTCAAAAATCGAACCTTCTGTCATGGAAACGACGGTTAGATGTTCCTCGATTGATTTGCTTAATGTTAATCGTGCTTCCTATATTGACGTTGTTTTTAATGTGTATGTTGATGGGGTTAAAGGAGCTACGCAGTTTAGACACCCTGCTAATGGTTCTGTTGAATCCGTTTACTTGCCTGAGGATGAAGACTTCGTGGAATGGTTGTCGGAACAGCAGTTGAAAAGCGGTAAAGACCCTATCAAAGTGTTCAAAAATGCGGTACTCAAAGTCAACCGTATCAAAATGGCTATTGCAGAATGTGAAAAGGCAAAACAGTCTAATGAAAAAATCGTTGAAACGGTTGCACCAGTTGTTCAGCAAGCAGAAGCTCCCGTAGCCGTTGACTTGAAGCCTCGTGTTGATGGCGAGATAGTTGACCTTGACGTAGCTTTGAAAGACTTGTCGGAAGAACCCGAACTGCTTTTTGAGCCGCAAATCGTTGCTCCTAAGTCTGAAACGTTTGTCAATGAGGAACTGGAAGAATTTAATCAGCCTACTGTTTCTGACGAAGACATGCATTTGTTGCACAAGAAAACAGCTTTCATTGAAAAAATGACGGCTAACTATATCGCAGCGGTTAATGCACTTGAACCCGAAACCAAATTGATTACAGCAGTTGGTCGTAAACAGCCTGATGAGTTGACCGAATACGAAGAAACCATCGTTTCCTTAACGATGAAAGAATTTGCTGAAGATTTATTGGGAGAGGTATAAATGACTCCTTATAAAGGTTGGTTAATAGCCCGAATGAGTGAGCAAGCTACAGGAGGCTTCATTGTACGTGGAGCCTCCCGAGGTTTGTTTGAGGGTAAAGTAGTGTCCATAGATGCAGACACTAAGGATATTAAAGTGGGTGATACAGTAGTGGCTCCGACGAATGAATGCTTTGAATATAGCCATCATTCGGAAGGTTTGTTGTACTTTGTACCTCTTAAGCATATCGTAGGTGTTGAATAATGTCACAGGTTATTTTAAGTGGAGACCAGAACAGAACTGAACTGTTGGAAGGTCTTAAAATTATGGCTGAAACAGTAGGTAGTACTTTGGGTCCTAAGGGTCTCAATGTTATTTTGCAAACTGAATTTGGTGCGCCCCATATTACTAAGGACGGTGTTTCAGTCGCTCGTGAAATTAAACTCGATGGTGTGCAGGGATTAGGTGCATCATTGGTTAAGGAAGCTGCTAATAAGGCTGCTGTTGTCGGTGACGGTACGACTACAAGTTCTGTTTTGGCGTATGAAATTGCACGTCAAGGTATGACAAGCGCAGCCTATACCAACAAGTTTGGTATCAAACGTGGTATTGAAGCAGCGTTAAAGGACATTGTGTCTAAACTTGAAGATAACACCATTCAAGTTAAAGATTCCAGCGACGTGTATAATATTGCGTTGGTATCGGCTAATCATGATGAATCCATTGCTGAGCTATTTAAAAAGGCGTTTGAGTTGTCAGGCAAGGATGGTGTTATTGTTGTTCAAAAAACAAACAACTCTGAAACGACTTGCGAACGTGTGGAAGGTATGCAGTTTGACCGTGGATTTTTGAGGTCGATATTTATCAACGACTTTGAAAAACAGGAATGTCGCTTTGAACACCCAAATATTGTGTTCGTGGATGGTAAACTCGACAGTCTGATTGAGCTTAGTACATTTTTTAATTCTAATGGAAAGGCTTTGGTTGAAAAACCATTGGTTATTGTGGCGGAAGACTTCGATGCCCCTATCGTCGGCACCTTTGTTGAAAACCGTGTGCAGAGTGGTACGAGAGTATTGCTGGTTAAGGCTCCTGGATTTGGTGACCGTCGTAAAGACCACTTGGCTGACTTGTGTGCCTTTACTGGTGCAACCCTTATTTCTGAAGAGCAAGGTTTGTCGTTGGGTAAATGCACGATGGAACACATGGGTCACTGCGATGTGTGGGTTTCGGACTTTGATAAGTCAACTATTCTTGGTGGTAAGTTTGATGAGACCCAGTTAGAAGATGCTAAAAAAGCTATTCGTGGTCTTATTGAACGTGCTATTACCGACGTTGACCGCAATCGTTACAAAGAACGTTTGGCTCGTTTATCTGATGGTGTTGTTTCCATTTCGATTGGCGGTAATACCGATGTTGAAATCAAAGAGTTGTGCGACCGTATTGATGATGCCTTGTGTGCTGTAAAAGCTGCCGTCAAGGGTGGTTATACTGTAGGCGGCGGTATTGCACTTCTTAAAGCCTCGACTGAATGTGCTAATCCGTTTGACGTTGGCTCATCAGAACATATCGGCTACAACATTCTGCTCAACTGTTGTAAGGCCCCGTTGAAAAAGATTTGTGCTAATGTTGGTAATGACGATTTTACTCCCGACTATGTTGTTAGTACAGTGCTGCATAGCATAAAGAATGGACAGTCTAATTTTGGGTTTGACGCAAAAGAGGAACACTTTGTTCAAAATATGCTAGACCATGGTATTATTGATCCAACGGACGTTGTTATCAGTAGTATCACCTGTGCAGTTTCCGCTTCTACTTTGTTGTTGAGTTCAGGATGCTCTGTACTACGACCCGAAGAAAAGAAGTGCGACTGTAAGTGTGGCAAGTAATTTGCATAAAATACTCTCAATGTAAATATTGTAAATAATCGTGGGTGTATGGTATATGCCTACAACATTTACTCCTTTTATGTTGTGTGTGAGTCAAGGGGTTGAAAATACCCCTTGACTTATTAAATAAGAGGTGGTATAGTATATACATAATCGAGGTTGAAACGAGGTGCGAAGACCGAGTTAAAACCAGTTGACAATGGTCAAGGATTATGGTATTGTAAATACACAATGCAACGAGTTGTTAGACACTGTTAATATGAACCCACAAGATGTAGTCAACCTTTTCGTGGTTTGTGGGATAAGTAAGTACTGGGTTTCTTGTGTGTGATTTACCTCGCACGTCTCATACCGTACCGTGGCTGAAACTAATAGACTATTTACCTATGTAGGTGGGTAATGAGATACTATAAAGCCCTCGTTATGTTGTGCAAAGGGAGGGTGGATATACGTACTATTGGTGGAGTCAATGACGACACGATAACAATTAAGGCCTTATCATGAAGAGTGGCGCACTTTGTAATTGATGCTTGAGACTGTGAAACCTGTTTTACAATGTGTATCGCTTACAACATACGCATCGAGTTCGTGCGAGAGGTGAACATCCTCGGTTCACCAGAACTCACCCCTTTACGATTTAAAAATCGGTTGGCGGTTTAATCCCTCGACTCCTTTTATCAAGCGGAGGATTGTTGAAGTATGTAAAATACGGTCTAAGTACTAAACCATATTTTTTCTGTACTATATTATACGTGGATAAATGGAGCGTACCGAGTTAGTGCGTTAGGTAGAAATACCATAACTCTTCCTTTTGGTGGTCTAAACCCCCTTGTAGCTTAGGCGGTTAAAGCAGTGGTCTTATAAACCAAAGAGCAGAGGTTCAAGTCCTCTCAAGGGGACCAACAAACTTTATGGAAACGTTGGTGTACAAAGTATAGGTTCGATTCCTATGGTTTCCGTTATTGTTTTTTTTTAGTCTTGTTAGATACAATGCGAGTTTGGGCTCCTTTCAGTTGACGGAATGAGTGCTAGTATAATGTGGTTGCGATGCTGGTAAGACAGCGGTCCAGACTCTGTTTTCATTGTATAACGTTGTTTAATTATACCGTCCTCATTCCGTCAGACCTGTAATGTAAGTACCTCCACGTGGTACAGGTTGGGTGCCTATTTTTAGGTAGCTAAAACTTACACACTCTTCTTTAAGTTGGTTAGAACACCTGCTGGTTTACTTTGTGTTTGTCAGCAGGTTGACTGGTTGAAAGAACTGCCTCCTCGTGGCACCAGTCGGGTAGTGTGTTTTACACACGAGCTAAAAGTTCAAGCTTCAGACTGACGAGTCTGAATGATGATTGGATGATGAGTATATTATAGTGTTGCACGCCAAAGTGGAGAGTTGGCTGTTTCTAGATAAACAGGGAAGCAATTCCTAATAGGTTCGATTCCTATTGCAACATTATATCGAGTGCATTCCGTAGAGGTGAGACGGCTGTTTCTGAATAAACAGGGAAGCAATTCCTAATAGGTTAAACCCTATCACACTCACACCTTAGCTTCGAGGTCACCAAAGAGCAGTCGCACGACTTTAAACAGGGTATTTGCTTGATTCACCTAAGGAATGTAAATCAAGCGGTGGGTGTTTGACTACCATAAATCAACACAGCGTTTGTTGGCTATATATGCACGCACGTAGATAGTGATAAGATTACCGATGGGCAAGTGGTGATTGCTTTGTATGATTCGTAAATTCATACAGGGGTACTGACATACAGCCCCTTAACCGATGACATAGCAATATGATTGTCGTGTATGTCAATTATTGGAGCGTTGGTAGAATGGTTATTACAACGGATTGAAAAGACTATGGGAAAATCTAAATTTATCTGTACTTATTGCGGTAAGGATTGTAAAAATTTAGGTGGACTTAATTGTCACGTCCCCTACTGTAAATTATAAAAATAGGGTGCCGAGACCCAGAAGCCCTTTAGCCCGCAGTAGAAAAGGTTGTATTCCTTGGAATAAGGGTTTAACAATGGCTACTTCTAAAATTGTTAAACGAGGGAGAGATAAACGGGTTAAACTTTATAGGGAAGGAATAATTGTTGGCTCTTTTACAGGTAGGCATCATACCGCCAAAACTAAAAGAAAAATGTCGAAAATTTGTAAACAAAGGCATTTAGATGGTTGGGATAATAAGGCAGGACGGTGTAAAAAGTACAAGTATAAAAGTAAGTATGCTGGCTTAGTTACTTTAGACGGTACTTGGGAATTAGCTGTCGCACAATATTTAGACAAAAATGATATTCCTTGGAAGAGACCTAATAAACGTTTTCCCTATAGATTTAGAGGAAAAAGTCGTACTTATAAACCCGACTTCTATTTAACTAAAAGGAGAACCTATATTGAAGTTAAAGGTTATCAAACATTAATGGATAGAGCTAAATGGAGAGATTTTCCTTATAGACTTCAAGTATGGAAAGCAGATAAACTTATTAAATTAGGCATTTTATAGTTGAATGTTTAAATTGAAGTAGAGGATAGATTACTAATCCGTCGTCCGAAAGGATGTGTGGGTTCGAGTCCTACACGCTCCGCCATATTACCTTTGGATTCATTTAAGGTCTGGTTATAGTTGGGTTGGTCCCCAACTTGGTACTAGATAAAGGCTGACATAAATCAGTATTGATATGTCCGTTGGTTGAAAGATTCCCGTTGTGATGACTGGAGTCGCCTTGATTGAGTCAATATATTGTGATTCTGTGTTTAAGGAATACAGCGTGGAAGCGTATGCCGCTATGCAACGACCTGTGGACAACGAAAAGTGCCTTAAAGAGGATTAGTAAGTGCTGATGGTTTGGTAATTTGCACTTGGGAGTACTTTGTACGAGCAAACAACTGCCTATAAAAATTACCTGCAATTTTGACTATTTGGTGTCGTAGCTCAACGGGATAGAGCATAAGACTTCTAATCTTAAGGTTGGGCGTTCGAGTCGCCCCGACATCACCAAAAATTGGGTTGGCTACGTTAGCTCCCAAGTCATCAAAACGTGGCTATGTACTTGGTCAACGGGCATCAAGTAGGCTATGGTATGACGTGCCTTTACATACTCCTAATGCAATAATGGTGACTGTTGCGGGTCCGTCGTTAGGACCGTCTTCACAGGTAGCGCTGTAAACGACTATGGTAGAGAACTGCCCGTGATTTGACATCCAATAATAGTACGTTAAGCTGTTAGTGCATTGTGTAATGCAGTGCAATAGTACAGGAGGGATGTTTTTTCTTTTCTTCCTCAGTTAGCTCTTTATAGTTTTCGGTTCCTGTGAAAAACTAATATGCCCTTATGGTGAAATTGGTAGACACGCAAGATTAAGGTTCTTGTGCGAAAGCATCTCCGTTCGAGTCGGAGTAGGGGCACCATATTTATGGGGGCTCTGGTGAGTCTGAAACTTTAATTGTTGAACTCGAGCAACAAACTGTGACGACAAGATAACGGTTTTAATATTTGACCCAGATAAAGACCGACCCCACCGATGCTCCTTATAGGTAGTTAGACAGTTCGATTCTGTCAAGGAGCCTATTATACAGTTGCATAAAGCACCTGTTATAATGGTTAGAGGTGCGGTTATCCAAACCTATGCACCGATGTTTCTAACTCTAGTAAATGAGGCATAGCATGTTATTAAAACAAGCTTCTTACAAAGTAACGATGCCCAAAAGCTTTGAGGACTTGTACTTCAAAGAGGAAATCGTAAACTTTATTGACGCACAAATCAGAGATTGGAAAAGAACTAATGGTAGCATTCCTTTCTCCGCCTTAGCACTTTTCGGTAAATCTAAGTTTAAAGATTGGTGTGACATTCCTTTGGACAAGATTTACCAATACAATCTCGAACGATATGATGGTGATTCAATAAAGGCGCAAAGGCAGTCGGGTATTGACGTTGGACATTTGTTGAAGTGGCGTTGTTCCCAGTACCCTGCAAACATTCTCGTGCAGCATGGGTATTTTACCTCCTATCAGTTTATTTAACCTCCTTTATAAACTGATGTTTACCCCTACTTGTAGAAATACGGTAGGGGGTATTTTTTTGTTTGACATTCATCCTCAAGTGTGATATTTATAAAAAATGGTTGGTTGTCATATTTAATAAGGAGGTAATTATGGCATTTACAGCAGCACAAAGTAGAGCATTGGTCGATACCTTATATCAGCCTATGATTAAGGTTTTTGACAAAATTATGCAACAAGTACACGAACGTACATCCAAAGGAGGCGACTTCGGTGAATACGATTGTGAAGTCCGAGACTGTATTAATTTGTACAAGTTGGTAAAGAAGTTTGATAATCTCCAACACGATGCACAGGAAATCGCCAATGAAATTGATAGTTGTTATCAGGCTATTATGTGGCAGGATTGTAATGAAACGGTTTATGGAGATGCTCCTTCCGATAGCATCACCAATGAACTGAGAACCTTTTTGCCTCGTGCCCGTAATACTTTTATAGCGATTGTGGCTATCAACGCACTTACGGAGTTGAGTATAAACCAACAAAGAATGTACGCTATCCTCGATAGTGAAATTGAACGGGTAAAATCCCCAGTTTTGAAAGTTTCGTTGAGTCGTGTATGTCTGGACGAAGCATCAATCGACTCCAGTATCCTATTGTTGAATGACATCATCAAACAGTTTGGAGAAGATAAGGTGTTGGTTAAAAAATTGTCCACGGTTTTGAAATGGTTAGAAGACTATCGAAAAGGTGCAAATTCTAAGGCAAAAATGCCTGTTGCACTACCATGTTTTATTTAAGGAGAAAGAGTATGGAAGAATCAAGAGCTAAATTGTGTCCTATTGTGGGACAAGTGTGGTCAGACGGTACAAATTGCTTTGTAATTACGCACGAAGAAGACGGGGACTATGATATTTTGTGGTCCAATGGTGTTACCGAACGTGAATTACCCGATATGCGGGATTATTATTTGGCAGGTGAGTATCGTACTATTAAAGACGCTATTGCCTCTCCAGATTTTGCACTTCCACCTTCTCGTGGTGAACGTATTATGCAGTGTGCAAGTATGTTGGTGCGGGCGGGCAACAAATTAAACAGGGCTGTCGGTATGAAGGAAAAATCCCTTGCATTAGGGGATATACTTACTGTAGACTTGGCTTTAGAAATCCAACCCAATATGACTGCTGAGCAGTTGAGGAACATAGTGTCCAACGGGTTTAATTTGATTAACAAGCTGGACATAGCAGCTCATAATATTAAATCCAATTGCGACGACGAGTGGAAAAAGACTGCTGTTATTTCGCTTGACCGCTTAGCGTCTATTGACAGCGAGTAAAAACGGTTAATGTTTGTTGGGGAGGGAACAGATGAGAGTAAACATATCCAAAGTGATGAAGATGATACAGTATGAAGACCCAGAAAATATAAGTGGGTTGACACTACCTATTACCGCCGAACAGCTGGACAGTGTTGAAGAGATACATTTTGTTCCTATCTTGCAACGCACAGACGATTATGACTTGAGACGTGTAAAATACTTTGTAAATCACCCAGAGGAAATTAACAATTTGGAGTTAGAATTTGATGATGTCGTGTTAGTTGTAAATGATGGTAACCATCGACTTATGGCTGCCTTGTATTTGGGTATGACAAGTATTGACGCAGAATTGTACGGGTGCGTTGATTATGCCTATTTGATTGAGGAGAACACGAATGCTTAAAAAGCTTAAGACCATATTTGAAATTAGTGCAGGGGTTATTTTCGTATTAGCTATAGGTGCTTATTTCGCCTTAGACTATTACGAAAAAGAAATGCAAAAGGAAGCCGCTCGTATGGAGAAGGAGATGTTTCCATACAAAGAAACAGCGTGCAGTATTAACCACGCTAATGTTGTGGCATACAAAACTGGTATGGAAGCCTTGTGGGTAGTAAAAAATCTCAACCCATGGAAACAGTTTTCGTTTGGTTATTTGTTTAGTATGACAGCTACTGACGATGCACAAGAATTGCTTCCTAAGTTTGCTTTTGAAGGGTTTAACAATGGTCTTATCACAGCCGAGGTTGCTACCCTTGGGGAAGACGATACGGATATGGTTTGTGAAATGACATTGTCTATGTCTGAAGACTTTATGTCAACTATCAAAATTCCCAGTTTGTACAAACGAGTAGCTGAAGAAATGGATTCTGACTCTATGTATGCGGCTAACACTACCTACGGGTTTGATTGGGGTAGCGTTGACTTACAGGAAAAACAGATGTTTTGGATGGTATTTCATGAACGGTTAGCCTCCCCGTTTAAATACAAAGTTTCAACAATTACAGGTCAGATTTCCGATGTGGAAACTCCTGACTTGACAGATTAAGGAGAATTAAATGTATACACTAAGAAAGCGACTGAAAGACGCATGTATTGCGCACTGGTTGGGAAAGGATTATCCGAAGGCGTGCAAACACGTTCACGGGCACAATTACAGTTTTGAAATTGAAGTTAAAGGGGAACAGCTTAATCAGTATGACATGCTGATTGACTTTGGCGATATCAAAAAAGTGTGTGACGATTGGATTCAAACAAATTGGGACCACCATTTGTTGGTTTCTCAGCATCAGTATGACAATACACCATTCTTAAAGGAGTCGATGTTTGACCTGTACAAGATGCCTGGCGACGTCAATACTACGGCTGAAAATATGTCTAAATTCTTGTGTGAGTTGTTTACGAGTGAATTGGTAAAGCTTAATCCTTCGATTACACGGGTGTCAGTATCCGTGTGGGAGACTTCTGATTCAGTAGCCCAGTTTACTATTGCACGAGGACCATCTATAATAGCGACAATACCTTTCAGAATGTAAAATATGACAATATACGGGGTGGAGGTATGTATTACTTTCCACCCTTTTTATCGTAGGACAACATGACAAGAATAAATGCAGTACCCGTTGAAGAACTATCCGACCAACATTTAATTCGGGAGTACAATGAATTGCCCCGTTGTATCAAACAGCCTCTTAACATAAAGGACGCTCCTGATACTTATACCCTTGGCACAGGACACATGAAATGGGGTCGTAAACACTGGCACTTGCTACTTAAACGTTATGGACAGCTGTGTAAGGAACTTAAATATAGAGGTTTTAACACAAACTACACTGCCAAGTCTTTAAAGGATTTTTGGTACGCCACCTACCCAGATATTCCCTTAGTTAGATATCGTTTTACTGAACAAGATATAAAGGTTAGTCGGCAACGTTTAAAAGAAAAAATTGCACTCAAACCAAATTGGTATCGTTGGACACTTCGACCTGTTCCTAAATATGCGCAACGATTGAAAAAGTGTGTCTGAAATATGCCTGAAATGTGCAAATACAAATATTGTAAATAATGATAGTTTTGTATTGACAAATCAGTTCGGATATGATACTATTATACACAATCGAATGTTGGGTTTGTATCAACATAGGATAGCTTTCAATAATTTAATGACGATTGGGCTATTAAGTAATCTAACACCTTGCTTAATGATTCATTCGTCGAGTTATTGAGCAAGGTGTTTTTTTGTTACAGGAGGTTTTAATGAAAAAGCTCAAATACAAAACGTTGAAAAAGATATTGGACAAGTATTTGACCGTTAATAAATACGGTACGGAAGACTTGTTGAAAAAGGTTGCCGACCCGAAGACTCACGACGACATTGTAAAGGCAGCTCGTAATGTTGCGAAAACAATGGGCTGGGGTTCTGAATTTGAACAGGCGTTGCCCTGCGTAGAGAAAGGTGATTTTACGACCTACAAAAAAGCAAGCCGCAATGTGATTTCTACGTTTAAAAGTTTGTTACGGCGTACTAACGAGGGGCTTATAACGATTCATGCCTATAAACCCAAAAGCAGACTTGTTTATGATATATACTTGGGGAAGGGTGACGTGTCGAATGACTACATTGTATTGACTAAACAGGTATTGAAAAAAGCTATCAAGCTGTACAATAAAATGCTTAAGCGGACGGGTTTGACGTCACTGCCTGGTTCTGAACAAGCCTTGATAGAAATTTTTGACCTGTGCAAAACTAAAAAGAAAGAGCAGCAACTGATTTCCGCTGTAATTGCTACAATCCACACCTTTAAGGAGAACTAAAGATGACACACCCTATTGACACTATTATTTCTAACTACAACAACAAAGGCTTGACGCTGACCCCCGAACAACAAGCTCGTTTTGATACGATGAAGGATCTGTTTGACGAAGGTTCCTTGGACTTGGGTACAGTTATTCTGGACACCCTTGACATCATTGGGGAACAAAATCGTGATTGCGTTCCTTTGTCTATGATTAACCAGTCAGTTAAAGAATTGGCACCCAGTAAGCCCGACGTGGAGCCCATTACGATTAAAAACGGTCGTATTACTACCCCTGTTGAAGCTGCTGAAAATGTCCAAAATGTAAAGACTATTGAAGAATTGAAGCACGGTGACGTGTTTAAACTGACTATGGATGCAATGACTAATATGCAGTCTAAAGAACCCGTGCAAAATGAAACGCAGAACAATGCACAAACACAAGAAAATGTGCGTGTTGAAGAAGTAGTTCCTGGTGTTGTTGAGCCTGTTAATGTTCAAAAGGAACAGAAAGAAATGGTGCAAGAAATGACTGTTGAACCCGTGTTGGAGGACGAACATCAGCTCCGAGTCGAGGAAGCCGCTGCAGAAGTTATTGAACAGTTGGCAGCCGCTGAAGAAGAACATACCTTTACTGTTATTGTTCCGACTATTGAACTTAACACCGTTTCGGCAGTCAAGGACGAATCATACAAAATGGTTCCCGAAAAGTTTATTTCGGATTTAGTGTATGAATTAACCTTGGCTCGCAATATGGTTACCAAGTTGGGCGAATGGGTTGGCACCAAAGCGTCTGTTAAGGACGAACCGTCGGTGCAGTTGGCATATTCTCGTGTGGTGCAGCGTTTGACCGATACAACCTACACCAAAGAAGCTTTGGAACGTGCTAACAAAAAGGTTGAACAGCTCGATAAACAGTTGGTCGATATGTCAGCTGATTTGAAACGTGCATATCAAGAAGTTGAAACCGTGAAATCCGACTCGGCAATAGCCTTGAAGAAACGGTCGATTGCCAATACGGGGCTGTACATCGTACAGTTTGATTATAATGGCAAACCCGCATTTGTTTCCGGAACCGACAAGACACTGCAGGTAACGATGTACTTGTCAAAAGCGCATTTCTACGATTTGCAGGGTGCTTGTGACGTGTTGGATTACGTAATTAAAAATGGGGAACAGTTTAACATTCCCGAAACAATGTTGACTACGTTTAAGGTAAGAGCTGTAGGGTTGCAAGACGTTTAAAAGTGTACAGGGGTGTATACGAGTGGGAGCGATTAATCGCTCCCACATCTAACTAAGGAGAGTTAAATGAAAATTTCTGCATATTCTGCTACCTTGTTGTACAGAGACCTGTGTAAATTCAAACGCAATGTCTTGCGCAAAACCGACTTGTCAGATAATGACAATTTGCTGGATTTGATTAGGGCTGAATTACCCTGCAACATTATAAATTCCATCAACTTTAGAAATGGCATCAAAGTGTTGAGAACCCTTTTGGACGGGGTTAAAAATATGCCCAAGTACAAACCCGATGTTGTAATTCCTAAGTTTTGTGCAGTTCTCAATCCGATGATTGATACACTAAAACCGGACGTTTTATTTTATGTCACTCAAGAACAGAGACAGGAATTAGAAGTGTTAGATGCCCGAAACAAGTGGGTGTTGTTATCACAGGCTAATAAGACCGATGAGGAAGTGTTTTCTAAATATGAAGATTACTTAGAGGCTCAGAAAAATGAGGAAGAATTTGAGGATGCTTCTGGTGAGTTTGTAATAAAAAGTACCATTAAGGAGAAAAAGGATACCGAAAGTGCGTTAAGACGTAAGCTCGGTGATACCTCTGATGAAGTTGACGTAGAATCCTTGCTTAGTCGATACCACAAACCCACGGAACCGAACTCCGATAGTCCTTTTGCAGTATTAGGTCAGCTGCAGGAAAATTTACAAAAGCAGTCAGAGGAACATCCTACAGAACAGGAAATTGATGTAAAATCCTTGTTAAAATCTAACCCCGATATTGATACATGGACTCCCGAACAAAAATTAGCCCTTTTGAAATGCAACCCCGCAGTGCGTAAGGAAACTGACGAAGAATATATGGAACAGCGGGTAAAAGGGTTTGATAAATATCAACAGAAGGACTACCCTGTTAAACTTGATAAAAAAGCCAAGTACGTTATTATGGATATGCCTATTTATGCGCAGACCCAGCCATATTTGACTGCCTCCACCTTGCAGAAGTTGGGTGTTGTCGGGCAACAAGTAATGGGTGGCTGGATTCTTGAAAATCAAAAGTGCGTAGGCATTAGAAATTCTGCCGATTTGGACTTAGAAATTGCTAATGCTTGTATGCAACTGTATAAGGAAACAGGCTATACTTGGTACAATACAACGTATGAGGCTGAATGGGTTACTCCTGGGTATAGAGGTTTGACGTGGGTGTGGGTTGTACCGCATATTTGGAACTTATACTTTGGCAACCTTACCGCCTTTGCCTGTCAGCACGCTTTCAAAATGTTTCATTCTAACGGGGATAAAGCTAATTTACAAGCTATTCGTGGTGAATTGGAACTCAAAATCAAGGAGTACACGGCTAAGTATCAATCCAAACTTGATAGATACAACGAATTGACTATTCATTATGCTAATTTAGTCAACAAGTATAGCGAACTGTTGCAACCGTATGAAGATGAGTTAGAAGAAGCCCAACGGGAAGCTTCTTGCAGTGACGTGTTGACCAAAATATCTGGGTACAAGAAAGTGCGTAGTGTTGAAAAGACTATGGGAGAATATAAGTCTAAGCTCGACAAATATGACGCCAAGTACAAGAAATACCGCTTGAGATATAATAGATTGTCCAAACGCCTTAAAGAGAAAGCAGAACTAATGCGAGCTGAGGCTTTTGCAAAGTATCAGGAGTCGAAAAAATGACCGAAAACGACAAGAATTTTATCAAAATTTTGGCAGTATTAGTTGTGTTTTTGACATCTCTATGTGTGATTACCATTAATGACAATCAGTACAAAGTGGACATGGAATACGCAAAGAAGTGTGCTGTTCGGTTGCAGAGGTAGTAAATGGGTATTAAGACTATCAATAAAGCCATAGACATACTTTGTTTTTCAGCAGGTATCGTTTCAGCCGTTCTTTTATATGCAGTACCCGTTACAAATGCAATGTTTTTGCTAACAGGTGTTGAACCTCCTTTTGATGAACAAGCCCGTCAAGTAGTAAAATGGTCGCTTATGATAGGCAGTATATTAGAGATTATGATTGGTGCCCATATGGGAGTACTATTTTGGATACGTCATCAGCGTACAAAACATTTGCCCAAAGTGCCTATGTATTTTCAAGAGGATATGTTGCAATTAGAAGACATACAAAAAGATGTTGAAAAACGGGTTGAAAAATTGTTAGGTGACTTAGATGAATTGGAGGTAAAATGAAACCCGTATTGTATGATTACAATGAAGTAGCGCAGAACTGGAAAGACTCCGTCAAAGAATTTGAAAAAGCAGTGCAAGAGTTCAATGAAGCAATGCAGGAGTTTGACACCGTAGTACAAAAGTTAGGTCGTTCAATAGAGGGTATGTCTAAACGGATGCAAAGGAGTATGAAATGAAACCTTCTTATACACAATTTGAACAGGATGTTATTCAATGTTTAATGCAACAGGAGGGGTACGCAAAAGTGTTAGCTGAGGCCACTATTGAAACAAGGCATTCTGCTTTAAGAGAACACTACGAATTGATAGACTGGGATCCTGTTTCTAAAAAAGATATACTGTGTACAAGCGGTAGGTATAATTATTGTGTAGGGATTTGTGCCTCCTTATTAGCAGACTCTATCGCATAGGAGGGCTATATGGATTTACTAGCATATTTTATTGTGCAAGCTAGCCGAGGTGTTTCGAGAAAAACTTTTGATTCTTTTACTGTTAAGCAAAAGTTGGACTATTTTAAGTTATTTCCTACATCCTCTTATAAACCAAAGGTAAAAGACTGGGTGGCTAAATTAACTGCGAGGTCTTTTATGACTCTGTTAAAAAAGGCAAAGTTATCCCAGCTTCCCTTAGCAAGATGGTGTGTGTCTCTAGACCATGATTTTAACTATTATAGTAAGGGGACTACTTGGGGAACAAAAGGCGGTTCTACTTTTTCTATTGTGGATAAGGATATTGTTAGTCTCTGTCGTAATCGTAATGATCCCTATAGAGGTAGAGATTTAGTTAAATTGGCTGTTACTAAGGGAGGTAGAAAATTAGATGCCTATGGAGTATTATATAACCTCTATACGTCCTGCGGTTTTCAGCCCGTGTGTATGGTTAGGTTTAATAAACAATATGCTCCTAATGACTGGTGTGAGGATTATGGTGAACCCCCCCTATTATTTTTTATAAATATAATACTAAATATAAACCTGTTCCCTATAGGGATTGGGTAGACCAGGCGGTAGTGCTCAATGATTACGACGAGGCATATGCCTATAGAGATAGGAGTATGAAATGACCCAATGTTTAGTGTGCGGGACGACACTCAACTTACAGTCTCACCATATTACCCCCGTTTCGTTAGGGGGACCAGAAGACGGACCACAAGTACCACTGTGCGGTAATTGTCACTCTAATATCCACAAAATGGCGGAGTCCTTACGCACAAAGGCAGTACAACAGGGTGCAATCCCACCGATGTTGTTTAATAAAGAGGAGTTTGAAAGAGCCAAACCGTTAATTCAGGCAATTTTAACAGCACATACCAGCTTTGAATCATTGGCACAGTCTAACGAACCCCGTAGGCGTATGTTTGTTTTGCACATAGGGGACGCCGACTGGGCAAGACTGCACAAGGCAAAAGCGGATGCAGGCTTTACGTCAATGACAAAATATCTAACCAATTTACTGCTCAATCAAGTGAGGAAACAATGAAACTATATAGCCCAAGATGCTCAAATTGTGTGTACTTTCAAAAACACAATATAAAAGGAGGTACAAAGACGTGTGAAGGTGCGGGTAAGTTAGGTTCCGACGCAGCTTGTCCTTTGTTTATGATAGACTATAGAAATATACACATCACAAGTTCCGCCCGTCATCGCAACCTGTTTAAGCAGGTACACAAGGCTAAAGGTATTGACCTAAAGACTCTCTCCTTTATTGCCCAACAGGAACTTGTTACCCGTAAGCACGGTTTTTCCTTGGGACAAATCGGGTACGTCAAGGTGTTTAGACCTAATTATCAGTCCTCCTATTTCAAGGTGGTAGTTTTGGCAGCTAATGATACTTATGTTTCTGTAGAATCCTCCTTTAAGGGACACACTTGGTACGGGGAGTTTTTACATGCCTCCGTATTAACTGAACAGCAGTGGTTGGCACTGAAGGACACACTCCCTAAAAAAGATCCCGACTTTGACAAGTATTTTAAATATGTCAAAGTTTCCAACTCTAACCTTAATGTACTCAAACGCAAAGGTCGCAAAAAGAAAGACCAACAACCTACACAGCAGGAAATTCTCGATAAAATTGCTGACGATTTGTTGAGTACTGCGGATACGTCTAGCATCTCTGGGGTTGGGCGTAAGGATGAAATCGACAAGGATATTGACGTGCGTATCGAGGAAATGACCAAAACCCTTAGCACAGATGATTTTGACGATGAACCGAGTGCGAATTACGAAGATTATTAAAACCCTTGACATTTACCTATTTTTGTGTTAGAATTACAACATAATAGGAGGTGTGTATGAAAAAATTACATATACCTGCGGTAGACAGGTACATTTCAAGACAAGGGTTGCCAATAACTCCTGACTATCAAATGGCGGTTGTTGGCTATATTCTTAGACTGTTTGATAGTAGTGCATTTACAAAAATGACAGCGGACTTACCGTCTAACGTTCGTAAAGAGTTTAGAATGGGTATTCGTACAAAATCTAACCTTATTTTGGACTTTAAGTTGGCTGCAATTAACAGTCTTAAGACTCGTACCAACTGTTTTTTGCAAGAAGGTTTGGCAAGTGCTAATATCAATTTTGTACCTCTATTAAAACAGTATGACCTTTATGATAAGTATCTACTGCTTATTAAGGACGTACCGATTTTGACGGGTAATCAGGCACGACAACAGTGCGGGGAGGTAATCAAAAAATTAAACTCGTATATTGCCAAATTTGTAAGTCATAGCATGGCGTTTATATGCAGAGGTAACAACCTTGATAGAAAGGACTTAGAAGGTCTTATTAAATATGACACCATTCAGTCCTACTACAACGAAGTTCCCTTTGTTAGAGACCTACATCTCTTCAACAAGTGTAAATCCAAGATACAATCGAGTGGTAACAATCTAATCAAGTTTTATACTACTCAAAAACGTAAAAGAATGGTGGAGGCAAACGGTAAGTACGAAGGTACAGTAGTAAGCATAGAACAGTCTAATGACGGGGAATTTAACGTACTTGATAGGTTAGAGGTCGCACAGCCCAATCAGTATGCTAAAATTGATGGCGCACGCACTATTTATTCCATATTTAAACGGTATGAAAGACCGAATAGTGCAGACAAAGGAGCTAAGTACAAGGCATTATGGCTTTTGAGTTGTCTTGACGATCCCAAGTTTGTGCAGTGGTACAACGCACACTATCCCACCCGTAAGAAGTATGTTCCTATAAATACACAAGACGTATATGAGGATATAGGGGATTCAGAAAAGTACAATGAAGTCGTTAGACAATATTTAAAAGCAGGAAGGGGTAGTTGGAACTCCTTTTTGATGGAAGTTCAACAGTATTTTTAAGAGGTTTAAATGGCACAGTTAATTTCAAGTATGACTAATGACAGCGAAAACACCGTCATTATTCCTATTAGGACAATCGTTGCTAATCGTAAAATTGGTAGTTTGCCTACCTTTATGCAGTTGGTTAGAAAGATGGAGGGTTCTGCTATAATTAAGGGAGACACCGTAGTTGTTACCGCTCCCGATGCGAACACCATCAAAAACTACGTGGAGGGGAAGATCTGATGCAAACATATTTTGACGAGTGGTTTAAGACCCACTCTAACTATGTGGTTACATTTGAAGGACCAAAGGGTAGTGGTAAAACTAAACACGCTAAGCTGTTTACACAGTGGTTGAACGACCAAGTAGACTACAATATATTGTATATTTCTAACCCGTTCAAAGCAACAGTTGACGCCGACGAAATTAGACGTAAGTGGATGTCATGCACAAATGACGTTGACGCTCTTTTGTACAGCGTGCTTAACAAAAGACTCTTGCAATCATACATCACCAATTACACTTTAAATCACCCCAAGACTATCTTTGTCGTGGATCGATGGAATTTGTCAATGTGGGTGTATCAAGTAGCAGTACCCGATTTGATGCACAAAAAGATGGAATATGCTATGTGGGCTTTAGACTATCCCGACGAGGTAATTCCAAACTATCAAGTGTTGTTAGATGCCTCCGAAACTACCCTAAACAGTAGATTCAGTTTGAAAGAGGTTACAAACAGGTATGAAACGCCTGAATATATTGCTAAATCAGTTCAGGAGTATCATAGATATGCCTGCAACTGTAGCGATATGCAAGTAGTAAATACGGATATTGGCGATGTATCTCAGACCCAAAATGTTATAAGAGATATGTTTTTGAGTAAGATTGGAGAAGAAATTGGTTAAGAAGTCACAACAAATAGAAATACCCATGGAGGAATTTGAAAAAATGCTGGCTGAACGGGTGCAGAGTTTACCCTCCAAGAATTTGGTGTACGATACGGATATCTTTATTGACGAATACAAAATACTGTTATCGCCTATCAAAGGTAAGCTGAGCACGCAAGTAGTAAAGGCTGAACAAGCGGCATTTTTGCTTGAAAAATCTCTAAAAATTGCTGAGAATGTACTGGAGCAGGTTTCGATTTTGAAAGCGGAGGACGAGTTGAAGAAAGGTCGTACTATTCATTAATATATAAGCGGATATATACTTAGTACTCTGCATACTTTCAAATAGGAGTGTGACTTATGCTGCACTCCTATTTTTTTTGTTGACAATGCCATTAAACTGTGTTATGTTTAAGTAAAATTACACGACCGAAAGGGGTACTAAAATGGCTACGAATTTGAATGTTAATCAATGCACCTATGATGAAGCTCTTCAACTTGTTAATCATTGTATTGATTTAAAACTGGCGGTGTTGGTTCACGGTGCGCCCGGACTGGGTAAATCGACTATCCCCCGTGATATTGTTAAACAACGCAACGAGGACTTAGTTAAGTCTATTATCAAAGTTCGCAAAACTAAGGGGAAGTCTATTAAGGGCATCGAACAGTCTCCTCGGTACATTAGAGAGCACTGGGAAGTTATGGATATTCGTTTGGGGCAATACCCCGTCGAAGACGTTGCGGGTTTACCTGTGCCTATTGAAGTCGAAAAGGATGGAGTAAAATCCTACACTACTTTGAGATCACTACCCGACTTTTTACCCAGACAAGGTAATGGTATTTTGTTATTGGACGAAATTAACCAAGCTAATGCCATCGTTTTGGGTGCAGTGTTTCAACTTATCTTAGACCGTAAGATGACCAATGGTTATGACTTGCCCGATGGGTGGTCGATTGTTGCGGCTTGCAACGATGTGGAATATAACAGTGACGTGACAGAGTTCAATAGCCCTATCAATGACCGTTTCGTACACCTTTCTCTCAAACCCGACAAAAAACAGTGGTTGGAATGGGCGAGGAACAACGATATTCACGCCAATGTGATTGACTTTGTTTCACAGGCGTCTTCGGAAGACCTGTGTGGCGAACAGCACATGAATGACGACATCGTGTTTGCTACACCTCGAAGCTGGGCACGAGTTAGTGAGTTTGAAAAGCTTTTTGACGAAGGCAAGCTTTCAGTCGGTTTGTTGACCACTGCCTTAACAGGTATCGTTGGTACTTCTATCGCCACTCGTTATATGATGTTTAACAGCGGTAGACGTGACGGTAAGGTGTCGCTTTCGGTGTACAAGAAACTGTTGCTTACACCTAAAAATTCCGATATTGAAACATCAGTAGAACCTCGCAAATGTTTGGAATATATGGTTATGGCATTTCGTAAGTACACGGTTACCGATGAACAGGACGAGTTGGCAGTATACAACTTGACCCGTTGGGCATATAACAAATGTGGTATGCTGATGGAGGAATTGGAAAATATGTGGAGTCGTTTGTACACCGTTGAAGAAGACGGGTTTGTGAGTGATTCCGCATATATTAAGCAAAACTACCCCGATGCATGGGCGGTTGTAGCTCCCTTATTTTAAGGTTGACTTTTACCTTGGACGTGGTATAATAGGTATATACAGTTGAAAATGACTGGTAATGATTGCGAGGTAGCTATGTATAAAGAACCTGTGATGGAATTGTTGAAAGATTGTTGTCGAAAAGACTTGAGTAGCTTACTCGGTTTTTTACGGGAACGTGTTGTAGACCAGCCCTTTTATGCGTGCGTGACGAACGACAACGAGCTGGTACTGGGTAAACGGTTTTTTACTCTCAATCAAAAACAACGTACTTTTGCTATTTTACATGAGCTGTTGCATATTAGCTATGGACATTTCAAGTTTTACAAAGCGGGTGTAAATCACAAAGTTATGAATATAGCTAATGATGCTGTTATCAATGAAGCTATTTTGCTCGGTAAGATAGTACCTGTGGAATATGTGCAGGCGGTTGACGGTATTCCTTTGTTAAAGAATACGGTGTACCGAAATAAGGACAATTTGGTTGCCTTTTGTAAGAGCTATTATGGTAATTTAAGACAGGGAGACCTTACAGACGGGTGGTTTAAACGGTATCTTACTTCCTCTATTGTGTACAAGGTATTGATGGAATCCCCTGTACCAGAGGTTCCTAAGGTTAGTCCTCGTAAATCTAACAGCCAAAACAGTCAGGATACAAATCAAAATACTGGTTCTGACGATAACAATGTTAAACAGGAGAATAATGATGAATACAAAGACGAACACAAAGCAAACGGCAAAGAAGATGATGCTGAAAATACAGGGGATGAAGAATCCACAGGGGAAAGTGGAGGTTCGGATTACAGCCCCGACCGAGATTATGACGAAACCGAGTGTGATGGACAAGATAGCCAAGATAGCCGAGATAGTGAAGCAGATATAGACCTCGATGATGAGTCAGACCAAGATGACGAAACACAGTCTGATGATGGGTCAGATTCTGATGACGAGTTAGACCAAGACGATGAAGCACAATCGAACAACGAATCTCAAAATAGTGACACGCAGGGGGAACAACCAGACCCCCTGCAATATGAACCTGTAGCTTTTGACCTTGAGAGCTTGGGTCAAGAATACCAAGACGATTTTGACGGTGCGTCTAACCCGTTTGAAGTGTACAAAAACTGTGACGGACAGTTTGACAACAGCAATCAGATTTGTGGTGGTTTGAGTTCCGACGAAGCCTATGAAAACGGTTATAATGCGTATCTTGTTAAAGAGGCATTATCAAGAAATATCGACTGGAAATCGGTTGTAAAGACGTGTATTGCACAGTCAAAAAAGACTATAAAGCAATATGGTTTTAGTGTTCCTAATCGTCGGAACTACAAACTGCAGCAGGTTACCCAGTCTAAGGTACAGCTCCCCAATCAATGTAGCACTCAACCCGTTCCTACGGTGCATATTTATGTGGATACCTCGACAAGTGTGTCTGACTACAGTTTGGCGTGTATGATATATGAGATTAAGGATATCTACAAATTTAGCGGGAACATTGATTTGACTGTACGGTTCTTTACTGAATATGTGTACGGGGAAATGAATACCAAAGCCAAAACCTTCAACTATCGTAATATGCCTAAATTGAGGCGTGGTGGAACCAGTTTTAACGCTATTTATGCGCAGTACTACAGTCCTAATGGAGAAGTACACCATAAAATTCCCGATGTTTGTGTGGTAATTACGGACGGTTATTGTTGGATTGATAACCAATTCTTACCCCTTCCCCTTGGACGTAAGACTGTATGGGTAACTGATAGAACGATGCGTATGCCCAACCCCAAATGTATCAACGTAGTAAGACCTTTTTAAGGAGACGAAGAATGTATTGTATTGTTAATGCTCAAACCCCGATTTCAACGTGGGAAAACTTGGACGACGCCTTACTCAACATTATTGCCTTATCAAAGTTTACACAACCAGAGCAGTTTGACGATAGCTCTTGGAGTATTGTGGACAACTATTTTGCAGGGTGCAACTTGGACGAACTACCCAGAGTAACAATTTCTTCACAGGTAAAATGTTGTTCCCATTGTGGTCTTCTTTATCCTCTTAGTTGGTTTGTTGGGGCGCGTAAATCCCATCGTGTTACAAAGGAATGTAAAGCCTGTAGGCAAGACCGTGCTGTCAGACATGGTGGGTTTGCCAAATCAAAACCGCAAGGATGGAAACCATTTAGGATGATGACCATCGAGGAAAAACGACAGTATTTTAAGGACAGAGGTTTTACTACCAAACGTCCTGGCAGGGATACGCCCAAAGTAGTGCAAATTAAAGAACCTTCTGCTATTGAAAAGCGATACATGGAAAATGGTGTAAATATGTTTAGGTGGTCGCTGTGGTACTACGACCTAACTTCTACACCTGTTGTTGATAAGATGATATGGGATTTGGAGTGTCCGTCCAAGGTACAGTGTAAACACGAAGGAGTAGTGGCTGATAAAGGGTGGCGTTTTATTGTGTATGCGACATCAAAGGAAAAGGCTATAGAAAAGGTGCAACAGTACATTTCTAAAATGGCTGCCTAATTACCTATTGCAAGGAGAATGATATGAATTTAGATAAACCTCTTAATACCGTGATGGGTGTGCAAGTTCCCCGTGAACAACGGTACAAGAGATTGACAGACCCAAAGTCATTATTTACGCAACCTGCTGATATTCCATTTTCGTTTTATGACGGGGCTAATTGTATTGGTAGAAATGCGTATGATGATAGTTGTCAGAACCACGTTCCTTCTATCAAAAATTTCTTAGACTATTTGTATGAATGTAAGCCTATAGGGTTTAAGGAATTTGAAAAAGACCATATTTGGACTTACATAGATGTTGCTTTTGATTTTGGGGAGATTGTGGATGAGTACCTCAGATCTGTTAAAGGCACGGTCAAAAAACCAGTTTAACTGGATGTGCAGAAAAATACCGAGACCTACTGATGAACAATACGAGGAATGGGTCAGGACTAAGGACTACGACGCTATTGTGTACCATAGTATACCTCTAATAGCTTATATTTTGAGAATACACCTTGGTACATACGACGATTATTTAGACATTGTGCAGTCCTGTATAGTGCGTATACTAGAAGTATTGCCCAAATTTGATCTTCAAAAAGGGTGTAAATTGACTTCCTGGTTGTTTGTGATAATCAAGCATTTTGTGTACAACTATACTCGCTCTGCCGCATACCACGTATCTTTGAATAGTTTGATAGGGGATAGCGACGATTGTGTGCAGGATTTTTTGATTGACTCATCTCCAACGCCGCACGAAACTGTACAACGCAGGAGTGATTCTCAACATTTTTATGCCAAGGTTTGCAGAATTCTTAAACCGTGCAACGAAAGAGACAGAAAAATGATGTTGGAGTACATATTTTCTGACCAGTCGATTACTCAAGCGGATATAGCTCGTAAGTATGGAGTGTCAAGACAGTACTTTTCACAGGTGTTTTTCAAGAGATTTAGCAATTACAAGAGAGGTTAAGATGATTTGGTATGTGATTATACCTTGTATGGCGTTGTTTGGGTTCGGTTTTATGAAACTGTTAGACGTGTGCTACTCTAAGAGTTTAGCTCTTTTAGATAGACATAGTATAAAATATGACAGTAGAGGGGTACCATTGAACCTCGACTTGCCGGAACAAATCGTACAACACCTGTTAGACTTACAAAAACAGGGTTTGGAAATTAGTTGGGATCAGTGGTGGTGTTATAGAGATGAATACTGGGCTAATGGTGCCTTATGGTTTCCCTCGCTTCCCAACGTTAAATCCACTATCAAACTAAACGAAGACGGTAGTGGGTTTACTGACCTAAAAAATAGACCGATAAAAGTGTTTTCTGACCATGGATATTGGTACTATTTTGACTTAGATACAGGAAAAAAGACGTACTGTATTTTTGGATAACAGTGTACAGGCAATACTGTAAATAAACATGGGTGGAATGCACCTAACTTTTGATAAATGGAGAACTGATATGAAATTGGTAGAATGTTTCAACACGAATTTTGAACCTCGTTTGTGGCAGGTAGATGAGTTTAGTAAATATAGACCCGCTTTGCAAACGGAGCGAGACCTTGGTAGAGTGTTGAGTGATAAACGTGCGAAGTATAAATATAAGCTGGAAAAGGCTAATTTGTGTAGTGACGAAGATGCAAAGTCCAAAATTATGCACAGCGCCAATGATATGCGCAAGGTAATTTTTAAGCTTAATAAGGCTAAGGAAGAAGCCACCAAAGAAGTATATGCCGACCCTATGGTAAGACACTATATTCGTTGCCAGAGACTGTGCGACAAAGATACTGCTGGTAACATTGTCAGAATGATTTATTTCAACCTTGCAGGCTGTACTTTTGACGAAGCGATGTCGTATGTGAAACAGTCACAGGATCCCGTAAAATGCTGGATGGAACTGGAAAACTACACAAAACAAACTTTGTGCCTGTGGTCAGCATTTTTCAACAATGTTTATTACACAGGTGAAGAAGCCGAAAAGGTAATTGACGAGGCTCACAAAGTAAAAGGCAGTTATCACCCCAAGGTTTTGTGCTGGTTTAGTGAGTGTTCTGATTCCACCCGTGACTTTTTGTTTGGCACTAATTTTGACCGTTTGTGCAGTGCTATTAAACAGAATAATTGGATGGGTAGAAACTCGAAATTGCAGTATGACGGTATGTCATTTGTAAACAATGTCACTATGGAAAAAACAGGTAAAGAATACTCAAGCTTCGCTAAGTTGGTTGGTTATATTTATCAAGGGATTAAGCCATGAAATACATTGTGTTGTTAGAGAATGATTACCCGCACGGGTATGGAGTAGTATGTCCTGACTTGCCTGGATGTGTTACTTGTGGTGACACTCAAAAGGAAGCGTTGAAAAATATGAAGGAAGCAATTACTTTGTATTTGTATGAAGAAACACCTCCTAAACCGAGTACTTTGGACGAAATTAAAACAAATTGGAACGATTGGGGCGATTGGAAAGCTCATCGTGACTTTACAGTAGAGGAAATTGACTATGAATGAAAAAGAATACATTTTGGTAGATCCTATTGAACTGTTGCCTAAACAAAGTGTTGCACGTTTTGACTTGTGGTCAGACCATATTGAAGACGATTTTAGGGAACATTTAAGTTATTTGTATCCCGACTCCGAGTTTAAACTGTTTAGAACACGATGTTTTTGCTTTTCCAAACCTATTGGCACGCCTACTGGCGTGTTTACTTTGACCAGTCATAGCGGTTGGTTGTGCATGGCGCAAGTATCTACCTCCTTGGCTCCTGCACTGCTGTTGACGAACGCACCCTTCGTAAAATTTAATGCTCGTAATCCTCAGTTGAAATTTTCCTTTATTAAAGGCGAGACAGGGGTGACTTTCAAAGTTATTGACGAGGGTGAACGAATTGTTCTTTGCAGTGAAAACCTGTATGACGATGTGTTGCGCAAAGAGTTTGAGTCCATCCTCCCTCCCAACGTAAATACTTCTGGTATTTATGGTTTGCATCTTGAAACAGTATCAACTATTGTAGATTGGGCTATTTCTAACAACACTCACGGCGTATACAAAGTCGGGTTTGAAGGAGTGTGCGGCAAGTCAGTTACAGCGGCAACCATTTCGTACCAATGGGAAAAACAGGGTGTGACGTTTGGTTATACGTGCTGCGATAACTGGGCTACTGCTTCCATAATTAACAACCTAAACAAGACTTACGGGTGTCATCTTAAAACGGTGTTGACCAACAACATACACAATAAAGGAGACGTGCTGTTTGTGGAGCATTTCAACCCCAGTGACGAACTGCTTAAAAAGTTAAAGGCTAAGTGGAATATCATTATTATTCTCAATGACGATAATTACACAGTTCAGGAGTAAAGATGATTAAACAGGAATATCAGCTGTTAGATGCAGTGATTATGTTAAACGAGTACCTCCGTACCAGTAAACAGCAGGATAGAATTATTACCTTGGGGTATGGTTCTAATGCGGATTACTTGGGTGCAATCAAAGAGTTTGCGGATAATCATCCTGATAAAGTGTGTGGTTTCTTTGGTGACGATACTGACGCCGAAATTATGACAAAGAATCAAGCCAAGGTTGTTATCCTGGATTCCTTGTCTCCAATCGAGGTGGACTATGTGTTTGTAACAGAGGGTTGTTTGTACAAACTTGATTGTATCGCTAAGGCAATTCCTTATTGTACCATTGTTGCACTGGGTTAATATATCTAAGCACACGGGCGTATCCTAAATACAGGGGTACGCCCGATTTTGTGTGTATCGGTGGAATTTATTACATATTTGAGGACTTATGAAAAGAGAAGATGTGATTGTGTATGTGTTTTTGTTGTTGACTTGCTCTTTTATATTTGGTATAATTGGTTATCAAATGGGTAAATATGACACCATTGAACGGTGTGGATGTGAGCATAGGACGTAGGAAATGACTGATTTTAATGATACCCTTAAAAAGATGGGTTTTATATCTAACAAGTGGTATGTGGGGATACCTATTCCTGGACATTATGATATATATGTAGAATATAAACAAAAGATGTACGACGATAGTCTTAATAATGGTGACTTTGAGAGGTGCATAAGTATTGTAGAGCGTCCTTACCGATTTCAAGAGTTCGTGGATTTGATGTGGAAAATGACTCCTAAACAGCGGTTTGAATGTCTTAGGTATGTTTGGACTGATTGTGAAGAACCATACATCAATATAGACGTGTGGAAAATCGTGTTTGAGGATGACTCCATACAGTCTTACTTACAGGATACCCTTACGGATCTACCAGACGAAGTAGTTATATACCGTGGTATTTCTTATAAAGGTGCGACTTTAGACACAGGTATAAGCTGGATACTATCTAAAAGGGTAGCTAAAAAGTTTGCATTTAGATGGGGAGACAAGGGTAAAGTGATATCCAAAAAGGTGCATAAATCGGATTTAAAGGCATATTTTAATGACCGTAACGAGCAGGAGGTAATATACTGGTGAAATACTTTGAATTTTTGGTAATTGGCGACGTGCATCTGGAGGCTCATTCTCGTTATTCTTTATTAGAGGACTGGGTTACCCCTGTGTCACGGGTAATGACTCAAGTTAAGGACTATGCTAAAAGAGAAGGCATCAAAACAATAATTCAGCTTGGTGACGTGTTTAATTCACCCTACCCGCTTAAAACTACCCAAATTGCGTGGTTAAAGATGTTAGACCCAGATTTTGATTGGCATATTATTATGGGAAATCACGACTATGTGTACGAAGAAGCTGATGGTAATCAAGAACTGGGTGAATCCAACGCCTATACACTGCTGGAATACTTTGAACAAATGGGGGCTTTACCGCATATTCATTACTATCTTAAACCCACATACAAAAAACTGGGTGGCATTCCGTTCAATTTCTTACCCTTTCCTTATACGCAACCTAAGGCTAAGTTCAGAGATGAAAACACAGGAAAATCGTCTATCAAGATTGGTCACTACGAGGTAGGTGGGTACAAGATGGACAACGGGTTTGACATCAAATCGACGAACAAAGCAGATAGGTTGACAATACTCGGTCATATCCATACTCCTCAGTTTCCTTTGTATCCTGGGAGTTTGATTCAGTGTAATTTTGGGGAATCCCCTAAAAAGCAGTTTTGGCACTGCACTGCGGTTCTTAAGAAGGGTCATTTAAGGGTTGAAAAAAAGGTTGTTCCTATTGTGCTTCCTTTTCAGCTGGTAAATGTTCAAGTCAATAATGACGAGGACTTGAAGCAGTTAGATAACTATAAGGACGATACAACGCACAAATATCTGTTGAAGTTAATTGTCAATAAAGACGTTGTTCTACCTGCCGACCTAAAAATACGGTACAACAATATAGAGTCTATTGTTGGGTGTAATTCAAAACAACAGGCTCTAGCGTTAGAAAAAGGAGTACTTATAGACAATGAAGTAAATTCTAACCTGCTAGATGAGAAAAAACTACTCAAAAAATATCTCAAAAACTCAGGTCTTAGTAAAGAGGACATAAAAACCTCTATAAAAATAATCAATTCAATCAAACCATTTAGCACAGGAGAAGCAAAATGAAGCTAAAAATTGGTACTTATGTTAGAATACAGGATAAAGTGTACAGAGTACACACTACGTTTGATTGGGAATGTTATCCTACAGGTTGGTTGGAACACTATGAATATGTAGTAGATTTAAGTAAGGAGGAACGGTTTAACGAGTGGATTAAGTACCTTGTGTCTAATAACTATCTATGCCCGTTAGACATTGTTGACCTAAAATAATGGTTGACATTGCTGGTTGACTGTGGTAGTATAGAATATAGTTGCGATTGTGCGACGGTAGATGATGAAAGGAAACTAAAATGAAAAAGATGTTGATTGCGTTGTTGTTGGCACTGTTACCTATGAAAGCTAATGGTGCAGTTTACACAGGGGACGAGGTATTAAAACTTATAACGAATGCCGACAGTATGAGAGCAGACTTAAAAGCCCATAATTGTCAAAATCTCGAAAATTATGTGTTTGCCTCTCCGTTGTACGGACTGAATGAAGCCAAGGTTAAGTACGTTGCAGCTATGTGGATTCCTGTGCAGGATTCCCCTGCAGCCGTTTTTAGTGCAGCAGGTTTACCCTTTGTGTTATTGTACTCCATTAACTCTGTAACCGAACCCGCATTGGCTTCTTTTGTTAAGGATTATTCCTGTAAAATCAAGCCGGACAAAATAACGTTGTATTTTAAGAACTCACAGGAGACGTTTAGAATTGACTTTAAGGCGGAAAATGATACAATTTTACTGCCCCAAGGGGAGGGTCATACGGATCACGGACAAAAAGAGGAAGACGGCTACTACAGTGGTATAGCTCTTGAGTACGATGGGCTTATTAAACGTTGGCTGATGTTTTTGGCTGATTGATATATGCTGACTGGTAATACAAGGTGCAATCTAAACAAGGTTGCACCTTTTTTGTTGACATTTTGGGTGGATTTGTTATAATATAATAATGGTAATATACTTTGAATGAAAGGAGAACTACTATGTCACAACAGGATACAGCGTGGGTTGTTACCGAATTGTCTATCACGGGTTTTGAAACTAAGAAAGAAGCAGAATCCTATATTAAAAGAAACGGTGGAGTATTGTTTACTGACAGAGAAGAGGCAGAAGACGAATACTATAGTTTAAGAGACCCAAGAAATTTCTTCTGGGAACCCTAAACAAAGAAGGGTAAAATCAAACGAACAGGAATATGTACATCTAGAGATATGGAGAAATGTCATGAAACGATTTGTAGTTTTAGCGCTTATGTTGGGTTTGACAGGATGCGTACATTTTGACCCAGACGCCCAAAGATTGTTCACCGAGGAAGTATGGTTGAATATCGAAGGCGAGGATCCTTCATATACTTATTTGACTCCTGGACGAGTTGTTGTAACGGACGACTGGTGCGGTGGTGACCAAGCCCTGCGATTTGTACCGACCAAAGGAAAACAAAGTTATGCGGATTACTTTGGTAGTGGAGTTTTCTTTCCCCTCGGTGCAACAATAGACCCCGTTGTAGTGTGTACGGAGTTTAAAAAACGTCGGGGCATGTATGTGGTGGGCTACAAGAACCAACCTCTTAATTATATCGCTTTCGACTGGACTGTGCAACAGGTGCTGAAACAATCTAAAGAAGCAGCTAAATCGTGCAACTTAAAAGCGGGTCAGGACTACCGTATCAAATGTAAGGAGGCTTGGAAATGAAAAGTTATAATATAAATGGCATAGTAAAAACTATTGAAGAATGGAAAAAGGATATTGCACCCCAAGTAAAAAAGCTGCACTTTGGTTGGAATGATGCCGATGTGCAAAGGGAAATGAAGAATTGGGACAAAACTATTGTGCATTTCTTTGAAAACTTAGACTGTGAGTATCCCTGTGACGACCAAGGTAATCTGTACAAAAGAGAAATTATTGTGGACGAACATAGGTATTATGATAGGTTAGAGGATATATCTCGTCTTATTGCAGATTGTATCATATAAGGGAGGAGATACTAATGTATAAAGTGTTAGACCGTCTTATGTATAGTGTGGTCGGTAGAGGAGTATCTCAATCTACTTGGGATAAAATGAGTTTACGAGATAAACAATCTTATCTAAGGAAGTATCGTAATTCCAAGTATAAACCCAAATATAAAAATTGGGTAATTCGTCCTTTTGCTGATATGTATAAATTTATTGAAAGTGTGTAAGCTTACACTCGCTCCAAAATATAGGTGGAGGGTAGACGATACGCATACTGTTGCGGACTATAATAATGATAAATTGTTTTCCACAAAGGGTGGCAGTGTAGTAGCAGTAGACGCCGACGGTGATATTATTTCACTATGTAAAAATGATGGAGACCTTTATTTTGGGTCTGATATACTAAAAGTTGCTGTTAAGAATGGAGGTAAAAAGTTAGACGCCTATGGTGATAGTTTGTACGAGTTTTATACAAAAAATGGATTTAGACCTATTTCTTGGACACCTTTTAATAAAGAGTACGCTCCTCACGATTGGGGAGAAGATTTTGGGGACAATCATCATATAATTTTTTATGTATATGACCCTAATTATATTTGCACTAAAACATACGAGGAATTTTTGCAAAGTGTTCCATGTTGTAAATATAATGATGGTTATGAAAAGGCACGAAAAATAAGGGATGAATATCTCTTAACTATGGAGAATAATAATGGCTAAGGATTATAATGCCAATTCAATCAAAGTACTGGACTACCCCGTCTGTTGCCACGTTCGCCCAGGAATGTATATCGGCGATACAACGGCTCCCAAGGGTGGATACTGCGATGGTGTGTTGCAGTGTGTAAAAGAAGCTCTTGATAATGCGGTTGACGAGGCTTCAAACAAGTATTCTAATGTTGTCGGTTTTGTGGCACAAAAGGACGGTTCCTTTGTAATTTATGATACGGGACGTGGTATTCCTGTTGAAGTACACCCCAAGTTTAAAAAAGAAAAGAAGTCAACTTTGGAGGTTATTTTTACCGTGTTACACGCAGGCGGTAAAATGGACTCTTCCAATTATGATAAATCGGTCGGTCGTAACGGTTTGGGTATTTCTGTCACAAATGCTTTAAGCTCTTGGTTTCGAGTTACAACGTGCAGGAATCGTAAATGGTATACCCAGTTGTACCAAGAGGGGTATGTTAAGTCTAAAGTGCGGACTACCGTAAATCCTTCTAAAAGATTGGGTATAAAAGTTTCTAAAGGCACAGTAATTGAATTTTTACCCTTGTCCAAGGTGTTTAAAGATAGTATCAAGTGCGATTTGTCTGCTGTTTTTAAATGGATGAAGTTTAGTCAATACCTACTTCCTGGGATTACATTCAAGTACGAAAATCGTCTAAAAGGTAAAAGTAAGGAATTTTGTTCCACCAAGGGCATCGAGGGATACCTTAATAAACTGTGTAAGGATATCGGTTCTGAGGATATTACTGACACTTTTACGCTAAGATATCCTACTATTGACTTGTCTCTTAAATGGGTAAAAAATGACGACTGTATCATAGAATCCTATGTAAATGGAAGCCCTACTCCTAACGGAGGTACACACGTCAATGGGTTGAAAAAAGCTCTTACTGCTTGCATTTCTAACTATTCCAAACGGTCAGACTCCTTTAAGCCCGACGATTTGTTAGAGGGACTGGTGTGCGTTTTAAACTACAAAATGGACGAACCCTTGTTCGATAGTCAGACCAAGACAAAGTTGGTAAACAAAGGTACGGTGGATGATTTACCTGCTGAGATTGAAAAAGATTTGACTAAGTGGGGCAGAGCTAATAAACAGGCATTATTGGAGATTATTCAACGTGCTAACGATATTAGGGGTGCAAAATTACAGTTTGAACAGGCTCGTAAGGCTATTGCAGCTGTTAAGGGTAAACGAGGTAAATCGTCGCTTCCCCCTTCTTCCAAATTTTCAGTTTCCACGACCAAAAATGCAAAGGATAGAGAACTTTACATCGTGGAAGGTTTGAGTGCGGCAGGTACGGCTAAAGCAGCTAAGGATCACCATTATCAGGAGTCGTTGGCTCTTCGTGGTAAATTTCTTAATGCTGAAAAAACAACTGCAAGTCGTTTGTTTGAAAGTGATGAAGTGCTTAATATACTTAAAGCGATTGGGTATAATTCTGACGATAAATCTATAACCTATCGTGTCGGTAAAGTAATTATGTTGAGCGATGAGGATGATGATGGTTGCTTGGATGGTAACACCCGTATTTTGACTTTGGACGGTAAAAATCCAAAAATTAAAACTTTGGTGAAGCAGTATGAAAAGGATAAGAACCCTATTGAAGTATATTCAGTAGATAAAGATGGTAATTTGGTAGTAGGAAAAGCTATTGAACCTCGTGTAACTAGAACTGTCAACAAAATGATTAAACTAACTTTTGACAACGGTTCTACGGTTTTGTGTACGCTTAACCATAAGTGGCTTATAAATAATCCTTCTAGGAAAGATGATAGAGTTATTTGGAAAGATGGTTTGGGGTATATACAAGCTAAGGACTTAAAGGAAACAGATAGTATTCGTAGCGTGTATCTTGAAAATAGACATTCAGATGGGTCTTTTGTTTCTAATAGATATAAGTGTATTATAAATGCTTCCTCACAGGGAAAATACTGTGATAGAGATACTATGCCTGTGCATCAATGGGTTAAATGTTGTGAGCAAAAAGGTTGGAAAAAATATAGAAAGGCTGGTAGGGGTATAGCTATACATCATATAGACGAAAACCCACAAAATAATTGCTCGAGTAATTTAAAGTATTTAACCCAAGCGGAGCATGGTAAGTTGCATATAAAGGAGCAGTGTGAAAAATATAATGGGTCTCAAAAACAGAAAGATGATTTAGCTAAAAACTGGGCTAACGGTGTTTATGATAAGATAAAGGATACTATTATTATATATAATAGATCAAAAAAACACAGAAAGCTGGTAAGTAAAATGAATGGAGATAAGAACCAATGCTTCAGACAGGCTATGGGAAAATTAAAGAACTATTATTTAACATTGAAGCATAACCACATAAAGGTAAATAGAGATAATTGGAATCTCTATGTGGGTAAAAAGGGAATAGGTGGTGTTATGACTTGGGAGCTCTTTCATTCTAAAGGTATAAAGTTAAAAGATATTAAAACTTTTACTAATATGAGAGAAAGTGTCCGGTTGTACAAGTTATCTACTGTGAAAAACTGTTATCCTACTCAAAAACTTACAAAGTTTGAGTCTTTTTGTGACTATTTAAAGTCCAAGGGGTTGTCCGTTAATAAAGCTACATATAATAAGATAAGGATAAAGCTTATTCGTAAAAAGAAACTTTCTCAAGGGACGCCTAAATGGGAAACAATAAAGAACCATAAAATTGTTAAAAAGGAAGTTATTAATTCCGAACAGGAAGTTTATTGTATGACTGTTCCTGATTATGGTAACTTTATGGTGGCGGATAAGTATGGTAACGGAATTGGTAGTAGCAATAGTCATATTGATACTTTGGTTTGTACATTGCTACAAAAGTTATGTCCTGATTTAATTGAAAAGGGTATGCTGTACAAGGTAAAGGCACCTTTATTCGTTGGGAGAACTGACTCTACCCAATATTATGGTGCTAGTATGAATGACCTAAAACGGCAGTATAAAGGAAAGTTTAAGTCTATTACCCGTATCAAAGGTTGGGGAGAAGCCAGTGCATCTTTGTTAAGAGAAGTTGCCTTCGACCCTGCTACCCGTAAACTAATTCAAATAAAACAGAGCGACAAAAAGGGTATACAACAGGCTAAGAAACTTTTGGGTGACGACATCGAAGCTCGTAGACAGTTGTTAAGTGAGGAATAAAATGAAAAAAGCACAGAATGTTATCACAGATTATAATTCCTTTGTTAGAAGCAGTTATAAAAGGTATGCAATTAGTGTATTGAGCGACCGTGCGTTACCAGATTTTCGTGACGGTTTGAAGCCCGTTCAGAGAAAAATGTTGTGGACTGCCTATAAACTTGGTCTACATAATAACAAGGCTTTTACAAAATGTACGAATATTACTGGTAATTTGATGGCTCGTTTTTCCCCGCACTGTTTAGACGGTAATACTCAAATACCGTTATTAAACGGGGAAAAAATTAAATTAAAGGATATGGATTATAATAAAGTTTATGATGTTCTTTCAGTTGACGAAAGCGGTAAAATAGTTGCTGCTAAGCTTTCAAAGGCTCGTAAAGGTAAAATTGTTGATAAAGAATATCATATCGTATTGTCCAATGGTACAGTACTACCTTATTGTTCCAACAATCACCAGTTTTATATGGGTAATTCCACTTGGAAGAGGGCAGACGAAATACAGGTTGGAGATGAAGTGTATGGAGGGACTTGGCTCTTTGAACAGGATTATTGTCCTATCGTAAGTTATTCTTCAAATAGTAAAAATACGAGAAGAACTGGAGTACATAGAATAGTTGACTTCACTTACAGAGGTATTCTAAATAAAACTAATGAGAATACTGGGGATAAGTTACAAGTTCATCATAAGGACTTAAATACCCGTAATAATTTAATATCTAACTTGAAAAGACTATCTTATAATGACCACATGAGATTACACAGTAGTTCTGGAGGTAATACTGTTAATGAAGTATTAAGGTCTTCAAAACGAGTAGTAAAAGCTAATAAGGAAAAAAATTCCTTTTTACTCTCAAGTTATAATAAATACAGATGGTTATATGTAGCCATTAAAGCAGTTAAAATTTTAAAGGAGAATAAACTTCCCCTTACATGGAAAAACTATGATAGTTTAAGAACTAAGATACGAGGTTTGACCCTAAAGACCACGTTGCTTGAAAGGGGTTGGGATTTAAAAAGACTATACAAAGAAAGAAATTGGACTTTTGATAAAACACCAATTCTTGGAAAAGTAACAAGAGCCTTATTAGGAAATAATAAACGACATCCCTATGAAGGAAAAGGCTACGGTTGGAGTAAAGGTTTAAGTCATAATTGGAATAACAGTAACATTAAACCAAAACTCTATGTAAAAGAAATAATAGTTAAAAAAGTAAAAAGAAAACAACTCTATGACTTTACTGTTAAAAAGCATCAAAATGTTTTGATTATTTTGGGAGATAACAAGACGTTTATTTGTGCCCATAATAGTGATGCCTATGGGGTGCTGGTTAATTTGACTGGTAATAGCGTAAAATTCAATCTTTTTGAAGGAAACGGGAACTTTGGTAACTACATTGACGAAGCTGCCGCACCCCGTTATACGGAAGCCAAATTAAGTAAGTATAGCGACGACTTTTTGTTGAATCAGAACTATTTGGAAGTGTGTAAAATGCTTCCAAACTATTTGGACACCGAGGAAGAACCTATGTTGTTACCCTCCTTGTTGCCTGTGTTGTTTTTGATTGGATGTCAAGGTATTGCGGTAGGTTATAAAACTGAAATTCCAACCTTTACTCTTAAGTCTCTTATAAAAGTTGTCAAAAAAGGGTTGGTCAAAAAACTAAAAAGTAAGGATTTACTGTGTTTAGAGTTTGATGACATCTATAACGCTCAGTATGTTGGGACTGACCAGCAGTTGTTGGATTATTATACTTCTGGTAAGGCAGCCCTACCTTTTAATGTATTCTATAAATTGGATAGCACTAAATCATTTACTATCAATTCTATCATAGGAAATGGGGAAACTATGATTAACAAGATAGAATCTGACGATAGGGTTTATCAAGTAAATGATTTGACAAGTGGCAACGACATCAAAATACAAGTTGTGTTGAAGCCTTCTATAGCCAGTAAGGACGTGAAAAATGTAGCTGCTGATATTGTGGCTAAGTTAAAAATAAATAGAATATTTATTACAAACGTTATCAAAAGAGTTGTTACTGAACAAAAGGACGGAGACCATACGTTTTATGACGAGGGTGCGGTCTTAAAAGAGTCTAACCCAGTTGACTTGCTCAACGAATGGATTAAATGGCGTGTTGAACTTGAAGTAAAGATGCTTAACAACCAAGTATCTAAGACAAATGACAAGGTAAACCAGTTGGAGTTTTATCGTTATTTAATTTCTAAATTAGATATTATCTTTAAAGTACTCAAATCGAAAACAAATGATTTGAAGGGAGCGATGAAGAAGGCTCTTAAGTGTACCGATGACCAAGCTCAAACGGTGTTAGATATGCCTGTTAGACGGCTGAGTAAATTGAGCGACGACGAGTTAAAGGGACAAATTAAGGACTTACAGCAGTATTCAAAGGACTGTAAAAAATGGTTGAAAAAACCACAAGATAAAATTTTGCAAGATTTGAACAAGGTAAAGGTGTGACATGAATGTAAAAGAACAACAAGAAAATCTTATTGAACAATTAGCTGATGCCTTAAATAAATATGATGGCATCGACGCGGATATTAACTACGTTGCTGAGGAGGGTAAAGGCACTATTATATTTTATGTAGAAAATATGGAACATCTAAGGCAGTTTTGTACTGATGTAAAAGACGCTTTGAGTGCCGTTTTTGTTATCAGCTATTTATACTACGATGACACTGAGACTGATAAACTTGGTTTTGCTCTTGAGCCTAAGTGTCGTAATCCAAAGGTTTTTGAGGAATCTGTAAATAACCTTATAAATGCAATAAAAAAGGTGACGGAGAAATAAATGCAATATGATGAAGAACGTGTGACAAGTGCGGCTGAGAATATTATACAGGCATGTGAACGTTATGTCACGAATACTGTATATGTAGGTTCCGCAGGAAATACTATTTTTATTAATTCTAAGGCGAAGGGGTCTTTTCGATTATTAGAAGATACTCCTGAATTTGTGCGGGAGGTAATTGTAAAAATATTTCAGCAATTTGATGTTGTTGCTCCTGTAGAGTTAGAAAATAAATATATAACACTTCCCTTTGAGTTTGAAGACTCAATTAATACGCTTGTTAGTGCATCTACCTCTTGTTTGCAAAGTCTGCGTAATGATTGTTATCTTAATCTGCACAGTTTTAAAAGACGGTTATGTTGCATAGATGAGATATTAAAATCTCGTAAGAAGGAACCAAAGCCTGTGGAAGACCTATTTCCTATATTGAAACAGGGTTACGTGGCTATGAATAAAGACTGTATTTGGTATTGGTTTGAAAATTCTCCTGAGTTGCAGAGCTTTGGTGTTTGGCAGGATCCAGAGCAGGGTAAAGTATGTAGTTTATCTTGTTTCTGTTTATTGTCCGTGGACGATTACAAAACATCTAAACGTTGTATAGATTAAGGAGGTTCGTATGCAACCCTATTATTTGACGGAAAAAGACCTTGAGAGTAAGTATGGTACTTATGGTATTGTGCGTAAGGAGGAGATTATTAAATATGTGGACATAGCGTTTGACCACGGAAGAGCCTCCTTAGTAATACGGTTGTACAATATGTGCTGTTATTCTGGGTTTGTTTGTACTGTTTCCTTAGGTACTCAACTTGAAGACTTACGGAGATTTGTTGACCTCGGTGACGATAAAGGGTTGGATGATTTTTCCGATAAATTTTTGACAGTTGTGTACAAAAAAGTAATGGGAAGAGATGAAGAATATCCTATAGCCATAGGTGATAGCGTTAAGGATATATACGTTGACATCGTAGATTGGTGTGGTGAAATTACTCATAGCATAAGAGGTGGGAAATGAAAATTCAGATATACACTAAAAAAGCTATTGAAGAACTACATAAACTTGATGAAGAAAGAGAACGTAAAGAGTTAATTTCCTATAGTAGTAAGGTAGCGGCACAACAAGTAGCAATACTTAGGCACGTAATTCCTTCATATTTGGCTTGTTTGCATCAGGCTCACAATCATACTTGGGATCATGATTTGTGTAATTCTATTATTTCTATTTTAGTAGAAATGAATAGTCCTATTCCTAATAAGTCAATTATATTAGCTCTAAAAACTTTAATATCAAAAGTAAATGTATTAGCTTCTAATTGTGATGAAGAATATAATCAAGTATTGATGTTAATGCGTTCCAATTTTGTTAGTTCTCTGTTTGAGCTAGATTGTGCTATGAAAAATATGGAGGGTTGATTTCAATAAACTTAAATATGAGAAATCTTTTAATAGAACTAATGGTTGCATGGAGTAAATAAATGAAAGTACTGTTTGAAGATAAAGACATCGACACACTGGATATGGATGACTTTAGAGTGGTAGATATAGTTGAGCTCTCATATATTGAGGGTTTAAAAGAAGGAGACGCTTTTGGTTGCGGCACCATAACTGTTGGTGAATGGAATAGCTGGTCGGAAGATAAAAAGTCCAAGTTTATAACTTTGAGAAGGTATCCTGTTCAAAAGTTCAAGGTAGTAGGCGACTCTACTGCTCTTGGGGTTAAGCACGACATCAAAACAGATAAGTATTTTTTGCGTGGTGTTATTCGTACAGGTAAGGAATTTGATAGCATCGACTTTATTGAACCAAGGCATGTAGAATATGAAAAAGCAAGCTAAAATTCCTGAATTAACTGAAGTCCAAGTGAAACAGTTATATGTTGACCCAGAGGAATATCCTGTATATAAGGTATCCAAAAAGTGTTTAGAGGATAACAAGTTAGAAGGTAAACCTCCCACTTGGAACCCTTGGGATTATTATCCTATGTAATAGGAGGACGTTATGAAACTGGTGCGAGTTGTAAAAGATGGTGTGAATAAGATTGCTTTTGAAATGACCTCAAAGCAAAAACGTAGAGTAAACAAATGTAAAGCTACTTTGCACAAAGGTATGTTGGTAGAGAAATTAGGATTGGATTACTGCCATCAGCGTACTGGTATTTCCAGACGCCACCTTACCCATTTATTGCACGGGTATAACTTACTAACAAAGCGCGAGAGTGTAAAGTTAGATAGTTTTATAGAAAAGGAGGCTAAAAATGGACACCTTATATAACATACCTTCTACTTTAGAGGATTCCTTGATAAAATTGTTTGAGGATACCCAGTATTCAATGGCTCTTAAAGAATCCTCGGATAAACTTTCCTCTATATGCAATAATAGAGTTGTATTGCCCATTAATGATTGCTGTCTTAAAGTATGTCCAAACTGTAGTAGTTTTATTAAAGAATACTTTGACCAATGTCCAAAATGTGGATACAAGCATTTACACAAACAGCCAAAACCCGTAGACCAGTTTAGTTATCCTTTGCGTGTAAAACAGTCTATCAATTACAATTATTTGTTCTTGTACAAGGAGTTATGCAGGTATAGTTCTAATACTGAAATGAATATAAAGGCAATAAATAGTTGGGTGCAGGGTAAATATCCTACGAATTTGTTGCTGGATATACTGTTTTGCAAAGCATTGTATCACTTGCGGTTTAGAGTTACTGGGTTCAAGTGGTGTCCTTATTATTATAAAGACGGAGAACCAAAGGTTAAAAAAGATGCCTTACAGGATTGGTTTCAACTAAAATACTCTAAAAAGAAATGGTATCTCATATATCAAGGTATCAAAACAAAGTACGAATAATTTTTAATATATATTGTTACTTGGTTGGTACATAGGTATCTAACGCTAAAGAAAACAAGTGGAGTGTATATTTTTACACGTTTGATATAGGAGAATACAAATGAAAAAACGCTTATTAAAAGCTGTTGTTCGTAGTGGAGTTTCTTCTTGGAAACTTTTTGACTATGACGACAAAAAGTCTCAAATTAAGGCAGTTACTCCTTTTAACTACCTGTACAAATTTGCAACTTCAAGATTGGAGTTGACTGTAGGGGATGTTTCCCTGGCGGTAAAAGTACTTGGTTCCTTTAAGGGTATGGGATTTTTGTTTGAAAAGGACGAAAAACTTTTTAAGGCTGAAATCAATAATGGTGTTGCCTCCTTTGTAGAATTTACTGGAATCAATACTCCCTTTGTGATTATTGAACAAGGTAACACTATCGAGGAATTAAATTCTATTAAATCCTTTGCAGAAAAAGGAAACGTAGTATTGGTTGCGGGATGTAGTTTTAAACATAATCCTCCTGAACTTTCACTTACGTTGTCAAATAAGCAGGTGGTGGATATCGACGACCCTACCGTTCCCGTTAAGGAAAATGATCCAGACCGTGTATTTGTTGTTTCCGGTACAGCTTCCGAAGGAATTACTATCAATGGCAAAGGGGCGGAATTAACTGACGTTGTTTTGACCTCTGATTCACGTTTGCGTGTTGATGCTTCTGAACACGTCAAGATGTCAAATATGAAAGTACAAGGTTCTTTCACAAAGTCTAAAGGTAATTCGCAGACTATTATTAACGCATCTAGCATCGACATTGCAGATTCCTCTTTCGAGGCAACTGGTTATAATGCCGTTGAGTGCGGTATGTGGTCTAAACCGACGGAAATTAATATTGAAAACATTGTTTTTAGTGGAAAGCTAGACAATAATGCCATCAATGTGTTTGATACTGCGGATGGGGCTGTGGTGAATATTAAAAACTGTGTGTTTGACGATGTTGCTAACCCTGTTAGAATTAGTAATAATTCTAACGCAAAGGTTACCTACAACTTTATAGATTGTGAAGTTAAGAAATGGAATTCTCGTGTTGAGTATCGAGGCTTGATGCTTTTCCAGGATTACACTTCAAAAAGTGCCGAAGACTCTAAGAAAAACAATATGTTCGGTCCAGATAAAATGACCGTTAATATTGTCAACTGCACTACGCCTAATGGTAAGATAGGACCTGTTGAAGACTTATCCACGGTATGCGGTACTAAGGACGCTAACCAACTGTTTTATATGTATGATAAAGAAGGCGAAGTTGCCTATAGTGCTGACCGTTTCCCAGTTATTACAATTAAATAATGGGAGGTCGGTATGATTAAGAAACGTTTGCTGCGTGCAATTTTAAACTCCGGCGTATCCGCTTGGAAGGAATTTAGTTATGACCAGAAAAAGGTAGCAATTTTAGAAGTTACTCCTTTTGACTACAATACTAAATACGCCTTGGTTCAACTTCCTTCTATTGAAGTTGGTAAGGACGCTGTATCTTTTAACTTAGACATCAAAGGAAACTTTATAGATTTCGGAATGTTGTTTATACGCAATTCTGAATTAGTCAAGTTAAGCATCAATGATGGTGTCGCACACCTTGAACAGGTGGACATTAAAAAGAGTCCTGTTTTGGTTATAGGTAGAGGTAACACTGAACAGGAAATTGACAGTGTGGAACAGTTGTCAATTTCCGAAGGTACTGTTTTGACACCTATTGCTGGTGTTAAGTTTAAAACTTCTATTCCCACTATAACTCTCGGTATTAAAATTGCGGAGTCAAGTGATGAAGAAGTGGTGGACCCTGTTCAACCACAGCCAGAACCAGAAGAACCTGCAAAGGAAGAACAACAAACTGAAGAAGTTGTAAACCCTGTTGACTTAGAGTTCCCAACAGAGGAATAACTCCTTACTACGGGGTGCGTGAAATTCACGCACCCCTATTTTTGTCTTGATTTTTACCCTGTTTTTTAGTATACTGTAAATAGTAATAAGTTGACAAAAGGAGTATGACTATGACTTATGAGGAAGCAGTATGTTTGATGAAGCAAGGTAAAATGGTGCGCCGGAATAATGGCGTATATTTTATACGAGATGGTAAATCAATGTGTTTGGTAATAGATTCCTATCCAAAAGATAAGGATACCAGAATTGATACCTTTTTGATTGATTCAGATATTGATGATTTTGACAGAAATGCTACTGACTGGGAGGTAGTAGGATGATTTGGTTGTGTGTTTGTTTATGGGTTTGTACCTATTTGTTTTTCGCCAATGTGGCTGATGACTGCTATACTTTTGACGGAGACGCATTAGAACAACGTATTTTTAAACTGTGTTGCCTGTTGTTAGCCCCTTTGCTTGTCGTATGGTATATTGCTATAAGCCTATTTGACTTTAAGTTGTCCTACAAGACAAAACGTTGGTTGGTAGGGTTGGAGCTTGGTAATTTAGATTGGCAGTTCTGGTTTCCTGTTGGTAAAAGACAACGTCATACTTTTTATGGTACGAGCAGACGTCAATTCTACCATTATAAGTATGTTTTATCCGAAACTTTGGTGCGCTGGTATCGTAATATAAAACTGCTTAACCCATTTAGCTTGTACGCTAATTTTGTTGGACAACAGCTGTTATCTCACATGGACGCAAAGCTGTATGAAAACAATTTAAGCAGAGTGTATGAAGTAGATAAGACAGTATTTTATTCGTACACGGTTACTTTTGGTTATCTTACCATTTATTCCTATGAAGAAGACGAACAGTTCGATACTAAGAAAAATATTACTACTTTGTATCAAGGCTTCATTTATACTTCTAACCAAGCATCTAAGGTATTTAGACTGTTTATGTCTAATCCTTCGTATAAGTACTGGCACGAGGGAATGTTCTGTAGAGGTTTGTACTGTTATCTATTATTTCTTATAAATGGAGACAATGCAGACCTGTATAAAAAACAGGTTAAAAAAGTAGGTAAATATACTATGCTTGGGTATATTATAAGCCAGTGGTGTATACATTGTTCTAATACATCATTTATGAAGGCTCTGTACAATGTAATGTTTTATGTAGTATGCGGGTCTAAGAAAGATGTGCAGCAATACTTAGAAATAGCTTTGGGGCAATGCAAAACTTATGTTCCTGCATTTAGAATAAACTTTTATTGAGGAGAATAATTATGGGGTTCAAGAGAAAATTTTATGAAGAACGTGCCCTGTTGATTAAAGCTGTTTATCAAACGCTTCATTTAGGTCTTCTTAATTGTATTCCTACAATTTCTAATTTGGAACATCATACATGGGATAAACAGGAGTGCATAAAGGCTAATATATTTTTTACTAAGGCTATTAATATGTTTGCCGAGAAAAGCTATGACCTACAACATGCAAAGTTAAAAGAATGTTGGAATCTTTTGTTGGAAGTTAATGATAGCCTCAATATCATTAGGAAAAATGCTAATTCTAAACAGGAGGACTGTAGTATTGGGTACTTCCAACACGATTTTATTAATTTGACAAACATACTGGCTAGCACAATATATCTGCTGGACGAAAAATGACGAAGCTGTTTGCGTGTGTGATAAAAGCAGGGTTAGAAGAATGTAAAAAATCTACTTTTAGTCCTAAGATTGGTGCCGTAGTGTTCAAAGGTAAAAAGATCTATAGCACTGGTCATAACGGAATAAGAAGTAGTAGTATTTCTATGAAACACCGTCATTGGGAAGAATCCTTACACGCTGAACAAGCTGCCCTGCTTAATTTAGACTGGTGTAAACTTAAAGGTGCAAGCATACTGGTGTTAAGGTTGTCTAAATCTGGTAAGCTTGGTATGTGTAAGCCATGTCCTATGTGTGAAAAACTTATACGTTATGTTGGTATGAAGGACGTATGGTACTCTACCGTCTCTGGGGAAATTATTTGTGAAAGACTAGACTAATGACTGTGTATATAACTTCCGACTTGCACTTTAACCATTCCAAGGTTATGGAACAACGTGGTTATACCGACCTTGCTAAAATGAATTGGGACTTGATTGATTTTTGGAACTCAAAAATCACTGAGAATGATGATGTGTATTATCTTGGTGATTTTTGTTTTGGGGATATAGACCATACTCTAAAGAGTTATAAAATCGAACTTCCTAATGGCTATGTTTCCTGTAATGATTTGTTACGTCATTTGAGATGTAGAACTCTACATTTTGTAATTGGAAATCATGACACTTCCTCAAAGCTTAAGATATATAATAACTACGGATATACGGATAAGACTATTCGTTTTTATTCCTGTTTGACTTATAAAGTATCTGAGTTTGAAAAAGTGTTGTTTACTCACTATCCCATTCATCCTTATTTATTTAATGAAGAGTCACGGGAAGGAGTAAAGAAGTTGGGTAATGTACACGGTCATATACATTTTGGAACTGTAAATGATAGTAGGTATATTAATGTGAATTATGACGTATGTCATAAGATTTATACCTTGGACGAAGTGTTAGACTATTTTAATGGAGATAAAGATGCAGGAATACAGAAAAATTAAACCTTTGCTGGACAATAATAGAGGCAAGCTTTTGTTAAGTGGGTGGGTAGTTATAAATCTAAATGGAAATTTACCCACTGTTGTACATGAGAATATGGATAGTGCGAATGATGCTGTGAAAAAAGCAGTAGCTAATGGAGATAAGGGAACTTATTTAGTGTGTGAAATTCGTGCGATTCACGCTTTGGAAATGCACACCTATACAAATCAAGGACGCATTGATGCTGATTACGGTTTTTGTGGCTGAATCACTTAAAGCTTGGAAAAGTTTATTTCCTAAGGCTAATGTGGAAGAATATCCTGGAGTTTCTATCTTAGAGCAAAGACAGTTAGGAGCAAGGTGTAGTTATTTAGCTAAGTCCGAATGGGGTACTATGTCTCCCTTTTTGCTAAATTCCTTTATACAATGCGCAAAAGAAGATGGTTTATTTTCTTATGTACGCATTAGGTATATTTATGACAATGGGGACGTTAAGGACTTCACTGATAACTTGCCTGGATTATATCGTATGATGTTTAAACCTATGGAAGCTTTGTACGATCCTGCTTTTGAAATAACGGTCAAATAATTTTGAGTAGTATAAACTCAAGGTTATTTAGTCATGATATACGAATATAAAGAGGGAAATATTCTAAGTTGCTCCTCCAACATTTTGTTGTGCAACGTAGACGATGTTGGTACTCTTAAGGGATTATGTTGGCAGTTTTGTCAGCGGTTTGACGGGTTCCAGGATTTTTATATAAATGCTTGTAAAACGAATGTATTTAGTTCTACTTGCATATTGAGTAAGGATTTTGAAGATCCGTATACCAAATCTATAAAAAAGGTTGTTTGTGTACGGTGCAAGGACTGGGAGGGTAATTCAGATTATTTAGGTCTTAAACTTGGGTTGTTTGAATTGAAGGAACAGCTATTATGTCTAGACAGTAAGGTTATTGTAGCTGTTCCTCCTCTTGCCTATACTTCTAAACATAATAGTTTATCAAAGGCTACCATAGAGGGTTTGCTTAAGGAGGTATTTTGGAATACCTCCTGTTTGTTTTGGTTGTATAATTTTAGGTGAAAATATGGCTTTAAATGATTATAAATGTCCTTTAGGGTGCGTTGATTCCGGCGTGGAGCAAATTGATGTCTTGACAGGTTGGGTTATTGGACAAAAACAATGGGCTATGGATAAAGCTACGGAGTTGATGCAAAAAATTAAAGAGGAAATGGAAGAGCGTAGCAAAAAACGCAACGCCAATAAGCCTCCCGCACCTCCTAAAAAGCCTGACCCTTGTTTAGAAAAATGTAAGGCTCGATTTCAACAAATAGAGAAAGACGTTAAGGCAGGTAAAATAAAAGAAGAAGATAAAAAACAAGCCTATGTGGATGTAATTATAGAAGAATAGGTAAATCCTAAGCTTAATGAAAAATTAGAAGATATTAGGTCTTCGATTATTGTAGAAGGTCAAGCTGCCGTTGGTTGGGCTAAGGACATAATGGATAAGTTAGCTCCTTTGATGGAAATGCCTTCTATTGATACTATTCTTACTTGGGTTTCCAGTATTATTAGTCTGCTGAAAGAGTTAAAGGGTAAGTTGCAAGAAATAATTGAGTGTATACCAGATCATATTTCTGCTACTACTGGTGCTATTGATGATCTTAAACAAGAATGTGGTATGGGAGAAAAAGATCCAAAAGAGGATAAGCCTATTGATTTTTCTAAATTAAAAGTAGAATTTGAGCCCATCACTATGGCTGATTTTATGAATGGTAGAAAATTTCCTAAATTGAAATACAAAAAGCCAACGAAGTATTCTAAAAAATCTATGCCACCTGATAAGTGTTATTCTAAAGCAAGAAATAAAGCCAATAAAGATAGCAAATGAAAATATATAATAAAGATGCATTAGATTTATTAAAGTCTATAAAGTCGGATTCTATTCATTTTATACACACAGATATACCTTATTATATTACCGAAAACGGTATTACTAAGTCTAGCGAAAGTGGGTATAACTGGGCTTCTAAAGATAAAAAATGGGATGAGCAGTGGTCTTCACTAAAAAGTTATCGTAGATGGTTGCGTACCGTAGTTAGACAACTTATTAGAGTGCTAAAGCCGCAACGGCATTGTGTAATATGGTGCAACATTAGAGATATTAGCTATATAACGGATGTGGCTATAAAATATGGTTGCACCATTAATCCTATGTGGGTGTGGCAGAAAACTAATCCTGTTCCTCAAGCCGCAGGGGTTACACCTAAAAAAGACGTAGAAGTAGCTGTCTGGTTTGTTAAAGGGGACCGAAAACAAAAATACTATAATAAGCACTATGGGGCTATTTCTCAAGTTATACGATGTTCTATTCCTCGTAATGAAGGTAGTGATATACGACATCCAAGTCAGAAGCCTTTGTTTTTGGTAACAATAATAAACTTGTTTTTGTCTAAAAAGGGGTCTATTGTATTGGATCCTTTTGGTGGTACTGGGTCTATAGCAATAAGTGCCAATTTTTTGCAACGAAATGTTATTGTAAATGACATTGATAAGAAATATTATCAGTGTATAAAAAATAGAGAAAAAGACTTTGATTGTACCAAAGTGTTTGATTACCTAACATCCTTAGGTGGAAATGATGGTAAGCTAAGGAAAATACTAAAATGTTGTCAAAAAAGACCAAAAAGGGTATTTTAAATATGATTGAATACTGGAATAAACATTTATCCAGTGGTGGTAATCTTAGTTTGCAGGATTATTCTCATCATTACTGTAAAGCCAACCGACCCTACTACAAGGAATGTATAAAAACCCATTTCGATTGCTCCTTGATTGTTACCAAGCAAATGGTTAAGCTTTTTGTACAAGATAGGGATACACTCTTTCAAAAAGGGTTTACTGATATAGAGGTAAAAGATGGACATACTATACAATAAACAACATTTTTTAAACTTATTGCAATGCGTACAGCGGCAGGGAATTAGTCAGTTAAATCAATATCTTTGCGACTCGGACTTTTTTACTGCTCCAGCTTCTGTTAAATACCATGATAGCTACGAAGGTGGTCTGTGTCAACATTCTTTAAACGTGTACAGATACTTAGTCAAACTTGACGATTTTTATAAAACACACCTTTCTAAGGAGAGTATGATTATTGTTGGTTTGCTACACGATTTGTGTAAGGTAGACTTTTATGTTCCCACTAAAAGAAATCAAAGGATTGATGGTAAATGGCAAGAAGTAGATACCTATACCTACAATGACGATTTTCCTTGTGGTCACGGGGAAAAGTCAGTATTTAGAATTATGCAGTTTATTAAGCTCAATAAACAAGAAATACTTGCTATTAACTGGCACATGGGTGCATACGACGTTAGAGCAGACCAGTTTAATCAGTTGGATAGTGCATATAGAATAAGCCCCCTTACCTTTTTATTACATCAGGCTGATATGTCTGCTACTTATATGGGAGTTGAAAATGAAGCAGGAAATTGATACTTATGCTAAAATTGCTCTTCATAACGATTTTGAACTAACTGAAAAAGCTAACAAAGTTATCAATGCTAAGAAAGTGTTAGGCGTTGGTATAAAGTGTCCTTGTGAGCCTGATAATCACGACCGATACTGCGGTTCTAAATTTTGTATGAATGAAGTATCACAGACTGGTATTTGTCATTGTGGCTTATTTCGTAGAAAATAGTGTAGGGTAAATTACTTAGGAGGTATTATGCCTATTTGTTATGTGTGTGAATCCAGTTTAGCACTACCTAATGGTGTATCAACAGAAGAATGTAATCGGTCTATAGAAGAAACAATCCAGCAGGCGGAAAAAGCCGTTGACAGTGAAAAGTCCGTTTATACTATGTCCCCGTTTTTTCTACAGCCCTTAATTTTATTTGCCGATGAAAAAGGTGTTTTGGATAGCTGGAAACTTGTATTGTTACATGATGATGGTTCCGAGGAAGATAAAACTGATAAGCGGGAACATCTGTTTGAAATGATGTCGTCACCTCTAGACCGTCTATTTACTACAGCCTGGAAGGACGGATAATGAAGGTTTGGGAACAAGGTACAAGGTTAAAACACTTTAAAGGGAATTTGTATACCGTTGTTACTATGGCTTTAGAAGTTTCTTCTGATAAAGAAATTCCTTATTGTGTTTATACTGACGGAAACAATACTTATTGTAGACCTGTTAGTAATATGCAGGATATAGTAGTAAATTTTCAAGGTAAAAGCGTTCAACGATTTGTAGAGGCGTCTAAATGATTGTTATCATGACAGGACACGCAGGAGCAGGTAAGGATACCATAGCTGATTATTTAGTGTCTAACTATAATTTTACAAAGTTGAGTCTAGCAACTAAACTTAAAGAAGGAGTTGCACATATATTTGGTTGGGATTATGAAATGTTATTAGGCAGTACTCCCCAATCACGTTTATGGCGAGAACAACCAGACCAGTACTGGTCATCTGTATGTGGTAGACAAATTACTCCTCGTATTGCCCTACAACAGGTAGGAACCGAATGTTTTAGAAAAGTGTTTGGTGAGGATTTTTGGGTAGGTTGTTTAGCCAAAGAGATTGTTCAAAATAAGTCTAACAATTATGTTATATCTGATGCTAGATTTATGAGTGAAATAACCTATCTTAAAAATTTAGGCGGTCAAGTATGGGAAGTACAACGCTCTTTACCTTGGTATTACACTACTATTTGGGCGGCTAAAAGAGATGGTACTTATGATACTGATCCTGAGGTGCTAAAAATTAAGGAGCAGGTGCATAGTTCGGAACTCGAATGGATTTATGATAATAAGCCTATGCACACTATTAGAAATACAAATGATTTTGATACTTTGTACAAGTCGATAAACGAGTTAATGAAATTTTAACTTTTTTGTTTTAGTATGAAATCATCAACAAATGAAAGGGTTGAAAAATGACAACATACGAACAAGAAGTTAAACAAATGCGTAATCGCCAAGTATTGACGAAGGTCTTTTCAGTTTTATCATTTTTAATGATAATGGTCTTTGTCATTGTTGTAATGGTGTATTGCTGGGATAGTGGTATGTCGAAGAACGAACACTACAAAAATTCCAATGCGTGCATATTCAAGTCAAACTGTAAATGAGAGGTGCGATATGGATATGCGTATAGTGATAAGATTGTGTGAGTCTGCATACTCCAATCGTTTTGGGGGTTCTTCTATCAGAATAGTTGAATGTTCTGATTCAAAGATAGGTTACGGTTTGGATTTATCAGACATACCTACCGACCAACATTCCTTAGTATCTACTCGTTTTAATAAAATTTTAGAGGAAGTATGCACTATAATAGCCTACTCCTCGAAGGACGATCTGCGATACTATATGAGCGGTAAACAAGTATCTCTTAGTATTAATTAAAGGAGGCAGCTATGGAATTTTGGGCTCCAGGAAAACCGTTTAATCTAAACCTTACGATATTGTTTATTGCGTATCTAGGTATTTGGTTTTATGTGCTGAAAGTATGGTGGCATGCGCTGAATAATACTGCCTATTTTAAATACAAGATTTTTCATTTTGTAAAAAGATGGGGTAGTATTATTTTGGAACGTAGAATATCAATTAAAATTCAAATAGCTCCTAAGGGTACTCCTTTGTTTAACTATACGAATAAGGATGAAAACATCATAGACGCTATTTATGAAGACATTGAAAATTGTAAATAACACTATAAGGAGATTGTTATGAAAATTGAAAATATTTCTTTTAGCGTCGAACGTGTGATAAATACGGGCAACTATGAGTCAGTTCGGATTAGAGCTGAAATGGGTGGATCAACAGAGGACGTAAAGTCTGATATGAAATTGCTTAAAAAGGCAGTATATAAATGTATCGACGCTGAGTCTGATGTAGTATTAGAAAAATATGGAAATGACAAATGAAACTTATCAAGAAAATCAAACGACTGTTCAATAAGATTATTACCCCTATGATTTTGGGTATTCCTGTGTACTCTACTAAGTTTTTTAGACATGTTTGTCATAAGAACTTTTTGCAGGGTATTACATACGCTTTGTCCAAAAAACAAAAGGCTCTCAATAAAATAAAAAATAAAACTATCTGGGATAACGTTGTTAATTTTTCCATCGTTTATTCTACTTTGTGTAGTACCAAGGTAAAGAATAAATGGGTACAAGAAGCAAAAGACTTTTGTTGTTATTATGCCTTTACTTGTTGTCACGGGCAGACTAAGGAATTTAAAGCCGCTGTCATTAAACGTATTGTGGAGGCACCGCATTTTAAATCTTTGTCTGAAGACCAAGTGAAAACTTTTATTTCCTCAGTGACTTGCAATCATAAAGACTTGATGGAACTTTTGTTTTTGAAATGTAGGATATAAATGAAGGAAGAACTTATAAAATTAAAGGGCGAAGTTGTAGAAAAATGTCCTAATGCTTTGTTTCGTGTAAAGCTAGAAAATGAAATGAATGTACTGTGTACTCTTAATGGTAAGATGCGCAAGAATAGTATTTATGTGTTGGTTGGGGACGCTGTGGACGTGGAGTTAAGTACTTATGACTTTACCAAAGGGCGTATTTGCTTTAGGTATAAAAAATGATTATACTTGTATTTTTCCTTGGAGTTTTTGTAGGGCTGATAGTGGATGAGTTTATTACAAGATATTTATTTGCAAAGTATGACTTGTATTCCGAATACACTACACTAATGGATGAAATGCACGAAAGGTCTGAAGATGAAAATCGTTCCTCAAAAAGCTGAACTAATTGCAGTACAACATCCCCTTCGGGACGTAAATCCTTTAAAAATTGTGGAGTCTTGCGGTAGGGTGTGTTATCGGTCTGAAGATAAAATAACCGATGATTCTTATAAGGATTTTTGTGCTAAGTTGTACAAAATGGGACATTGGGCAGTTTTTGAACATGGAGTTTATACATTTAGTATTAATAAACATAGTTTCTTAAATCTGTGTGAATGTAAAGGTTTTGCAGATTTATACGGCGTGCAATATACTCCTGTCAATGACGGCCACTATTGTGAAGTAAGCTTGAATTTAAGCCACTTATACCAACTTGTTAAATGGTGCAAATCCTTAGATAAAGATTCTTATGAATACCATTGTTTGCACGTTTTGGTTGGTTCATTTCCTAAAGAAGTGCTAGATTTAGCTGGTGAAAAACCTTCGTCCTATGTGTATCCACTTACAAGTAATATTGACGTAAATTCTGTATTCTATACGTTTAAACTAACTACATTTAGAAGTGTAGCTGATGAATTGTTTAGACATAGACGTAACGCCTTAAATATGGAAAGCTCCCGTTATTGTTCCTATAATAAGGATAAATTCGATAGCTCCATCAAAACGTGTGAGCAACATTGGGTATTAAATAAGGAAGTATATAAGGACAAAACAGAATCCTTAAATATGAAACTGGTGAAGTATCTAAGAGAAGCTGAAAAGAATTATCTCGATTTGGTAAATAGTGGTATGCGACCCCAAGACGCCAGAGCTGTATTGCCCTTGGACTACTGTGTGGACTGTTGTATTACAATGTCTATGAAACAGTTTGAGTATATATACAAAATTAGAACTAGCGACGCCGCTCACCCAAATATCCGTCATTTATTAAAACTAATGAAGGAGAAATTAGATGAAAGCTGTACAACGTGCCTTTAGTATTGGCTGTTTGGTTATGATTGCAGCCTTTGTTGTTGTATTTTTAGCGTATGTTTTAGCCACTTCCTTAGCTGATGACTCCTATGAAGAGGGAAGACATTCGGTCATACAGGAGTTGTGTGAACAGAAACAGTACGATTTTTGTCAGACTAAACTTAATCCTGTAGAGTAGACTATTAAAGAGTTGTAAATAACTGTAATGAAATTTATACCTTTTACATTAAAAATTGGAAAATTTGATTGGGCAATAACTTGTACTCCAAGAAATAATAAGGACTTAGATGGAGACGACGGTTGTTGCGACTTTTCATCCAAAGTAATTTATATAGCAAATGACCTTTCCCAGCAAAGATGTTTTTACACTTTGTTGCATGAAATTACTCACGCATTACTGGATGAAAGCTCCTTTGAAAGTGATATATGTAAACTTCTTGGTAGCAACTATGAAAGATTCGTAGACTTGTTTAGTAGCAACCTAGATTGTTTTGTAGATAATGATTTGAAAAAGCTTTTAAGGTTTGAAAATTCGTTTGGTTATATTCAAAACAAAGCAAAGGAGACCAAAAATGCTTAATACTACTTATTCTAAATGGTTTAAACCTTGTTCCTGTGGGGCTACACAAGAAGACTTGACAGTTTCAAATAGTTGGAACTCTGCAACCCATACTTCTACCTCTAAAATTGTGTGTAGTAAATGTGGCAAGATTCTTGCAACTTCGTCATCTGCAAAAAATACTGTATACAGTCTTAGTAAATTGTGGAACGCTCAAAATGTAAAAGATGTTCCTGCTGGGGAAGTTTGTGAAGTAAAAGAACCTGCTGAAACTAAAAAGCCTGCACAGACACAAGTTGAACCGAATAAAATTCCTGGACATATTTCCCTAAGTAAGTGCGGTGCAGGGTTGTTTAAAGCTACATTAGAGCTACAGGGTGGAAGCTTCTTCTTTGCAACTGGTAATACAAAAAATGAAGCCCAAATGGCAGTTATTAAAAAGTATGAGGATTCTAAAAAAGATATTGCTACTTTTGTAAACGGCGTAAAGGATGAAGTTGAACAGGCTTTTCAAAAACCCCTATCCGAAAATTATAATAGTGGTAGCAATGTTGACAGACAGGTTGCGAGCGCAAAAATTGAGTACATTAAACATTCTGCTTCCAATGTTAATAATGATATAAAAACAGAAACTTTGTTGTCCGACTTGCAAAAACAGTTTAAGGAAATGGCGGCTATTCAAACTAAAATGGTAGACGCTGTTGTAAAGGCAAACGAACTTCAAACCGAAATTCTTAAGGTTGTGACTCAGATGCAAAAGGATAATCACCACGCCATATACGGTGTTGAAATGGATCCTTGTAAGGTGTCTTTTCCTCAACCATACTAATTGTAAATAAAATTGCGGGGCGTGTTATTATGCACACCCCGCTTAATTTGTATTAGAGGTACTTATGGACGGTAATTGGGTATTACAGCAGCTTCGCACTCTAGATTATAAATGGGGTTTCAAAGTTGTAAACGATAAAGCTTGGATTCGATGTCCTTTTCATAAAAATAGAGGGGGTTTGGAAAAAACTCCGTCCTTGACGATAAATCTTGATTCAAGTATGCGTTATAAGGTGGGTGAGTTCCATTGTTTTGGTTGTGGTAAATCAGGATTATGGAATGACTTAGCCAAGGAATTAAATTTACAGTTAGTTGACGAGGAAGAAGAGCAGTTAGCTGTTGGTAGTTTGAGTCAAAAAGACCGTGACGAATTGTTTAATCCTGTGTCAAAAAAAGAAGACGTTGTTTCAGTTGAATGGGACTCAAAGGACGATTGGAGAGGTATTAAAGGTTCGTTGGTTACAAAAGTAGGCGGTCAGTTGACAAGTGATAAATGGATGACCGATACGATGCTGTATCTTCCTGTAAATGTCAACAAAAAAGAAGTTGGCGGTATTTATTGTAAAATCGTCCGAAAGTCAAAAAAGGAACGTGGCTATATAAATACCGAAGGTACTTGGATTAGGTCGAAAGGTTTGTTTCCATTTGACTACACAAAAAAGTTGTTATCCAAGTTGAAAAGTGAAGGTAAGCCCAAAGTATTATGTTTAACGGAGGGTCCTCGTGATACTCTTAACTTGTTGCAAAATGGTATCCCAAGTTTGGCAATACTTGGTTCAAATAACTGGTCACAGGCAAAGTGCAACATCATATCATTTTTGAATGTTGACAGAATTGTACTGGCGTTTGACCCTGATACAGCAGGACAACACGCATTTAATCGAGTTAAACAAAGTGTAAAGGATTTAGCCAAAGTATCGAAACTTGAATTTAATGAAGGTACGGATCCTGCTGATTTGACAAAAAAGCAATGTAACAACATAAAGAAAAAGTTGGGTATTTGATTTTAGGGTGCGCAAAAAAATGCGCACCCTTTTATTTTGTCAAAAATCAGTTTTTGGTATTCAAATAATTTTTATTATATAATGAAAACAACGTCATTATATTTTGGTAGACCCGTAAAGGAGAATATTAAATGCAACATACATACGAAGTATTTGCTTCCGCGGAAACACCAATACTGGTTGCCAAGGGTAAAAAAGACACCGTAGTTGTTGCGTCATACAAAGACCCTGAAAATGGTTCTGTTGTTTTGACAAATGCGATGAAAAATGTTTTTAGTCCTATCACTGGTGGCGAATTAGAACGTGCTAGCAATGCGAGTGAAGTTTTGAGCTCCACTGACTTAGACGAACTAACTGAAGTTGCAACCTGCTCCTGTGGAGCTAAGTTGTTGACAACTGCGTCACTGGCTGATAAGCTCTTTGGCGACGACCTATATTGTGTTGTTTGCGGTGAAAAAATTAAACTCGACGAAGATGAAGAAGTCGATGATACAGACGACGACGAAGAATTAGAAGTCGAGGAAGATGACGAAGAAGAAACTGCTTCCGAAAAATGCAAGTGCGAAAAGGAAGAAACTGAAGAAGACGAATCCGATAAGGACGAAGATTCCGAAGAAGACCCTGAAGTCGAAGAATCTTGCGACGACGAAGAAGAAATTGAAATTGACGACGACGAAAACGAACAGCCGAAATCTGAAAAGGAAGAAGCTTGCGATGAAGTTGACGACAAGGACGATGCTAATTCTGAAGAAGTAGTTAAAGAAACAAAGGTTGAAGAAGAAACTTCTGAACCCGATGTCGAAGAATCTTGCGACGAACCAAAGGACGAATCAAAAGAAGAAGATTCCGAAGAGGAAGAAACTGAAGTTGAAGAATCCTGCGGCGAACCAAAAGAAGCTGAAGAAGTCGATTTGGAAGTTGAAGAAGAGCCTGAAGACCTAAAAGAAGAAGGTTGTTTGCATTATAACTGTCTGAGTTCAGTTAAAAACGTTGAAAGTGTTGAACTTGTAAAATGTGAAGCTGGATACAGAGTGTTAGTGAATAACGACCCCGTTGCTACTTTGGTTAAAGACTCTATCAAACCTGAATTGGCAAGTTTGAAAGACGACGTTAAATCATTAACGAAGGCTTTAAGTGCCTCTGTTTCAGAAGAAGGTTTTAGCAAACAGGTTATTGCCTCTTTTGGTATTAAACCCTTGTTTGTCAAAATAAATGTTGACGAAGCAGCTAACCAACGTTTAAATGCCGTTGAAGCTTCTTTGAAGACGAAATACGACGAAGAACAAAAGGCTTTTGTTGAAAGATTCAAACAGTCCATGACGATTGCGTCCGCAGGGGTCAACAAAGGACTGTATGGTGCTAACCTAATGTCACAAGCTATTATTAAATGTTTGTCAGCTTCTGGTGCTGTTGACGCTGAAGAAGTTGTCAATGAAATTATGGCTAAGTACGGTGAAGGTTATTTAAAACAAATCATTGATAAAGCGTCTGAACTTGTTGGTAAGTCCGACGAAGTTAGAAATGAAACAGCCAGTTTGGTTTTAGCGGCTGACTTCTCTAAAACTCGTTCAACCTATACTCATAAAGCGGTTGAACCTGTTGCAGAAACAGCATCAGTTGTTGAAGAACAACCCAAACAAAATCGTTATGCAAATTTATTTTAGGAGATGTATAGATGCTAAATATAGCTTATACTCGTTACCAGTTGACGACTAATAAACTGGTTTCAGAAGCGATTGCCTCTGAAGGTATTTTGGAAGGTGCTGGTGTTTTCAGTACTTTAGAAAACGGTATTCAGGTCGTCAGCAACGGCGCTCCTGAAGAAACCAATGTGTTTAGTGGTATTGCCTTCAGTCAGTATCGCGCTCAGACTGCTTCCATCAAAGTTGAAGAATTTGTTGCTCCTGCCAATGGTGGCTCGGTCGTTTTAGCCCGTACACCTGTTGATGGTATTGCTAAAGTGTTGGTCAAAATTGACGGCACGAAAGCTACGGTTCAGGCTGGTGCAGCTGCGGCGGCTGGTCAGGTTCAGTTGGTTGGTAACGTTTTGACGTTCAACGCTGAAGACGCTGGCAAAAAGGTTTATGTTTGCTACAAATATAACCTAACTGTTGCTGAAATCGAATCCATTCCCTTTATGGGCGATGGTGTTCCAGGAGCTCCTGTTTCCGCTCAGACGAATACTGTTTCAGTTGCTCAGAAGGGTGAGTTCTACACCGACCAGTTCGATGCTTCTTGCGATTGGGCTCAGGACGGTTTAGTCATTCACTTGGTCGAAGGCGGTATCTTCACAACTGCTGAAGAAGGTTGTGCGGTTAATGGTGTTGTTTGTCACGTTCCTACGGCAGACGTACCATTCTTAGGTATTGAATTGTTGTAATGGAGATTGGACACATGACAATGGAAACTTTATTTCGCTCCTCAACGGCTATGCACCCAACCGAAGCTAACCTGCGTGGTTCTGCTTCAAAATTAGTTGGTGCTAATGGAGAACTAAATGCCGTCAATAAGGAAGACGCTGTTCGTATTTTCAAACAGTTGGCTTCTGCTTTGGAAAATAAAGAAATTACTCGCCCCGAACAGGCTTCTGCTGAAAAGAAATCTGAACGTCGTAAGGCTCTAATCGAAGCTATGGCTTCTGACCAGAAATGGGCTGAAATGGGTGCTGCTTTGTCAGCGGCTTTGTACACGACTGCGAATCGTGACGGCTTTATGCGTCGTTTGTTCGCTCGCCAGGACTTAGCTCAGGGTAACATTCCTCGTTTTCCTGTCAAGTTCAAAAACACCGTTGCGATGGTTGCGGCTGGTGCTGGTCAGGTCATTCCTACGAATGTTCGTGACAAATACGTTATGCCCCCTGAATTTTACATCGAAGTCAATCTTTGGATTGAAGAACGTGAATTAGCTCAGGGTACAGGCGACCAGTTGGAAGACAAATTCTACGAAGGTCAGGAAGCCATTCAGGTTCAGGAAGACCGTTACTGGAAGAAATTGTGCGACCAGACAATCGGTGTTTCCAACGACCTGCAGATCTTGGGTGGTGGTTTAGACCCCGACTCATTGGCTCTAATGAAAGAACAGGTCATTCGTTATGCTCTACCCGCTGCTAACCTACTGTTCGCAGTTGACGGACTAAACGATTTGAACGGAACGGTCTTCGGCGGTTGGTTTGACCCCGTTACCCAGTACGAAATCGTTATGTCTGGTACACTTGGTCAGCTGAGCGGTATGACGGTTACGACCGATGCTTATCGTGAACCAATGCTTAAAGTGTTCAACCGTGGTGAATTCTACATAACGTCAACGCCTGAATATCATGGTGGTTATACCGACCGTGGTCCTATTCAGTCGAAGACGAAAGAATCGAACGGCGAAGGCATGGGACCAAGTCGCGGCTGGTATATGTTCGAGCTAATGAGCATGGTCATGCACAACGCTCGTTCGTTTGTTAAAGGTACAAAAACCTTCAACTAATTAGGTCAGCGTAAGTACTTCTTGTGAATGTATATGTAGTAGTATTTTTTGTACTGCTTAGATATGCGTTGCAAGGAGTACTTACAATGAAGTTTAAACAAGTTTTACTCTCGCTTAAATCATACTTTAAGATTCTTTATGAAGGTTTAGTTTGGGAATCCAACGGTATTGTTAAAGATTTAAAGTTAAGAAAGCTTATACACAAGTTTTCAAGTGTAAGCCTAAAAATACATTTGAATACTGGTATAATCGTCATAAGGATAAGGATTTTAAATCCAAAGTTACTTGTCCAATGTGCGACAACGTTATAGACGTTGAATGTAAGTATTGCTGTAATAAATGTCGTAGACCAAATCCTAATTACAAAGTTTACAAAAATAATTGGTATAAGAAATACGATACGAACTTAGATGCAATACTTCACACTGGTACATTGTTTGGCGGTTCTACGCATAAACGTATTACAAAACAATCACTTGTCAGATTGTATGGTTTAAGTGAGAGTAAAACTTTATAACAAGAGGATTATATTATGGCTACATATTATAACAAAGCTGGTGACCTAATTGTTTTAGCAAATACCTGCATGGAAAAGGGCAAAACTAAAAAAGCCCTTGAATGTATGGAATTAGCTTTGCAGATGCCTGATATGCAGGATATCGTTGCAGGACTGCAGCAGTTAAACACCGTTGAAGCTAACGAAATTGAAGACGAAAACGAAGACGAAGAAGTTGAAATCGACGAATCCTGCGATGATAAAAATATGGACGACGAAGACATCGAAGAATCCTGTGGTGACGACGAAGTTGAAGACGAAGTCGATATTGACGTAGACACGGATGACGAAGAAGATCCTGAAGAAGAAACTGCCTCTGACGAAGATGAAGATATTGATGAAGACGACGACGAAGATGACGCAGAGGAAGATGAAGATATTGATGAAGCTCGCCTTGATGAAGTTTTGTGTTCCTTACGCAAACAGTACAATGTTACGAGTTCAATAAAATCCTCAAAAACATTGGGATCTCGTTTGGCGGCTTTAGCCAGTAAAGCTGGTAAGTAATTTTATTTACTATCAGCCTTTCAATTAGTAGGAGGTTAGGTGGATTCATCTAACCTCCTATTTTGATAAGTAGGTGGTAAATGCAGCAAATAAACTCTTTTAGTAGTCCTATACTTACGCAGTCTATTGAGTCTGTAGCAATAAAGTTGCGGGAAATTTGTGGTATACCAAACATCAAAGTTATGGGTATAACGGAACAGCAGTTTAATAGAGAGCTTGGTAGAGTACACTCCTCTGATAAGTTTGTTCCTTATTGGAATGTAATGCCTATTAGTATGGAAAATGATACAACATATAATTCATTCGTTGCATCTAATATGGGATTTAGAACTCGTCAAGTAGGAGATTGTCTGTTCAAGTTTAAACTAATACCCGTTAAATTTATGCTAAGATGTATGTACTATACACAAAATACACAGCAGTTATTAGCATGTATGCAAAAACTATCGTTTAATCAGCGACGTTCCTCATTTAGACTTAGTAGTGAATCAGGATTTGACGTAGATATTTGGACACAGGTTGACTCCAGTTTAGAATTTCCTCAAAAGAATATGTCTACTGGCGAAAGCTATGTGCTTAGTACTACGATGAGTTTGCACACTTATGCCGGGGAAATATTTAAGTATATCCCAGTTAAGCAAATTAATGTTAATTTGATAGAGCAGGTAGGTAACGCACCTAAGGAAGAATCTAAACCGACATTTGTTCCTGAAATTGTGTTTACTGTTAAACAGATAGGAGAGGATGATGAACAATTTAAACAGGGCTGTGGTCGTACAAACTAAAACAATACTATCGGGAGACAGAAAACGTTCCGTCATTGATGACAGTACGGTTTCAGCGGGTCTTGATGACGTTACTCAAAAAGAAATTGCGTTGTGTCCTGGACAGGAAGTATATATTACAGTCAATAAATTTTTGTCATTTAGAGCCTCTGATACCGTTCAAATGGTGATAGATGTTGGACAGCCTCTTGACTTGCAGTTTATAAACTGTATAGGAACATTAGGAACTGTTACATTTACAAATACTACTTCCAATATTGTTACGGCTACTATACTTTATGGTTAGGAGACCAAAATGAAAACAATTAAAAACACGGCTAATTATGCCATTGATTTAAAATCTACTGATGGTGATTCTGTTACGGTTAATCCTGGCGTGTCAAAAGTAGATGATAAATTTTTGGTTAATTTACCTCCCAAAATTATTATATTAAAATAATGACTTTATGCTTAATGTAAAATCAATCCGAAAACTTGTTAATAGCATAGCTAAAGAATACTCAGAACTATGTGAAATTAGTTCCAAGACATTAGCATAAAATCCGAAGTATGACAAAGTACGCTCTAAAATAAAAACCTATATTTGGTGATTTTTACTGCCCGCAACTGTTGTACTGGATTGCTAATGATACAGTTGAAAAAGATTGTGTATGCCATAAATGTGGGCGTCATACAAAATGGAATTATACAACACACTGCTATAATACTTTTTGTAGTAGGGAGTGATAAAGGAATAGAAACTAAGCGTGTTAATAATACATTAAATAGTTCTAACCCTGAAAAACAGGTATTGGAATTATTATGTACAAGGTATAAGAACGTAAAGGTTCAGTACAAGACTGATTTGTATCCTTGGCACTGCGATTTTTATATTCCTTGAATAAAGACTTGTATAGAACTCAACTTTCCTTGGACACACGGTTCCGAACCCTACAACAGTAGGTCTAAACTGCACGAACAAAAGTTAGCGGATTGGAAACAGAAAAGCCTAAAATCAAAATTTTATTCAACAGCTATTTATGTTTGGACACGTCTTGACGTGCAAAAGCGTAAATGTGCTAAAACAAATAATCTAAAATACTATGAATTTTATAGTATGCAACAGTTTTAAATTTCTTTTATAGGAGAAATTAGCATGAGTTTTGGCATCACGGCTGGGGTGTACATGTATGAAGTTGATAGAAGTAGCTTTGTTACTTCTACAGCGACATCTATTGGGGCTTGCGTGGCAGGTTTAAAACAGGGTCCTTTAGGTCCTAAGTATATTACCTCTACGGAAGAGTTCCTTAGATACTACGGAGAAACCCCTGCTTCTTGGAGTAAAGCTCCTTATTGTATCAAGGCTGCCCTAAGGCAGACTTCTATGTTTTATGTCAATCGTGTTGTTAATGGAGCTTTGTACGGTGGTACGGCATACTTTAATGACGTTGACAATAATCGCACAATGACGGCTCCTTTTCCTACGGGGTCTTCTTTGGACTACGAAAGTGGCTCTCGTTCGTTGAGTCTATTGACTTTAAGTTCCTATTTATCTGAAGGTCAGAAAATTTCAGTTGGCATCAATGATGGTGAAAACAACATCGTTACTGTTGAACAGGAATTTTCAACTTCTTCTAACGAAACATTGTTAGATTTTGCCACTAAGATTAACGACGAGCTGGCTAAACTGGGTAGTGGTGGTAATGCGTCCGTTATTAAAGAATGGACGAGTGCCGCTCGTAATCAGCAAATTACCCTAACATTTAACGAACAGCTAACTGCTGAAAACTTTACAAAAATTAGCGGTAAGATACTTCCCTTAGGTGGTGTAGCTCAACCGTATGAAGTTGGATTTACTGAATCCAATGACAAAACACTTCAGGCTATCGCCGATGCCTTTAGTAAAATTGTTGGGTTTAATGCCGCCGTCGTTCCCGGATTGACTGGTGAAAACAGCAACCGTAGTATTCAAATCAATAGTGAATTAGCTGGTCCTGATAACTTCACCCTCCAATTTCAAATTGAAGGAACGGCTACTGCAAGTCAGAGTGTTACTAAGCAGGGTCATGGTGTGTATGACGACCGAGTGATTCAGGTGACCTTCCCAGAAAATAGTCAGGCTTTCTTTGCGGATCCTGATGTTACTGGTAATGCTGCCCCTGTACTTTCTATTCAGACCGATGTGAAGTTTTTAGACATTTTTGCGCAGAATCCTGGCGAATGGGCTAATAACTATGGCGTAAAAATAACGAATGTTGACTTGGGTATTGCTTCTAGACATACCATTACATTGTCTCAGGCACTATTGCCTACAAACATCATTTCAGCTGACCTAATTTGGAAAGGTGAAACGCATACAGTAGCAGTAGAGTTTAGTCAAACCAGTGATAACACCTTAGACCTATTTGCTAAGGCTATTACAGAAAAACTTGCTCCTTTGGGTGGTTTCGGTGAAGCTTTTGTTACAAAGGTTGCCGGAGGCTACGATAATGACAGAGACGTTATTGTTGTTTCTCCTAATGCTGAAGACGATTTAGAAATCGAAAATGTAATCGTTACTGGAGGAACGAGTCAGGCTATTTGCACCGTTAAAAAGACATTAGATGCTATTCCTTCTTCCCGTACATTTACTTTAAGCGTGTATTCAAGAAGCGATATAAACACCCCTATTGAAACGTTCAAATGCGCCTTTAATAAACAAACTGATAGCAATGGTAATCAGTTGTTCGTTGAAGACGTTGTTAATAACGAATCCAGCGGTTCTATTTATATTCGTGTGAAGACCAATCCAAGTGCGGAATTAAAAATCTTGCAGGAAGATTCGGTTATCAGATGGATGGCAGCTGGTGACGATGGTGCATTACCGACAAACGCACAAATCATCAAGGGCTGGAATGATTTTGAAGACCCAGAAAAAATTACCGTGCGTGTTTTGATTAACGGTGGTTATACGAACGTTGCAGTTCAGCAAGCAATGGATAGTTTAGCACAGTCCCGTAAGGATTGCTTCGCAATTTTGGATTGCCCAAGTGATAAACAATCTGCTACTGCCTATGTCAACTATCGTAAATATGATCTCAATATCAATAGTAGTTATTCGGCTATTTATGGACCAGACCTATTGATTACAGATGATACTACGGGCGAACAGTTGTATGTTCCTCCCAGTGGTCACGTTGCCGCACAGTATTTCTATACTGATTCAGTAAGAGATACTTGGTGGGCTCCTGCGGGTCTTAACCGTGGTCTTGTTCTTAATGTTCAAGGGTTGAGATTCCAGTATGGTAAAGGCGATAGACCCATTTTGGATATGGCTCAGTGCAACTACATTCGTAGTATGTCTGGTCTTGGTTACCCAATTTGGTCTGAACACACTTTGCAGTCTAAATCAAGTGCGCTGAGCGACGTTCACGTTAGACGTTTGCTTATTACTCTTGAAGTTAGTATTGCCGATTACTTGCAGTATGGTTTGTTTGATCCTAATGACCAGTACACCAGAGACGCTTTGGTGGATAGCATTAGAGATTACTTGACAACTATTCAGCGTCGCCGTGCGTTCCAGATTACCACCGAGGGTGAAGATGGGTTCTATGTCGTTAGCGATGAATCCAACAACCCTGCGGAACAGGTTGACCAAGGCATTATGGTGATTGACGTAGCTATTAAGCCTATTAGAGTTGCGAAATTCATCAGACTTAATGTTACGATTGCTAAGACAAGTGCTAACTTTACTGAACTATTAGAAGCAGCGTAATGGAGGAATAAATGGTTACTCGTTATAATTATACAACAGAAACGTTGGGTAATCTAACCGACGTAATGACGACGGACGCATTTATTGTGCAGTTCGCCAAGATACCAAGTTTGAGTGGTACTTCTACCGACTTGGCTCTAAGATGTTCAGGTGTTTCGTTGCCCGGCGTTTCAAACCAAAAAGTTCCTGTTGACATTCATGGCTATCAGATGTACTTCCGTGGTAAGAAAACAACGGGTGGCGGTGATATTACTTTGACATTTACCGAGTTTAAGGACGTCAAGGTAGGAAAGACCTTAATGAGTTGGCACGAATTTGTTGTTGGCACTTCAACTGGTAACTCTAAAGGTTATAAATCAGTGTATTCAACAACGATGACAGTCACAGCGTTTGATGTAACTGGTAAGGCAGCCTTGCAGTATAGATGTTTTAATGTGTTTCCAACAAGTGTTCCTGGAGTTACTTTAGATAGTACGAACGTTACTCCAATGCAATTACAGTGTACATTTAGCACAGACTACTATTTGCAAGTGCAACCTCTCGTGTTGCCATTGTAACAAATTCGGGTGTGCAGGGAAACTTGCGCACCCGATAATTTTTATATATAACAGTTTTATGGGGTAATATAATATGCCTATTAATGTAGTAGACGGGTTTAATATATCAAGTGCGTTACCCTTAGACTTGCGTACTGTGTACAATACAGTGGAGGAAGCACTTGTAAGCATACACGAATACCAAAGATACGATGGACTTACTGTTTGGATTAAATCCTTACAAAAGTCCTACAGATTTGTTGGTGGTACGGATAATTCAAATTTCCAGGAAGTAAAAACAGGTAGTACTGGTGGCGCAGGTGTAAAGTATTTTGAATATAGTTTTACAGAGCAAGATTTTGACGAGCAGTCTAAGCTATTGAGTATAAAGTCCCCCCAACATGGTTTAGGAAATAAAATTATAGTTGGATACGTACAAAAAAATATTGACTCTAAGTGGTGTGACGTTTTGTATGATTACTGTGTACAGGACGGAAATATCATATTAGATTTGGGTATCCCTTCAAGCGGAAGGGTACTATTATTTTCAGTTGAAGGAGGTAACTAATGTCTGTAGAGTTATTAGGTACTACTAAAAGACAGTTTATAGACCAGTTAAATACTGAATTATCTTCTAAAGCTGATAGTGCCACTGTTAATACTTTAGAGTCAACAGTGCTTGAACTTGATGATTCTTTAACGACTGTTAAGAATAATCAGTCTGAACTGGGGGATCAAGTACAAGGTATTCAGGCGGATACAAATACTCTCAAACAAAGTGTAACTGCTCTTTCCTCTGATATGAAGGCAACAAAAGAGGGTTTGGAAAATTTAACAACGCAGGTGCAGACAAATTATACTGATTTAGACTCCGCACAAACAGTTTCCAATAAAACTTTGGTGGACGCTACAGTAAAAGATAAACTGCACATTGTTGGAGACAAATCCGTTGGTGAAACTTTCGATGTTTCCTTTGTCAATAACACAGCCCAGTTAGCCACTAATAATGGTTTAGATATTTTATCTAATACCACATTTTTGACTTTACCAAGCACAGAGGCTACTACTTCCTACGATGAAGCTGACGTAAAAAACTTTGTCACTAAACAGATGGTATCCCAGGCTGTTAGTAAAGTATCGGAAGGTTATGTAGACTTAGATTCTAAACAGACTCTAAAAAATAAAACCTTAGAATTTCCTACTATTACTAAGGAATTAGTTATAGAAAATGATGCGACCGCAGGGGAAGTTTTGACCGTCAAGTTTATGGACGGAACTCCTCAAATTGGGTCTAATAATGAAATTGATTTTCTTAACAAAGTAGACTTTATGGTGTTGCCTGTTACTCAGGATAACACAACGTTTGATGTAGCTGAAAATAATTCCTTTATAACAAAAGGTATGGCTCAGGGTAATTTTATTACTGCCACACAACAGACGTTTACAGAGGAACAAAAAACTACTATACGGTCTAACATAGACGCACTTCAAGGGTCTGTGTACTCCGCAAAAATAGAAAATTTGGACTCTTCCGTAGGAGGCATACAAACCGCTATACAAGGTATAAACTCCGATATATCTACCATAAATTCTTCATTGGAGAATAAGGCTGATAAAAGTACTACTTTGCAGGGTTATGGAATTGAAGACGCTTACACAAAAAATGAGATAGACACTCAGATTAGCGACCTCGACTCAAAAATATCTAGCATAGATACTTCTACTTTTGTTGCTGTGAAACCACAAACTTGGACAGACGCACAGAAGTTACAGGCTCGCACAAATATAGGTGTTCCTTCAAAAGTTAGTGAACTTTCTAACGACCTAAACTTCATAGATAAAAATGTTTCTGACCTGACTAATTATACCACTACAACTGTTTTAAATCAGCAGTTAGCTCAAAAACAAAAAACTCTAATTGCTGGTTATGGTATAACCATAGAAGACGATGGTACGATTAGTTCCACAGGTGGCGGTGGAGGTGGTACGATAGATGCATATACAAAAGCTCAGTGCGATGAAAAGTTTGGGCTTAAGCAGTACCAACACTGGCACGATAATAAGGATATTTTGGACGATTTAACGGTTGTTAATGACGACACCCTGTTATTCAGAGGTAAGCCTGTTGCCGTAATGGCTACTAAGGTGTTTAACCACACCTACACAGGAAACACGGACAGTATCCAACAGGTATTGGATATCAGTCAAGTGTTTGCCCAAGTAGCTGGTACTGCAATTTATAATCAGCAGTTTACTATCGGCAATATGTCAACGTCAGACACTTTGACAGTGCAAGTTAAACAGGAAGATTTAGTAATTCTAAATCAAGTAATAAAAGCCTCCGAAGTACAATCTTATGAATTAAATCATAGTAGTAGCCTAAAAATCCTTATAAAAGGAAATTATAAGCTTATTTATGATTTGATTGCTTTTTAAAAGGGATAAGAAATGAGTTTACCTATTTTATCTTCTAACACAATTCAAGCTATGGTGACTCCTTGGTGTACTTATAGGGGTCAGCAAGCTTACGATAACACAAACTTAGCACCTCTGTTGAGTATGCCAAAAATACAAGATGTTACTTGTGACGTAGTGGCAGGCAAGACAAGTAATTCAGGTTACACTTTAGAAGGAACTACGTATCAGTCTAAATATGATCCTAACTGGTATATATGTTTTACTTCCAGTACTGAGGCTGTTGTATTTTCATCTAAGTATAGCCATACTAAAATTACTTTTACTTCTCCTATAATGCAGATAATAGATGAAAGTTTGGATAAAATATATTTTACTTATGGAGAACTTAAATTTTCAGGTAGTTTAACAGACTACTGTTTCTGTGGTGTTATAGTACTAAATAAGCAAACAAATACTATCACGCCTATACAAATGCTTAATGCCTATAATATTCCTGCCTTTTATTGCATCTGGGAGTCACAAAATACATATTTGTTTGCTGTCACTAATGGAAGTGGTTTTAGTAATACTGGGTATGTTAATCTGATGCAATATAACTATACTACTAATTCTTACTCTATTGTACGCACATATAAATACACAGATAATAGATACAGTTATTATAATGATATAAGATATTCTAAAGTAGTAGATGGCTATTTTTATGGCGGCTATACCAATGGAAGTATATGGTATTTATTTAAAGCAAGTATTGACAGCAGCTCCTTGTATCAGATGGAGTGTAGTGAATCTTCTTCACTTTACAATAGTTCTGTGTATAAACAAGTATTTCCAACTAAGGATAAAGATGGCAACATTTATATCTCTCTATATGAGAACTATATCAGTAATCAATCTGGGAGAATAAGAGTATACACGACGGAAGGATGGTCTTCTGACTTAGCAACTATTCCAACTATTTCTGCCGTTCAAACTATTAATTCAATTAGTCATTTAGTTGTTATTGATGAGGAAAACTTACTTGTGGGAAATGGAACTACCATTTCACGACTCCAGTGGAATAAAAACACTATTAGTTGGGAAACTAAATCTACCTTTGATGTAAATATGATGTATAATTATTTTTGTATGGATATAGCAGGTAGAATTTGGGTCAGGGGAGACAGTACAATAGTTCGTATACTTCCTGGACAAGGGGTAAACTTAATGTGTTCCTTTGAAAAGGATACATATCTATGGGAAGGTCAGAATATAAATACTATGGTTACTTTGAGCATCTTAGACCAGATAGGCAACTCTGTTACAACTGACCAAAAAGTACACCTATATGGCAATATAACTTTTGAGGACGGGTCCCAAACTAAGGTTCTAAGTTTTGATAAAGCCTCCGAATTATCGATTCCTGTGACAATAACGGGAGTAGGTAACATGGATTGTTTATTGGAGTTTTAATAATGAAATTACAGGTAAATTCAAATTTTTTCGGTATTTTTAATAATAACTATATTGCCTCCAGTCAATTATTAACAAGGGATTTTAAATGTTTCCCATTAACTTGTAGTGCTGTTGGTTTTGACAAAACAAATTCTTATTTGTATAGTTATAAAAATCCTATTTTGAAGTGTTCCACGAGTATAGGCGCCCGCAGAAATTTTCCTTGCTACCTTACTGGCTATGAAAATAATGGTGTGGACTATTTAGTGTATACAACACCAGAAGAAGAAATAACTGGTAGTAATAAGTTGTCATTTTCTAATAATTTAGTGGACTGCGTCTCCACGTCACAAATTGTTCCTTTACCAAGATATAAGACGCAGCTGTATTTATACGCTGATGGAGGAGATGCTCAAGCTGGATCTAGCTCCTACTATTCTTATGGTAATCCTAATTTTTCGGGATTTAGCGTAAGAGACAGTGACGGTCACGCCTTGTTATGGTTTAACTTTTATACCAATGATGCCTATCATTGTTCTAACTATTGCTCTTATAGAATTATATCTCAGTCTTCAGAAAGGGACATAATAGGATTGGACACACTACATAGTGGAAGATCCGCAGCTACTGGATCTTCCACTACTGGTATATCTAACATTACTATCGATGATATTATCACTAAAAATTCCAAAACTAATAGGTTTTCTATTTTTTCTGTGGATAAAGACAAAGTAGGTAACTCTTATACTATAACCACCGATACCGATTGGGATATTACTATTTCCACAGATTACACAGACCAACAACCAGTGTTAGACACTCGGTGTTCCTTATCCATTGATAATTCCGATGGTACGTTTACACTTTATCAAGTTCGTAGACTTAAATCAGATAATAAAATTCTTGGTTTATGGAAATTAGTAGGAAATGAGCAAGAGCATACTGTACAAGGCACTTTAATTACTATCGATGTTCCTATTCCTTTTGCTATTTATGACTGTACCAATAAGAGTAATACTTATAATTACCATACAGAGTACTACAGAGAAAATAATAAATCTTTTGTAACAGTAGTAGTTTGTGCTAACACAAATATGACTACTTATAGTGAGAACGTAGGCATTTACACTTATGAAGTAGACGAAACTGCAAATACAGCCACCTTTAAGGGGTCTTATAAAAATCCCAACAACTATATTATGAGCTACTTTATGATAGCCTCAAAAACTATGCTTACTGCCTCTCCACTTGGTTATGAAATTTTGAGTTTTGATACCACCGCAGGTGTTTGGAAAAAGACGGCTGGTAAAGATTTATCCTTAGATTGTATTGTATATGATGACGTTTCTAATGCACTATTTTATGTAGATACCTCTCATGTTGCGTACATGGATAAACTTGACTTAGCTATGACTGCCGACTGGGGTTGGTCTAACCCCAACCAAATTTGGGAAGGCTCAGCTATAGATACTACCTTGTATATGTCTTGCGCTGACTATACAGGTAAATTAGTATCCCAAAACGTAACTTTGTACATAGAAGGAAATGCAGTGTTTACAGAGAATAATCTCAAATCAATTACTGTTTCTACTTCTGCTACTGATAAAATCTTGATTCCTGTACAAATTACTGGAGATGGTGTTATAACAGTTTCAGCAAAAGCCGCTATTTAATAGGAGGCTACGATGGCTAAAGTTATACAAACTTTAGGAAATTCACAGGTACGGATAACCAACGCACATTCTTTGTGCGTTGGTGACAATCATACTTTTGATTCCTACAACGATCTTGGTTATAGAAAATCAGATGGTACATCAGGAGATTTTTCGGATGTTGTCTGTGTTGAATACACCAACGTAGAATATCCTAAACCGCATTACCCGACAACTTCAAATCCTAATACCTGCTTATTTGAACAACAGCAAATAGAAGTATATAGGAAACTGTATCAGTACCAGCCAGAAGATTTTTTGGTTACTTCTGTACCAGAGCAATTCAACACCACAAGACAAATTATGGTGCCTAATTATTCCAAGGACGTTCAACCTGACGTGAATATTTCAAGCCTTGGTGATTTTGTTATTACAGTTCCAAAACAGAGATGGTTTAGTTTGCAGTTAGAAATTTCTGAAAACTCCAATTACACAGAATTGCCTCCTGGAGTAGAACTTAAAGGTAATACCTTACAGGGAATAGTTCAACAGTCTGGTACTTGGAAGGGAACAATAACTTCCGGGACTACGATGGTTGGGTATACAATAGTTGTACCGGAAATTTTAAGAATAGGATAGTACTATGATTAAATATTATACAAATGGTTTCGAGTTTGCGGACGAAAACTGTAGGTTAGCACAATTTCACGATCCAGCAACAGGGTTACCTTTTGAAGGGTATGAAGAAGTTGCCCAGTACGTCGTGGATAATGTTTATCCTTCCTACCCTAATATTATTGATGAGTCGTTTGATTGGTTTAATCAGAATGAAATAGAGTGTCCTAAGGCTATTTTGACCTACAAATTAGATGACCTTAAATCCTTAAAATATCAGGAAATAAATGACTCTAAACAAAAAGCTCAGGATATTGGGGTACTATACAAAGGCTATCACTATCAAATGGATGCAGATGGTAAAGCAAACATTTTGGGTATTCGTATTGCAATACAAGATGGTTCCTATACGCAGTTCCCTATTGCTTTCAAAACGTATGAAAACAAATATGTACAGTTGTCAAAAGACGAATACATAGAAATGTCCAATGCGGCTTTAAACTTCGTGTACAAATGTCTTGAACAAAAAGAGACATTGTGTGCCAAAGTAAATGCGGCTACCTCTGTTGAGGAACTTGACGTAATTAAATGGGAGTTTGAATGATGACTTTTATTTTATCTATTTTGTGCGGGTTTTTTGAATCCTGTTGGCGTAGAGTATTCGGTGGTAAAGACTGTAAATATCAAGTGTTTGAAATACGTGGAGTACAACACGTTATAAACTGTTTGTTTTTAGCGGCAATTTTTACCTACAAGTTTTGGTTTTTGCCGACTTGGTGGATACTAGCACTTTCCGTAGTGTATATGACAATTATTTGGGAGATAGAATTTTGGACTCGTGCCCATGGTCCTCAGTTTGACGAAGGCAGAGACCTTAATCCTACATCTTATGCTATTAAACGTTATGAGAGACAATGGTTTTGTCATTATCTTCTAACTCCATTGTACAACAAAATGGGTTGGACTAAATATAAGTTTAGCTATGACTTTGTGTCAATGGCAATGAGATATACTTTCCCTTGTCTGTGGTTGACTCCATTTTATGGTTGGAATATACTATGGATAGGTGCTTTAGTTAGTCCTATTTATTCATTTTGTTGGCAGTTCAAAGAACTGGAAAATAATAGGTATGGAAGTACTCAATTAGCTGAATACATTGTTGGGGCATTAGTTGGTTTTGGTCTAATGTTTTTACCGACAAACGGATGGTTATTAACTTATTTAAAGGTGTCAAATGTTTAAGGAACAAGCAATAAGTCAACGTCAATGGGATGAAATGAAACAGTCTGAAAAGAAGGCGTTTTCAAAACAGCATCCAAACTCTAAATTCGCAAAGGCTTTTCAGTTGGCAATCTACAAAACGAAAAAGTCAAAACTGTCAAAAGAAATTAGAGAATTAAAAGTAGGCCTTACAAAACGAATTTCTAAATCCCGTAAGGAACTTTTAACCAAATCTATTAAGTCTAAACAGACCAAACTCAAAAATCTAAATACTTTGATTAAAGAATTAGAAGTTGTGAATACTGTTAAGACTGCTCCTAAGTCTTCTGCTTCTACTATAAAATCCGTTCGTACAGATGCATCAAATATGTATGACTTGCTCAATGAAATAGAAACCTTAGACTCTTGGGTAAGATACTATTATGCTGACGACACAACAAGTCAGTGGGATGACGCAAAAAAGTATGAAAAACTATTGGCTGAAAAGGAAGAACAGTTAAAGCAACTGTTAGCTAAGCCTAAAAAACAAAAACCCCTGATAAATATTTTACAGGATTTGATCCCCTTTGTTGGATTTAAGGAATCAGAGGTACAGTTCGACAAAAAACATAATAGTATGCTCGTTCGTGCCGTACAACCTCTTAATGCCTCTGAAACTCCCTATACAATTAGTGGAAACCTTGTTGGTAAAAAGAATGGTTGGGAAATAGAGGGTAAGTTCAACCCGTATTATGAGTCTAAACTACAAAATATTGCTAAGGTGTTATCCACCTTTGGCACAAATGTTACCAACGTCAAGAAAATACATTTTGAAATCGAAGTAAAATGAAAGATATATCAAACAGATTTGGTATTTATGACCGACCACTTGATTTAGATAAACTTCCTTACACGCCGTCCTTATTCTCAATAAGTAGGTGGGGCGGTATTTTGGATAAGTCTACAACCAAGTGGTTTGGTTTTCCTTCTAAAAATTCTATACAAACTGTATGTACCAGACACTATGGGTTTTACAGTACTCCTTTAAAGTGCGTATTGCATCTGGTGCAGGACGGGGAGGTAGTTTTTAATTATATACAAGACCGAGCTATACAGGAATTTGACTTTACTTCCTCTGGTAAATCTATTTTGGAAGTATACGTTCAGCCATCTAAAATTCAAAATCGACGTATGATATTGACTATACAATCTATAGCAAAACAGTACCAACAGTTTTTTAAAGCAAATGGTAGTTCTAAAACCTTATACTTTGACCTGTATATACCTCAGAATAATGCTTTTGTAAGACGTCAGACTTACGGGGTTTCAAGTTTTGAAAGTGCCTTGATTGACGTACAGCGAAATTACAAAGCCTATGAGTCTAATAAACTGCATACTTCCGCTCCGAGATTTAAAGTTATAAGTAAGGAGGCTTTTATGGAACCAAAAAAGCTTAAAAAGAGATTTGAAAATATTGATATAGAAGATGCTAACTATATGTTGGACGACCAAGGCTATTTTACCAAGGATATACCTATAAATACCCACCCAGTAGAACAGAGGGTAGGAACAGTTTTGAGTAGTTTAGAAACTGCCTGTTTGGTAGATACCTTTAATTACGGTGATGACGTGATACAGCGTTGTATGGACGTAGATAGGGGTAATAGAGTATTTTCACGTTATTATATCCTTAACAGGGATAAAGAGCTACAGCAAAAAATAGAATCCATGTTTCCTTGTACCTGTGTCGTAGTAGATAAGTGTATAAAGCAGTTATACACGGTTCCTGAGTACAGAAATAATGGTTATGCTAAAACCTTGTTGAAATTTTTATTTAGTACTCCTTCTATTTGTGATGCTAAAATAATACGGGCTGAACCTTTTGGTGATAAGTCGATGACTGCCGAGGACTTAAAAAGTTTATATAAGTCCTTAGCCCTTAGCTGTGGTAGGTCAGATATTCAAGTACTTTAGGAGGTTAGTTATGTATGGATACCCAAGTACAAAAAATGTTATATTTATTGGAAAAACAGTAAAATATCCTGATTTAAAATTTCCTAAATAGGAGGCTTTATATGGCGATAAATATTGGAAGGGGTGTCAGACAGCAGTCCTCTGTTTTGAAACCGTCCAACTACGGTATGTCCCATATTGCAAAAGAACGATTGGTACAGTATGTTGGCATGGCAGTGCAAAAACATATAGAGGCTGTTGAAGTAGATGGTACTCCTGCTGAAATATGGATAAAACAAACTGGTGGTAGAGTATGTAGCTGTCAACACCCACAAATAACTACTTCTAACTCTGTTGGTAGCGACACCCCTATACATATCCAGGAAGTTCAGGAACAAAATCCTTTTACTTTTAAGATAAAATCTCCTGAGGACGTTATTGACGCAGGAGAATATTACAATGAAAATAGGGAACCTGCTACAACATTAGAAACAGACGAAGGTAATTGGACAACCCAGTTTAATACTGGTGGTTCTGGTTTAACAGACCAACCTTCTAATTTGTTGGACGAGGGTGTAGCAAGTTTATTGTTTGGTGGGGATAAATCTACCTGTGGTATTTGCTTCGGTACTGGGTGGACAGATGGTTATCGACTTGTTAATGGGCAACGTGTTGTAATAGACGCTACTTTGCCTAACAACGTGTGCATGGCGTCTATAGATGTTGATACTTTACCATATTCATTTAAACTTCCAGGAGATAATAAATCCTATATAGAATGGTTAGGTGTACAAGTACCTAGATACTTTAAAGACGCACAATTTAGTTTGTTCAACAATACAATTCCTGTGCAGGGTGTAGTGCTGATAAGACCGTCAAATACTGAAGAATATAAACCTTTGTCGTTGTCCAATTTGTTAGACATAAAGAGTGCTTTTATGGATGTTAAGATTGTTGGACAGTTTAACAAACCGTTGCAGTTTACACATCTTAACTTGGTATATACTACTTCGGACTTTCCAAAAATAGATACACCTCCTTTTGAAAGGTCGGAGAATTATCAGTTTTTCGAGGCTCTTATGACTACCAACTTTGAGGTTCCTGGATCTATTCCTTATGTTGACCGTGAGTCCGTAATAGGAATTGCCAAGGAAGGTTTTTTGTGGAAAGTAAGTTCGGTAAACCAAACCATGACACACGAAAGACAAATATTCAAGTCAACTATAACCGCTCGTCTAATTCAACGAAGTGAATGTCTATACCTGCTCAATGGATTATTTAGACCAAAAACGGTGTATAATTTTAGGGGACTTGAACGTATACAAGGACTAAGTAATTATATCGATAGGCAGTATAAAAATATGCAAGGTGTCTAACTTGGTAAGGGTGTGGAGGTATTTCCACACCCAATAATTTTTATATATAGTCAAAATAGGTGATATTATGTATATTATTGAAGCTATAACAAAACAAGGTTGGGATAAACTTACTCCTGCTGAAAAGAAGAAATATGCTAAACAACACCCTAACTCTAACTTTTCAAGAGCTCTTAATTTATCAATTCTTAGGGTTAAAGCTAAGGAAATAAGTGGTAAAATAGCTCAGTTAAAGGTAGATATTGTTAAGTACAAGTCTAAGGCTAAAAAATTACAGCTCACTCAAAGTATAAAGTACAATACTACTCGTTTATCTAATATAAAAGCTGAAATAGTTAGACTACAAAAATTATTAACACCTTCTAATCAAGGTACAGTAGTTAAAGTCCCTTCCAAACCAAAAGTATCCAAGGAGCCTATTACCAAAACTAAAAACTACGACAAACTACCTATGCCTGTTGAAGACGACTATATGGATAAACGGTGGAAACAGTCTAAACAAAAAATAGAAAAATTGTATGAATTAGAAGCAGATGAAGATGCTTTACGTCGTAAACATTTAGACTGGACTAATCAGCATAAGGATGTTGATTTTACACAGTTACCAGAGTATCAGCAGTACCATCAAAAACGGGGAGATTTGTTCGAAGAGTGTATGAAATTAAAAAAGTCTTTTAAACCGTATGATAATATGCGTTATAGACAAATGAATTTTATTGCCTCTTTAGAAGACTCAAATAAACGTGTTCGTTCTAACTTGTTTAAATACTTAGATAAATGTATGACTTCACAGCCTATATCACCTAAGGAATTTAATGAAATAAAACAGCAAGTATCTCAGTCAATAGATGATTGTGGTATAGATTATTTTATTGCGTTGGTAAATACTAATGAAGACTATGGCGACTACTGGGATTATATAGAAAAACATCCTGAAAAGCGTAGTTTGATGGTGCCTATTATGACTCTGTTTGATGAAGAGCAAGTGACAGATGATTCTGAATTTAGTACAGTACAACAGCAAAATGAATACTTAGCTACTCTTGCTCCGACGGTACATCTTAATTCCATCAATGATAAGAGACCTATTTGTGAACAGTTTAAAGAACTTGAATCTAAATACGTTCCGTTTAGAGTTGACGAAATAAAAACTACCAACCAAAAGTATTCTATTGCTCGTATAAATCTTAATACTTTATCCTTAAATGCCGATAGTTTTAATAATGCCAAGCTGTATGAAGACGAAACTTATGGAGAGTTCTTAAAGGGTCAAATTAAACGGGCAAATGACATACTTACAGATAACCCTGACCTATTGTCCTCTGAACGCAGACAGGTTCTTAACAAAATAAAAGCACTTGAGGAGTCTTTAAAGTATAGATGGTTTACCTTTAGGCAACAAGGTAAATTAGAAAGTAAATACACGATTACCCACGAATATGGACATTACTTGAGTTTTATTTCAAGATGGGCTGATTCAACAGGCAATATGATACAGCAAGTTTATAATCAGGTGTACAATAGCAACCTAAAATATAAGCTGACCGAGTACAGTATGTCTAACAGGGAAGAATTTTTTGCTGAATGTTTTAATATGTATCACTACGGTGAGCCTTTACCAGACATTTGCAAAAATTTAGTGGAAACAGTTATAGAAAAAGCTAAACAAGCTTATAAGGTATTACATGGAGAGAAGTATGTTTAAGGAAGAAGCAAGGGGTTTAAGTGAGGACTCCTTTAAGGCTCTCACACCAACGCAACAAATCAGATACATAAAAGACCATCCTAATTCTAAGTATGCTAAAGAATCAAAATGGTTAAGCAGAGCTAAAAGATTAAAGGCAAATAAGGCTGTTCGTAGCACACAGCATAAAGCTCCAAAAAATGTTGTCAACCTATTTATGGACGCAGTTAAAAAATCCTTTACTCAACGTCAAAAGGCGGCTAACGCAAATAAAAAAGGTGCTATAGTAGTTAAACAGCCAAGTAAATTAACGGTGCCTCCTCCTAAACAAACCCTATTAGAACAAAAAATTGCCAAGTTAGACCCTTTGTCCTTTATTAAACCAGAGGATACTAAACGACCAGCCCCTACACAGGTAGGTCTAATTACCAGACGTTATTTGAAAGCCTTGGGATTAGATGGTTCTGTTACTACTGAAAAAGGAAGGGCTTCTTTTGTTTATATTTATTTAAACAACTTATCTCCTGATGAGGAGTATGCCTTGAATAGCAAACTGCACAGAATCTTCGTGCGTGGAACATTTGATGGTATGCAGGATTGTTATATAACAAATAATTACCGTCCTGGAATACCACAGGTAGATTATTTGTCGCTTACTGTAAACTATACTCCAGATGTTCAAATCAAAATGAATAAATTTATTGAGTCTAAGGGTTTCAAGGTAGTAGATACACTGGGCAGAGAAACAATTAGAATGGCTGAAAAGTTAGGTTTTTGGAAGTAAGAGGTGTGTAATGCCTGATAATAAAGGTATTCCTTGTTATCTTTGGTTTGAAGCTCAGGTACAGCCTGGAGTTGAACCATTTATAAAAATTCCTCAACGTATAAACATAATAGGGGAAGTTATAGGGGTTAATCCAAAATTCAAAGAAAGTTTTTTGAGAAAAGCTCTTAATATTTATTTTTTGAATGGTGTTATTCCCCTTGACGATTTAAACCAACATTGGATTAAAACAGAGTCCTTTGATACTGGACTACGTCCTACTCTTAAGGTAAAAATACAAGCTAAGGATTTACTTAGTGCTGTTATAAATAGGGATTTTGCAAAACAGGGTACTGGGCTTAACATAATTCGTCAAGCTGACTATGTGGCTAATAGTCCTACCCTGTATAATCAAATGGGTCAGCAGTCAGCTACTTTTGCTTCTACTAATGGAGTGGATAAGTATGGGTTTTTACTCAAACCCTTTATACTATCCAATACTGATGTTGACTGGCTTGTACGGTGTTTGCGTACTTGGACACCGATGCTTGAAAAGTACTATACACAAAAGAAAACTTTTATGGTATCCGTTGTAGGTGGTCCCAAAGTATATACTATCTTTAAACCTAAAAATCCAGGCGGTGATTACTATGACGGAGGTCGTATAAATATATACTTATCTAAATTTGAGTCCAAACCTAAGTGCATAAAAGATTTTACTCGTTTGCTGGTACATGAATACACGCACTTTTTGCAATATCTTTTTGTAAAAACAAATAAATCATTGGTATCAAGTTGGGCTAAATCAGCTCCTGTATCCAACCCAGTTAAATACTATAGTCGTATGTGGGAACGTGACGCTTATGCGGTGCAGTTTTTATGGGAATTTTTATCCTCCCATAATTTACCTTTAAAGGCTCTATCAAATGGTAAAATTCTTAAAGAACATTTTACTCCTGATGTTTTTAAAGCCTATTTAAAGACAAATTCCGATATTAAGTACCACCTAAGCCGTATGCCTAAACAAATGCGTTCTAAGTGGTTGAATGGGCTAATAATTGCTGCTCAAAAGTTTGTCAACGATATGCAAGTTAATGTTGTGGAAAGTAGTGTATCTGCTAATGATTATATAATGCTTAAGCAGTATCCTTTGCAGTATTCGTCTGAACAAGTAAAATCTTCGTATACAGGTAACAAGTTAGACGATTTTACATACATGGTAAATGCGGAGTACTATCAGTACAATAATGTTCAGCCTGCGGATACTAAATTACCTGCTATTATGTCAAGAGTTAGCTTATATGTGGAGTAAAATATATGTGGTTAGTTTGTGGAAATGAATACAGATGGGTGGATGACGATAAGTACATATCAATTCAGCCTATTTTAAAAGAGAAGGGTATAAAATATAAGATTACTAAGTATAAACCAAAGTATGGCGAGGAAGTACTTACTAATCTACAGGACTTACCGATTCTAGATATGCAGTATTATATTTCTAAAATCATCAAACAATACGGAATAAAAGGATTACTACAAATGATTAGAAATTCAAAAGGAACTTCAAATGGTGTGCAAGTTTGTGTGCAAGCTAGCACCTATAAAAAGTTAAAACCCCGTTTTAAAGAAATTGAAAAGATTGAAAAGGAAATCGAGGAATCGAAAATTGAATGCCCCGAAAATATTGAAATCGTGTAAATATAAACGACGGTTAAAAACTATGGGAGGTACTTTTAGTTCCTCCCTTTCTGGCAATAAATACAGTAGTAAATTATCTAATACAGGTAAATATTCCGAACAGTGGGATAGGCTCAGAAAACAACGTTTAGAAATGGATAATTACACTTGTCAGAAATGTGGCTTTGACGGACATAAATGTCCAAATAAACTGCAAGTGCATCACAAAGTACCCTTGGCAAGAGGTGGTAAAAATAAGCTTAGCAATCTTATTACTTTGTGTGTCAAATGCCACAAGAAACAACATTACAAGGTACTAACAAAAGGACGTAAATATGTTTAATTTAGAACCTTTCCTACATAAAGGAATCCTAAGGCATACTATCATCGAAAAAGATGGTAACAAATACCCTGTTTGGGTGTGTTCCGCAAATGCTACGGAAAAAGATAAACAGGAATTACAAAAAATTACTGACGAATACAAAAAATGTTACGGTATTCCTTTAATCGGTTTTGAAAAGTAGGAGAACTAATATGGACTATGAATTATACATAATTGAAAGTGCCGACCAGTTATCTGACGTACAAGTAAAAGGTACTGTTCCAGAAGGTACATTCACAGGAGGTTCTTACACGATTGTCAAAAAATTATTAGAAGCCTCCAAAGGTGACATCAGTAAGGCTATAAAGAAGTTGGTGTTTTATCGAAATAGAGCTGGTGAAAACCTAACAAACAAGACCAACATCGAAAAAGCTCTTAAGATTTTACAAAACAAGAAAGAACTTCAATGACACAGCTTGCGTTATTTGGATTAGAGCACGCAGACTCCAAAGTGGTTAGTCAACAAACATACAACTCTTGGTCGACTCTAGAAAAAATAAATTACTTAAAGCGCAAAGTAAAAGAGAACTATGCTTATATAAATGGGGTGCGCAGTGAGCAAATGAAGGCTAAAAGTAAAACGTATGCCAAATGGTGTGAGTCTATTGTCAAACCTGATTATTTTGACCCCGACAATAATCAATCCTGCTTAGAGGATGGAATACGTGCTGTAGATTCCCTGAGAGAAACCCAGTCAGAGGAAGGTGTGTCCCCTACTGAAATTGAAAATGAACACGCCTTTAATGCCCTTAGAAATCAAATAATGCTTAAAAATTACAACATATTTGACTATGATCCTAAGGTGGACTTTACTAATATGTCTTTAGATGGATTTAAAGACTGGGGTTATAATCTAAATAAACGCAAACTCCAACAAGAGAAAAACAAAAAGAAAGCTGAAAAGTTGAGAAAAAGTTATACTGGTGGACTTTTCTCCCACTATAATATTCCTGACGAGGACGAGGAGGAGTAATGCCTACACTATCTTTACAGCCCACTATTACACTACAACCATTCGGTATTAATGTTACCGAATTAAAGATTAATGATTTTGCCTTAATAATAAATCCTTACAAACCTCCTACACCTCCTATACCCGTTGACCAGTGGTTGTTGCAACCGAGACCAATTCCTTCTGGTGTGGATAAAACTGTGTGGGACGACATTCAGTTTTGGATGGATAATAAGTATTGGACTGAAGTATAAAGTACTAAGTTATAAGGAATGTTATAATGCCTATTCAACATATTGAAAATAATGAAGTTGCTTCCTCTGTTAGAGAAAAACTAAACAACTCCATCGACCAAGTAAACTCACTTGGCGAGGATATTAAAAACGTAAGATATACAAACGATGTTCCTACTCCTACGGATATTGGAGGCATCAAAAAGGGAACAACGTTTGACAACCTTACAATCGGTCAAATTTTAGATGACTTACTGTACCCTTACACGGTTCCTACGGTAGAATTAGTTACCTCTCCTGACCCCAAAGTGCTTAGGGAATATGGTGATTCTATTTCACAGCTAACTTTGACAACGGTAATCTCTAAAGGCTCTTCTTCTAACCTAACGGCTACATTTAAACGAGGAGAAGAAGTAATTGGAACCTTACCGACCTCTGGTTTTAATGTTACTTTTACATACAAGCCTAATCCTCCTCTTAATGAAGACGCTACTTTTACAGTAGAACTATCTGATGAAAAATCGACCGCAGTATCTAAAGAAGTATTTTATGACTTTGCGTATCCTTATTATTGTGGTATTTCAAATACAGATAGTGTGGATGAAGTTACAATTAAAGCGTCCACAAAGGTGCTGCAATTAAAGGATAACGTAAATCCTCGTTTTACTTGTGTCAACGCCCACCCGTTTTTTGCATTTCCTCCTGATTGGGGCAATGTAATTGCTATCTATGACACCAACAAATTCAACATCACAGATAGTTTTAATCAGTCTAAAGTATCTATTACGACCAATGATGGTAGAACTACAGAGTATAATTGTTATACCCTAAAAACTGCTACAACAATAAATGACTACACAATATATGCTACGTTCAAACCAGAGGGAGTGTTGTCGTGCGTAAAAGCTGTACCTATTTAAAAAATGTTTTGATTGGAATAGACCAACTGGTTAATACTTTACTTGGTGGCTATCCTGACGAAACAATGTCTGCAAGGGCGTATCGTCTTGAATATAATGGCAAACTAATAGGTAAAACACTCAGACCTATTATTGACTGTATAATGTTCTGGGACGATAATCATTGTAAAGAATCATACGAAAGTGAAGTACTCAAAAAACAACTTCCTAAGGACTACGACGTTTAAGGTTGACATCTAATATAAAATATGTTAGTATGGTAATAATCAGTAAGGTATGTTTATACTCTACTTATAGGTATCTTACTGTTTAAGCTGAAGGGTTATAACCCTTAAACTATTAAAGGAGAATTAGAATGCTTACGGAACAAAATAAAGACTTATATATTAAAATTATGGCTAATCCAAAACCCATAGTGGATAAGTTTAGTTTATATAGTGCCAGAGACCTATGCTGCTATAGTGTATCCTGGCTTGGCTATTACAATGTATTGTGGAAAAAAGGTATCAAACTTATTTCCGTATTTCCTAATAGTCAATACAAAGTTAGAGCATTGAAGATTACTGGGGAGTCTATTCCTATCAGTATGAAAGATTGGGAAAAAATTAAAAGACAGTTTAAGAAATACCCTACTAATGGTATTAGTGTTAAAGAGAGAATTAAAATGTACTATGAGTATGTAGTAGAATGTAGTTCCTTTAATAGGATTAAAAGTCATTTTAATAATAAGAAGGTCTGTATGTTATCCGCTTTTAGACAGGAGGACGAGGAAGGAAATCATATTAGTCTAAAAGAAAATTTAAGGAGAACGAAAAGGTTAAAGGATAAATTAAAATTTTTAGCTAAATCCTTTAATTGGAGATACTTTGAAGTAGAAGGTTGTTATTTAGAACAGGGTCAAACTATTCCTTCTATTGAGAAATCCTTTTTTGTTGTAGCAGATGATAATGATGTGGATTTTAATAAAATAATGATTTCATTAGGAAAGGCTTTTAATCAAGATAGTATTTTATTGAAGTCTAAAAAAGATAATGCCTATTATGTTTCTACTAATCAAAAGTCTGATAAAATATCGGGAGTCAAACTTGGTAGATTCGTACCAAATGTTATAGGAGAATTTTATTCTAAGCTAAGAGGCAAACCTTTCATCTTTAAGTATTCTAAACCTCATCATTATTTTAAAAATGAAAAAGGAATAAAAATAAATAAAATATTGGGCAAACCTAATGCTAATAAATATACTTATTTAGGTATTCCTAACATATATAAACAAGGGAATAAATTTTTAGTTAAGAAATATATAAAGGGAAAATTATATAAGGAACTTTTTGATACATTACCAGAGGCTAAAACATTTTTAAATAGTCTAAAAAGATTTAGCTAAATAGTAAAAGGTGCAAGGGTGTTGGGATTTACCCAACACCCTATTTTTTTTGTCAATAATTTTAATATATGGTTGCAACCCAAATATATGAAAGAGGTAACAAAATGAAATTTTTAGATATTGTTTTGGCGATGAAAGTTCCAGGCAAAGTCACGAAAAAACAGTGGGTTAAGTTGAGTGACAGCGTTAAAAGAGCTTACGTCAAACTACACCCCACTTCAATATTCGCTGAATTGTACAAAAAAGAACAGGTAAAGAGAAAGAAAGCTGTTCCCGTTAAAAAGTCACACGTTAAAAAGGTAACTAAGCCTTTGACCCGTGCTGCGGCTCCTCAGCAATCTTTTATCCAGTACAAGGAATCCACTTTCAAACCTATGTCTAAAATGACGTGGAATAAAGATGATGGTTCTGATATTGTTGGGGGAGAATATAAAGAACTGCAAGTAGATAAACGTAAGCTCCCAACTCGTAGAGCTCGTTTAGTTGAATATCGTATGACCGACAGTCAGACTCGTTTAGCTTGTCAGATTTTTAGAGATTTGACGGATAATGGTCTTAAGTTTAATGGTCGTAATGACGAACAGCTAGACACTATGTTAAGAAAAAAGTATGGTAAACGTTGGGCGAACATTGCTAAAGCTTATCGTGTGTTGCAGGATGATCCTAATAGCTTTGTCAACACTGGTTTGTTTATGTACGAACAACCTGAAGACATTGAAGTCAATCACATGGCTTGGGCTGTCGAACACGATCCTCGTAATATGCGCTTGTATGAAAATACACCCGTTGAACTGCAAATTAGCTATTTAAAAGCCAACCCAGATAAAGCTAAGTATGTACACAACTTAAACAAAAAGGCTTCCAAATACATTATAGCCGATAAACAGCAGCACGTTATTAAACCTGACTTAATCAAAAAAGAAGACGTTAAGAGAGTCGTTGAAAAGAATGAAATTGTAGAGGACAACAAGGATAAAGACATCGTAAAGGTTGAAAAACCTGCCACTACAATTACCCCTGTAAAAGAGGAAACTAAAAAACCTGAATCCGTTGTCAACACCAAACCCTATGTTTCAATTCTTGACCGAGTTCCTGCTCCTCCAAGACCTGCTCCAACAGTTGTAAAAGTTGAGCAGCCTAAGAAGGAAGAAGTACAGCTAACAGGTAAAACTGCTAAAATCAATATTGACACGAAGGGCAAAACCAACGAACAGATTTTGGTTGAACGTCATCACTTAGTTGACCGCCACCTAAAAGCTGGTAACAATGTCAGATTTGATGAATTGGTTGAAGAAGACTGGAACAATATCTTGCACGATAAACCAGAAGCTATCTTGCAAATTAAAGATGCTCCAGCTTCCTTGGTGTACAATACAGTCAAGTCCCATAAAGACTTAATTGATAAGCTGAACGACAAACAAAAGGCTGAATTGGTAAAAGAAGATGGTATGCTTTTAAAAGAAATTGCAAAACCTGATGAAGAAACCATCAACAATGCGATTGACAGTAATGCTGCGGCTATTCAGTTTGTCAAAAACCCGACTGAAGATCAGCAACAGAGAGCTGTTATAAACAACTTGTTCGCTTTTAGATACATCAAAAATCCATCTCCTGAGGTTAAAGAGATTTATGACAACCTAAAAGAGGACTATGATGCGCAGAAAAAACAGGGTAAAACAATGATTAATATGTATACCCTGTCTAAATTGCAAAAAGCAAAAGCGTTGGCAAAAATAAAATAAACGCTTTACCAGATACCCCTACTATGTTTATATAATGTGGTAGGGGTATATTTATGAAGCAGTAAGATATGTTTATACTCTACTTATATGCAACTTACAGATGCTAAAAGCAAATATAGTATAAAGTCTGTTTTAAAGTTAAAAGAGTCCGCCGTATATTACCAAGTCCTTCAACTATAAAAATTTAAAATATCTAAATCAGGAAAATAATTTGCTCAGTACAAAACACAAATATATAGCTACACAAAATTGCGTTTTAAAATTTAAGGAGTTTCCAGTAACAGTAGATTTTAATGCTAATCCTAAATCCAAAACAATAGTACAAAAAGATTGTCTTATTTATCTAACACAGGGTCAAATTTTTGAAGTAGACATATCTACAGACTATATATGTTATTCAAGTGTGGATGAGTTAATATTAGATGAGAAAGCAATTTTAATACAAAGCGATTGCATACAAAAATATAGGGTGAGGAAATAATTCCTCACCCTTTTTATTGTGTCATTTTAGCCTAAATACTTTGTTTTATGTCTTCCACCGTAAGTTTAATGCCAAGCTGTCTTGTATTAAATACTTCGTGTTGTCTATGCGGTTCACACCTATCAAAATAGCTTTTTAAGGGCGACAGCAGTTTAGGCTTAGAGGTATCTATTGTTTTCAACACCAGCATACTATCCCCAAAACACCGTCTATGTTCTTTGTACTTTACTGGTAGTTTGTTTAGGTTCGTATATTCATTATCTACAAAAGTAATATACTTAGGATGGGCACATAATATATCCACTTTGGAATACATAATACCAACCAGAGTAGACACATGGTCTGGTAGTTTGTTAGGCAGTAATTTTTGACGTAGCATCCATTTATTTGCGACTACGGATAAATTATGTCCTTGTGAAATTTTATCCGTATAACTACCAATTATATATGCGAAAGCTAAGGACTCACTTCCTATTTTATCAAATGACCCTACATAAATCTCATTGTTTTCAGGCTGAGGAAATTGATTAAGACTATATAGAGATTCATAGTCCGTGATGATGATGTTTAAGTCAAATCTATCGTCGTCTCTGTAAGTTCTTCTAATTATACCATCGTAAGAGGAATAAGTAACTCTTACTTTTAGATAATTACATTTAGTTGCTTCATCTATTTCCTCTTGGCTAAACTTGTAGTACAGCTGGTTGTCACCTTTAAATACGGATGTATAGTAAAAACTACCTATTTTGGTATGTTTAACAGCTTGAGAGACTACGCCATATTCTTCGCCTTCGTAAAAAAGTGCATAAGTATCAAGTGTTTCCAAAATAGAATGTAAGGCTTCTACTAAGGAGTGCCTACAGACCACATTTGTTTTGTTGACAAGTTTAGAGAAATCAGATACAATCTCCTTATCTTTATTTTGTGTCATTCTTACAGTAAAACAATCTGGTTTATAATAAAAAGGATAACTCATCATTTTACATTCCAAGTCACACTGTTATCTGGTATCGTTACAATTATATCTCCATCCTGATTTATATCTACAGATTCAACATCAAATTCGATGGTATTAACACCTTGACGTAAATATAATTTTTTAGGCTTGTCAATACTAATGCTTGGCATAGATATTTTGTTGGCCTTATAATAGTTGTCTAAGTATTCTCTGTCCTTAGCGGATAATGTTCTGTCAGGAGTAAAAGGCTGGTTGCCGTTAGGGTCTTTTTTGGTAAGAGTTAGCCATCCTTCATAGTAAGATGGATTGCTTAGAAGTTTGTACACCATACAAGCTTCTTCATACCGTTTTGTGCCTCTACAGCAAGAATATAATACCTCTGCTATCCCTAAAAAATGGCAAGCAATAATAACGCCATCCGCTTCCCATGCAGTACAGTTATCTGCATCATAGGAGCAAAATTCACCCCTTCTTCTAATAGTGTACTCCCGTTCCACTAAAATAGGGTCTTCTTTTGTTGCCGTGTAGCAGTAGATAGACTCTAAAGTATAATAATTTTTGGTTCCCCGCATATCTAAAGTACAGGAACCTTTTTCTAAATGTGTAACCCCACAGTCTATTAGGAACTGTGCTGTCCTATCCAGTAACTCTATTGAGGATATTTCTCTTGACATTATACTACTCCCTCTTAGTAAATTATTCCTTCAACTTTACATAATACATATTACTTGCGTTGTCGCTAATGAAATTTACCTTTGGAAATTCTATTTTAGGTAATGGTTGTTTTGTTATATCCTTACACCAATCAGGCTTTTTAAGATTGTTTTTGTCATAAAGGCTCAGCACATAGTCTAAATCTTTACCTTTGAGACATTTACCTATGATATAGCTCGTATGGTTTGAGAGGTCTGGATTTTGTAACTGTCTGAACTGTTGTTTAAAGTTTTTACCCAGTAGGTTAAACATTAGGCAAGCATGTTTATATTCTGTAGAGTTACGGTTAAGTTTAACTATTTTGTCGATACCGAGACCACACAAAACCTGTACGATGTAATAAAGGTCTGTGGAATTCGTGGTTATCGAATTTTCAGCGAAACGCCAAGAATCTGTAAATTTAAAAGTATCTATACGCCAAACCTTATAGTCCCCCTCGAACTCTATAGTATGACCGTCGGGAGTATCCATAGTTTTAATTTCAGCGTCACACAGAAATTGCACCATTTTTTGTACAAGACATTTATCTATTTTCATTATTTAGAGTCCTTTAAATTATAGGTTGAAATTGTAACTGTATAGTTGTTCTTATCTATCTCTACGTGTGAATCTGTTACTTGTAAGGTATTTATTACTTTGTCATCAAGCAATAGACATACAGTAATTTTTGGTCTATGTTTGGCATTATTTATTTCGTGCATAGCCACCCAAGATGCAATGCTATCTACTATTGCAGGAGGAATTTTTACTTTGTACCTTTTGTATATAGCGAGTACTTTGTGCAGCACAGTATCCGACATTTGTTTGCCAAACTCCCACTCTTGAGGATCTTTTAGTTCGGAATTAACTAAATGTACATACTCCATTCTTGTACGATCCGTAAACCTAAGTTTGAACATTAGGCAAGCTTGATTGTACAGTATGCCTGTGAGGGAACCTATATTAGATATTCCTAAGTTAGCTGCAACCTTAAGAAACTGTTTACATTCTTCCTCGGTGTAAGAATCCTTCATTTGGAGTATATGATAATCAGGCATTTCAAGTGCCTCTTTTCTTGAAAGGTTGTTTATATAGTTATAACCCAAGATATTGTTATCCACATAGGCAATCAGCCAATTATCAGGATTACCGAACACCTTGATACCGCATAGGGAACCATAGTCTCTTACTACTGGTAAATTAGTGTCAAACATAAATTTGACAATAGCATAAATCTGACTTTTCATTTAGATACTCCTAAACTTGTTTTATATGTATATTTACAACAAAAAAATACCGTGAGGAGTTAACTCCTCACGGTTTGTCTCTACAAGGTGGCATAATCTTGAAAATTTTCCAGCCTATACAAAAACCTTAGTTTTTCATAATCATTAGACGCATTTATGTATTGTTTATTTATATTTCTAGTTGTATATAAATAATATGCATCTAAGAAATACACATTACACGTAGACAATAAAGTATCTAACGCTTTTGTTGTTGGGTTGTCCATAACCACTAATAACATACCATCATGCCCTTTTATTATAATGCCTCCTTTTTTTAAAAATACTTCAGTTAATTTAATAGCATTAGTATTATTATTTAGAACTTTATAATAGTGACAAATAAATTCAAGATGATCTACACTATCCGTAGTTATAAAGTTTCCGTCACTAAATATATACCCACACTTATTTTTTTTTGTTTTATTACTTAGCTGTTCTTCTACTGAGCATCTATTATTCCACAAAAGTTCTGCGTATTCCTCATTATCACATTCGACTTTAACAGTTAATCCTTCTCCTAAACAACCCATACATTGTATAATATTACCATGGTTAGAAGGAAGTTTTCCACAGAAAGGACATGGCTTTAACATGTTAGAATACCTCTTATTTTTTCTAAATCCCTTATAATGTCTACAGGGTCTTCTAATCCTATACTTAATCTTACTATCAAATTCCCTTCGTGTTTAAATATTGATCCTACTGTAAATGGGGCACCGAAAGTATCTCCAAACTGTATAACTTCAAAAGAGTTCACTATATTTTTATACACTGGTTCCATTGTATTTGTCTGTATGACTATATAAATTAGCCCGCACCTACTATCAGAGGATATTTTTGCCCTGACAGATAATAAATACTTCTTTACTGTCTCTGTTGTACTTTTGATTCTCTCCATTCTTAATGGCAATGTGGCTATTCTAATCTGTGCCAAATAGCAGTCAACAGGATTGGGAGATATTCCCATTACTCTTATTATATTTCCGTATCCCTTTTCTTCCTGAAGATCTACATCCTTAGAAACTATAGCTCCTAACATACAATTATTATGACCACTTACATATTTTGCCAGTGACTCTACAACAAAATCTGCACCATCATTTAAGGGATTATAATTATAAATATTTAATATGCTATTATCGATGCAGAGTTTTGAATTATGTCCATGTATGTAGGTGCTTAATTTTTTAATATCTGGAGTATATAAAGAAATTGATCTCATGGAGTCTATAATGATAAGGGAGTTTTGTATATTATGTTTTGTAAGTTCCTCCTCACTATCTAAATAAACGCATCTATATTGTTGAAGTACTTGAGTTACTTCACTGTAAGTACCTATTACATATATTGTTGAGAAACTCTTTGCTAGCACATAAAAAGCTGATACTCCCGAACAACACACCACACAATTTTCTACTGGTACTTCATATAAACTTGCCACAGTGGCAGTAAGAGCTTTTACATTCGGCACCATATTTTTACTACATCTACGATAGGCAATTTCATAATTTCCCAGTTCCATTGACCTTAGATATTCCTCTTTACTCTTAAAACTGTTATTTAGATTTACAGTGTTTGGAATTAAGGTCTCACTATATATAGATGGGGATACACAACGAGAAGAAAATTTCAATTATATTACTCCAAATTCTTTATTTATATCACATATAAAACAAGTGTTATTACTACTATATTTTTTAAAATTTATAGAATGTCCACATGTAGCCCTCTCGCAAGAACAATAAATAAAAGTATTCTTTTCCTTGTCATAATAATTAAGGACACGAGGCTGAATTATATTAATATTTGGTATATACTTAGATAAATATGTTGAATCCTGTTTTTGTACGCATCGTAAGGCCTTAAATATATGAGACTGGTCGCAGCATAAATTTTTATTATATACTATATATGGAAGTAAATTAACCCAGCAACAATGTTCTTTTTGAAATTTAGCAACATCAAAAGTATTATCTAATATACTATTACAAGTCTTTTTTGTTAGAATAGTATTACAGACTACATTAAAACCACGGGAAACTACGTAGTCCATATTAGTCAACATTAGGTCTCTGTCTTCCTGACATTTAAATCTTCCATCTAAATCATAGGAGGTAGTAAACTTTATACGAGGGAAAACATCTTCAAATGTATCTAAAAAAGTAATCAAACAACGTGTGTCTTTATATATTAAATTTGTATTTATGTATAACAAGTCAATTACATTTACACATAGCAAAGTTTTTATTTTGCTCCAAAAGTTTTTAAGTATATGCTCGCAATTATTATTGTCAAATAGTTCTCCTCCTACTATAAGAACGTGACTGCCTTTAATATAAAGGTTAGAATTAATATAGTCTATGACACACTGCAGACTTTGTTCCTTTTGTTTTAAACTTAGTAATCTTGGGTGTTCCCTCTGAAAACAAAAGGAACAATTATTGTTACAGTTATCCCATATTAAAAATTCATATATAGGTTTCATTTGTTTACTTCTATACTATAAATATCCTGTTTAAAAAAAGGTATACTTTGCTGTATATTAGCTGTATACCGTAAATAAGATTCAAAACACCTATCTCTTTCAGCTTTTAAATTTTTATACAATGGAGTGTCCTTTGTTTTGGTAGGATAATATAACATATATTTATAATTAACTTCCTCACACTCAACAAGATTTGTATCATATAAATTTATAGGCCCAAAAATAATAGGTTCCTTGTTTTTATTTTGTATCTGTATATTCAAGGGCTTAGTATATATTGCGTTTCCTTGTTCATCGAGCAACCCTATAAAAAAATCACTATCATCTAATAAAACTATTTTATCTTTAAACCATGCGTAGTCTGCACTTTTTAAAAGACACTCTCTACATAACTTAAAGTACTTAAACTTTAAATATTGTTTTAATTGGATACTAATAAAATCAAAGTGCATTAGCCTTTCTAATTGATTAATTATGTCTCTATAGGCTTGTGTAATAGCATCTTCATCAACGTCTTGACATACTTTTAAGGGTTGTCGTTGTTCTATTTGGTAGAAAAAGTTATCCTTTTCTACCGTTATTATCTTCCAATGAATACCCCACGAAGTATATAACTGTGCTAACTTTTCTCTTATTTCCATACAGTACTTTTGATTAGAGTGCATCTGATAAACTTTGTAGTAAAAATTATCCGTTTTAATTACTACTTGTCCTTCAACACCCTTCCACTTTAAACTATTAGATAAATTACTTTTATCTACCAAGGCTATCAGCTCAAAAAAAGTATCTGTATTTTTAATTACCTCAAACATATAGACTCCATAATGTTTTTAAACAAGGGAATTCCTTTTTCTAATGCCTCTGGGTATTTTATAAACGAGGACGCCCTAAATCTTGGTTGAATTCTTACTCCTTCCTCCGTGTGTTCAGCCCCTTCTATTCTTATATGGTAGTTTTTCATAAGATTAAAAGTAGTTATATTAAATTTATATAAGGAATTATAAGACACAATAGAAGGAATAGTATTATTTGGTGTTAAAATACTGCTGTATTTTTCAAATTCCATATCTAGAACAGGTTTTAATAAAAATAGCTTATCCATTCTTTGGACTACTATTTTTAATAATTCTAAGTGTTGTAGGGGTCTATATTTATACTTTTTACCTATGTCCGACAATTTGTTATTTCTTATAACTATTCCCATATCAAATTCCTTAGTCATAGCATGTGCAGTACCAATTATATAGTCAAACATGCTATAGTCTCTTGGTAGTACAAACATTTCTTGTACTGCGTCTAACACCATTATTATTTTTTTATTAGTACACAAACTTTTTATTTTTTTCAAAAATATATCCTTTGTAATATTTCCTGAAGCTGTAGTACCAATTATATAACAAAAGATGTTAGTATAGCCATCCACTATTTTTTTAATACTTCCCCAGTCTAGATTTTTATTGTGCCTATTTATTACACAAGTGTTACTTTTTTCTAAGTGTTTTTTCACACTGTCATGTTCGTCAGAGGAAACTATAACAAGGGTTTTATTATCTACGTACATAGAAAATAATTTATCTATTATTGAAGTGGCACTTACATCAAAAGATACTGAATGAGTAGTAGCTACATTATTAGCAGGGCATAAGTCTAAATATTGTAAGGAATAATCTTCTTGTCCTATTTCATAATCCTCATACTTTTTGGATAATAGCTCTTGTTCTCTATTATCCAAAGGTTTGTACTTTAGCCACCATTGTATATAGTTATCCATTATTTATTTTCCATTTTTTCTATTAGGTGTTTATCGCAAATAACACAGGCATCCGAATCAATATAGGCAGCATAGTCCATAAGGTGGCCACATTTATTAAAGGATACTCCTATGTCATACTCCTTATTTACCCCTTTGTGTCTCTCATTTAACTGCATACGGTTTTCAGAATCATTAAAGTTTCTGTACAGTGTATCTGCCCTGTAGTAAATATTAAAAAGTTTATCCCACATTTCTACGGACTCTCTCTTTCTAAAAAGAGCTAAAAACTTTAAAAAAGTGGAACGATGAGGATAAAAATTGCCTACTATTTTATTAGTTTCCTGCTTATAATTATTACCATGCAAAAAAGACCCACACTGTTTAAAGAAAAAAGATGCATTATAAGCTTTTTTCATTTTTTCAAAGTCTATCTGTCCTTGGATATATTTTTGTACAAAGTCCTCTGATAGGATAGACGTAATATTAAAATGTATTTGAGGGTATAAAGATACTATACTTTTTATATGTCCGTCCCAAGTATCAAACATCTTTTTTGTATGAAATCTGCCCAATGTATCAAAAGATGTTAAAATCCATAAGTTAGATTTGTCCTTAAATAGTTTTAGCACTTCATAAAGGTCTTCGCACTTACCAATAGTCATGGTAGCATAAATCCAGACTTGTCTTACTATTCCTTCGTTGTATAGCTGCGCCGTTTTTTCCATCAGTCTAAAAAATTTATTTTTTATAGAAGGAGTATTCAACTGACCTTGAAAAAACTCCCCACCAAGATAGGATAACACATCATATTCTTTGTAAATACTCAAATCACTAATTTTATTAAGGGCATCATCTAAAGCTTGTTCTTTAAGTTTATCGTCTGTATGAGTATTATTTTTTCCTAAATAACAAAAGGAACACTTAGAATTGCATTCTTGCCATAATTCAAATTGCAGTTGTTTCATAAAGAACTTCCTCCATCTAAAGCATATAGATCACACAACACGCATTTATCACAATCTGAGTAGCATCTATATAAAATAGAATGTCCACAGTCACTAAGAATCTCTTTTCCGTCTGATAATCTAGGTTGCTCTTTTATATCTATAGTAGTTTTATTTATTAGTCCGGTATACTTAAAAATAGAAGAGTTTTTTGTAGAATTTGTAAAATTATAGTATGCTACTGGATTAACTTTTTTTAAGTATCTTACAAAATTTAAAAAATCATTTCTTTTAAAAAAGAAATCCTTTAGCTGTATTCCTGTATGTATAGGGTGAGGATATAAAAAGTTTAAACTATTTCCTGGGATTTTTGATTTTATAAATTCATTTATATCCCATTCTCTATTTTTCCATAAATCTATAACGTATTGCGTTAGTATCATTTGTACTCCCACTGTGTAATTATACCTTTTATGGAAATTATTTATATTATCTAGTACTATTTTATGTTGCTGTTCTGTTTTAAACCTATACTTTAGATCATAAGAAAAATTTAAATCTACCTTTTCTATCCCAACAGCATCTACTATTTTGTCTATTACCTTATACAAAAAGGTCGGATCATATAAACCATTTGTTACAGAAGAATACTTACAAAAAGGATTCTTAGAAACTTTTAATATATATTCTATTACAACATCTATTAAGTCTAAAAAAGAATCCTGTAGTTTTTTATCCGTTATGTAGTAGAGCTCTCCCCCTAACAAAGATATTCCATAACTAAACTTATTTTCCCAATCTAGCAGCTTAATATTTTGTTTTATAGCATCTAACCAAACTAATTGCTTTTCGTATGTATAAGGTATTCTTTGTTCCCTTAAACAAAAGGCACAATCATTACAGCAATTAGGCCATACTCCATATTGACACATATTAGCCATTATAGTAATCCCGTTATTTTTTTAAATTGTTGTGTTACTTCCAAAATAGATTCTTCACAGTCATAAAAATAGCTTGACGAAAAAGGATCATATTTTTGTCTATCGGATGTAAAGGTTCTACCATCTCTACTATCATAATAAAATATTGTGTTAGACCTTAAACTACTAGACAAAAAATCCTTAGTAAGCAACCCTTTTTTATTTAAAAAAACCAAGAAAGAAATAAACTCTTTCTTTCTTGGTAAAAACAAAGGAATAATCTTATTTGCCTGTTCTTTATTTTTAAAATTTCGTACAGTAGGTTCAATAAAATCTAATCTAGCTGCATACTTTTCACTGAACATTCCTATGTCAAACTGTCCTGATAAAACTTGCTGTATAAAATGATGAGTTACTATTAGTTCGATGTGTGTCTTTATATTCGTACTATTTATTTTTCTTACATTATTTTCCCATAAAGTAAGACCATTATTTTTAAATCGGTATATAGTATCATAGGATGTACATATTACTACATTTTTTTCTATATCTAATTCTTTTAAGTAATGTAAGAATTCATCAAACATAGTAGATTCAAATATTAACGACGTTGCTATAAGCAGTCTATTTACTTTTTCTTCCTTAATCTTTTTAGAAATTTCTAAAATTACTTTTGTAAATAAAAGATACTCATTTTCTTTCATTTGACCATCAAAAAATTCTCCGCCGATTAGCCCGATAGTATCACAAAACTCTACATTTTTTATGCGACATAAAGTTTTTTTCAAGGAATTTATTTTAGAAACAGATGTACTAATAAATCTATTATAACAAAAGTCGCATCCGTTTTTACAGTCTGCCCATAATTCAAACTGTAAAAATTTATGTTCCTTTTGTATTATTTCCTTCTCTGAGTTCATTTATATATTCTCTACTGTTTGTACATAAGTATAAGTGCAGGGTCTATTTCTAATACTATTCTTTACATAATAAAATAGGGAATTTATATAGTCATTTACATGGTCTTCCCTTATTAAATCTGTGTTGCCGGATCCTTTAAAATATTCCTTATAGAAATAGGACACATCTCCTTGATTATAAATCACATAAGTGTTTGGGTCCAAATAACTACAAGTAAAAAAAAGTCTGCAAGAACAAAAAGACATCAAATTATTAATTAAATTAAAAAAGTCCTCAGCAGACACTCTAGCATTTATATTCGGTACAATAGACCTTATAAAACTATCCAGCTGACTAGACATGGTACTAAAACTACATTCTGTAATAGGGTTGCTAATATAAGCAGTCATTACAGGTAATTCTCTTCTACGAGCCCAGCTATTGTATAATGTATATGTTCCATCAGTAGCCTCGTACCTATAGGAAAAATTAGGTTTAAAACATGCTGGCAGCCCTGCATAGTTGCTTATGTTTATACAAGTAGAAGAGATTAAAGTTTTTAGGTAGTTTATTACTTGGGAATATGTGCATAAAATTTCCATTAATTTCTCCTATATAATCATATAGGCTATGTATACACTACTACTAGAACTACTACTACTAGAACTACTACTAGAACTACTGCAGCTACTACTAGAACTACTACAAGCCACCTGAATAGACGTTACTATTTTGTGCATATTAAGGACATTACCGCACAAATTAGATATTTCATTAATTCTCGCTAATAAATAGGCAGACTGAATATTTCCAATATCCTTTAAGCCGCCACCAATGGTTAAATAATTAGCCGGATTCTTATTATAAAATACTGAGATGTGGCTATTAACTCCTGCTGACACAAAAACTATGCGTGTGGTCAAAAAACTGGCTATATTATTCATTAAGTACAATAAATTTTGAACCGTAATTAGGTCGTCGTCTAAAAAGACAATACCCCTAGAACTTAAAAAGTCCAAAAGTTGAGATTCTACTGTACTGCTGGGAACTACTACTGCAAGGTTATCAGTAACAGTTGCTGTTATAGTTTGTTTACTTCCCTGTGAAATAACATAAGTGGAACCATTCCGTAAAGAAATATCTACAGAAGAAGAAAAGGAATCGATATTATGACATATCGTTTTTATGTATTTTTTTACCTCAGATATTACTTGAGAAAAAGTAATCAAATTTGACTTATCAACCATTTTCAGTTCCTTTTAAGTTCTCTGCAAACAGGTTTATTAAATTAAGGCTTATTGCTTTATTAATTAAAAGACAATTAATATAGTAGGCTGAGTCCTCTATATAGTAGTCCGGAATTTTTTCCATACCAGAGGTACTAAGTATTCCACATAAAGTTTGAAAATCATATTGTTCAAATATTTGTGCGTATAATGGAGACAATGTTTTTACAGTGTCCATAGGAGAAAAAAAGTTTTTATCATAGGAGCACAATAAACTAATAAATTTAGACGCTAATTCCTTAGAAACTTCCTCCAATTTATCTTTCATAAGAATTCTTATTTCTATAAATTGGTCTAAGTCCTTAATAAATACTAAAGGATTATTAAAAAAACTATCATCTAAAGAATTATATGTTTTTATTAGATTAACTAAATTTGAAATAAAAACTTGGTTTATGTTGTTACTATCTGACAAAAATAAGTCTAACGCATAAATAATGTACTCTGTGGGTAAATTTTTTAAGGAAACTTTGGCATCCTTGCACTTTAGTATAGGAAGTAATTCCTGTTTTAAAGTGCCCTTTTCTATATCAGAATTAAAAGTAATAATATCCCTTGACATTTTTTGTTACTCCATCGTTATTTGGTCCATATTTACCATGTCTGCCTCTATAGATCCACTATAAATTAGTAAAGACGCTTGTTGTCTAGTATCTGGTATTTTAGTGTCACTATATTTTCTACTAAACAGTAAATTAAAATAACAGTTGTTATTATCCGCTATACTTCTTAATTTACTTAATTTTATTATGTCATCCTCCGAAAGGGTATAATTATACCAAGTTAAATTATTTGTACAGTAGGCAGTAAAATCTTGTTCATCACTTCTAAATAGATCCATATTATTTACGGTACTATTAGAAATGCTATTAGGAATTTCTATTAGAGTAGAATTGTTAATGTTTAAGGCTATAGTATCTCCAAAAAGCAAAATAAAAGTTCCTGCTCCTGGATAGGAAACATTATAATAGTTTTCTCCACAGTATATTTGTACAGATGCTTTATCAACAACAATTCTTAACAGTTTAGTATCATCAGAGTAAAGTGTTAAAAGTTCCATCTGATTAGAAAGCCCGTACATAGCGGGCATAACTAAACTATTATTGTTGCAAGTTACCTCAGGAAACGTTAAGGACATTTTAGTACTTAACAATTTTATATAGGAAGTCCATTCCCCAGTGGCTTCATCCACATAGTCCTTTGTTACCAAGGATTTACTTTGGTTGGGTACATAGGAATCATTTGCTAACAATGTAGGGCTATCTAAAACAACAGAGTCAGTACCGATAACCCTTAATGTAGAATCAGTAATGGTATGGGTATCTATAGTGACTCCATCATTAAACTGCCACCCCTTACTGTACTCTATCTTTTTATTATGCATCCCAAGAAAAGATACAACATTAATAGTGCCAGTCTTGGCACTAATTATTAAATCAGTACCAGAGGCTACCACCTCGAAATTATTTATAAACTCTTGGTTTGACTGAAGCCCATCCGCAATCATAAAAAAGGAGGAACAATCGTCAATATCCAAAGTGTATAAATTTCCACTCGCAGTTATATTTACGCCGTTACACAAAAAGGATTTTTCATAATGTACGCCAACAGTATCAGTGCCTAATCCTGTAATGTCAAAAGCTAAAGTACCTATGCTTTCACCTAAGTATATACCACCACCTTGTAACTCTTTTTCAGACTTACTATTTAGGAAAATTTTATTATCTTTGGCAGTAACTAAATCCGTATCCAGTTCAGTTTTGTGTCCTTCAACTTTTAGATTACCACTGGCATTTATACTGGCACTATTCAGATCCCCAGTGCTTAAACCCGCTGCAGTACCATCATTATTAGTTAGTGCAAAACCATTATCATCGCTGGAAATAGACTTATTGTTTTGAAACGATAAACTCTTTCCGATTTTTGATAATCTTGGCTGTATATTATTTACCATCTCTAACCTCAGTCAAATTCTCTTGTATCTGAATAACCAATGCACACGCCAGTTCCAATATAGCTCAGTTCGTTGACCGTTTCTATACAACTTACAACACTATTTACAGTATTAGTTATGGCACAATTTTCACCCAATTCAGTCAAGCCGATTTTTAAAGTGGCAGTAGCCTGTATAAAGGGAGTGTGCAAAATATCCGCAGGAGTAGGCAACTTATGTGAACTCCAATTATTTGAAGCCTCAATACTCCACAAAGATATATAATAATAATTATTGCCTCTTCTTACATACCTAATTGCCCCACCGCTATTATCTGTTTGAAAACTACCAACTCGTCTATAGTGATAGCCTTCATTTACCATCTCCACAGGGTCTAAACTACTATAATATCTACAAACAACCTTGCCTGCGTTGTTTATACCCAAAAAGACATGATATGTTGTATTAGCCATAGTATTTACAAGCACAATGTACATAGGAGTATTAAGAATTATGTTGGCACTATCGTCCTTACTTCTACAACTTCCTGTACCAATCACAAACGTAGTTTCATTCTGCCAATCAATCCCTAATCCCTGTATAAACATTGGACCAAAAACACGAGTAGTACCGCTCATATATGCTTTAAGAGACGCAGGACTAATCATAATATCGTCTCGGCTACTATTAGCTACTTCCGCATTTGTAGCAAACCTTGCCACGCCTACCTTGGCTGTTGTGGCGTCTTGTATATTGGAGGCATCTGATAGTGCAATACCTTTATTGGTAATAGCGTCCGTACCCAAATTGCTTAAGTCTGTGGATACCAAACCTTTTTTTGTCAAGGTTTCTTTTGACACGTTGCTCATATTATCAGCAGCTACACCTTTATTAAGCATAGTGGCTAATGTAACATTATTCAAATCTTCTCTTGCTAAAGGATAGCCACCATTAAGGTTACCATCCATTACAACAACAGTCTTTTTATCAGTATCCATACAAACTTCGTTCACACTGCCTTTAAAGGAGGCAAACTGATTTGTAGTACCCTTTCTAAGACTAAATACTGTCGAATCCGCCATTTACGTCTTCCTTTTTAATACCACTTACAAACCAAAACTGCATTACCAGCATTGTTATCCGTTGAAGTAACATACAAATTGACAACACCACGATCTATTCTCTGCATAAAGGGAATAGTTATCAAACCTACGTTACCGCTGATTTCAATCAGACCGTCACTCAAATAGTCATTGTCTACTTCGTCCCCCAATGAGATATAATAACTTCCATTAAACTCACTCGTTATAAGTATTTTTAACTCATCTAATATCTTGCCCTGCACGTCGTCCACAATTTTTGTAGTAGATGTACTGGAAGAAAGTGTGACTTTGCCGGATACAAAAACAGTACTTTGTGCGTTTTCTAAGGCTTCTGCTATTGCCTTGTCAACATATCCCTTGTTAGCTAAATCGTTTTCATTTAGTACGTTGGCAGTATAAGAGTACTGAGCTGTTTGTGAAATGTCTACATTAATTGTACCATTACCGACAGGAACTAATGTTAGGTTGTCAACAGATGCCCACAGTTTATCTCTAACTATGGTCTTTGTTTTTAGCTCAACAGTGTTGTTAGCGTTACCTAAAAACAGAGTCCCTGCACCGCTACACCTTATTGTCATATCTACGGAAGATGTAGGATTGTTGAATATACCACTCACTATATCCATACCATAATCGGTAGAATTGATAGTAGCTATATATCCTTTATCTGAATTGCTATCGGTGCGTAAAACAGTTTTACCACTTACCCCGTATAGGGCATTTCCCCAAGTAAAAGTAGGCAACCCGCCGGCACCTTTACTTATTAGGGTCTGACCTGCTTCACCATTGTCCAAAGACACAGGAATATTGGAACCATCACCATACAATAAATGGTTCTTTTCAAAAGGAGGAAGAATAGTTCCAGGAGGTTGACTTTCAATGGCAATAATAATACCTTTTTCGTTGACAGTCAGTTTTGGATATGTGTACTGTTTCACACTGTCTAACTGGTCTTTCAACAGGTCATTTGCCTGTTTAAATTCTAGACCATTTTCTCCCTGTGTAACTGCAACTACCTTTTCTGACGCTCCCTCATAGGAAGCAGGAACGTCAGCTAATTGAGTAAAGTCCTCTATTTCACCATTGGCAACATTAACAAATTCCAAACCTGAATTATCGGATTTTACTCGTACCAATTTGCCAGCTGCATTTTTGTACGAGGAAGGACAGTCGCTCAATGTAGTAAACTTAGCAGGTACGATGTTTTTAAACACCAGCCCTGTTTCTTTGTCATTGACTACTGGTGTTTTACCTGCCTGTCCTTCGTAGGTATCAGGAGTATCCGTTAAGGATAAAAATGTAATACCTGTAGTATTTGAGTCCGAACCTGTACCAGCTGATACAACTGTCCAGTCGTTACCCTGCCAAATTTCAATTTGTAAGGGTTCTTGAACTAATGAAATTATATCCATAGTACAAATCCTAATCTAGTTCAATAGTTGTTGAGGAGTCTACGTTGAACTGACCTTCCATCCATCTAACTTGTACGCCGTCGGGACGAGTCAGCACAACGTCATAATACCAATTACCAGACCTTACTTTCTCTCTTAACACCAAAGTATCGAGGTTAAGAGTTATAATGCCGTCGTCTCCCAGTAAAATAGTACCGTCATACTCCCCTGCCTCACTTGACAGGGTTGCTAATACTACATAACCGTCCTTGCGTTCCCGTATTTGCATTAAGGCAGTATATCCAGTAAAGTCTACTGTTTCTCCTGACTTTTGATACTTTGTACGAGTTTTTATGTTTAGATTAGCATTTGACTGTGCCTGTATATTAACAAATCCTGTCATTTTAACTCCTTAATTTGCATCTGCATAGTAAGCCTTACGGGCAGTACCTTCGATTACTCTATCGCACGTTAAAGTTCCAGTAATTCTTACATTGCCATTTAGAGTAACTTGATTACTAAATGTTACCGTGTTGGTAAAGTTTGTTTTGGCTTCGACATTAAGCGTATTTGCTATCGTTGTTGTACCCGTAAACTTCGCCACACTGGCTACCATCTCACCGACGTAGGCACTATTTAGAGTAACACCTTCAAATACCCAGTTACCAAAGATATACTGGTCAGCATTTTGCAAACAGTATTCAGGTGTAGAGGCTCTAATACCCGTACCAAAGGAACCAGTTTCTAACTTGAACCAGTCAAGGTCAAAATACTGCTTCGTGTTGGGCTGCATGCCTATACTAAAGGCTAAGTAATCGTCATTATTTGTTCCGAATGTATATACTCCTACCAATGTAGGAATAACAAAGGTAACAGAGTATTCATTCCAATCGGTGGATAAGTTAATCCATGTTTGTGTCAAATCCAACGTACTACTGGCAACACCGCCCGTACCGAAATATACCTGAGCAGCAATCAAAACTCTTTGACCGTTAGCACTACCTCTAGCTCTAAAGCTAATTGTTTTGGTAGTATTTTGATACTTAGAAGCATTTGGTATTTTTTGCCACATGCCACTTGTCATATTTGTGTTTAGGTCAACAACGGAGTGAACAAAACGCAGGAAATTTTTAGGTCCTTCTACCCAGTCCCCTAATTGGTGAGGTACGATATTATAACCATACTTTGACTCGCCAGCTGAGTACACTTGCCAAGCTGGTATGGTAGAAGCCGTTGTGTTGTAAAACTGTCCATTACTCAATTCGTTAGCCTTGGTCACACTTGCGCCACGAGCCACAGCAAAAGGAGTAACTGCTTTAGTATTGTTAGAACCAGCTTCAACTTCGTCAACTGTTGCCAACTGTACATAGCCAGGATAAGAAGTAGTAGCAGGATTTAAATCCTGCGCTCCTAACAATAACGTTTCACCATCAACAGCCATACCAACGTACCAAGCTGTTGGAGTAACAGTTAATTTACCTGCCTGTACACCACCGTCCGCATAGTACTTAAGCCCTACGACGAAACTTGGGTTTTCTTCCGTTGAATTTGGGTCTTTATACCTACCTTCAATTATGATGGTATTATTAGGACCTCTAAAACCCATATAGCCATCAGTCAAGTTAGTAGCATCTGCTTTTCTAAATAATCCAGCTACTCTATCAAATCTAATCGCATCACCAACAGCAGGAGGGTCTTGTGTATCAAAGTTGGCACTTGAAAACTGATAGCCCGACCCTGCACTAAGTTGTGACGGTATAAACCACCAGTTAGAATCAGCCCTTAATGCCAAAACAGGAGAACCAAAACTTGTATGTTGTAGTACCGAATATGCAGAATAAGGAGCCGCTAATGGGTCTGGCAAGTAAGTTTCATTAGCTACAACAGGAATAGACGCCTCATCTGCAATTAATACGGATAAATTTGTAATAGTAGCAATACCACTCAACACAATGGGAATATTAAAAATACGTCTATTACCAACAACATCAGGAGGGTTATTTTTTACTTTTTCACTAATAGCAGGTAGTGCTACAATAGCAAATAAGTCCCCACTATCTAAGTAGAGACCTATATTACCGATGTTGAAATCGCCTATATCTTCAGAAAGAGTAACCTTAAAAAGAACGGTACTATCATTTAATACTTGGTATCTAATGTAATCAGTACCACCTTCCCATACTTTTCCTGACACGTCTGTCATATCAGAAGTAGCCGTTATAAGGTTAGACCCTATTTTTACTCCTGTAATTGTTATTTGAGGACCATACATACCAGCTAAGGCTGCCTGTCTTAGTCCTAACTTTGTAATCGCTGTTGTTGACATTATATAACACCCTCGATTGTTTACTATATTAAAAATTATTGTACACTAAAGAAATACGTAAGGTATCCATTAAATGGATTATTACCCAACCAGTTTGTACCGAGCCTTATCATATTAGGAATACGTTGTAGGGATACAATATTAGTATGAGTTTCTTTACCTATCTTGATTGCTACTTCATAATTATTTTCATTGGGAGAAATCTGTACGAGAAGTTCTGTATTTAATAATAAAGTACCTATTTCTATTTCTTGTTTTACTCCAGAGTCTATAACCTCTAAAACTATATAAGGAGTATGCTCCCGCATCTTGCGAACTATATTTATACAGTTAGCAAAATCCCTACCGTATCCTAGCACAAAACATTCGTTATAATCTACGGTATCTTTTAAAAACTGGAAAAACAAAGTAGAGTTTACAATGTTTTCGTCTGTACAAATATAAGTATCGCTTACACGGCGTAAGTCTTTCGCATTGGTAATAATAGGGGACGTCGGTATTTTTCCGTCAGTAAGCTGCATTACTTGAACTTTCGGATCAGGTTCTATAACTAATTCTGTAGGCTTACTTACTGAAAAAGACATAAATTCATTTATATCCAGAGTGACATCAATAGCCCCGCTTAATTTTGTTTTACCGCTAAACCCAAAAGATTTGTACACATAAGTACCTTCGTCCAACATTATGGTCTTGGTGCCTATCACATTAGAATACGGAATATAATTTGTAGCTTCTCCTTCTAATAATATACCTCTATTAGGAGCTATTCTAATTGTGTTAGCAGGTACAGTTTCTATCATATTGTAACCAAGCCTATCCTTTGTTACATAAGAAGCTGCCGTATTGCGATAACATACCCAATTTGCTGGTAAGTATTTCGTTGGCTCTCTCCATAGATTGCCATAGTATACTTGCATAAAGAACCAACTTATGTCACGCTCAACTCCGTCTAACACGCATACAGTTCTACCGGAAGTATATAGGTCATAGTCACGATGCGTAGCCCAAGTGTACAACATTCCTTCATATTGCGCCCACACAGGTATAGTATCTGTGAAAATCGTATGACAGTCTTTACTATGCAACAAATACAAGCTACCTTCGTCGCAATAATATACACCAGATACAGTACCTAACACTAATTGAGCGGGTGCCACTTTATAAAACAAATAGTGTACGTCGCTATCGTCAATAGGAAATTTACCAAAGTCAAACTCTAAGTCTACATGGGAAGTAGGATAATACTTATCCTCATAGTAGGATGACTTATTTATATCAGGTAAATCACCCTGTTCAGCATACTCAGGAATAGATCCATAAGACACACTATCCGAGGCATTATCGTAAATCCACCCATAGTCTACTTTGTGTACAGCTTCTTCACTTATCAATCCATAATCTAAATTATGACTGGTATTATCATAGATACGAGTATATTTCGTCAAAATAGAATTTTGTTTTACAAACTCTGAATTTCTTTCAAAGGTTATGTAGTCTTTAGTCCATAAAGGGAACGCTGTAAAATGTGCTCCTTTTACTACACCAATTAAGTCTAAATAATAGTTTGTACCTTTTTTCTGTTGGTATTGTCTTAATACATATAGAAGACGTACATATTCCTCGTTTGTAAACAAATCATTTTTGAATACAAATCCACAATCCGTAGCGTTATTTACATTTACTTCACGGTCGCTTATCTCATAATCGTTAATACCCGCTAAACGTTTTAACTTTGGCTCAAAGTACAATTTAAAGACAACAGTAATACACTCAAAGAATTTGTACCACACTGTATTTTCGGTGTAAGAACCAAACAATAGGCGCGTATAATCTATATCAATAGAATCTACTACATTATTAGTGTATTGCATAGGATTTATCCAATCAAACTATCGGCTGACCTTGATGTGTATTCTGTTGTTATTTTAAGATTTCCAAGTTTTAAAAACTCTGTTTGCTTAACAATAAAATCTACCTTTGGATAATTAAGACGATAGGCATCTAAGTATACATTACCAGCAGTTAGAATGGCATTTTCAATATCTGACATATATATTGACTTACCAAGTGTACCAACCTTTGGTGCAAATAACTGTCTAATTGAATCCTCTACGGAAGAAGCAACAGTTTGTAAGTTAGCAGAAGGTAAACATAACAAAGTAACATCTATATCTACTAAATAGCTAACGGGGTCTACTCTTACAAATTGTAAGTTTGGAATCGTATAATAAGTCTGTAGCCAATTTACCAAACCATCAAATTTAGAATTATCCCAAAGGTCTGTGGTTAGTAAGGTCAAAACAATTACATTCAACCATTCTTTTCTCTTTGGTGCGATTTCAGCCTGCCCTCTTATTACACAATCTACAACCCCTTCGTATGTACATATTATAGCTTTTAAGTCGTCTCTTGTAACCGCACGGTTGTTTGTTGCACTAAGGGAGGCACCCATCTGCTGATAAAAATAGGCGGAGCGTGCCATATCTCCCCCGATTAATCCTGTGGTGGTAGTACCTTGAATGTCCCCACCTTGTAAAGACACAGACTGATTGTCAGCGGCTGACTGTGCATCTGACCCAGAAGTATTAACATAGGTAAAAGTAATAGTTTCTCCTGCTAAAGGAGATTTACCATACTTATTATCCCCAAACTTTATCTGTACAAAACCATCGGCAGTAGTGTTTTCAAAAAACTTCATATCTGAGGCTTGGAAGGTAAACAACCCGTTTAAGTCTCTTTTCCATTCTATACCATTGACATAGCAGTATACGTCTTGGTCAGAAATTTCGTAGGCTTTGTCACCAATTACATAAGATTGAAAGTTGTCACCATTAGAAACAAAGGATTGAGTTTTTACTTCGCCTTGGTACAGCACAACGTCATTTATTTGAGCTACGCCTGCATTAAACAATAGGGCAGTACGATTGAACAGTTTGACACCATTCATACTAAACTGGGAAAGTGCTGGTATACTATATCTCGTAGACGTACTTTCTCTAAACAAATCCACTTTTACAGAAGCAGATATGTTTCTCTGTATGTGTACACCTTGGTCTCTTGCCTTCAAATAAATACTTGAAGTTAGTTTAGCCGTACTGTAATACAATTCCTGCATAGCACTTTCTATGCTGTACTGACTAAAGTCTCCAATCATAGCAATTTGGTCTAACAGTATACCAATAGTAGATGCAGGGGCTAAACTGGCTAAGTACTCGTCATTAGCCATACGAGTGTACAACTGTTGTCTAATACCATCATAAGTGGAGTTAGAAAAGTCTATTGTAGAATTTGTAGACGTTGTGTATTTCAACAAGTCGGATACATTATTTATTGACATCGTTAGACTCCACCAGTAATAATATCTATATTAGAATGTATAAATACTTTCATTTTTGTTTCGCCAAGTTGCGAGGTATTTTTATTTTTCCAATAAAGGGCAATATCATAACATTCCAAGTCATAGTCAGCAGTTACATCAATATCCCCAAATTTAAGGTCAATTTCTTCCACCCATTTTGTAATATTCGTATACAACATCATTTTTATATTGTCAGCAACAGTTTCCGCCATGGGTTCAAATAAAAAGAACTCTAAGTTTCCACCAAAAGTAGGTTCAAACATACGGGAACCAAGACGAGTAAAAGCATTAGAAGACGTCAACAGCACATTGGTAATTTTGTTGCTTATAACATCGTTGTTATAAAGTACTAATCTACTACTATCCTTTTGGTACTGACTATTCAAATCATAAATATATACATTACTTGCCATAATAAACACCCTTTATACAAAATTATTGATGTTGGGCTTTACAGTTATAGGATTTGGCTGACGTTGTTCAGGAGGTTCAGGCATATTTTTATCTACATCAGGGGACATTGGGGAATCTGCCGAAGGAACAATAGGAGTCGGTACAGGAGAAGTTTCAATAGTTGCACCTCCAAAACAGTTGAAGCCCCAGTTTATAACCGTTGCCATGTTGGTGTCTGTAACCGTACAAGACATAAATTGAAGACCTTGACAGCTAACTGATCCACCGCCTATATCTAACGTACCTGCCGCCAATGTACCTGTACCAGTAGACTCAATATCAAAAAATGAAGTAGCCTTTTGACTGTTAGCTTCACTTGTAAGAATATAGTTTGTAGTATCTATTTTGTAGGCTTGTGTATTATAAGTAATTGAATTATTTGCCTTTACCGAAATAGATTCCGTAGCCTCTATATTTATATTCTTAGCCTTTATATTCAAATTTTGCGTGGTTGTTATATTAGAGTCACCTTGGATTGTCACATTTAGTCCTGGATTATTAACTCCAGGACCAATGTTATTGGTATTTATCGTGAGTCCGTTATTATCAAAAGTAAAGGAAGCTCCACTTATTAACTGTACTCTAACAAATCCCTTGGTCTGGTTAAAGATAAATAAATTACCAGCTGAATCAGTCCAGCCTCGACAGTTAGGATAATCCTCTAAAAACTCTTGACTTGGTAAAATATCAGAGGAATAAGAAGCTCCGAAATAAAGTGTTGAATATAAATCATCCGAACAAAATAGTACCCATACTTGGCTACCAATCTCAGGAATATTAATACCTCCAACATTAGAAGCACACGTCGTATTTAAAGCACTCATAGACCAAGGAATATTTTTGTCGGAGGTATGAATACCATCAACACGGGCTCTAATTCTACCTATTTTTAAAGGGTCATTATTATCTATAACAATACCTCTAAAAATTTTATGTGTAAGATAGTATGCGTCCTGATTTATTTCTCTAGACTGATTAAATAATGACATAGATTTACACCAAATTAATATTATTGATATTCTTACCAGTTGTAGACAATAAAAATCTTTCGTGATAGCTCAAATCATCGGAAATCATTTTTACTTTGGCTACTACAATATAGGTACTTGTATCATTAGTAGAGTATTCATCGTTGTTAATACTTTCTACCTTTACCAAGTCGAATAGCTGTATGTTCGACTCCGTAGAAATAACTGGTAAGTAGTTAGAAGAATATAAACATCTTAATCTCTTATTTTGATGGTAGGCTTTCCAGTAGTTAGGATGCGTATTACCACAATCTACATTACCAAACTCAGCTCGTACACAAGAGATATTATTATTTATATTTTTGTTGACGTTTACTTTGTTGGAATACCTCTTGTTGAACGTAATTTTTGAAAATACATCTGTACCACCATCCAGTTTTGTATCTATTACCTTGTACTTGTATCCATACAAATAGTTATCAGCTCCATAGTCATCCTTATAAATAGAGTTTTCTACTTTAAAACTGTTTACACCATCAATGGGAGAAACCTTATAAAAATATCCTTTTATACCACTCGTCAAAGGTAAGTCAGAAATATTTTTATACTTTAGGATACCGTCTTCTGTAACTGCAACCATCGCACAGCTACCGTCTTTAAAATAGGCATAATCGGAAATACGTTGCGCCCACTGACCATAGGATAAACTGCCTGAATACCAATCCATATAATCATTTGCCAGTAAATTAACGTCTGGTTTAAATCCGCACTCGGTAGCAATTCTTGCAATAGCCTGACTGCTGTTACAGTTGTTGTAGCAAGTAAAAGGTCTATCTCTAAAGTACTTAGGGTTGGCATAAATTCCATATATGGTATATACTTTACCGTTAGGAACATCCACTATATCTGGTTTTCCTGAAAGTACAAATGGAATAGTTCTTACTTTACTATTAGCATTAAGACTACGCATTTGTATCAAAATAGGCATACCGTCTACCAAAGGTACACTTTCAAAGAAACCTCCTACGTCATCCAAAATTAAACGACATTCAGGTAGAAGTTTAAGTGCGTCCTGGAATATACATATAGACTCAAACGTGTTCGTACTAAGAGCATAGGCGCACCCGCCGATAATCAAGTTTGCATCTAATACATTGGCTATTTGCATTATTACCTCTTAAAATGTAACTTCGGTATTAAGCTCACTGGTTGAAGTATCTCCTAACTCTGTCAATATACTTGACAAATCAGGTATTTGTAGGGTATCTCCAACTTTTAAATTTAGAGGATCAATAACACCGTTTTTACGGGCAATAATCCACCATGCAGTACTCGTTCCATAATAAGTAACAGACAAATTAGGTAAATTATCACCTTCCTGCCATACATAGTAGTCCAATATAGTACAGTTATCAATTACTTTGAAATAGGAATTATTTAAACGGTCTTTTAGAGTTAGTCCTACTACCTGTTTACCCTTACCTATATTTACAGAGACATTAGGGACAAAGTTTGATCTATCATAGGTGGAATCATAAAAAGTTGAAACCTTGACCATGTTAATTCTCCCTATCTTTTAATAACTGAGGATATAGCCGTCTGGGCAGCTGTTGACCTATGAGGACGATTAGAATCCGCACCAGTAAACCACTGATACAGTTCTTCCCTTGTTGGTGGGTATAACAATTCAAATGTTGCTGAAGCCTCTGCGGAAACAGGTAAACCACTCGGACCATAAAACATACTATCTATCTTGGGGTGTATAGATGTAAGAACAACATTTTGCACGGTCATATATTTACCAATTTGCAAGGTAATAGCTTCATTAGTGTCTTTGTTAATAAGTTTATTGTTACCCTCAGCAATACTTTTAAGAACAGCTCTGTTTTTCTCCGAATTAAGGTTTCTCAGCGCACCAGTTATATCTACTGTTTTTGACGTTAGGTTTTTACTAAATCCTAAAGCAGAAGACCCATAGTTAATTGCTCCTGTAACTGCACTTATTCCTTTATTCGCCAAACCAGTAGCCTTATCCGATATTGATGTGTCAGCAGCTAATGAATCTAACGCATTTAAGGTAGTACGGGCTATAATACGCATCAAATCTGGTCCAGGAGCTTCCAACATTAACCCTCTATTACGAGGCATGGTCAATGATAGTAAGCGAAGTAGAGGCATTACTACTTCATTTAACGGACTTTCATAGGCATTAAACTGAAAATCAAATGAAAAGGTAGGGGCTTCGTTACCTTTCCAAGATTTGATTTTCGTAATACGGGAGTTTACTTGATAGCCAAAACCAGAGGCAAAATTATCTACTGTTTCTACTGCGCCTTTTAACATGTTACCGAACAAAGGAGTTTGTCCAAGTAAATCAGGTATAAAAGGAGACCACTTAGAAATGCTACTAAATGTAACTTGTTCTGGTAAGTACACAGTAATAGGATCAGTACATTTATCTCCGATATAAATTTTTAGGTTGTAATTCGGGTTATTGTAAGGGCGCGAAATGTCGGATTCAAGTTTATCAGTGAGTCCCCACTTATCCTTAGCAAAACCTTTAACACTATCCCATATACCCATATTATTCTCCTATTACATTGTTTGTAGTTCAGCCTGTCCAGTACCATTTGCTCTTATAGGTAATTCAATTTTCGTATCAGGGTTTCCACGTCTAAACTTAGTGTCCCTAATGGTCTTGGACGCTTGATTAAGTTGTTTAGATACGTCTACCTTATTTTCTTTGTTAAAAACATAAGAACTAGCAGTAGTTGAAACATTATCAATTTGTGAAGACATAGCTGTAGGTAAAATATTTCTCGGTGCATTTATAGTTTTAATTTTAGTAATATCCTCAACATTAGTACTTCCTAATTCATTCCTAACTTGCGGGTATTCCTTAATCAAACCGTCGTCGCTAATACTTCCCGTAATTGTACTAAGTACTCTTTGTCCACTATCTTCACTATCTAGTAATCCATACTTAACTGGATTTAGATACCCACCCCAAGCTAACTGTAGATCATTATCATTTGTATAAATATCATCCCCAACCTTTGTAACTCTAGCAAAGCTATTTCCACTTTGATAGAGTAATACGTCTCCATTTTTAAGACTTTTTAGTTTTTGATAAAAATCAGGATTATGTTTTTCATCCTTACTAACTAATGCCTGCATGGTCATTAGGTCATTAGAGTCTCCCATATTATAAATATCTGTCAACAGAGACTCAGGATTATACCATGCAAATTTTTCTTTATTACCTTGTTTCTTTTTATTGGATATCTGTTTTTTATGGGAAGAAACTTTTTTAGAGGTATTTTTACTTTTGGGGGCAGTAGATTTTGGTGTCTCGCTACCTGACGTGGGATTAACCCCAGCATAGGTATTTAGATATATAAGTTGTGCATCAGAAATTGGTTGAGCTAACTTATCTATACCTTCTATTCCTGTTTTCGGTAAAACATTTTGATAAATAGTTTTAGATGGGTCCCCGAACACTGCCTCTTTTGCTAAGTCCTCAACTGTAGCAGGTTTTTGATTGGCAATAACTGGATCGTACACAGATTTAGGACGTTCAATTTCAGGAACCTTTGGTTGTTCTTTAGGAGTATCTGTTTTATTTTCAGTATCCACGGTTGGGTCATCGCTAGACAACCACTTCCATAGGGCTAAACCTGAAAAAATTGTTACCAACTTTAGTATTTCATTAGCAACCTGTCCTACCTTAGCCCAAAAACTCGTATGTTTTTCCTTTTTATCATCCTTAGCACCAAGCAACTTGAATAAACGGTCGTCAGCTTTACGCAACATATCCTCTGTAGCTTTTATGTCACGCTTATCTTCTTTACGTTTATCCTTTTCCCTGTTTATTCTATCGGACGCCTTTGCTGTAGGAAGTTCCATAGGTTCTGGCAGTACTTGTTCGGTCAAACCTCCAAGTTCAGTTTGTTTTATCGACGCTTGTTTATTTACTCCAGCGTCTAAAAACTTTTCAAACCCTACTTTTGTACGTTCTTCTTTTAACTTTTTGAAACTAAGTCCTTCAAAACGTTCTTCTTTAGGACGCATACGGACTTCTTCTTTAAGGTCTTCATCATCTCTCCAACCAATTTCATCTCTGGCTTCAGCGATTTTGAAGTTTAACTCGTCCTGTTTCTGTTGTTTTTGCTGTTCTTCCTGTTTAGCCTTGACAAACTGTTTTATAGCATTGTCAACACCACGGGTACTCCAATTTTTGAAGAATGTAGTTTTTCTATCAGTAGCTCCAGATAAGGACTTAGGTAACTCTTTTTTACCCCTGTTCTTTTTTAATTCTCTGAGCTGCTGTATATAGTGCTGATACTCATCTTTAATGTAATCAGGTAGGTCTTCGTCCTTTATACGTTGTTCAGCTAACTTTGTACGTTCAACAATAACGTTTTTGTCTAAATGAGCCAAACGGTCTTTTATTATGTCAATATTGACGGAAGCCGCTTCTTTTTTAGCCTCTAAAGTATCTTTACTTATACCCTTTGGCAATTTACTGGCTACAGAGTTGTAATCACTTATTTTTGACTGTTCTACCTTAAGAATTTTTTGTAAAGCAGATGGATTCGTTACCTTGTACAAATCCTGCACTTGTTGGTTGGTAAGAGGCTCAGGCGTCTGTAGAGCAGCTAATGAATCCTTAATCCAACCCTCTGTTTCAGGGGTGGACAATTCGTCATTAGTATCTTCAGGTTTGGGAGCCTGAACTCCAATAAATTCCTCGTCACTCATTTTGACCTCTAAATAGCGAATCCACCATTCATTCCAATTACTGCATCTACCTTAGGATTATAACCTATTCTAACCTTTTGGTCTACACTTGATCTGGCAGGTATAGTCAACTGCTGAACTTCTATTGCCTCTTTCATACCTTGGTTTTTAAGCTGTTGTTCACGAACATCGGCAAGAACTGAAGTGACAAAAGTTTTCATTTTGTCTATACAACTATTCATCAATTCTTCATTAGCCTGTTGTGGCTCTTTAACTTGATAACCCTCGTCGAGTAGAGTTTCACCTTTGTCGAGAGCATCCTGCAGGGCATTTATTTCTTCAGCAGTACCAAGGAGTTTTTTGGTAGCATAACGTGCAGTTTCGTTAGCAAGTACACCAGCAACACCTGAAGCTACCGCACCAACACCAGTCATAGCAGTTACAGCATTTGCAGATATTTCGGCAGCTACTGCTGCACCAGAGGACATATACAACATCTCAACGTATTTTTTAAACTCTGGCTGACCGATTTGATTATTTTCCTTAGCAGCTTGTAGCTGATTAAGCCAATTATCTAAGTCCTGTTTTTCAAAGTATGCAGTAAGCATTACCCCTGCGCCTGGAAGTAATTTTACACCTTTACGCAATAGGCGCATTGAACCTCTACCTAACTTTACCATACCTTTACCAAACTTTACTCCACCTTTTACCATTCCTTTAGCTAAATTATACCCCTTTGTACCCCATTTCTTGCCAAAGGCATAAGTTTTGGCAATAGGAGTACCGATGTATTTACTGGCAACTGATTTAGCAGTACTATAACCGCTTTTTACTTTACCCCAACCCTTTTTAAGAGTATTAAATGCTGAGGAACCAGTATCTTTTACGTCTTTACCAAATGAAAAAAGTGAGTCTTTCCATTGTCCAACTTTGGCACCAACACTTTTGGCAATACCTTTTGCTGTAGATTTTATACCCAACGCAAAATCTTTTACCCTGTCAACACCTTTACCGATTACATCAGTAATCGGTTTTAACACCGTTTTTACAGAAGTAACCTTAGCTGAAGCCCAGTCTTTTAACTTTGTATACTTACCTTTAAGATAGTTAGCCGCTTTAAGAGCCTTCGTTTTTACCCAATTTTTAGCAGTACTAAAAGACTTTTTAACAAAATCCCAACCTTTTTTGGCAACACCAAACACAAAGTCCTTAATTTTTTTGTAGCCTGCTCTAATAAGAGCAACTCCCTTTTTAAAGGGGGTCATAAAAAACTTTTCAAACTTACCCTTTAAAAAAGTTGACACCTTGCCAAAGGCACTATGTATGTTTTTTCCAACATTAAAGATTTTATTTATTCGACCAAAACATTTCTTAACAAAGGAATACGTTTTGGAGAAGAAAGCCTTAATACCTTTGAATGTGATCTTGCCAAGCCACTTAAACAGTTGCCATACTTTACGACCAATCCATCCTATAGCCCTTTTAACAAAACCCCATATTCCTTTTAGTACCCCCTTTACAAACTTAGCCAAAAACGATAAAGCTCGTTTAGTCAAACCCATAAAAGGAGATAGAGCAAACTTAACTAAAGACCCTTTTCTTCTGTAATTGTGGACCAACCAAGTATAGACAAACAAACGTCTGTAGTATAACACCTGTACAGGGAGCTTACCAATTAAACGTAGGTTATCTGGTATAACTGCATTTTTCTTTATGTACCGAGAGCGTTCTTTATACACGTCTTTGATTATACGATGATAATCCTTAGACATACGTTCCCGTTTATCCGGTACAGGTGTTTTAGGAAACATTTTACCAAGAGATACTAATATACCTGCAGCTAGCTTTTTGATATGGCGACCATAAATTTGCCTAAATCCACCATCATCGTTGCCATGTTGTTTTGCTGGCTGACTATCTGGTTCCTTATGTGTATCCATGGTATATCACCCTCTTTGAGTTTATCTGAAATACGTTGTGATAAGTCTAAAAAGTGCAAACTATCACAGTCTAAATCAGTATAAGCCCCGTTAGCATGTAATGCTAAAAGTTCAAGTCTATTCTGAATCTGCTGTAAGCTGCACGTCGGGAAGAAGGTTGACCATACGAAAGGGTATTTCGATTTTTTCTTCCTCCGCCTGTTGTAGCAGTTGAGCTTCCATTAATTGATTTTCGAGAGTGCCAATAGCCTCGTAGGTAGCTTCAATTTCGATTTGATATTTTTCACCAATTTTATCAGCATATTTAATTTCCAAATCAGCAACTCTATCTCTTAGGTAATTGATACGCTGATTTAACAGCTCAATATATTTGGCTTTATCAAAATGAATGTCACGGGCATAAACTACTTCATCTATGCCATGTTCAAATACTTTGGTAAATTCAGTAATATCGGACTTAAAGTTGGAAGAATTATTATCTAATCTTTCTACTTTTTCGTCAACACTATTTCCTATATAATACTGGGCGTAGTTAAATAACCATGCATCTTCAGTATTAAGTTTGTTCAAAATAGAGTATTCTAATTCTCTAACTGTAGGATAGGTAATACCCTTTTCTCTAAACTGTTGTACTCTTTCACGAGTTTCTGTAGTAACAGCAACGGATAAGTTTGTTTCAACTATTGTAGAGATATTTTCATTACCATATTTGGAAACCCACCTTAATTGTAGAGGGGTTTTTGGAAATGAATGTAAACGCCACCAGTACATTAAAAATCTAAAATCTGGTTGTGTTAAGTCTCTAATATCCATATCAATACAGGAATCTAAAGTATTAAGAATACCTGAAATGGCTTGAGATTCTACCGCACCCTGTATTTTGCACAAATGACGAGTCTTTAATGGTCTAACCATAACTTCGTCTTTGTCGTAAAAAATACCACGAGAGGGCAGAGAAACATGCTGCCAACTGTCGTCTATGCGAGGTGTTAAGCTGTGGGAAGCTCTAAATTGAGGAGAATAGTTATCTGCTAAGTACTTTTTACTAAACAGTTCTTCTTCCTCATTAAAAAATGTATCTTCTTGTTCTTCTTTTACTGGTTGCGTAGGATACGGGGTAGTAGGTGTTTCTATATTTTGCAAAGAAATATTCGTGTTTTCCTTTGTAGACAAACTTTCTAATACCTTTTGCATATCCGATTTTTCAGGTTGGGTATTACTACCCTGTTTTGATTCTTCAGATTCTTCAAAATTAAGATTCTGTATTTGAGCGTTTATTGCCATTTTAACTCTCCATACTTTGTTTAGAGGTGGAGTATAAACTCCACCTCTTATTTAATCTATATCATCGACAATTTTGGAAGTACGTCTAAATTTAACGTCCTTACCAGTTCTGTCACTATATTCGTCCTCGTACTTCGTAATGTTATCGGAAATACGTTGACGTTCCTTAGCCTTATCAATCGACTCTTTTAAACGTTTGATAATATCAGGATTTGATTTACGCCTGTTCAAACCAGATTGTTTTTTACTAAGCTGTTGTTTACGTTTTGTCAGTCGGTCGTCGAAGTCCTTCTTCTTTTCTTCCGTTACACGGTTGAATTTAGAAGGTTTTCCTTCCTTATTTTTGTACTTGTTTTCAAAGGTTTGGATTTGTTTTATAAGGTTACCCTTATCCTTTGTCATCTTTTTCTGTACTTTGTTGTCAACATCATCTTCCTCATCTTCTTCAACGTCAAGGTCATAGTCTGGCTCTTTTTTAAATTCTTTTTGTTGACGTTTTTTACCAGCCTCTTTTATATTTTTTGGCAACTTTTCAAGCTTAGATTCCTTATCTTCTTGCTCTTGCACCCATTCATTTTCAGGAACATTACCTTTAAGAAACTTTTTCAGATTAAAAGCCCGTTCGTAATCGTCACCAGATTCCATAACAGGTTTGAACTTCTCCATTATGTCAGTGATTTCCTCAGGAACTTCAATACCCCGTTTATCAAGATTCTTTTTTACGTCAGACATTTTTTCAACAGCGTCCTTTAAAGTATCTAAATCATCAGGGTCTATCTCATTAAGAGCGTCTTTAATTGGTTGTATGTAGGCGTCCTTCAATTCGTCATCAAGTTTCTTTAATTCCTTTTTAGTTTCTTCCTTAGGCTTTTCTTCCTTAACAGGTTTTTCTTCTTCATAAGGGTCTTTACCTTCGGAAATAAGTTTTCTTGATTCCTCTATCTTTTTAGGGTCTCCCTTATAGGGCTGTACCCCTAATTTGTTACGGGCGTTTTGTTCCTTTGTAACACGTCTAATTTCATCATTATTTACCATTAGCCCCTGCAAGTGGGTTTCACCCTCAGGAGTACGAAGTATTAAATCTCCTCTACCTTTTAACTGACGAGCAGACTGCATATCTGCGGCACCTGCCGCGTTTTTAGTCAATCTACCTGCTAAAACGTGGCTGGCATTATCCCACAGTTTTGTATCTTTCAAGTCCTGACCCTGTGGGTTTTGAGTCATTGTTATTGTATGAACGCCAGAGGATCTTGATTCCTGACCAAGAGTAGCATAAAGACTTGCTATTTTATCGTAAAAGTCTGTTTTATTTTCCTTGTCATATCGCTTTATCTCGGTCAACATACCGCCTAATTCATCGGTAACAATAGCCATTTGAGGTAATTTTTTATCAGGGTGTTTTTTATTCCACGTCTGTACGTCTTCTATTCCCTCTTTTTCAAACAGCGCGTTTCTATCACGCATTTCTTTAACAATTTGTTTAAGGGTTTTGTACAAAGCTTCTGGGTCTTGACCACCTCTGATAGGAGGAGTACGAAGAGAAGGACTATCTGAAAATGATTTAAACGACAATCCTTTGTTGTCAATAACAATCATTTGAAATTCGTCAGGTTTATAACGAGAAGAAGCATTAAGTAAGGCTGCTTTTATTGCCTGTGTTTTACCGGAACCCGACGATCCAAGTACTACCATGTGGGAAAACGAAGGGTCGTTTAGATTTAAAGCCTCCACACCATCATCACCCATACCCAACAATAACTGCACGGAATCAGGGTTTTTCTCTTGTACTTTATCTAACTTATCACTCAAAGTATTATAAGATAAGGATACGTCTTTATTCGGAAAAATAATTTCGTACTCGTTTTTTGACCCCAATTTTTTACGAATTGTTGGGGTGGGGTATATTTCTACCTGTTCTCTTTTTCCATCTGAATGTACAATTTCCGTTGTATATGATAAGGTATTAGACAAATCGTCAGCCAACTTTTTTAAGGATCTTAAATCAGAGGGAGTACCTTTATAGTCATAAACAGTGGAGAAACCATTATTATTACCTGCTTTAAAATCTCCTGTCAATCCATTTTTAGATAATATGTCACCTATTTCCTGTTCATAGTCGGAAATCTGTTCCTTTTGTTTATCAGATACATCCTTAACTTTTTCCTCAACGTGCAAAGGCTTAGCCAATGTATCTTTATTAAAGGACTTATATTCTTTTTCACCTAAGTCTGTCGGTTTTAAAGGAGGTAAGGATTCAGAAAAGTCCTCTTCCTCCGTGTCATCTACCACAGAGTCACCTTTAACGTTTTTACCTTTGGCATCAGCAGGAGTAAACTTACCACTATCGTAATCATTAACAAGAACATTTATCTTGGAGTCAGAAAATTTACGCACACGAGCCAGTTTATTTAATTCCGGGTCGTCTATGTCACTCATAGCCTTAGTTAAAGCTGCACGATAACGAGTTTGTGCGTCTCCTTCCGATTTAGGAATGGAGTTAAATATTCTATCAGCCTCTGTCAACATATCTTTAATTTTAGGATTGTTTTCAAAGTACTTGGCTAGATTTTCTCTGGTATTCTGTTCGTCATTACCAAACATTACGGCTTTTCTGAACTTAGCATAATCAGCTGGAGTCATACCCATTGTATTTTCAGCAGGCTTTTGGTACTTGTAGTCAGAATCAACTATAGAACCATTCTTAAGCACTTTTTTCTTAGACTTTTTTGGATTACGACCCATTATACTTTTGAGAATATCAAAAAATCCTGACTCCTCGCTATAGGTACGATTATTATCTGACATTGTATACTCCAATATATAAAGTAATACTGTTATTATTATAAAATTATTTTAGGGGTGACAGTGCGTAAACACCGTCACCCCCATCAGCTTAAACCTTTTTTGTCTTGTACTTAGGCAATAAAGAAATCCAAAAGTCGTAGTCCTCTAACTTTTTAGATGCCTTAAATACATCCTTCATAAGATTACGAGTTTTTTCCGTTGGATACCACATTACCTCGTCGGAGTCGTCGTTATAAAATATCGGTTCAAAGTATTGCAGTATTTCCCTACCATTAGTCACTTTACTAAGAGGTAGAAAAGCTACTAATTTTTTAGTATCTATCATTAAAGGCTTTTTACCTTTAAGCATAAACCCTAACTCTGTCAAATACACGTTATACCCTAAACTTACTCCATTATTGTTCCAATACAAAATGGATGACTGATTTATAGTGCGAGGAAGCTGCACTCCTAAACATAGAGTATTTAGTCTATTGTTATAAAACCAAAAACAAAATGGAATAGATGATATGTCTGTATTGAATTGGGTAGGTATGTTAGACTTTATATACTCAAACACTCGATTCATTTATTTTACCTTTTCAAAGGAAATAAGATTTTCTAATCTAAAAGACCTAAATGCAGGAGGATCTAATTTAGTATCTACAACTTTGACTACATTAGGGTTGGACTTAATTGGTTTGCCCGATTTAGAACCTTTAAACATATAGTCAGCTACATATTCAGGAGATAAAGAACCGTACATGATACGAGTTTTACCATCCAATTTCTTGAATTTTATTTTATAGGTTCCTTTTTTAAAGGCTTCCGTTATTTTGCGTTTGGTCAAAGCCTGCTTACGAATGTTGGAAAATACCTTTTTGGCTCTGTCGGCACCACTAAGGGGCTTAGACTTAACCTTAGCATTTTTAACATTTTTAGCATTTAAAGCCCTTGTTTTCAACATCTTAGCACGTTTCAACCATTTAGCATCTTTACCATACTTAGAGTGAGGATGCTCTTTAATATATTTAATTTGTTGCGTAGGGGTTAAAGCTTTAAAAGATTCTTCACTTAAACCTCTTGATGCTATACACATCAATCTGTCTAATAGTTTCATTCCCGCACCTATATTAAACTAAATCTTTGTACTTTTTATTTATAAAAGATATAACGTCCTTTACATCTTTATCATACATCGCAGTATATACTAAATGATCCATATAGTACTTACTTCTGGAGTCGCTAAGTTTGTCAGCTAATTTCCAGTCTTCATTGTCAATAGCCTGTTTCTCAGCTTCCAACTTTTTGATATAAATTTTTATTTCACGTTTGGTGTCGTCAGCTAGCTTATTAAGGGCTTTTGAAAACCCATCAACTGGTTTAACCTTGAGCGCATACTTAGGGTCTTTTGCAAAACGAGAATGAGGACGGTCTTTAATATATTTTTTACGCTGAGATTCTTTCATACCGCCCCAAGTACCGTCAGAAATACCACGAGATTCCTCTACTTCGGGTTTTATACCAGCAACAGTTTCTAATCTATCTAAAGCTTTCATTGTATTTTACCTTATACTAAAAATTGTGTTCTAAACAGGCGAGTCAACATCCAGGAACTTGTAAGTCTTACAGAGCTATTAGTGGAGGGCGTAATAGCAACACTAAGAACACCAGCACTACTTGTTCTAACTAAGTTATCTTTAATTTTTGACAGGTTTTCATCAATATATTTACCTGCTTCATTCATTTTTTCTCTGATATGTCCAGTACGGTCAACTTCTAAGCTCGTTGACGCTCCCGTAAAGTTGAAGGCACTCATACCCTCAGCTAATGCCCAAGCAGAAAGGGCTTCGTACTCTGCACATTTCAAAAGCATATATTCCAAATACTTAGGAAGTTGTTGCAATGACCAACCAGTCAAAATAGGAGGAGCGGAATTAATACGAGCTAACCCCAACAGTAAGAAGCAGCACAGTTCTTGGTCAGTAAATCTCAGGTTTGGATTGATGTCATAATTGCGAGCCTTATCCATAACACGCTTTAATGCTGCTACATACATAACCGTCTTTGTAGTGCATACATAAACCATGTGGAATTCTGTATTTATAGGATTTGTAGGAGATGAGTATTTCCAAGTAACAACAAATGGGTAAGACCCTATATTTACAACCTGTTTTTGAATTTTAGGAATAACCACACCAGCATTGTAATCTACAATGGTACTGTTATTTAATTTACGAGTAGTAAAGTGCGCTGGGTCTGAGTCGGAGTGCAACAGCGTTCCATTTTCGTCTGTCAATGTGATTGAAAAGTTTGAACACCCGTCAGGAAGTATAATCATATCTGAAAATAAATCAGACGACATCATTATACTGGAGGAATCAAATATAGGAGCTTCACCGTCTAATAATACTGTAAAAGTATCCGTATTTTGATATTGTTTACCATTTACCGTAGCTCTCCAAATTAAAGAGTACTTGGAGTCAGGTTGCACTGGACAATCTTCTGGTAAAGTAAAAGTAGCGATCCACTGCTCAGGGTGGTCTATATTTTGAAATGCTATACCATTTATAACTTGGTTGTTTTCATAGTCTAGGACAGTCCAAGTCGGTGAATCCTTGAATACTAAAACATCTTGGTCAATAAAAACAGTAGTAGCTGTAGTGGGTTGACCCCTTACAACATTGTTCAGCTGCATATTATATTCTCCTACATTTTACTGCATATATACTACACCAGTGGGGAGGATATTTCACCTCCCCACTTACCGCCCTAATAAAATGGCTAAACTTAGGGCGATATTCTGTTTTTAACTAAAGTTTCCAACCTACTCATACAATTAAACAAACGTCCCACTTTGCCGACAAAAGTTTTTCTCCCTTTTTCATTTCTGTCGCTAACTACTCCATCACGGGAGCTTAATCTTTGAATTGAACAATCTGGTTTTCCCCTATTGTGTATCAGATGAACGTTATCAACTGTATCCTTTATAAGATTAACAAAATTAGAATAAGGCTCACGTCTTGGGCGTTTATTTTTTACGGGACCCCTCCTACCAGACTTCTTACTTTTGATGTGCTTAAAACTTTTTTTGCACTTATCTCCTCCGCCTTTACCTAGATAACCAAGCATAGGCTTTTTATCTATATCCAACACTACACACCAATCAGGATGTCTTTTTCTAAATTTAACACATTCTTCAAACTTAGAGGAGGGATGCTTTTTTAAGTATTCTATTAAGTAATGAGGATTCTCTCTACATTTCTTAGTAAATATTTCTTGTGTAATAAAAGATATACACTTTATATCATAGCTATAGGATACTTCTAAGTACATAGGATTTTCTCCCGTTAAGGTTGTAGTCAACCAACAGCTACGGGATTACCAGTAGGATTTGGATTAAAAATTGCGTTAGTTTCCCCTGTAAAAGGAGTACAACGCTTTTTGAAAAGATTTACATCTTTACTTTTAAGTTGAATAGCCTTATCTCTGCCGTCATTAACAATGCAACACAGATGTTTTCCCTGTAAATCTGGTGTTTTACTAATACCTACTAAACTTCCAGGAGAAACAATGTATTCTGCATTGGCGTATTTAAACTTCTTTTTACGACAGCCACTAAACGTAAACCAATCATAATCATCCTGCTTAACCGAGGCAGTTTCAACTTCCTGCACGTCAGACGCCATAATACGAACAGGGGTTAATGGGGCTTCCATTTGAGCGACTCTGATTGCTAAATCTTCGTCACTAATAGCAGACATTCCTTCACCAAACTTTTGTTTTAACAACTCGTCATTTTTAATTGACTGCTGTAGTTGCTGACACCAATTATGAAAATTATTAATTCCAAAACCAACGTCTATCCCCGAATATATATTCTGAACAAGTTGAATGCCCAGCGGGTTCGTAAGAAGATAATGTTTAATAGCCTCTACAACACCATTGGTTTTTTCCTCAGGTGTAATTAGCTGTGCGTCTAAGCACGCATATACTTTTTCTAATTCTTTCATTCTAACCCCGTATAACTCAAACGACCTTTTAACAATGCCAAGGCAGTGCCAAGCTTTATTGAAACTTCATCTAATGACGCATTTGTGCCACGGTCTTCTGCATCAAAACTATCTAGTTCTTGGTGCAATTCGTTGACTAACTTGTATAAATTACGAGCCATTTGTGTGCTTTCTTTGGTGGATCTACACTCCATTACAGGAGCTTCAAAATCCTCTGTCTTGAACACATCGTCCACCTCATTAAGCTGTTCACGATGACTTCCCATATAATACTGTTCCACAACTTGGTCAAACAGTCCTTTAGACCATACGTCAGCGATGCGGTCGAATAATTCATGGTCAGACTCAAACACTACACTGGAAGTTTTCCAATGATAGCGTTTAGCACTGATATAAATTGCAAACCACCTGCTTAATACCTCTTTAACAGTCATTTTTTTAACTCCTTTTGTGGTTTCCCGTTTATTTGCAGGGCTGATAAATACTCTTAGACAGTGTAAATACCAGCCCTACGCTTTACCCTTTAATAATTAGAGTCTACTTCATCTAAAGCAGTATGCCAGTTTTCTTCTTCCAAAATAGATTTAAAAGCTTCTAATTTGCCAGAAGACATTTTCTTTAAGATAGAATCTAAAGCTTTAATACCAGCTACACCAGTAGATGTATCATTAGGATCCAACTTTGAATCTAATTTTGTATACTCTTTAAATAAATTTTCAGCCCAAGCTCTATCCTTTGCATTATAATGACAGGTACCTCTATCTTTATACCAGTCAACTTGTTTCTGCGCCCTTTTAATCTGTGCGTCATTAGGTTTAAAGGACTTAATTTTTTCAATAGCTTTACTGGCGTCATTACTTGGCTTGTCGGCAACCCCAGCCTTTTTAATAAGATCATTTCTTAGTTTATCAATATCGTAGTCAACTCCATAGGTATCTCCAAACCAATCATACGGAGTATAGTGTCCCATCCCTCCAAGATCTTCAACAATGCTGTCACTTATATTGTTATCTAGATAGTCTGTAAATTCCTCAAATGCCTTATAGCTTTTCTTTGATCCAGCTTTTGCCCCTTTATTTCTCTTTTCTTCTTCAAACATATTCTGTTGAAGCTGTTTCAATTTATCAAAGTCAACGTTTTTAAAAGCACGACATACTTTATTTTTACTATTACCCAGAATACTTTTTAAGTTCGTAGATGATTTAGAAACAGGTTTAGAAATAGGCTTTACTGCTCCTTTTTGAGTATTACCTTTCTTTTGGTTAAGCATGCGAGTTTTTAGCATCTTAGCACGTTTCAACCACTTTGGATCTTTACCATACTTAGAATTAGGATGCTCTTTAATATATTTAATTTGTCCAGTAGGAGATAGTGCCTTAAAGTTTTCTTCCGATAGACCACGAGCAGTCTCCTCATAAGGCATCTTTATACCTGCTAATACCTCTAATCTATTTAAAATTTTGTTAATCATTTTTCCTCTATTTTAATTAGTCTGATACTGACCCTTCTACATAATTTAGAAGAAGGGTCAGTTAAGAAATTAAACTATAGCAGAAGTATAGTTACCAACGTCACCCATGGAGTTACGCTGACGAATTAGGCTTTCCAAACGGTCAAAGAACTCAGGATGATTACCATACAACACACGCATATAGTTAAGCATCTTATCCAAGTTTTCGGTTTGAATCATAGCAATTTCACCGCATAGGTCAGAGTCACCACTAAAGGCAACGGCTTCAACAACCTGTTTTGGCTCAATTTTAATCGCTGCATTGGTTTCACGGTCGATAACGATGTCAGAAGACGCCATAATACCGAAGCTTACTTTACCTTCTTTATCATTATAAAATGCAACGTAGTCTTTTTCCATTGGTTTAATATCTTCAATCATTGAACTTAGAGTGGAAATACTACGGGACTTACGAGCCTGCAGGATTGCATTGTAATCGTCGTCTGATGTTTGAATCAAACGAGCCTGTTCACCTTCACCTACTTTTTTCCAAATTGAGTTATCTTCTTCGCTCATAAACACGTTAGAAGCAACAACTTTCATTTGTTTGGTGTTGGTTTCATTGTAGGCTTTTGAAGTAACATTAGCCTTAACAATCATTTTAACGTGCGGTTTGTAGGAAAAGTCTTTAGAATTGTAACGACAAATTGAATTTGGAACAACACTCATTTTGTTTTCCGTCAAAGCCGCAATAGCTTCCATGTACTGCTCATTAGAATAGTCACGAGTAGCGTGTGAGGCAATAATTTGGAAGGCGTTACCACCAACGGGGGTTATTTTCTGAATAGCCAAGTCGCAATCATACGAGGACGCAACTTCTAGTACACTGTCTAATTTATTCATTTCATTCTCCGAATTGCAATTAGGAACTTATAGGTTGTGTACACCTATATAATTAAAATTATTAAAAACAACATTTGTTGACATTAGAGCTACTGCTAGGAACAGCCCCATTCACCAAATTAAACTTAATATCCTTATCAAGTAGTGACTGCATAACAGTTTTTAAATCTACATTGTAAGGAACTAAAACTTTTAACAAACGTGCAGAAGTATGCGATAAAAAGTTTGGAATATTCATTGTATATCTATCAGACCCCAAACTTGATATGCTACTACTAGCAACAGAATCAACCAAACGAAGACCGTATCGTGCATTTGTCCAAAAACCTTCAGCAGTTAGGTCAATAAAATTTTGCGGTGTTAAACCGATTCCTTTGCATACATATCTCATTAATTGAAAAGTATGATTTGCTAAAGTAGAACCGCCTTCAACAAAAACAGTTTTGCCACTGTTGTTCGTTGTTATGCACTCATCCCCAGAGCAAGTCTTGTCAATTATTTTGGCAAGTTCAAAAGGTTCTTCTTCGGAACCCGTTTTAACAACTTGGTAAATACCATTCTGGGTAGTGTCAGTCTGTTTTGCAAATAGCACTCTATCTCCCACAACAGGATTAACCTTGTCTACTACCAAGGAACCATTAACTTTTGCCCTTGCCGTAGTATAGCCCCCTATATATTCCAAATCAAAATTTTTTGTTGTACAGTATTGTACGGGGTCAAAATGTGGAAAATTCTCTATATCATAAACACCAATTAACAACAGTCTGCCGTTTACTTCATTTGGATTGGCAACATTAAATCCATCCCAAAACGAATAAATACTGGTTGCACTAACGGTGCTATAAAAAACTGGTAATGTCATTTTATATTCCCTATGTTAAATTTATTCTTTATTTACCCAGTCTAGTATTATATGTTGAGGTATTCCTATGGCTCTTGATAAAATATCAGCTGACTGTTCGGATAAAATTATATCTTCTTTTAAGGAAAGTTTAATACCATCCTTAAATACTTGCACCCTAAAATACTTTTTAAAAGGAGTAGGTATTTTAGAAGCCACTGTTTTATCTAACCCCTTTATACTCAATCCAGATTTTGTAATTTTACAAGTGCAGTTATTAAGTTTAGTATCTAATAAACCTTCCTCTAATAAAGAGGCTTTTATATTAGCTAAGGAATAACTACGCAGATCCATATAATTTACAAAAGGAAAAACTAAATTTTTGTGCAGACTATAGTACTTTTTATTATCCACAGTATATACTAATAAAGATATAACTGGATAGTTGTAGCCTTTTACGTCCACGTCATACATATAATAAGCACAACAAGAACGATACTTTTTATCTATAATGGTGCATACGTCTATACATTTAATATCTGTACAAATTTGATTTAGTAGTTTTGTTATTGAGTCCTTTTTTGGCACACAACACTTGGATAAACTATCATTTATCTTTCGCCCGATTATATCTAGAGCTTCAGTTAGCTGAGTTTTTAACTTTTTGTCAGCTTTATTCCTCGTCGAACTATCGCTCTTAAGACTGTTTAACTGTTGAAGCATAGAATAATACTGAGGAATAAATTCCTGCAACGAATTTAGTAATTGAAAGTACTGTACAAGATAATCAGGTTTGTAAGTCTTATTAAATGATTTAGCAAATTTAACGTGCCAATCAAGTTTATCTAGCTTTTCATTGTAGGAATCTATCTGTTTTATTAAAGACACAACAATTTTTAGGGACTTCGTAAGAAATCTCTTCATCTCATGTAAGTCACCAAACTGTTCCATAAACTATTTCAACTCCATTAAGTATTTGTTTAAATCATTTTCTATCTTTTTAAGAACTTCCTTGATATAAACACCATGGTTTTGCAACAAAGTACTTAGTTTTATATTTAGGCGGTTAGAATCTTTTTTATCCAGCTCCAGCTTCCCCCACCGTTTAACGTCCTCTAATTCTTCAGCCAAATTTTGAATTATATACCGAATAGAATTATAAACAATATCATTTTGTATATAATCGACTTGCGTACTCAGATCTGAAATGGAACGAATAGCGTCCATTAATTCTACCGCTTTAGTCACAAGTCCTGTGTAGACAAAACTGTTATTACCAAGAAAAGGATTCTTTAAATAAGTTTTTTCCGCAACAGGTATTAAGGAGATTGTAGTTTTAAGCATTGTATGTAAAGCTTTTAGTGTTACAGCATCAGACTTTACGTCAACACCTTTCTTCTTTAATTTTTTGATTAGCTTTTGATAATCACTGTCAAACTGCTTCATTTCTGAAGAAATATCGGAGTACCTTTTTTGCGCATTTTCTACTGACTTGTTGCGGTGGTTTTTATGTTTGGCACCTGTATTTTCTTCGCCTAATGCTTTTTTAACCATCGTGTTTCTCCTGTCTAAAGCTGTTGCAGTTTAAGTATCTCAATAAACTATTTACCTACCTTGAGTTAAATTAAAGGGGAGCAGGTGCTATAGGCATTACAAATACCTGTTCTATAGCCTACCCCCCCCCCACTTATAGTACTTGGTACACTTACCTATTCCATTTTTACTTAGTCATAACGCTTTAAATAATGAAGAAGTTTCTCATGGGAACCATTTTTTGCTGATGCACCACGGGAGCGGGTTGACTTATTATTCATTTCTGGATGTTTATCATAAAGACTTTCATCGTCTTTTGGATATTTTGCGGCTCTTGATCCAAAACCAAATAACTTTTTATAAACTTTATTTAGTTTAGCACTGCCCTCTAGATCTTCTGTACCGTATGCAACATTAGACATACCTTTAGATAATAAACCTAATAAAAGAGCATCATTAAGGTTTTTATTAGAAGAGTCAAACTTTTTAAAGTAAGCTTTAATTTCTCCAACAGATTTATCGTCTAAATCTTTATTTTCGATGTCTTTTATTATATCAAAGGCTTTAGACCAAGTTTTGTCATCAAAGTCAAAACCACAACGCTTAAAATCCACTGTTTTTTCAATTTCATCTCTTGTCAAGGGTCTAAACTTATTGTTCGTTGGAGTATTTTTAACTTTTTTAACAGGTTTATTAGATTTACCGCCTAAGTCTTTGGCAAAACGAGAATGAGGATGTTCTTTAACATATTTCCTACGTTCAGAACTATTCATACCATTCCAAGTACCGTCAGAAATACCACGAGATTCTTCGATTTCAGGTTTAACACCTGCTACTACTTCTAATCTATCTAAAGCTTTCATTTTAAGTCCTTTGCATAAAAATCTATTTTATGTTATTATATATTACCGCAACACTTGCACCTATACTTTAAATTATCGTGCGAACCTTCGTAGAAACCATTTATGTAATTATAAATTTTACAGACTTCCGACCATAAAATCAAAATAATTTACTTAAATCCCTAAACATAGGTATATTCTTTTCGTTGGTAGCCATTAGGAACGCAGGAGAAGAAACACTGGAATTCTCAAAGGGAAGAATGTTGTGAGTGTTCCAACAGGCGAGTTTTCCATCAATTATTTTGTACGTTGGATCTCCCTTTACAATATGTTCGCATCCTCCCTTTTTAAGACTTGCTCCACAAATACTGCAAGTATAGTCTTCGCAGTAGGCACCCATTGATGTGCCAGGACGTTTTCCTGACAGAATCTCATTAACCAAAATTGGGTCTTTGGTACGGTCAAACCCAGTCAAAAGTATAACTTTCCATAAATTGCCTTTAAACCCTTTTAACGGACGCATAACAGCATCAAAAATAACACCTTTGGCTTTTGTAAAGTCTTTATTTTGGTGTTCCGCATAACTTGGTTTGCCTCTCCAACCCTTGTAAGCAATCATACCAATATCAGTATTAAAATCTGTCAGGGAAGAAAAAGGAAAGGCAACGTTATTACGATTTGGCAAATCGCTGTACATGCAGATTGTACTAAGTACAACGTAGTCAGTAACATTAGGAGAAATGCAGTATTTTTCAGCGGCAAATGGTAACCACTGCTGGACATCAATAATGGAGCCTTTTACCTGTTCGTGTTCCTCTAAATCGTTAGAAAGAACCTCTAACTTACCTTGTTTTATTACTTGGTGCATTTCAATAGTAGAGGAAGCGTGTTGACAATCACAATGTACCTCGTACAATCCGTCGCTGTTTAGATCAAAACAACCCATGTTATTCTCCTATAAACTTTTATAATCTTAACATACCTTTAGAAAATCGTTTGGCTTTACCGTATTTATTCAACCAGTCTTGCACCTGTTCAAACGACCAAAACTCGATATACCTTAAATTATTGTCGGATGCAGTCTTACGTTTTAGTGGATCTCGTGATGTCCATACCTGTATTGCGTTAGAGTAATAAGTAGTATCCTTATCCACCCAGCTTTGTAGTTGTAATTTGTGAGATTTCTTACGTGGATTATAAGGCTCCCCACCGTGAGTCCAACTACCATTATATTCTATGTACAAATCAAACTTTGGTAGATAAAAATCACAACTAAAAGGATATAAATCGGAACGGTACTGTCTTTTTACCTGTCTCTTACCAAAACATTTACACAATAGTTTGTACATATCTTCTTCTGGTTGAGAAGTATTAAATGTACCATTTTTACGTTTTGTAGCGTTAGATTTATACTGATACTCTTCAGTTTTACAATAATTTGTTACACCATATCTTTCTAAGCAAGTTTTTATAGCCTTAGGTTTATTGTTATAATTCTCATCGCCATAACGTTGTAGTTTAGTTTGTTTACTCTTTTCCAACAAGTCTTCGTTTTGATAAGGATATTTTACACCATACCGTTCAAAATTTGTAGCCTCTATTCTATCTATAAAATTTTCTGTTTTAGAATAATGGTCTTCTCCATACCTATTTTTACAAGTTTGTTGTCGTCTTACCTGTATGTCCTGTTTAAAGTTTTTATCCTTTTTACAGTGGTTTTTATATGAGTTTAGGCATTTATTCTTAAACTCCTCAACGTGCATAGCACAATCAGCACCATACTTGTCTAATAATGTCTGTTTAGCCTTTTCATGATTTGTAAAAGTGGCGTCACCATATTTAGACTTTTTGGTTTTTCTACTCTGCTTTTTAAACTGCTTAGTTTTGAAATAGTTATCAGTACCAAAATGATCTTGACAGGTTTTCTTATACTTGTCACGAGTGGATTTCAACTGAGCAGGATGTTTTACCCCATACCTTTCTAAACAAAGTTCTTCTCGTCTTGATTTGGTGTAGTACAAGGAACAACTAACACTACAGCACTCCCTGTATCCTTGTGAAACGTCCATTAATTTATTTCTTTTACCACAATAAGGGCAAAACAATGAATCCGCAAAGTTTTTGTCATTTCTATGACGTAAAAAGTACACAAACTCCGACATTGAAAATAAATTCGGAAACTTTAAAGAAAAGGACTTATAATGGTCTTTATTTACTTTTTGTCTTGATGCGTATTGAACGTCTATAAAGTCCTTGTACCTATTTTTAGCAAACTTTATAGCCCTTTTTACATCTTTCTTTGTATAGTCTTTCCAATCTTTCATTTCATAGCCTTACCGTAACAAGGCGGTAAACAAACCTGTATTTTGTGTTACGGCACAAAAAGGTTAATTACTCCTTTTTAACAGATTTGTTTACCATTAAACATTAGTAATTAGAGTCTAACAGTATTGCCTTACTCTATCATACACATCTACAACATCAAGACCAAGGGTGGCACAGTCATCGGCAAAGTCGTCGTCATCATTCAACACATTACCTTTATTATCTAATAGCACAACGGAGGATAACATGCTATTAATTTTTAAAATACCCAGCCAAACTGTGCCATAAAATCTAAATTGTATGAATCCTTTTTCACGTTCCCAAACAATTTCTTTTGGTTCGTCCTTTGACGTATTAAGGGCAAATGCCAATAACCTATCTAACTCTTTCATTATACACCGCCTAATAAATTTTTTTGTATGGACTTTAATTTCCACAATTAACCAACTTACGCCATTCCGTCAATTCATAATGAGGTTTATCCTTAAAGGACGTAAAATCCCCACCCCAAGTTAGCTTTACACCAAATTGCAAACAAATTTCTTGTACAATTTCGTGCAATTCCTCCCATTCAGGACTTTCATCATCCCATACCTTTACACCGTCTACTTCCTTAGTAGGAATAGGATACGGTACAACGTCAACTGCCAAACTTGGTTTGTAGTTGTGGGCACTTTCACCAAAGGAGGCTTTACTATTACCCTTATTTTTAGCCTCTTCCTGAGCCTGCTCCCCTCTATAACCTTCCAAAATAGATATATCTTTATAGAATAACACTTCCTTAAATACATCTATTAAAGGTTTATGACAGGTAGATAGTATTCTACTACTTTTTTCACTCAATTTATAGGGCGTATTTCTACGATTACACACAAGAAGTCTCCTAATAATATCTTTATCTTTTATAAAATGTAAATCTATGTCAACGTCCATCGGGTGAGACATAAACGCACCATATTTGTCTAAGTATTGCTCTATATAAGGTTTATATTGATTATACAAACCAACACAATCCTTTCTAAAGGCAATAGGATCATATATACAAACTTCCCCGTTGTTGTCTAAAACAGAAGATAGTGCTTGTGCGTCTTTAACACTGTACTTGTATATAAGTTTTTTAAGTTCCTCTTTGTATTCATTAAACTTGATTGCCATACAGTCATTAAAAATTAAGTCCTGTATACGAGTCAAAGCCTGTCTAAGTGTTTCACACACCATACTGTATTGAATAGCAATAGAAGGATCTGATTCTTCATATTTTTTTGGCTCTAATACTTCGAGCATTTTTATTATTAAATTGCCTGTTAGTTTCATGCTGCACTCGTTGAAGTATTACTATAATATAAATAGGGAGCTACACTCATACATCCCTCTACAATACATTTTTTAAGTTTCCTTATTTCCATTCTTTCGTACAAATAGTAGGATAGCCACTCCACCATTAAAAATCCAGTAATTTGATTGTTATTTATGATAGGGTAGGCTACTATAAACTCCGAGCCATCTTTTGATAATAGATGCTTAAATTCCAAGATGCAGTCTTCTACTTTCTTTTCAAACATTTGCTTGGACGAAATAGAATGAATAATATCTGAAATCATACTCGTATACTTGTAATTTATATCGCAAGTACCTTTTCTAACTCCAGGACATGCTGCTTCATACACTACGCTAAACATTCCATCAAATACGGTCTTTTTGTAATCGTGAAATGCAATAACTCTAGCTCTGCTTGCTTTGCAACGATGTATTAAGTCTTCTAATATAATTTCTACCTTTGGCGTATACGATATATCAGGAGGTAAATACTTCTTTGTTATACCGTCAATCGCACCAAGTACAAAATTTTTGTACACCAAACCTCTTAAATCCCCGTTAAGAGAAAGAACAGTTTTTGGCATATCAGTAATTAACAAATCATAATAAGTAGATAAGTAATTTAAGGTTATGTATATTTTGTCAATAACTGACAAAGGAAGACTGGACTGTATTAAGGACGTTATATTTTGATTTATATAAGATTGGTTCAACTGATTTACTGTGCTAAACTTTTTTAGAAAAGCATCCGGAATACCAATGTTTTTACATTCTTCCCATTGACCAGCATGTATTTGTTGCAAGGTATGGGTAATTCGTTCCTTCAAAGTATCAATAGTCCATTCAGAAAAGTCTTCTACTAACCATTTTTTGAAACACTCATAGGCAACCTTATACTGTATCTGTAACAAGTCAGTAGCAATAATAAGCTTACCTTTATCTACGTCAGCAATCATACATATTGGAGGGTGTTCAGACCTATACTGTAAATCTTTAAAAAACTGATGATTTTTAATATCTTTTTCTGTTTTGTATTGTTTTTTACGAGTAATTAAGGAAAGGATATCGCTAAAATGCGTGTGCAACATCCATAATGTCCATAATAACAATAACACCATTAAGGCGGTAAGGGACTTTGTTATATCTCCCCATATTAACGTGTACAACGCTTCCATAAAAATCACTTCCTTTCTTGTCAGGGGTCTAACCCCACTCGGGCAAAATGAGTTAGACCCCTGATTTGCGGCTATTAACCACAAACTTAATTTTGCAGCTGCTGTAAAATTTTACTTATTGAATCTACATAAACGTCCACGTCTCCAACCCATAGTACCAAGTTTTTAAAGTCCTGTTCTTTAAAGATATAAGTATGAGTTTTTGGATCGTACTGTATATTTATTTCCTTTACAAGAATGGGAGAAGGTTTTAAAATAGGAGGATAAGAACAAACCTTTGTAATTTTTACAGGTTCAGGAATTGTTTTGGACGTTGAGCATCCTACTATTAAACAAGTTAATAAGGTCATTACTATTAGATTTAACCACTTCATTTGTTTTGTCCTTTTTAACTTTTTGGCTATCGGATATTATTTTGTTAAGAGCATTACACTTATTAAGGTTCTTTTCATATTCAGTTTGAGCTTCTTTAATTGTATCTTCTAACGTTTTATTATTAGACTCTAAAACTGATTTTTCAGTAATTAAATTTTTATTTTGAAGTTCTAACTTTGCGATGTCATTTTTTAAAGAATAAATCCAAAATATTATACCTGCTATGAGTACAATACCTCCTAACAAGTAATACTTTTCTAAACTAAAATAATTCAACTGAACCAACTCCTAAAATCAGTAGCTTTTCTAAGTGTGTCATTAAGTCTTTGTATTGACACCCAGTCACAGCTAAAAGAAGCAGATAAAACTATTCTACCACTATTGGCACTACTATATGAATAACCCTGTGTGGTTTCTGGATAGCACTCCCACATTGAAAACAAAATGCGTTTAAACCCATCCTCATCGTAGGCATATACTCTAATAGGTTTTTTGTACTGTACTGGCAAACCATAGTCACCGTTGTCGTTCACTATTGCTTGTTTCCAAAGATTTAGATAATTTGTAACATTGTAGTTACGATCTTCATAAAATTGAATACTAAAACTTTGTACATTTACCCTGCCCGGAAAGTTTAAATCTCTACCACTATACTTACGAGGATTCGAGGAAACTGTAACTTGAGGAATATCAATACCTTGCACAAACAAACCCATATCAGAAGTTTCTTTTATTAATTTAGACCCCCAACCTGAAATATTAGAGGAAGGAGTGTTCAAAACTTTAGGAAACTGTGGTAGGACAACCCTGTAATGCCAATCTTGTGCGGGAGCCGCCAAACCTTGGACATCATACATTGTGTATGGAGTTCTAAGTTTACTAGATATTGCATTAGACACAACCCCAGCTACATTATTTAACTGGTCGGTAAGAACCCCTTTAATATTTATAGCCATTGTTGTAATCCTTATATTCACACTTTGTTTATATATATACAAAATTATTGATAATTTTGTATATAAATCGAGGTGTGATTATTATGGCAAAAATAACAATTTCATTAGATCCTGGATTAGTTAATTCAGCAGTTGTTGTGCTAGACTATAAAAAACGCAAAGTTATCAAACAACAAATGGTTCCCGTGGCTATAACCAAATTAACAAAAGAAGAAAATGACGAACAATATCCCAAGTTTGTAAAGTATTGGGATAGATTATTTAAAAAATACAAGCCTACAAAGTTTATATGTGAAAGATTCCAAAACAGAGGATTTAGAGGTGGTCAATCTATTTGTGAATGTGTCAATGTAATGTTGGGGACTATGCAACATATAGCGTACACACAAAAAATTGATGTAACTTTTCCAACTGCGGCTATTTGGAAAAATAAAGTAAATAGAAGTTTTTCCTTAGAAAAATTATATGACAAGGGAAAAGAATACAAGGTACCTCCTCATAAAATTGATTCCTTATGTATGAATTTATACCTAAATGAATATGACTTTGGTAAATTCAAAAATAAAAACGAACAGATGTTCTGGATACGTCAACTGATGGACTAATTCAAAGACAAATATAGGGTGCGTGGAAAACCACGCACCCTTTTTTTATTATTTTGTCAGGTGTTCAAGAGCTAACTCTTTTAGGTCACTGCTACTTGACTTGCTGTCCATTATGTACTTCCAGTCATTTTCGACCAAGTGTTCACTCTGACTGTAAATGATGGAGTAGCGTTCGTCATCGGATAAGTCATCTCTGCCCAAGGCGTCTACAACCAAAGGTGAAGCCTGCAATTCTTCTAATTCACCTTGCGACACAATTAAACTGTCCCGTTCTTTTTCCGTTGTCTTCCCTGCCATAACGTCAGTATTAAACTGTACTGAATTGTGCTTATTAAGAACACGCAATTCTCTTTGGGCTTCAGGAGTTGCCAAAATACGTTCTGCATCTTCAGTTGAAAGTAGCGCAATTTCATGATTGCGAAGCATACTTCTAAATCTTGGAGAGTTTTGAATGTCATTCTTATCAGCAAAAGTTGACAAGTCAACAGGAATCCAAGTTGAAGGAACTCTCAGCAAAACACTTTCACCCGTACCCGTTTTGATAGGAATTGAAATTGTACCTTTGATAGGTCTTTCATCAATACGGTGTACAGTATCCGATGTATTGATTACATACACAAACGGATCTTTACTGACTTTGAGCTGATTAATTGTATAATCTGAGTATTCGAGTTTCATGTTTTTTACCTTTCTGAAACTATTACGGAATTTTTCCGTAAAAATTGGACTTTTTCAGAAGGAAGCTTAAATAATTTTTCTGCTTTATATTTAGGATCGACTATTAAATATAACAAAGTTGAAGCCGATATATTAAATGCCTTTATAACCTCGTCATTAAGAAAGTCTCTTAGCATTATTATAGTATTGCAAGGCTTAAAAATTCTTATCTGAACGTCCTTCAAAAATAAAGTTTGAAGGGTTTCATTTATTTTTAAACACCTCTTTAACTTCTTAACGCCTCTTTTATAACGAAGTCTTGCACATTTTAACGAAATACCTTTGCTATAAGCTACTTCGGCTAAAAAATTACTTGGCATCAATCCACCTCCTCAATTTAATTGAAGCTATACTACAGTACTGAGCCTCTATCATCACGTCGCTATAGTCTAACCACTTTTTTATGTATGTTTTAAAACATTTAGCATAAATAGTTTTAGAATGAGGACGTAATTTATTAAGAGGTACTTTACTAAGCAACAAATCTAAATTTGGAAGTTTATCAATATAAGTTATTGTCTTAGTCTTTGTAATACTCATATCTCCAAAAGCCCATTTCGTAAATTGTTTTCGAGGCATTGAAACATGAATTACAGGTATCACATTTTTCCACGAAAAATAAACTTGCTGGGCTAAAGAAGATTTAGGTAAAACGTACTTACCAGTTTTAATCCACTGGTGATGCAAATCCATAATTATAGGAATACCTAATTCAGCATTTACTAAATTTTGCACAGTATAAATCTTATCATCATTTTCTACTGCTACTAAATTTAAGCACTGCGAACTAAGTAAATTCAAATTGGCTTTAAATAAGTCTATACCTCCAGATGACCCTCCAACGTGTACACAAATCGTACTTCCAAAAGGGTGAAAGGAATCCACTTCATATCCCATCCATCTATACACTTTTGTAATAGCTTCAAGGGTAAAAACTGAATTTTGCACCACTTTTGGATTCACGGAATTTAATACTACCGTCATTGGAGCGTGAAAGGTAAGTCTAATCTTTTTAGAGCGGGCATATTTTCCTAAACTTTCTAAACTGTCAAGCACCTGTTGGTCGTCTTTGAACCACCAATTAGTCCATCTATTAAAAAATCCAGGAATAATATTATTTGGAACTCTAAACAATCCGATATTATGTTTTGCACAATATTTGACACAGTTTCTTATACATTTTATATTGTGTAAAGAAGCTGCCACAATCCAATTAACCTTACTTTCATAAGGTAATTCAGGCATTTGACTAATGTCAATCGTATTATATCTTTTTAAATACTTTTTTCCTAAAGAAGCCTTAGTAGGAAATATATAACTGTCAATGCCTAAATTCATATTTGTCACCTTGTTTGTTTTATACTATTATTAACAAGATTCAAATACAAAGGTTTTGACACCTTTTAAACAACTTATGTTTTCTTTTGCATTTAAAGAATTATAAAAAACTATAGATTCATTTCGTTGTTCACTACAACCTAAAAATACCTTTTCATAAGCTTTTACCAAGTGTTTTATAATAAATGTGCCAAGACCTGTTCTTCTACATTCGGGCTTAACGTATAAGGCGGAAACCCATATAAAGTCCCCAAACGGCTGTATTACTACAAACCAATCATCAGTGTAGACAAGTTTATCTCCATCTTTTATATAAACGTACTCTACTCCGCACTTTGTTTTTATTTCTAAGGTATATTCTGTAATAGAATTTTCAACAGAAACACTGTTGAAGTCCTTTACCATTTGTACCAAGTTTGTACTATATATGTGATTATATCTATTTGAATATATTTTAGCACTCATTATTAAATTCCTTATGCGCCCGAGTGCCTAATTTTAAACAGAACCAGTCAAAATGTCGTTAATTGCATTTTGAATGGCAGCATCTGTTGGGAAAGTAGAGGACGTTGTAGCTCCATTATCGTACACAAAAGTAAGTGCCTTTTCGCTGCTCGATGGATATGTAACTTGTATTACATCTCCTTGATTTACTTTTAAGTTTATAGCGTATCTAGCGTTTGATGCTGCACAAAATACACAGGATTCAACACCTGTTGTGGTATTGAGCAAACTCAAACTTCCCGCATCGGTGGTAGTAACGGTAAGCTGATATGTACCACAAGAAGGAGAGGTGATTGTCTGACCAGAAACAGGTAGTTCCTCCACCTTTTTAGTAGTACTTGGGCAACTTAAATAGCTAACTTGCAGTTTACCAGAGTCAGTAAGATTTGTTAAAGACTTAGTAACAGCATCTACCTCTACTACCTGTACCCCTGTAAACCAACGAAGTTCCACATAAATACCAGCCTCGATAGGAGTTTTAAAAGTAAGGGTATTACCGTCTCCACTAATACTATAGTCGGAAACAGGAAGTAAAGTATTACCAACTGCCACCAACATACTTGTTGCGCTAGAACAAGGAACTTTTAAAGAAATGGAAGAAATAGGTTGGTCTGTAGCTTCTACGAATTGGTCAACAAACATACCTTGACCAACGAGTTTAGTCCATTTTGTTGCGTCAAAATCTGCTGCCGTATGTGATTCCGCACAAATGTACAATTCATTGCCAAAAGAACAATAGCTTATATCCTTAATATAGGAAACACCCTTAGTGTAAGGAAGTATATTTGTTCCAATTATAGACCATTTAGACGAATCAAAGGTTTCCGTTGAAGTATGCGTGCTTGTACATTTGTACAAGAGTCCTTGATAAACAACGGTAGAATCATTTGCCGTATATTCAGTGCTACTTTTCCAATTTTTTATACCAAGGTCTAAGGCAAGGTTACCAGTAGAGTCAGGAGCAATACTATTGATAGTTTTTACGCACCCTGTATATGGAATTAGGTAATTACCACTGGTGTCCTTTAATATAACATTCTTTGCTGTGTAATTAGGCATAGTAACTTCTTTCTTCTACTGGTAACATATTAGTTAGGCTAATTAAACGAACGTAATACCGTCGGTGATTCCGTACCCTGCCAAAGTCGTAGCTTTATCAGCTTTAGTTGCCAAGGCAGTATTCATAGCTTCAACAGTAGCAGTAACAGCAGTATCAATGGAAACGGTGTTTCCTTCAATTTTGATACCGTCGCCAGCTTTATAAACGTCAACCAAGTCAGAAACCAAAATATAAATATGTTGGTCGTCTACATTAGCTAGCAACAAGTCAATGTATTTATCACCTACTTTGTAACCAACAACGGGTTTATCAGCTTCTGCGCAGGTTTTGACATCGCCGGACTGAACAACCATATCCTTAGGAATATTGATTGCTTCACCAATGTTTTCCCCATCTTTCTTCAGATGGTAGGAAGCAGAATAGCCTGTGGTAGCTGTTTCGTCTTTAGCAATAGTATATTCAGCAGCTGCTGGTAGAGTAATATCTACAGCTTTATCGGCAACGGATAATTCAACACCATTAAGAGAAATTTTCTCAATTTTGTTTACCTGAGCGCCTGCTTCAACTGTCCCTAAGGACTCGTTTTTATCGTTGTAAACGATAGCAGCTTTTGTTTTGACAAAAAGGTTATTACCTTGCATGTCTTGAAGTTGGACATTTTTATCTGTCATGTTTTTATTCTCCAATTATAATTGGACATTATAGGGTGATGATTGTGTCACTACCCAAGTATTCAAAGGTTAAATCGCCCATAACTCTTTTAACCTTCCATACAACGGAGCCATCCGTTATATCACTATCTACAGTAACTTTGTGTGTATCTAGCACCAAATCACTTGTAGTGCCCGATTGTGTACATTCTAGGATGATACCTGTTTGATACGCACAACTAACTGTATCACCTATAGAATAGCTTGTATTTAATTTTCTAAAATTGTTTATGTTAGCAATATTACTTGGTGAAATACAGGCATTATCAATAGAGGAATTAGTCTCCTCTAACTCTGATGCCATATTTAAACTTAATGTATCACCTTGTAGTAATAGTGCTGAGTTTTCTTGTACTGATAATACATTTTGCTTAGTGTCGAGAGCAGTTTTAATACCTTTCTCGTTTACCAAGTTTGTAGACTCACCAGTAACAGAATCTAATATATACTTAGAGTTTATATCAGTAAGGTCTAACGTACCAGTACCGATTCCCAAAGTACCATCTGTGGAAACCGTTACTTTTTCACCTTGTTTAACTACCCCAAGATCATTAGAAGCGGTAAAAACACTAAGAGTGCTATCTTGTAAGTTTAAAGGAATTTGTACTGATAGTGTATCTTGTTTAGTATCAAGAGCAGCCTTAATACCCTTTTCATTTACCAAGTTTGTGGACTCACCAGTAACGGAGTCCAGTATATACTTAGAGTTTATATCTGTTAAATCAAGGGTATTTTGTACGATGGTTAAAGAGCCATCTTCTTGAATAGATACTTTATCACCATTCTTAACCACACCAAGAGTATCGGAACCTTTATTAACACCGATTGTTACTCCATCAGCATCAATAGTAATTGGTAAGGTACTCTTAATTATATCTTGTTTAGTATCAAGGGCAGTTTTAATACCTTTCTCGCTGACTAAATTCGTAGAATCACCAGTAACGGAGTCTAATATGTACTTAGAGTTTATATCAGTAAGGTCCAGTGAATCAGTAACTACATTTAAAGAACCGTCTGCGTCAACAGTTATCTTGGAACCACGTTTAACTACACCAAGACTATCAGCGGCAGTATTTACTCCAATAGTATTATTTTCTAAAGTAATAGGAGCAACTACCGATAATAAATCCTGTTTTTTAGCTAGTTCTTCTTTAACCGCATTTGAAACTGGTTTTTCTAAGTCCGACGTATTGTCAACATTTCCCAACCCTATATCGGCTTTATTTAACTCGACAACACCTGTCTTACCATTAACCGAAATTACTTGTCCAGGAGTCAGCAATTCTTGCCAGTTAGCCAAAACGGAGGCAGGTTCCGATTTCAAAATAAAGGACTTAGTTAGATCTGTACGAATCGCTATGTCCCCTACTTCTACTTTCAATGCAAGCATTTCTTCCTGACTATCGACAACAAAAGTGTTTGAAATCGCAATAGCAGGAACCTGCTCTGGCAATAATTTACCATCGTCTCCCAAAGTAGCTACTTTTTCGAGTTTGGTGGTAAGATTTATTTCAGGTGAAGTACCAGTCACAATAACTTGGTCAGAAGTCGTGACAGGGAGTAATCGATCCTTGAATACGTCCCTTAATGTTATATTCTTATCTGCCATAGTATTTTCCCTTATAACACATACTTAGTCCAGTCATCTTCTCCGAACCACAATACCCGATATATACATTTATTTTGTCTAAGATAGACATTATTTTGATATATTGACACATAATAGTCTACCAACAATCTTGAGTAGGCTATAGTGCAATACCTACTTTGCTGAGTCACGTAATTGTACCAACCTATCTAATAAATTTCTATTATACATAGGATAAACTTTAGTTGAAGCTTGTTCTAAAGCTATACTATCGGATTGCATTTGTTTTTGATTACGCTTTTCAGCTAAGTTAGATAAGGCATGTGCCGCTTCTTTATTTATTTTATCCTTCAATATACTCTTTTGACGAGCTGAAACCGAATGATGGCGACCTAAACTATCTATATAACGTGGGTCTAAGGTATCGTCAAATTTACGACTCAAAATAGGTTTTTTCCTCAAAGAGGATACTGCTGAGAATTTGTTGGGTAAGGTATGACTAAATTCCATCATATCGTCGCCCATACCCATATTTTCAGCCATGTCTTCACCAGTACCCATTTGTGGCATACCTGTTATTTCAGAGAGTTTTTCTCTTACTTTCTTATCTTCTTCCAACTCATTCATTAGGTCTTCCAAAGATAATCCACCTGCGGCTGCCCACATACTAAGAGGAATTGGTAATCCAACCTCTTGTAGCTGACCCAGCACGTTGAAGTAATTTTCATCACCAATAGGAGATAGTTGTTTGTGCCAATGAATACTTGGGATTTCATAATTTGTAATGTCATCTACATTCAAAGACGTTGACAAGTCTCCAGCTGCCACTGCAACAAACTCACCGTTTTTTCTAAACAATCCTGATTTACGCTGACCCTTAAAACAATGAGTACATCCATCAGAAACAGAACCAGTTTCTTCAAACTTGTCTGGGTTAATCTTAAAGTCGTTTTCCACAGCAATCGCAGGAAACATCTTATCGTAAAAGATTTCTGACTCCATGTAAGAACGAGTCACTTTAAGGTCTTCAGTAAACACTGAAAGAGCCACTTCCATTGTTGAATACGTAGCATCTCCACTAAGAAAGGATTCGTTAATACCCAAGGCATTTAATTTGGCATGGGTTGCAAAATCAAATATGTCAGTCCACTTCCAAAAGTCCTCAGGATTTTTAACCGTAGTTGGATTTATACCTGTACGAGTCGCCACAATGGCATTAACAGGATCCATATCAGCATCTCTAAACAAGTTTGCAATATTAGTTAGTTCAGAAGTAGAAGGAGTCCAGTTTTCGTCACCACAAACAAGCTGTAAAATTGGAGATTGACGACGCATAGCACGGTCAATCGTACCTTTAATAATAGCCTTTTCAACTAAGTGAATTGCTAACACACGTCTATAAATTGAATGACCTTTGTATTCACTGGATAAGCCACGACGAGGTACAAACAAAGTAGCAGAAGGAGATAATTCTACTTTCCCTTTTTTCATACCTTGAAGTATGTAATCAGGCAACATCTGTCGAACTTGCTGTAACCGTGGGTCTTTACTGGCTAATAGCTTTTTCAGATTTTCACCAAAGTTTACGTCAATAATTGGATCCATTCCCGCAAACGGCAGCCAAGTAAATTCGCAGGTATCCAAATCGTGCGCCATCATTGACGTAAAAATCTTACGGTTTTCGTCAAAGTTAAGACTACCAAGAAATGCACCTAAGGCATAATAGTCCACCGTAATAACAGGTAACTGCTTTGTTATCAAAATGTTTTCTACGCTTTGTAGGTACTTTTCAAGACGTTTTGGATCTTTAACACCCGTAAGAGTAAAATCACTAAAAGGTAGATTGGCTTTTAGGTCAACAGCAGAACCACATATAGCGTCATAATTGTACAAATCCTTATACAATTTACGAAATATGGCACCGTTACTCTCTTCTGAAGGCAAAAACCCTGATAGGGTATTGTACAGGGTAGGATATTGTAGCGCCCCACCTGTCATACCATATCCTTGAGTATTCCCTCCACCCATACCAGAACCCATAACATCGGCTGTTTCGGTATATGCACGGTCAGCCTTAGCTACTGTCTTTATATCTCTTTTTTGTTCAGGACGGGGTACAAATACATTTTTGCCCAATGTATTTGCCTGAACTGAATAAACGCCATAACCTTTAAGCATAATTTACCCCATAATATAACTGATAATATTATATAATAAAATTATTTCAAATATTATATGTTAGATGTCAATTACAAAACTTTTTTTGTTTCTTCGACTGGTAAACAAACACGATCTTTTAAATCGACGTACACAGGAATACCATTACACTCGGTAACAATCATTTGACGGTCACTAATAGGACTTGTAGCCGCTGTAGTTTCTAATTTTTCATTATCTTCTTTAAAAGCTGAAATTAGTTTAATCATAACAACCTCCATTTGTTGTATATTCAAAATTATTACCCTCTACTACCGAGTGCATTGTTTGTATAACCTCCAGTAGGTCGAGATATGGCATTTGAGTTAGTAGAAATACCCATCCCACCTCGACTACCTATAGCACCTCCAACGGAGGACTTAGATGCAACACCACTAAATAAAGGTTTGTAATTTTTGTCCACTAAATAGGAGTAAGCAAGTACTGTAGCTCTAAATATATCGTCAGTGTAATTTCCACCCTTTTCAACTGTTTTTTCTCCATCGTCCTGTACAGTAACCAACTGTAAGGCAAAGTGACACATAGGAGTACCACGTTCACTCTGAGGATAGCCGTCAACCAAAGTACTTATTTGATTTATAGGCTTTTCAAGTTTAGGAAACAACATACCGTCGTTCAGTAAACTTTCCTTAAACGACGAAAAGTCCGCGTACTTAACTGAATACTGTTCAACTTGTATTCCTTTTTCAGCCTCAATATCGTCTAACAGTTTTGCGGAGTTCCATCTATCGCTTACTACCATTTTTACATTGTAAGCCTCTATTATTTTGTAAATAACATCCTTACAAATATGGGTAAAATTTATAGGAATAGTTCTATCGGGTATGATTTCTGCAAGCGCATCAAAAACAGGCTTATCCTGTTGTTTATCAAAATGACCCAAACAAAGTGCAAAGGAGTTATTTACTCGTCCAGCGTCGATTGCAAGTACTTTGGGCGTGTTGCTATCTGTCCAGTTAGAACTAATAATAGCAGTAGTCATTTTGTTGCCTGCTTTAGTGTCAAAATTGCGGTGACTCAACACAAAGGCATTTTTAGTATCGGAAAAACAGGATTTTATCAACTGTAGGTCTGAAATGTATGGGTATGCGGACGAAGGAGGTATACACATATAGTCACGCATAAAACCAACAGGATCGTTCCGTTCATCGTCACTAAAGGAGTCCCTTGTATAGGTAGGATTAAATTCCCAAGTCGCATACTTTCTACCGAATATATATTTAGAAGTTTTTGTCTGCTCATACAAACGCATAATTTTATCGTTTACGGACGAAGGGGAGGAAATATTACCAAATAATGGATTTAGAACATTATCCTGTCCTTGTTTGTACAAGTTTATCGTAGCTGTATGTACTGTTCTAAAAGAGTTGAGAATAGCTTTATGTAGCTCATCAGCGTCATATTTAACCGACCCCGACTGATTTGCCATAAACCATCCGAGCTCATCAATTACAGCTGATGTTCGCGTATTGTGGACTAAAATATTAGAACACGAAAACAAACTATCCTTATTATCTACTGTAACGTCATAGACAGTTTTTTTCTTTAATTTTTTTACTTTGACAACTTTTTGGACCAGTACGTTACAGTCCTCATATTTTCTAAAGGATCCATTTTTGTTTATATTAGCCTCGACGCAACAATACCCTTTAAAGTGAGGTATTTTTTCTGCCGTATAGTCTGTCTTGTTATTAATTGTATAATCTTTTCTATACTGTCTTTTATTTATTCCAGTATAGTTTTTCATATATAAATAGCTACTATGGTGGGATACCTTTACAAGATATTCATTATAATGTTTTCTTAGTGTTGATATATATCCTAAACTAAAGAAAAGTAGCTGGAGTTGTTTAGCCATCTTTTTACTAAGCGTGGAATAAATAATCCCGGTATGATTACTTCCACGTGCAATTTGTCCATCGCAACTAACCATAGCATCTATACAATTTCTTATACATTCTTCTGGTGCCTGCAATATAGACCATGGAATAGTCTTACTTTTAGCAAGCGCAAATCTTACCCCTAAGTAATCAAAAAAGTCTAATATAGGTTTATTACTAAATTCCACAGAATACAATTCACCATGTACGTATTCTCTGCCATCAATTCTGTCCTGCGGATAAAATCCAAAACATTTATAAAAACATTTTTTAAAGTCCCTTATTTTAGCCATATTTCCGTTAGTAAAATTGATAGTGTAGTCACCATTAATCCAACCATCGGCTAATAAATATCCAATCAAACGAGCTAATTCGGGAGTCATTTTACTCGGAACTTTAATATTTTTCCAACAATACTCTAAATTAGGATTAAATACTTTGTGTAATTTATCGAACTTAAATTTCTTAGTAACAGTATAAATACAAGGAAGTTGATGTCCTAATGAATCTCTTGGCGATTGCCTTACCAGCATACCATTGTTTACCAATGGAGAAAGGTATAAAACAGATAATCTAGAGTTGCAACTAACCTTACAGATGTCGGACAACTCGTCAGTTTTTACTGTACCATGTTTTTCCAAGTATTTTCCTATTTTATAATAAGTAGGATACTTAATTTCATAACACAGTTTCAACTCCTTAGGAAACAAACTTTTTGTTTGTACAAATACCAATTTTCCTAACAGGTCTTTTTGTTGAACGAACTCCTCCTTACCCTTACTATTTAATGTCAGCACTCTATGGTCATAGGTAGCATCTAATTCCATTCCATTTTGTAAAGTTATTCTATACACCATCTTTTTTAATGGTTGTTTTACTTTGTTTATAATGGTGCGCACACCCTTCTTACAAAGGGTTTTATCACCTATCTTAACATTCTTCATAGGTATAAGACCACGATTTGTATTTACTAACACGTTACCTGGAATACAGTTACCACGAAGGGCACGGATATCAGGAGTTGCTACATAACCCATAGTATTAACAGTACGATAACGATAGAAAGTATCCTTAATCGTGTACAAAGATTCTCCATACTTAGTACTATAATAATCTAACATTTCATTATAGCTTCTAAACCATGGAGAAGTAGTTAGATAACCGTAGAGAGTATCATAAACAGATTGTTTGACCTGAGCAATAGTCAAAGCAGTATAAGTACGATGAAGCTGGGAAGAAGGCAGCAAGCCATAGGAGGAAATAAGATTAGGATATTTAAGAGTCCAATGCAAGTGATATGCTTCCATCATATCAAAAGTAGCGGATTTACCAGCACGTTGCCCCACCAATACCGCCATTTGTACATAGGGTCTTAGTTTGCCTTTATTGATATGCACACTTTTACGCCTACCACATTTAGGACATACTCCATACTCAAAAAACTGCACATTTTCCTTAATGTCTTCATACGTTGCGTCAACAGGAAAACCTTCCTTCATCCAGGATTTATTACTACAGCGGGAACAAATTTCATTGAAGTAATTAGCCCCGATTTCAATTTGCTTAGCATAAGGAGTAACCTTAAGATAACGAGGGTCTATTGTAAAAGTAAAAAAGTTAGGAGCTTGAGGAATATCACTGTCATCAATTTTTAGATTTTTTGGCATAAAATTATTTTGAGTAATGTCATCTAAGATACTCCAAATATCGTTATCCTGTTCCTTCGTAGGGTCGAATTTGAATGGGTCAATAGCAGTAGACTGTTTTTGGAATTTTTCAATACTTACAGCTTCCGCAATCTTAAATTTGTCACATACATAACCAAAGGACTTATCTAAATTTTTGCACTTGACAAATCGTTTGCAGTCTAAACAACTATGTTGTAAATCCATGTTATACCACCTCTCTACTCACACCTAACTCTCTTTTTAGATATTTTATAAAAATCTTCTCTCTGCTCTATGCCAATAAATTTTCGTTTTAGATGTTTACAGGCAACCCCAGTAGTGCCAGAACCCATAAATAGGTCTAACACTATACCGTTTTTCAAGGAATGTAAATTTACTAATCGTTCCATCGGCACCAGTGGTTTTTGACTTGGATGCTGCTTACTTTTGTAATTTACAACAGGAAACTGATACAATCTACTTTTTAGAGGAGCAGATAAAAAATTATTAAATTGCACGCCTGATTTACGAGCGTACACAATGTAGTCAAAATCCGACTTGTATTTGTTGTTACACAAAGGACTTGCATTTGTCTTATGCCAGACACACAAGGTTACAGAATAACCCCGCTGTTCAAACCAAGACATTAAAGAAGTAATCTGTGCGTTGGAACAAAACACTACATAGTTATAACAGTGTAAAAGTTCGCACTTTTCAAATATGGAATAGTCAAAACCATTGGACATAAAAGAAATTTCACGTTTTACTTTGTGCTGACGTGCAGCTAAGGGAGCCTTTGTACCTCCGTGAGAGTCAAATAAATACGGAGGATCTGTTATAACAGCGTCTACTTTGACTTTATTTTTAATAAGTCTATTTAGTACCTTGTAACAATCCCCATTGTATAAAAGGGACTTACCTATCGTACAATGCTTCATATACTATTATTTCCATATTTCTCTAAACACTTTTTACACAAAGGATAATACTGGTCTGACCCTACCACAATACGGTCATTTCCTACTGCTTGCTTACGACAGGTATATACAGCATTAGACTTACCACACTTTTCACAACGAGCAGTAAGGTTGAATATCTTATCCGCATTGTTTAAAATGGCAGAAGTATTTTCAAAATCTATTTGTAAATAATCCTTGTCAAGACCTGCTAATACCCAAGTTTTTGTATCCTTATATTTTACAACAAAATCAATAATAGAAGGATCTAAAAATTGCACTTCATCTATAATAACTTTAGACTTACCAACAATATTCGTACCAAAGTCCATTACGGAGGCTATGGGTTGGGCAGGTATCTTATCTCCTGTACGACTTGAAATAAAACTACCAGACCTACTATCTAACTTTGGTATAAAGGCAACACTATTTTCGTCTAGGTGCTGTGTTAAGTAATAGGATTTAGAGGAAAACATAGGACCAGTGTATAGTATAATCATTTTTTAGTATCCCATCAAGTTGTATACAGTTGCTTTATATACCATTCTTTAAACTCAAAGGTGGAGTCAAAATAGGTAATATACTCATTAGATTGAGTCACATCTATGTATCTAAATGCCAGTTGACATCTACTATCCTTACATTGTTTCCATAGAGCACAGGGCTGGTTGTGCAATAATGAATAATAACAATGATTGTAATAATACCAACAGGGCAGGTACCGATTAGTAGAAATGGCACCTGTAACAAGTAGGGCTCTCATAGGAGTACACACATCACAAATATGCTGAAACTCCTGTATAAGAGGTGTACTAACCATTATCCTTCTCCAAATAATTATCTAGTATTTGTGACGCAATAGCATTTTTTGCGTCAGTATTGTCCTTATAAGGAAACAAACTACTCGTATAACGTTTTATTATATCTTGTTTAATCCAATCCTCAAAGTTGTAATTACTAAGCATTTTTATCAAAATACTTATATTAAAAAGTTTATCCGCTACTTTAGATACTTGATTTATATCAATAGCAGCATTTTTTAAATCCAGATTATAGTTAAGACCATCATTAGCCTTTGACACACCTTCAACGCAAGCTAAACTGTCAAGAGCAACATTTAAAAAATCATCTCTGCATTTAGTAGCTACTTCTCGCCACTTATGTTTAATTTTCTTAGCGTCAATACCTTTACCGTTGTTCTTGTACCATTCTTCCCGAACTTTTTGTCTGAGCTGGTCGTTAGCCTCTTGTCGCAAACGAGATAACTCCAAACTCATAGGAGTTTTATGTTTAAGGGCATTATATCTGGCATAAGTATATTGCATAAGCTCTAAACGTTCCTGTTTAGTCAACAAACTTTTACCCATGTATTACTCCTTTGCCTTAATACGTCTTTTAGATAATTGATAGTATTCTTCTTTTATCTCTGACCCAACGAATTTTCTACCAAGTTTAGTACACGCAACTCCAGTAGTACCCGAACCCATAAATGGATCCAAAACTATGTCCCCCCTTTCGGGAACAATTTTTAATACACTGTTCTATCATTTGTAGAGGTTTAATTGTAGGATGCCCATACAACTTTTTATCCTTATGATTTATAGGATGAATCCAGTGAGTCTTTGCATCCTCATAACAACTTGGTTTGCACATCCCTTTACCGTTATGAAAATATAGGCAATACTCTGTATCAGATAAATACTTATTAGAATAGGTTGGTAGGGCATTAGGTTTATGCCAGCATAACAATACATATTTACATTTGTACTGTTCTACAAACACTTTAAGCAAAGGATAAACTTGCTTAATACTGCACCAAACAAATAGGTTTATATTATCTTGGAGTTTATCCACATAATCGGCAAAAACTTCAATATCAAAACCGTTAATAAGATTATCTTTACTTAATTGCTGAAGAGATTTATTTAGTCCTTTTTTATTATTAATAGAACCACCTGTATTTATTCTATCTAATTGATATGGTGGATCAGTAACAATTAGATCAAACTTCTTACCTTCTACAAACCATTTTTTAAACAGCTTAAAGCAATCAGCATTGTATAGAAGACATTTACCAATTTTCTTATGTTTCATAACTGTACGTCACTCTTTACTTCATTTCCAAAACAGTCCCAGCCTGTGTATCTATTACGAGCAAAAAGTTCTAACCTTCTACGTTTACCGCAAAGTTTTTCGATGGACTCTCTAACTATATTTGGTTTCTTACTATGGTGGGCTCTTGGGTATTCAATAAAAGAATTTATCTTGTGATTTACCACCAACTTATGGGCGTCTTTTCCTCTGGTAGCTATAAGACACAGTTCGCATCCCGACTTTTTAGTGTAAGCTCCCATGAATGATACTTGCTTACCTGTCTTAGGTGATTTCTTAGCCCATACAAAACCTATAGTCTTATATTCAAACCCCCAAGCAGGTATAACTTCAGAAATACATCTAGCTAAGTGGTAATCAGTAGTCCATATAAACAAAATACAATTCTTTTTAGCTAATTTCTTAACTTTGAGTGCGCAAATGTCCTTTATTGACAATACTGGATAAGGAGGTCTGCGCATACCTTTTACTGTAGTGCAGTTTGGATTAACAGACATATCATTATAGTATGACCAAGGAGGGTCTGCATAAATAATATCATACTTCATTTTGTCAAATACCTTCTTGTTCTACGTTTTCTAACTTTACGACTATAGTCAGCGGCTCTCCACGCTAGTTTACTTAGTAGACGTATACGTTCTTTATCGGTCAACGTATTTAATTGACGCGCTGGTTTCTTACACTTTAGATAGCCATTTCTACCAAGGGTATAAATACCAATGCTGTTACCCCAATCTCTTGATTCCAACTTCTGTCGTGCGTACTTTACTAATCCAGGAGGACATACTAAATACAATTTATCTAAATATGGTAAATAATTTTGCATCTTATGGTCTGTATCAAAATCAGCCTTACAGCTTTTAATTTCTACACCTGTTATTTCACCGCTCATGTGTATGCAAAGTAAGTCACAACGTAGTCTTCCCCATTTTACTACGCCTACTTCTTTAAAAACACCCATTCGACACCGTACTGCCCAGAAGTCAATAGAAGCTTCGGTCAAGGTCGAAGTAACATCCTTACGGCTCATATTTCACCTTTATCCATTTTCCATTTAATAAGATGCTTTTTATAACCCTTTTTAAACCAAACAAACACACAAGGAAAACCAAAAGGAAAACCACATTTAGAAGCGCCAATAATATAACACAGTTTTATTCCGCCATACTTGGAATATGATTTAATTCTACCCAAGGAGCTAACTAATTTACTTAATGGAATTAACAAACATACGTTATCTGACACTTCAAAACAATGTTGTACAAAAGAATCGTATATAGAATATGGGGGATTAGTTATAATCCAATTTACATGTTTCTTAAACTTAAAAAAGTCTTTACCTGCAGAAATTTCACACCAGTATACCTTGTTACCGAGAGAACGGAGGGGTTTATAAAAAGCCCCTCCTCCCTTACACGGTTCTAGCAATACATCTGTAGCTTTTATGTATTTAGACATATACTTGACAAAAAACTTAGCTACTTTGTCTGGAGTAAAAAACAACGTCGGTACTACTTGATTTCGTACCCTTATTAGCTTTTACTATTTTCGCCATTATTAACTACCTGTGCTGCCAAAGCCACCATCTTTTCTTTTGGAATCCTTAACAATTCCTTCCCACACTTCGTCAGAAGCTTTAATAAAAGCATCTTGATACAAATGTACACTTTCGAGCTGTGCTATAGCATCTCCAGGATTTATTCTAAATGCGTATTCAAAGGTGGATACACACCCAGTTGTAATTCTAAAGGCATTTCCTGCTTGAACAACAACTTCGCAACCTTCCTCTAAATATACCGTTATATCTTCTTTCGTGCAGTTTACAAAGACATTATTTACGTTGCACACCTTTGTGGATTTGGCATATATAACAGAAACATAATTTCCTGATACTTTTAGCTGGCACTTATTATATAGTCCAATATATCGAGGAATAATAGCATTTGTGTTTAAAAGAGTCACAAATACTTCTCCCGTGTAGTCAGCATCAATGATACCCCCTATTGGTATAATACCATGATTAGTAGCTAACCCTGATCTACCATTAATTCTGTACCACGTCTTAGAATTTTCCCCGCCATTGATACAGATACCTGTAGGAATTTTTACTCTCTTTGAAGGAAACAAAAAGTAAGGCTCTTGTATAGAAGCAGTTACATCACAACAAGCACTTTTTGGAGAGCCATACTTAAGAGTTTTATCACTATGTACATAATGGTCTAAATACTTTACATACGACATATAAATCACCTTTGCCCGATAATTAAAAATGGGTAGGAGGATAACTCCTACCCATGAATGTTAGTTTAGAACCTTATTTGCATCAAAACATTTACGGTCTAAGGATTCCTGTGTTTTACCCTTATTATACTGGGAACGAGGACGATAGTATCCCATCACACGACTCCAAATTTCCGTTTCGTGTCTTTCTGACTGATGCTGTTCTAAAACCTGTTTTTGTTTTTCTGTCATTTTTTTCTTCCTTTGTTATTATTACCCGAGATTATCGTACCTTGGTATTTGGTATGTCCAATTTAAAAGGAGGAGTACAAAAACTACCATCTTTTAGTTGTCTTTGTAGATACCAAGTTCCAACCCCATTATCGTCCAAGTATTTACGCATAACTAATAAGTCTTCTTTAGTTAATTTGTCATTAAGAGTTGTTCTTATTTCATAGCTTGGTACAGCTCTTACCAAAGGTAAGGAATTTTCAAAAATATCAAAATCTCTACCACACACTTGGACATACTTGTAGGATGGGGCTTTAAAGTCTAGCCCCACCCAATCACACAGCTTAATAATTTCACCAAACTTTGGATTATTGCAGTTATAGCCAGTAGTATGTAGACCAACCAAAAAACCTAAGCTTTTTACATACTGGCACCAAGGTAACAAATCATTTATTTGATACATTGGTTCTCCACCGCTAAACACGATGGCATCTAATAATCCAACTCTACTTTCTAAAAAGTTACGTACTTCCTTCTCGTCTATACAGTCTGAATACAACAACTGCTTATTATAACAGTAATCGCAATTACAGGCACATCCTTTAAGAAATAAAACGCAACTAAATTTTGAAGGATAATTAACTGTACTGAATTTGTACAATCCACTAATTAGCATTTACACTGTTCTCTTGTTAAAATTTCTTCATCACAAATAGGACAATATTTATGTTCCCCTGCAATATATCCGTGAACAGGACATATTGAAAAAGTAGGAGTCAAAGTCAAATAAGGAATTTTGTACTTCGTAAATACCTTTTTAACTATGCTCTTAGCCATTTCACCTGTAGGCAGTCGTTCACCTAAGAACATGTGGAAAACTGAACCACCCGTATATTTACGTTGTAGGTCTTCCTGTAGGTCCAAGGCTTCAAAAACGTCGTCCGTGTATTGAACGGGCAACTGGGAGCTGTTATTATAATAAACGTTGTCCCCTTCTCCTGCCTGAATAATATTTGCTCCAAACTGTTTTTTATCTTCTTTAGCAAATCTATAACAAGTACCTTCTCCAGGAGTAGCTTCCAAGTTATACATATTACCAGTTTCTTGTTGAAATTCCAACAGTCTATTCCTAATATGGTCTAAAAATTGTTGCGCAAACTTTACACCCTCTTTTGAAGTAACGGATTCAAAATTAAAATTGCGCAACATTTCATTTATGCCATTAACCCCGATAGTAGAGAAATGATTTCTCCATGTACCCAAATATCTTGAAGTGAAAGGATAAAAACCATTTTTTAGCTGAACGTCTAAAAACTTACGTTTAGCTTCTAAGGTCTTTTTAGCTAATTCTAACAAAACATCAAGTCTATAGTACAGATTCTCTACGTCACCTTTTGCTAAATATCCTAATCTAGCGCAGTTAATAGTAACAACCCCGATAGACCCTGTTTGTTCGGCGGAACCAAATAAACCATTACCTCTTTTTAACAATTCGTGTAAGTCTAGCTGAAGTCTACAGCACATACTACGAATCATATTTTCGTCGAGGTCAGAGTTCAAAAAGTTTTGGAAATAAGGTAAACCGTACTTAGCAGTTGCTTCCCATAAACCGTCCAGTTCGGGTTTATTCCAGTCGAAGGATTTTCCTATATTAATAGTAGGAATTGGGAATGTGAAAATACGACCTTTTGCGTCCCCTTTGGACATTACTTCAAAATAGCATTGTACAAGAAGTAACATTTCTTCTTCAAGGTCACCGTATAAAAATTCTCTGCCTTTGAAGAACTCAATATCACTAACGGGCTGACCACCAACTAATGGTTCTTGGTCTTTTAACTTTTCAGGGCATTTAATATCAAAAGTAACATTCGTAAATGGTGTCTGAGAACCCCAACGAGAAGGAACATTTAGATTGAAAATAAATTCCTGCATCTGTTGCAAAACTAAGGTTTTTAACTTTTTACCCACCCATTCTTTTTGTTTAGCAACATTTAGATAATTCGTATGATTCTCGTCATTTCCCCAGCAACATTCCTTATAATCGTCCTCCAATTCGTATCTTAGTTTACGAACAAAAGGAGCAAGGTAGGTATCGAAAGAGCTAAATGCCTGTGCTCCAGCAAATTCATTTTGCAACGCTCCGAGGAAATTAACCATTTGACCGACAGCGGCACTTAGGTTTTTGGGTGGATTAGCATCTGTTTTACCTTGAATACCATTTAAACCTTCATTTAAAAGGGTGCGTAACGACCAACCAGCGCAGTTGTGTACAAAAAGACCACAAGTTAAGGAAAAATTATGATATTTAGGAACTTCAATATCATATACGTCAGATAATTCCTGTACTTTTTCCATAGATAAAATTTTCATTTTTATTCCTATACTTATTTATCCTGTTAAAACATTTGTTTAAAATATTTTCTCTATTATAAACTCGCCAACTCATCATTTACGGTTAAGTCTTTAGCTTGCTTATAGGTACCGTCCTTCAACATAATTCTATGGTCGGGAGTACACTTTAACGTCTTACCATTATCTAAGTTTAATTGAACTATCTCTCTATTTTTATAAGTGCATCTTGCATTAAAAGCTTCAGCGTCAACGGTGTTACCATTTTCGTCCTTTGCCAACACAGTAAACGTATTTTCCACACCTTTATCAGCCAATTCCTTAATGGTAATATCTCCATATTCTTTTGTCTTTATAAGTGTGTCTGGGGATAAACAATACCCTGAGAGTACATCTAAATCGTGGATATGGAGGTCTCCATTTATGTGAGCATAAGCAGCATCTTCTGGGTATACATTATTCAACCAGTAGTTAGCAGTAATCTTACCACTTGAATTTAAAATCATACCACCTAAGGAATATGTTTGATTGGCATTAGCCTTAACACGCCAGTCTTGACGACCAACATATTCGTCTACCGTAGTTATAGGATCTATTTTTGTATCTCTTTTTAAAACTTTGTGTTTCGTTGCATAGGTTAAAAATTTTTCTGCAGTGTCTACAAAACCCAAACTAATAAGAGCCTTTGGTATTACACTATTAATGTCCACCGTTGTAGGAAACTTAACCTTAGCTTTTAATAGTTCTAAAACAGTAGAACATACTTCTTTCTTTTTATCCTCAAGAGTATGTTGCTCCTTAGTTCCATTACTGGCTTTAAGTATCCCATTAAATAATAGGTCTTCACTAAATTCTACTAAGTTATTTTTTCTATTTAAGATTTTCATATTATTGTCCATATAAAATAGTACTACTGTATATAAAATTATTATAAACTATCAATGACCTTTATTAGTTCTAATAATCCAGTTTTGATTGATTTTTTCTGTTGCTTTGTAAGTCTACTGGAGGACTCTACTTCTTTCTCTATTTCATTAACAACATTAGGCACAAACTTAGGAATAGCTGCTTTCTTATTATTTTGACGTTTAGTCTTATTCTGTTTAACCTTTTTAGCATTACCGGATACGGCTAAGTTAGCCAATTCGTCACACCTATTGTTGTACTGATTGTTAGAATGTCCTTTTACCCATACAAATTTTATTTTGTGCGGTTTTCTTAAATACCAGTATCTCAGCCACAAATTTCTATTTTTCAGTTCAGATCCATCCGCTTTGACAAAACCATTTTTAACCCAACTAAAAATCCAACTATTTGCACCATTAACTACATACTGGCTATCCGAGTAAATAGTAATATCTGCGTCCACTTTTACACAGGATATAGCCTGTATAACGGCAGTAAGTTCCATTTCATTATTTGTAGTGCTTTCCTTAAATCCAGAAATTTCTTTTTTAATAGAACCACACAAAATAACAGCCGCCCAACCTCCTGATCCTGGATTACCTTTACAACATCCGTCTGTGTATATAGTCACCTTACGCATTAATCCACCTTTATCAAAGTTACTGGTTTGTGCATATCTTTAAGTCGGCAATAGTTATTCCAGCTACCCTTAGATTTAGAGTTCCAAATAACTATACCAGAGTCACAGTCAATAGACATTTTAATATCCTTCATCGTCTGATTATTATTAGGAACTCTTTTTAGGGTAGAATACTTACTTTCTCTGTAACATCGAGGTTCTAACCCACAATAGTACACTGTATATGGAATACAACTTATAAGGCAGTAGGTTTGAACCTGATAATCCACTCCATAACAGTCTCCTACTAAGACATGGTCTAACTTAAACTCAGATAAGTACTGTTGAACCACATCATATTCAGAGATGGATCTACTTCCACTTATAAATATCATAGGTCCACCGTAAAATTAGGATTAAAATCTTTGCCTTCACCGTAGGAAATATAACCTCTTGGATTGCTTATCACTCGGCAATTAGCAACGGTATAATCGCAACCTTTATGGATATGTCCGTGTAGCCACGCCTTTATCTTAGGATATTGTATAAGAAGAAAGAGCTCCAAATTAGATGCAAAGGCCGCATTAACACAAGAATCTTTATATATAGGGTCTATAGACTTTATACTCGGAGCATGATGGGAAACAACTACAATATTATCATCCTTACAAGAGTCTATATAATCTATCATAGAATCAAACATAGACATCGTATGAAAAGGACACAAAGGAACTATCTTTTTATCTGCCAGAGTAGTACAATACTTGTAGTCATTGACCAAGCGGACGGCATTAATCATATCTACTGCTTGTAAGTTGCGCAGATTAAAATCAGTCCAGAGAGTACCACCAACAAAGGTAATTCCATTAACCGTTTTCTTAGAATTATTAAGAAACGATACAGGAGAAGTTAGGGGAAACATCCTACTTAAAGACTCATACACTTCTTGTAGAGGTTTACCTTTATAACCTTCGTGGTTTCCTGCTACAAATACACCTTGTTTTATGTTTGTTTTTACCCAGTAGGCTAATTCATCTAAATCAGAAGATATATCCCCGCAAATTACAGTAAAAATATCGTCGTCGTAAGAGATTGGATAGTTATAATTTACATCTAAATGCAAATCCGAAATAACTCTAATTTTCATAATTTCATCCTAAGGTTTAAATACTCTTTCGTACTAAGTTTTTTCTTTGTACCATCAGCAAACTGTATAGTAGTGTCTACTTTTTCGTCAATAGGCAAATTGGCATAAATCTTAGGAACCATACCTGTCTGATAGGACAACCTAAAATACTTTGAGGTAGCATACTGCCCAGGAATAACAAAAGCTCCTCCACACCAGTTTACTTCCTTTTGACAATTACCCTCTTTGTTCCAACATAACAATAAAGCTCCATACATAGGATTACCTATATCGTACTCAGGCATGTATTTTATATGCGCCCATATCGTACCTCTTGGAATGTCAAACAGGTCTTCCTTATTTTCATAGTAATCAATTACTTGCGGTAAAACCTCAATTTTCATTGGCTGTGCCTCCTAAAAGAAACTTACCCGTATTTTAATGGAATCGTCTAACTTAGATACGTTATCTTTAATCTGTTGCAGTAGCTGTTCACTAAATACTGACTCCTGACCATAATTATCTATGATGGAGGCTCTCCATTTAGGAAGAAAATCTAATACTTCCTGCTTATTTAACTTTAAATCACCGTCCAACCAAAAAACAAAGCCGGATCTATTTAAGTTACCAACACCACCAAAAACAGTATTGCTAAGATCTTGCACTTTTTGCCCATTAGCGTTCACTTCATAAAAATATGTATTGCATCCCATTAGGAAATCCTCGAAAATAAGCCATATTTACACATATTAGCAAAATTAGGTTTGTCTAGATCGAACATTTTTATCAAGTCAGAAGTGGATAAAATAGCCTGATAAGTTTGTACAACCTTGTTATTTTTTAGTATACAAACATTTACAGTTTTACGTCCAATACAACAGCTTAAACGAGTTTCTACTACGTCACCATGGTCGCACTGTCTTGCGTAGTCTACTGCCAACTTACGAGCATATAAATTAAGCGTTAGGTCAGCCTTTGTACCGTCCTTAGTCCAAGGACTACCACCGCCGATATGACCATTACCGCCATAAAAATCTACTGCTAGTTTTCTACCTGTTGTACCACAGTCCCCAACGGAAGAATGAATTTTATAACATCCTGTACCATTGATAGTAAGACTAAAGTCATTAGTATAACCGTCTATAAAGTGAGCATTGATATAGCTTTTTATACAAGAGAATACTTCATCCGCAACATCGGAAATATCATTTGAAAGTAAAGGAATCGCTACAATAACATGGTCTAATAAGCTACCACCATTTTCCTCTTTTATCGTAATCTGAGTTTTAATATCCAACCCTGCGTCTAAATTACCCGATTTAACCTGCTGATATAAAGTAGTATTTATATCTTTAGCCATTGTATAGTCTACAGGCATGTAGTCAATATCAGGATTATTAACAGCATAACCAAAGAAAATACCTTGGTCACCCCAACCTTCGCTATCCACACCTACACCAATTTCAGGACTTTGCCTACTAATATAGATGTTTACTTGAAGTTTAGCAGGGTTTATACACTGCTCATCCCACTTTTTAGCATACTCCTCAGTGTACCCAATATCTTTCACAGCCTTAACAACAAAGGACTTAATCTGCTCATTGGATGGCATATAGGTAGAGGTCACTTCTCCCGCCAAATTAACCACATTATCCTTTACCTGACATTCCACAGCGTATCTTACATTAGCATCTTCTTTTAAATACTGATCCAACAGATATTCACTAATATAATCTGCTGTTTTATCAGGATGACCTAAACTAACATATTCACTTGTAATGTACATAATATTCTCCTAAATTTGAAACTCTAAGCAGTTTCGACAAGTTACACGTCCAAAAGTTCTGGGTCAAGATTACTACCTGCTTTCTTACCTTCTTTTTTCGTAGCCTTAGAATCATTAACCCGCTGTTCCTCTGCTGCCTTTACCTCGGACTCGTCAACATCAACAACAGCCATGTGAGGATAATCTAATTTTAATGAAAATGGTGCAGGATTCATATTACGAGCCTTTTGCATAACTACCTGGATAATACCCGTTTCTCTTGCCACTTCATCCATTGTCCAACTGAACAAAGCTGTCGAATGTTCGGAAATTGCACGGCTGTAACGAACTTTACCTTCCTCGCTCAACTGCGCACAAACAATTACGACTGAATTTGTAGCATCAGCAAACACTTTTGCAAAACGAGCAGCCGCACCTAATCTCTGCCATTGGTCATCACCATCCACACCTGCTAACAAGCCTAAGTAGTCAATAATAATACACTTATAATTGTACGGTTTTAGAAAAAACAACAGCTGTTCAATAGTATAATCTTCTGGCGGATTAAAAATTGACAAAGTATTATTCTTAGCTGCTAATTTATCCCGAAACTGTTTGAAATAGTGATAAATTTTCTTTTGTTGTTTAATGTTTCCAACTAACTTTTTATCCGCATTAACAAATGTATCTAATGTTGTATCAGACAAATTTGCCAACATACGTTGCATAAGTTCTTCACCGCCCATTTCAAGAGGTACATAACAAGTCTTCGCACCCCAAGCCGCCATATTCATAGCCATTTGTTGACTAAACAAAGATTTACCAGCACCAGTCGGACCAGCAATAGTAATTAAAGATTTTGTAGGTAGCCCTCTATTCACGTCATCAAACGCCCTAAATCCCGTTGGTACATATTCAAAAGCCTTACCTTTAAGAATTTCTTTTACAACATCATTAGCATTATTTTGTGCGCCGATATGAATAAAACAATCCTCTGCATTAGCCGAATACTTAGCCTTATTTAAACTATCAGCGGATTCATTAAACAATTCATCAATATCTACGTTGTCACCTTTTACGGTCTGTAAAATATTATCAGCCATCAAAGTAAGAGACCGCAGTTTTCTATAATCGTCTAATCGTTTGACAATATTTACTGCCTTCTCTTTATCTTTAATTGGTTTTAATGATTGTTCTTCCAACGTTTCTCTTGCAGTTTCATCTATAGTAGGATCCGATAATAATTCGTCCCAATCCATAATATAGTTTTTCTTTGTGAGAATTTTCTTTATACGATTATAGGCTGCTTTACAAACAGGATGATTAAAAAAGTCCTCATTAACAGATGCAAGTAAATAGCCACCAAGGTCTTTAGACTTACAAATTGTTTTGAGTGTCTTTATTTCTAAGTTCGTTGAAAATAGTTTCATCTTTAAATTTCTTGTACTTGGAGTTCAAACGTGTCTTCAAAGTATAATACCTTGTTAGGCATGCAATATAATTGTTCTCTACATAAGTTTATAGGGTCATCCCCTGCCCCTACTATAACTCTTGGTATAGAAGAATAAATACTAAGTAAATCTCTAATCTTATCAAGACGAGTTACAGTACTATTAGGATACAATGTTTCCAACACCAAAAATCCTGGAAGTGCCTCTGGTGGTCTATCCCGTAAGCTATCATTAAGGTTTGCATAAACCGAGTGCCAAACTGGCGGTCTCCAAAACTTATCATACTCTAAATTTTTGTTTGTTTTTAGTTGTTTTGTAAGATATGTATCTAATAAACAAAGTGCTGCTTTTTTAGACTTTACTGCATCTGTCTTCCCACTAATCACATACAAATAAGGTTTTTCGACAAGTTTAAGAGTAGCCTCAAATACCTTTACCTGAGAACTACTCCTAATTTTTTTGACCTTGTTTTCAAGTTCCATCTCAATACAGCTCAAACTATTTACCAGATCAAACTCTTCTGAAGCTAATACTGACTTCGGAACACCACATTTAAGCAAATTATAATAATTGGAATCATTGTACGTTATATTCATATTCTCACCTACCATCGTGTATTTACAACTACCGATAATCTACATGTTTTACGTCCAAAGCATTACCATAGTACACAGTAAAATCCCCATAGTCTATTTCTACTATGTTGTGTCCAATTTTACCATAACTATCTAGTTTAAATTCACCAAAATAACTACGGGTAGATTCCAGCCCCTTTGTTAGTTCACTCTCCTCTATAGGAGGGGCATACCTAACAATATTAAATAACCCAAATAGAGAGAAATAAGTGGGACACAGACTATATTTTACTGAATCCCACTTGTACCACTTGTCAAAGCATTTACTTCCTATAACATACCTTTTATAACGCTTTCTTTCCAATATATTCATAATCATACCAGTCAAAAAACAACAAAAGGAATTAGGAACTTTTAAATTAAATCTCGGAATTTTTATACCAAAATCACAAAAAGGAACTTTGATAAAAATGCGGTATTCACCTTTAATCATAATGATCTTCCTGTCTTTTTTCTTAACTCCTGCAATAGACACAAGGTAGTTTGATAATTGTGCTCGGCACAGGCGTATTCTCCGGACAAACCATCATCACCAATGGAACCCTTTTTTACACCAGCTTCTTTTAAAGCATTTAACTCACTTCTAGTAGCCTCAGCATAACCCTGATAGTATGCCATTAGAACATCGTCATTATCTCTATTACGACAAGTAAAACAATCACACATGCTATTCCTCTTTAATTCTCTTTTTAGCTATTTTATAGTAGTCTTCCTCTAACTCAATACCTATAAACTTACGGTTTAAATGTTTGCAGGCAACACCAGTAGTGCCAGAACCCATTGTAAAATCTAATACGGTATCTCCCTTTTTGGTATATGTTTGTATAAGATATTCTATAAGAGCAACAGGTTTTTGTGTGGGATGTACGTATTTTTTGGCACAATCAAAATAAAGAATATTATTTGGATACCCAGTAAATTTTTGTATATATGTAGTATTATCCTGCAGCAAACTATTGTTCTTACCAGTATTATTGGAGTCTTTCATTACTAAACCATGTCTTTTAGCCGTATTCTTACAAACTTTATTAACAGGAATAAGATTTTGAGGTTTATAGTACATACAGTTCTGTTTTCCTCCAGAACTCGCATTAGCCCTGCTAAAAACCATAATATCCTCATACTTATTCATTGGTCTATAGTTAGCATTAGCAAACCCAACGGTCTTATTTTTTACCCACTTATAGTCATATAGTCGGATAAATTAGAAAGTCTTACGTGAGAACTAAATGGTTCATTGCCAAATAGTATTATTCCTCCATTAAATTTACATAAGCCATACAACTTTTTCCACATTAAAGGAATCGGTATTACTTTATCCCATTTAGCTCTTGTTTTATACCCACCATAGGGAGGGTCTGTTATTATAGCGTCTACTTTGACACCTTGTTTTATAAGCTTAGACATAACTTTTAAACAGTCGCCATTATATAGTAGAGCTTTTCCTATTTTACAGTGTTTCAAAATATTGCCTTTGGTTTTAGAATTTTGTGTTTAGATGTACTATATTCGGGATAATACTGAATACCATACTTTTTGATGAATAGACCGTTTGGAGTTTTACCGCTAGCATACTTAGATTTACCTCTTAATTCCGGACCAATAAATATATAATTCGGAGCCTTTATATATTTTTTGATTAGCTTGCACCAGTCGTGAAAATCTAAATAATTTGTTTCAAAATCGTCATCCCTTTCCTCAGGTGTTCCAGGCCACCGTTCAGTATTAAGACCAAAAGGAGGACAAACTACTACGATTTTGTCAGTCTTAATTTTACCACTCAATAAATCACGCTGAGTCCAACCATAATATTTACACAAATTAGGATTTATATCATAAGCTTCTATTTTAGGAGTTAATCTACGTTTTTTAAACCACGCTTCTGCTCCTCTGATAATACCTCCAAACCCTGCCATGGGACAAAACACACCAACAGAAATATCAATACCAGATTCCTCTATGATGGAAGTAAACTTGTTAGGCATTAAGGCAGTCACTTTTGGACATATTTTGGCTATAGTAAATCTTAACTGTACCTCTCTCATAGTACCTAAATCACTTTTAAAAGAATTTTTGATACGGTCAACAAAATCGTCATACTGCTCTAATTTTATAGACTTTTTTGTAATCCAAAATAAATTATCAATAGCCTTTTTCAACAGTGTCTCGTCTTTCCAACCCTCACGAGGACTCTTTTTACCCGCTACATAACAATCCCAAATAGGATTATCTGGACCCCACTTTTCAGTTCCAGGCAAAGGATTCTTTTTACAAAGTTTAAGAATTTCACCTTTTGTACGCTTAAATAGTTTTTCCTCACACCACTCTTTTTTAGGAGTGATAGTATACGGTTTAGTATACTGGGATAATGTGCTTCTCATCTCTCAACCGTGTCTGCTAAGTACTTTATTAAACTACGAGCTTTATCTCCAACTACTACATACTCATCAGGTCGGCAGTCAGATATTTTATACTTTAGTTCATGTTCCCCATCAAAGTTACGTCTATCTGCATAAAAAGCTAACGTTTTTAGAATTTTACTATATTGTTCATCTGATAAACTAACCATATTATATTCCCTTTCATGTAGTTATTTACACGTTTGGATTATTTAGCAATCAACAAGGTATCTTTTATTATACCGTCGCTACATATAAATACTACCTTGGATATTTTATCCTGACAGTCTAATACTTGAACGTACATTTCTACTTTGCATTTGACATTATAAAAGATTAACTGCATACATCTATCTAAAATATCGTGTATCTTTGATTCAGGAAATTCTTTCCCCTTTACTCTAAAAACAAATTGCATGGAATTATTCCTTTATACTCAACATACCTTTAGAAAACCTTTTGGCTTTACCGTACCTATCTAACCAATCCTCTACTTGATCTAAGTTCCAAAACTCAATATGTCTCAGACCATTTTGTTTAGCAGTTTTTCTCTTTTTAGGATCTCTAATCGTCCAAGTGCGTATAGCCTCCTTATAATAAGGAGCTTTAACACTACGTTTTTCCCAATCCTTTAACAACTCTTTATGAGATTTTCTTCGTCTATTATAGGCTTTACCTCCGTGAGTCCAACTACCATTGTACTCTATGTACAAGTCAAACTTTGGTAAATAGAAATCACAATCAAAAGGATATAACTCCGAATGATATTGTCTCAGCACACTACGTCTACCAAAGGACTTACATAATAATTTATACATATCTTCTTCTGGTTGGGAAGTGTTAAAAGAATTATTTGCTCTCTTAGAGGCATTAATCTTTTCATTCGTTTGGTCTAATTTGTCATATATTTTATGAATAAAATCCTTTGTTTTAGAGTAACTGTCAACACCATATTTATCTAGGCAAGTAGCCTTAGCTTTTTCCCTTATTTGCTCCGCATTATCACGCATAAGCTTACGTTTTTGGTCTGTTTTAGAAAAACTATCAGTACCAAACTTTTGTAAACAAGTACTTCTTCTTTTAGCTAACCAAGTATCTTTTGTAGCTGTTTGTTGTATCTTATACTGCTGAGTTTGAGTATAAAAGTCTGTGCCGTAGTGTTCCCTACAAGTTTGTTTGGATTTCTCCACAAACTTTTGTTTATTACATTGCATAAACCTCTTATGCTGTTTAGTTTTTGCGTAATTATCCACACCGTATTTATCTAAACAAGTCTGCTTAGCTTTAACTTTATATTGGTTGGACTGAGAAAAACTATATGTGCCATATTTCTCTAAGCAAGTATTATGATAATTTTGCTGTTTAAGTTCACTTTTATCCGCACAGGCACGACAACAATATAAATGATACCTACTGCCATCATAAGGTACGGACTTTCCACAAGTTTTACAAAAGAATATATCCTCTGCAAAATCCTTTACGCCATGGCGATACCAATACCCTAATTCCTTATTAGTAAATAGTCCAGGAAATTTAGCCTCAAAATCTAAATATATAGGAAAACGAGTATATATACAGGAGAGATTTGGATATTTTTTGATTAGATAAGAGATATACTTTTTAATCCCCTTAAAATGTTTTTCTAACTTATGTCTAGACCAATTCATACCAAACCTCTCCTAAATACTAAGATAAATCTTTATAGGAGTTCCACCAAGTACCCTTTTGTTTGTCGTATTCATTATTGTATTTTGCATACTGCTCGTATCTCTGCTTACGATCCAAAGGTTTGTAAGCGTTCTTACGAGCTTGTGCAATAATATCCCATACTCGCCTACAAGTAGCGGACGCCATTTTATAACGAGGTGATTCCCCATTTTTACCACGTCTTAATCCTGGAAATAACTCATACGTCATCAAGGACCTTAAACAACCAAGCGACTGGGAAAGACCGTCTATGAACACTCTTATCACAGGCTGTCTTTTACCTGCATAAGGGGTACAAACACGGTTTGCCAACTGATAGAAAAACGGACTTCCTACGGGTTGGGGGTTTGCCGACATCGGTGTTTGGATATAAATACAACTTGGTGCTCGGATATCTATACCTTCCTTGACCATACTGCGTACCGCTACAATTACACGATGAATCCCTTGGTCTGCTTTATCAAGAATATCTTTACGATTACATCCCGAATAAAACCCTGCTACGAAGTTTCTCCAATCAATGGACTCACCATTTAAGAGTGTACCTTTACGAGCCAACTTTTTAGCTTTTTTCCTAATCATTTCAACCAGTAGATTCATGTGTTTTTTATGGTCGGTAGGAATCAAAATACACTTATGTCCTGCATTTATATCTCTAAATACCTGATTAACAATTAGTTTGTTGCGCTCTGCACTGGAATATAACCATTTCATAGCATATACCCAGTTTCCAGGACCACTTCCCTTGTACTTAGTTGTACACACCCCTGTTTCTGTAATATCCACAATAGGAACCATACCTATTGCACTTGATTTAGCCACAATGGGACCTACAATTTCCTTAATAAGACAATCTCTGCCATCTTTTCTTAAAGGAGTCGCTGATAGTCCCAAACGATATTTCATCACCAACTTATTGACAAACTTAGCAAATGAAACTGCAGCTGCTCCGTGGACTTCATCTAAAATTAGAAAAGAGTATCTACCATTTATATATTTTTTGATACGTTTGTCGCCACTCTCTCTAATAAATTTTTGGTATGTAACAAGGGCTACCTGTAGATTCTTCATCTCCTTAACGTCCTTTACTACCTTGACAATCGGATGACCAAGTTTTTTCTCAATTTTTGGAACATTAGTCATCGACATAAAGGTCTTGTAAAAGTTGTTAAGAAACTCTTCCTGTTTTGCAATTACAATGGTCTTTACCCCAATTTTGCAACAACAAAAAACAGACATCACTGTATTATGAGAAATTAATCCATTAGCATAATAGTCGTGATACTTAGGGACGGTTAGATCAAAAACAGGAGACAAGAAATCATTAAAAATAATACTGCTAACCTTAGATTCTGTTTTATTTAGTTTGACTAACATTTTCTTTCCCTTAATTTATTTATAGCCTTTACTATACTATTTACACAATGGGGTCTGTTATAGTTCCAATCATATTCCCATATATAAAATACATTATAACCCAATTTTTTTAGCTGCTGTTCTCGTAGCTTGGTATTTTTATTAAGCATATAGGCAGTTTTAGTAGAAGTAAAACAACATCTTTTTCTAGGACTAAAAAGTTTCAAGTTTCCATGAAAATGGTCGCCATAAAATTCTAATACAATACCATACTTTTTATTAAATCCATCTACAAACAAATTATCTATTTGATATTCAGGAATAAACTTAAGCCTTGTCTTTTTGGATATTAAATTAATAAAATCTAAACCCATAAAGGAGGCTTTTCCTACTCTATCACACACCACGCACTTTTGAATATCTTTATGTATAAAGTACTGCTGTATAACATATTTATCTGTACCGCACCTTTTACATTTTAAATGTACTTTGTCTAAAAATCCTGTATACTCTTTTCCAAATACCTTAAAATTGGCATTTCTTTCTATTGCCTCCTTGAAAGCCTTTTTATTTAGTAGCACAACTGCTTTATTCCTTTGCACAGCTGCGTTACGCTTGTTGCATATACATCCATAAGTAAGGTGTTTATACCAAGAAGTAATTTTCCAACATTTACATTTTTTACAGTACACAGCTATAGGGGCATCTATACCAACATAATCCGATATATGCGAGTAATCATACCTACTACCATGTTTTTGTCTAGCCTTCTTTAATAAATCCTTAAGATTATTTTTTATATAAGCATGCGCTGGACTATTGTCCCTTCTACACAAGGGACACACAAACAGACCATTTCTATCGCCTTCTAATAAATGACAAGGAAGTACTCTATAGTCTACATTATGTACTGTACAAGTAACAATTACAGGAGTAAATTCGTCTACATACTCAACCTTATCAAATGATAATTTTCGTCTATAAAGACTTTTACATTTCTTTATTAAAAGGGCAGTATTCATTTTATTCCAACAGGATTTCCAAGCAAGGTAAAACACTTTTGTAAAATGGGTTCTAATTCTTTATTAGCTATACTAACACTATCCTTATCTAGAAATAGTATTTTGTACACACCCATAACTACCGATAAATCATAAAAATTATCTGGAAGTATATAGTGTGAATTATGTTCTAACTCATCAGCTATTTTACTGCATACATCAAAGTTAGCTACTGGAATTTCTGGTATAGACTGGGTTGATAAACACAAGGAATCATTAGTTGTTATGTCTTTTAACTGCTTCCATTCTCCATTGTTTACCCACATTCTGTGCTCTGGTGTACCTTCTACTGTAAAACCATCTTCTGTGACAATCTTAACAGTTTTAGATTTAGACCTGAACAAATGAGATACTTTATTAACACCTTCCTTACCAAATACCTGTATATTATCTACAGGTACAGTAATATCTTCTGGTATATTTCCTACTACGTCACCAATTTTACGAATTTTATTATTAGCAACAATAAGAGTATCGTAAACCTGACACTTCCCGCTACGGGGCTGAGCATTAATCAAACCAAATTTATACTTTAAATAATCCTTAGTAATAGTCACTTGGTCTGCAGTGGGAAACCCATTTACCTTTTCACCATGTCTTAAAGTACCAGTAAACTTGATTGGATAATCAAACTTATTCTCTGGTCTAACGTCCTTTACTTTGGATAGGTCAATACCAAACAACCTTTTGATTTTAAAGGCATTTCCAACAGGAACATATACATATTGTACGCCTTTGACCTTTTTTACACCCCAAGTTCTTAGTTTGGTAATAAATCCCTCACAACCTTGGGCACAAACAGAACAAGGTCTATCGTGGAAATATTCACATTTAGAACATATTGCGTCATCAAACTGCAACACTTCATAGTTTTGCTTTAAGACATTAGGGTCAACGTCTTTTTTTGGTATGTACAACTTATCTTTAATAACGGGAACTGGTTTCATTTTTGAATCACATATTATCAATAGGACGGTCAACAGGATTATTCATACCTGCACCAGATGGTTTTTCTAAGTCGGAACCTTCAATGTCAGAGGTATCCTTAGTAGGATCAACTTCGCCTTGTTTAATTTGTTTTTCCCTTATTTTTTCAGCATCGGTTTGTCCGATATCTGAATCTAAGGGGTTGTAGGAAACATTATTTGGTAAAATAACGTCTCCGACTACTTCTAAATCATATTTAGATTTATCAATCATTTTCCTTCTCCTTTAAAACGAGCATTACCTACATGAGACCACCCGTTGTCGCACTCCCGCCACAAAGGAATAGATATTCTTAAGTCTTCATTAACTACCCAAAAACCTCCCTCTGTAAACCGTACTACTCCAACAAAACCGTCGTACTCATCAGGCATTTCTGTGTACTTTAATTCTAAAATATCATTCTCATACCAACAGGTGTTTTCATCCAGTTGTAGACCATATTCTACTTCAAGATTTTGTTTGTATGAATCTGATATTCTACACATGTAGGGCATTAGTATTTCATCAGTATCCCTACCAAAGTCTAAACCACCACTCTGAGTAATACCAAATTCCTCAATGCAGTATCTCTTTTCTTTTTTATTCCAAACTCTATATACAATTTTCATTTGTCAATACTTATAAAATGCTGATTATTATTTACTACAATAAGACTAGATTGTGTGGGTTCAGTAAAACAAGTAAATCGCTCATTAGACATACAGGAATATACATTTTCGTACTCTTGATACCTTTTGTATATTGCCAAATAGTTAGATTTACAATCTATGTGATATGATTTTGGTACTTCAAACAAATTGCCAATAAATATATCACTCATAGATATATCATATAACCTTCCTATAGGAAGGTCAGCAAACTTTTCAAATATTATGTCTACCCCTTGTATAGGAAGTTTGTCTAATAATAAAAAACAATTTAGACCATAGGTCTGTAAGCTAACAAACCTATGGGTTATTAAACCGTCTATTTTGAATAGATCTATATTCATCACATTGTACTACAGATGGATTTATACGCAACTTTATCTTTTTTGTAATTAAATCTAATAAAGTTATCAAATACTTCCATTGTTGTAGCCTTACCGCTAATATTATCTACAACGTCTAACAACATAAATTCCTGCAACTGACATTCGTTCAAAGTTCCCTTCGTGTTTACATCGATCTTGGAACTTAACGATCCCAACTCTGAACTGCATCGAATCGTCATAACTCCTTTTTTGACATCCATCAAAATAAAACTGGACGCTACCTTAACCGATTGAGTGTAGGTAATAGCGTCACAAAGTTTAGAAACGTCAAAATCCTCTATGACCAACTTAGATTTCCAGGACTTACTAATTTCATTATATTTATCTATTGGCATCAAGGTATTAATAACAATCTGAGGTAAACAAATCTGCATTGACTTATTTACGAGATAAATACAGTTTTGGTCGTGCAAAATTTCAAACTTATCCTGGAACATAGAAAGAATATCCACGTATTGAACGGGAATATGAATTTCAAATTTATCCATTTTTTCTTTCATGCAGGCGTAAGTTCCGTGATAACGGTCAATACACAAAAATTCAATCTTAGAGCCATCAGAAGAAACAATAACTTCCAACTGCGATTCATTTTCACTCAAAGCAGGTGAGGGCGAAACACAAATGTTACTCATAACCTTGAGAATTTCATCTCTTAGATTATCAAATTTAAACAGCTTTTTAGCATTAGACGTATCAATATTTACTTCCTCATAAGCAAATGTGGTAAGATTCCCTTTAAACTTACCGCACTTGAAGTCCATAATTCTATCATCTAAGCTAAAGTCAATTTCGTTAAATCGGCTCAAAGCAGGCAAAAAAGTATCAAGACTAACACAAAAACTACAGTCTTTACCATTCTTGACGCAATCCTTAACCTTGTACTTCATTTTATAAAAGTCTGATTGTGCTGACACCCAACAATCGGAACCTTTAATATCCAAATTTACTTTTTCAACAGGAGATACTTTTCTGCAAAGAGAAATCCCCTCGACAACTTTTTTAATATCCAAAGACATAGTAGATGCCATTTTTATTTGCTCCATTCGTCTATAATTTGTTTACATTGTTTAATAGTATTTACAATAACACTATCTTGGTGTGTATTTTTGATTGCATACAAATACCAAGGACTATATTCTTCTTTTAGCACCACAATCAATCGTTTTTTAGACCCGATAAGACTGTGCAATTCCATGGTTGTTCCCGGCGAACAAAACGGTACATAAAACACCAAAAAATCACACTTAGACATTGCATAAATGTCCGACTTACATACAGTATTGTAGTCTTGATAATACCACTTATCTGGTCTAATATAATTTATTTTGTTTGAATCCTTAAACAATGACCGCCAGTTGAAGTGAGAATTGTATTTACCAATAGGACCTCCTAAGTATACATTCAATTTAGATTTAGAAAATAATTTATCTACTTCGGGAAACTTTTTAAACCACATCATTTCATAGACTCGTCTCGTAACATAGGCTTTATCATAACAACCATCACACTACAGTTTTAGGATAGCCATCATAGTATTCTTTAGATATACAACCCATTTTAGTTCTCCTTTGTACAGGTTTCCAATTATATATTGTACTATAAGTCTAGTACAGTCAATAAGTATGCAGCATACCCTTAGAAAACTTTTTAGCCTTACCATATTTACTCAACCAATTTTTCACTTGGTCTAAATTCCAAAATTCTATATACCTGAGACCGTTCCGTTTAGCAACTTTACGTTTTAATGGGTCTTTAACAGCCCACACATCAATGGCAATTTTATAATACTTCGACTTCTTACTTTTTTTAACCCACACATCTAACTTTTTATTGTCTGCTTGACTAAAAGGTTTACCGCCATGAGTCCAACTACCATTATATTCTATATACAAATCAAACTTAGGAATATAAAAGTCGCAATTAAAAGGATATAAATTAGAACTATACTGCCTTAAAACATTACGCTTATCAAAGGCTTTACACAGCAACTTATAAATAGCTTCTTCTGGTTGAGAAGTATTAAATGTACCATTATTTCTCTTAGTAGCATTTGCCTTTTCTATAACAATACCACTTTGCATAGGATGGCACACACCATACTTAGATTTGTTAGTACGTTGTCTGTTTAACTCCCTATCTTTATCATCCAAAAGGTCTTTAAACTGTTGTGTTTGAGTATACTTACAACCATATTTTTCATTCCAAGTTTTAAGAGTTTTCTTTCTTTGTTCTATACCCCATAAAGAACATGAATTTCCATACCTGTACACATTTGTTTTTCGAGCCTTATTTTTTAGCTCTTTGTTTTTAGATGGATTATCCACACCATAATTATCAATGCACGTCTTAGCCTTTTTAGCTTTTACGGACTCAAGTTGAGACGGGTTTTCTACGCCGTATTTAGACATGCACGATTCTTTAATCTTAGACAACACTTCCTTACTTTTAGATGGATTATCTACACCAAATTTTTCGATACTTGTATTTTTAAAACTGTTATATTTGTGTGGGTCTAAGTCCGCACATTTTTGACTACAATGAAGAGCATATTCTCTATGAAACAAAATTGGTCTAGAACAAACGGGACAATAAAACTTGGATACCTTTAAATCTCTTAAATTGTTTTTGTACCAATAACTTAGTTCAGAGGGAGTAAACAAACCACTAAATCTGAAATCAAATTCCTTGTACAAATTAGAAGAAGGCACCACGTTCTTAACATTAGGATACTTCTTTCTAAGCATTCTTATACAAACTTTTATATCGTCAATATTGGCAGTAAGTTTACTCTTAGTCCACTGCATACAACATACTCCTGCTAAACCGTTTATAATGGCAGTAAGTATTAGCCCAATGTACTATTTGGTCTAAGTGCCAAAACTCAATATGCCTAAGATTATTCTTTTTAGCAATTTTACGTTTTAATGGGTCTCTAATTGTCCACGTTTGCAACGCTTCCCTATAGTACAGACATTTTTTACACAGTTTATTCCACTTATATACCATCAACCTATGAGACTTTTTACGAGGATTAAAAGGCTCGTGACAAATACCGTCTCCATGAGTCCAGCTACCATTATACTCTATGTAGAGATCAAACTTTGGCAAGTAAAAATCACAGCTGAACGGGTATAAATCCGAATGATACTGTCTTCTTACTTGCCTTTTACCAAAAGACTTACATAATAGTTTATAAATGTGTTCTTCCTGTAAAGAAGTATTGAACGTTCCATTAGTCTTGCGAGTTTCAAGTTTTTTGGTCTTAACATCTAATAATTTGGATACATTGGATACACCATATTTATTTTTACAGGTAGTAGCTCTCTTTTTAGACGTACAAACATCCAGTTGCGAACATTTACAGCTACAGTGTTTTGGAAAATAACAGTATGTCTTGTCATAAGTAACCCTGCTCCCGCAAACCCTGCAAAACAAAGTACTCTCGTTAAATAATATATTTTTATTTTTATACCAGTAGGAAAATTCAGGGGCAGAGAGTAAATTACTAAATTTAGAATTAAATTCCCTGTAACAAAAAGACGTTTTTGGAACTTTAATCAAATTAGGATACTTAGTACGAGGAAAATGTATATTTTTCCTTATACTATTCCTGTATTTAGATATTTTACTCTTAGTCCACTACATAATATTTCCTTTTACACGGTATCATCCGTTACATTTTCCACCTGTAAGTCATCTATATACTGGTCAAAATAAAAAGTTTCAGATGCATAATCTCCACCAAGACTATCCTTAATTTCCTTGTATCTACATTTTCTCAGTACTTCAAAGTTGTGCAACATCTTTTCATACTGTTCTTTTGTATAAGTCTGCCCTAATTCTTCTTTTTTACCTTTTAAGGCGTCTTGTACAAGTTTAAGAAAACCATCTTTGGTGAAATCCCATTTCTCCGCATTGTTACCTGACCAACCTATATCGAACTCCATAACCAAGTTGACTAAAAATCTAAAGTCCCATACTTTACGCATATATGTGTGTACCAAAGTTGTATAACAATGTTCCACAAGATATAATGCAATGGGTAAGTTAGCCAAAGGTGCTTCAGCCTCGATGGAATCATGGACGACGTTACAATGGTGTATTCCTAAATTGATGCCTTTTGAACCAAAGTACTTCCAACACATCTTTTTAAGAAGATAACCACCGATAAAGTTAATATCCGATGCGTGTCCTTGAATTACGGAGTTAGGTCCTTTTCTATCCATTGACGATGTAATGGATTCATCATCATAAAGATACCCCCACAAATGACGGATACGACCGTTTGGATACTTTGCTAAACAAGTTTTAGACGCAACATACTGAATTTTCTTAATCCATTCGCCACCCTTTTTAAACTTGGTAAACATCAGCTTAATAAGGTCTTTTGCCTGTTGCACTGTACCTTTAATGTCCAACGACAAGGAATGAGGTCCTTTACCATAAATAACCCCGAATACGACCTGCTTAACAGACTGACGTTCCTCGGACGTTTTTGGATACCTACCATAAAAGAATTTGTAATTTAGTTTGTGTACGTCCCCCTCCACTTCAAACCGTTCTAACAGCTCCTTATTATCTTTACCCTTAAAGTCATTTATACGAAGCTGGTTACTTAAATCTAGAGAATGTTTAAATGGTGCTGCAATACTTGGATCTTGACTAACGTTACCCCAGTCTCTAACTTCCTGTGCTGAATAGTCAGCGTGAAACTGTACAAAACTATGTTTAGACGGGGTGCAAATAAACTGTCTACGAATTGCTCCTACCATCAACTTAGAGTTTTCGTCCTTAGCATGGCTCGGAATCTGTTGTTGGTTTGGATTTGAACAAGCAGCACGTCCAGTAACAACACCACTAAACCCATAGCTACAACGCAGGCGACCATCTAATCTTAAATCATCGTCAGTTTTGAAACGTTGGTAGGTTGCATTAATGTATGCCGATTTCAGTTTTGAAACACGCCTAAATTCTTGTAAAACTTTTACTTCCTCTACCTCGGCATATTGAGTTAAAAATTCTTTATCAGTTTTACCCATACCCTTAGCATTATATTCTAACACAGGAAGTTTCATCACCTTGAAATAAAGAGCGTCCTTATCAAACTCCTTACCTAAATCCAGCACCCACGAAGGACTACCACCAAAAATACCACCATCAGTCGGCATACCAAGTTTTTTGAGTTTAAGAACATTAGCTTTTTGAGCGTTTTTAGATGTTTGTAACATTTTGTTGACGTTTTCAGACACAGTTCCAAAAATACTACCCTTAGCAATCTGCTTTAAAATATGCTTTTTGTCAACATAAACCCCTAAGTATTCCATCTCCGACATAACATAGATCATACGACCCAACTGCTTGGTAACACAATCAAAAAAGTTAGGATTTTGAAATGCTTTGGCTATTTGTTGCTGGTACCGAGCTATAAAATATGGTACGATAACATCCTTAACACCGTACTCCATAATTTGTTTTAAGGAAAAGGACTCCATATTACCACGGTCATCCTTTGTAATATCGCCAGTATTATAAGCATCACTGCCATACTCTAAGGATAACTGCCCCAATGAATACGGTTTAAGAATACTCATACCTTTAAGAAGCTTACGGTTTTCTTCCAGACAAAACTCCCCTGCAATCGTATCATAAATAAGATGATTATACCACTGATAATGAGATATATTTTTAATCTGTTCAAGGTCGAACTTTGCATTATGGTAGATTGTATACTTAGACTTACCTCTTTCACACCAATCTTTAAAACCTTGATTAATAAGGTCTAACTGTTTACCGTTAAAAGGAGAGTCCTTATGTTGATAGGGAATAAACCATACTGTATCCTTATCCGTCATAACTTGGATTGTCAACAAACGGTTAGATACTCTATACAAGTTGACAGTTTCAGTATCAATACAAGGTGTCTTACTTTCGTTTAAAGCTCTAAAAAACTTTTTAATTTTAGATGTATCGTCTACATATATTTGCTTCGGTGTTGAATATACAAAGTCAATACCAGATAGGTATGTAACCAACTGTTTAATAACATAACCGCAACAATATGCTAAGGATGGTTCATACTGCACTCTATCTGTAAGACCATACAAGGAAATAGAACGTATGTATGTAATACTGTCTTCCTTTTGAATTTGACCAATTTTAATATGCCGTTTTTGAAGGAATGTGTCTAAGTAAAAAACTAAATCTGGCTGATACTTCTGAATTATCAAGTCGATGTTTTTTTCACAATGAAGATAATAGTCCCCTCGACCACCGTCAGACATACCTCTTGAAGAAGCTTGGTTGAATGGTATCAACAAACACTCTTTTATATTTGGAGTATAGTGATTAACAATCTTAAGAAGATTTTCCCATACTGTTTGACCGTATTCGGTAAGAACACAGCCCTGTTTATAAGCTTCCTTACATAGATTATCAGATACAAATAATACCTTTTTACCTTTAGGATTTAAAGTATACTTCAAGGAATAAATCTTTTTAAAATCTAAGTCAAATTTATCCTGAAACTTAAAGGGAACATATACACGTTGAATATCCATTTTAATCCTCATATAAAACGATGTTGTTATTATTTACAACAAGGACAAAAATAAGGGTTGGGAAATTAATCCCAACCCTTAGATTAGTTAAAAGGTATTAACCTTCAACTGCGGAAGCTTCAACGAACTGAGATTTGATGTTGATAACAGTGCCATCTTCTGTCGTAACCTTAACGAAACCAGTCAAGTCACCTTTTGAAGTAGCCCCTTCCCAGAAACCAACTTCCGAGAAATCTGACAGTGCTGCAACCGAACCTTCACCACCTGCTTCACCTTCAATGTACACAATTTTTTCAGTAGGAATGAAACGATTGATACGTTTGGACGAACGAGGTTTCTTATGATTGATTTCAACACCTTCTTCAGTAATGCTCAAAATGTTGCCTTCATAAATGTCAACACCTTTTGCAGTTGCGGAAACCGAATATGTAATCGCCGAAGCTTTAACTTTCTTAGCCATTTTTCATACCTTTACGTTGATGGGTGAGAGGTTAAACCTCTCACCCTTGTTTCATTACTTACGACCACGACCTTTTGCGGGAGCTTTCTTTGCGGGAGCTTTCTTTGCAGGAGCTTTTTTCGCAGGAGCTTTCTTTGCAGGAGCTTTTTTACCACCTTTTTTCACAGGCTCTTCGTCTTCATCGTCGTCATCATCATCTTCGTCGTCTTCATCGTCGTCTTCATCGTCGTCATCATCTTCGTCGTCTTCTTCATCATCTTCATCGTCGTCATCGTCGTCTTCATCGTCGTCATCATCTTCTTCATCATCTTCGTCGTCTTCGTCTTCATCGTCGTCATCTTCGTCGCCGCCTTCCTGAGCTGCCAACATATCAGTAGCAACTGTCAAAATTGCGTTCAGACGGTCTTCGTCCAATTCAGCCAAGATTTCTTCGATTTTCGCAACAACTTTATTCTGTTTAGCCATTTTAAGTTCTCCATATATGAAAGGTTGTCTACGACTAAATAAACAACCACGTTTATAACCAACGATATTTACAATATCGCCTTTAATTCGTATCGCAAGCGTGTATTACTCTACGATACCATTCATCGACATTTACAATAATGCAAATCGCAATATGTAATGCCAACCGTAAGCGTCCCTACTTTACTATGTACCGAGGAAGTTGCACGTTTAGGCAACAACCCCGATACAGGTCTTGTAATACACGCTTACAAAACTTTATGATTATGACAAATCACCCAAAGTTATTTTACAATACTTTAAAAGTCTTCTTCGTCAAAATCGTCATCATCCGAATCATCTACGTCAATGTCTACTGCATTAATGAATTTTTTGTATTCTCCGGATTCAATTTGTTCAAAACATTTAGCTCTAAGGTTTGGTTTGATACCGAGTTTTTTAATTTCGGCTTTTAATTCCTTATTACCAAATACTTCTGCAAGTATCAGTTTTTTGAATGTTAGCCAATCTAACTCAACCCCTTCAAAACCTTTGATATTTACACTAAACTTTTTACGGCGTTCACCATCATACTGTCCTGTTTCGTATAAATATGCCCAAGTATCAAATACAGGGTCTATGCCTCTACCTTTACCATTACCGTCCTTGAACCAAATACGCTGGTATCCCATTTTAAATGGTGTACCCTTTTTGTTTTTGGTATTTACAATTTTTTTATACTGATATTTATCAGTACCTCCAGCTACTTCAACGGAATCCTCTTCGCCTTCACTCGTTGAATCACCCTTATCCCAAGTACCCATTTTTACCGATGTAACAGCAATCGAGGTAAATTCACAGCGTACGTCACTATTATGGGATACTATACCATTAACAACAACAGTATGAGATTTTGGCATATTAAAATCGCAGACATAACGGGAGGATACCAATTCAGATTTTTTAAAGGAATCCCACATTATTTTATTTTTAATACTATAGGAACACAAGTTCAAAATAGAATTAAGAATTTCTACGTTTTTAACTCTCTCTTGTTCAGTTCTTAAACCAGAGATATAAAACAAATAGTCCTTTTTATTAGACATTAAATCTCTCATGTCTAAATGACGTATATGTTTTTTACCAGTATCTACATATTCAAAAATATACTTAAATATTTTTGATTTTCTAACAGTATAGCTGATACAGTCTACGGGGAAGATATATTTTATATCTTTCCCTGTTGTTTTAAGACCTTTTCTTCTCTCTATAATCTTTCTTTTTCTAGCGGTCATACAACCAACAGTGTCATAAAACAAAGTTAAATTATAACCGTATAGCGACAAACCAGCATATTTTGTTCTATTATCCTCTGGGGTATGCCAACTGTTGTTAAAGTAGATCTTTCTACCGCAAATTCCCATGTTTAACAAAAGCAGATGTATTTGGTCCACCATTTGTCTACTCGCAAGGGCTATTGAATACTGCTTATCTCCAAAACTTCCTTCACAGTCCATAAAACAACGCAGAAAATCAATAACATACTCTTTTGGAGCAGTCATAATCAACTCAGGAACTTGTTTTCTTCTTGCCGGCTCATTCCCCGAACATTTTTGTATTAAAAACTGTCTAAACCAAGCTGATCTTATTTCTACATAGTAGACATATTTTCTACCAAGATTGTCCTTACTATAAAGTTTTTTTATTTTATAGGGAAGTCTTAATTTATTACAGCAATACACAATATCATCAATTATCTCTTTATCTTTATTAACTACAGAACATACGTATTCCCTACAAAAACCCTCGGCTAATACATAACCAAGCAATCGTGCCAATTCGTGAGTTAGTTTTTTTGGATAATTTTTTATTTCTGTCTTAGAATAAACTAACTTGTCATTAAACGGTTCAAAGTTAAGGGACGTATTATTTCCCCACACGTTATAACCATACTTAATAGGAATGAAATGTTTACTATTTAAGGAGGATAAACAAGTCCATTGACTATCCAAAGTATTTTTTCTTTCTTGTTTACAAATAGTTTTAACTCTATGAGACAAACTACCTGTCATAGAATACCCAAGAGAAGTTGTTATAGTGAGACAAGCTTTCTTACCAAAATTTTTATAAAGTGCGGGCTTCTCCTTACCAATTTCAGAAAGGACACACCCATCTTTATAATCCCTACCTCGTATAATGCCTTTACTGGTAAAAATATAGTCATTTTCATCAAAGCAAAAGTATTTCAGCGCATTACCGCAGGGTTCCGTTGTTGGTTTCCCATACATAACCATCGGTTTATCCCTTAACTGATTTACACCATAGATAACACAATGTTTACGTCTTAGCAACCCTTTTATTTGAGGAACCCATTTACCGTACTCACGAGCTTGTAGAGCTACACCCGAACTATCTTTATCCTCATCTTCTCCAATGTCTTCTGGTATAAATGCTGGGTAGGAGTCTAGCATAAACACAGCTTGAAAGTCAGGACTATCAACAGGACACCAAACTTGCTTTCTCGATTTGTCAGCTCCTTTTAAACCCAAAGTATTCATCATCTTGACATGGGTCTTACGACTTGGGTCAAATACCAAATACCACTGGTCTTTTTCTTTTTTGTACTTTTTATCGGGCAAATTAAGAAGACGCTCTTTAATTACACCGAACACCTTTTCCATTGTGGTATCGTCATAGTAACGAGCGCAACCGTATTTTTCCGTTTTTCCTTTTTCATTTTTTAACCCAAAAATGTCGGATAAATCTGCAACCCTACAAATTGCAGGCGTATAAGTACCGTCAACAGAACCTTCCCCGTCAAAATAATAACAGGGAATATTATGTCTTACACACTCGCCCAAAAACGAAATACAGTTCGTGGATTTTGATGAAGCTTCACCCCCAAGCAATGTGTACCAACCACTACTAACACCGCCACCATAAACTATATTAAGCACCAAGCTATCAGCAGGTAGGCGATAAGGTATATCAATAGAAGAGCCAATACCGACATTACGTTCAATCGTTTCGATATCCTGCATAGCATACTGAGCAAACTTCTGCTGAAACGACAACTCGACGGGAGCTTCCTTTTTAGGAGATACCTTAACTTTTTTCTCTTTAACTTTTTTAGCCATTTTACAACCTCGAAGTTTAACTTAGAGGGGTAAGTTTCCCTACCCCTCTATCTATATTAGTCCCAATCATCATCGTCATCTTCGTCGTCTTTACGTTTTGATTTTTTCGACTTCTTTTTGGGTTTTTCGTCTTCGTCTTCATCGTCGTCAAAGTCATCAAAGTCGTCATCATCTTCGTCGTCTTCGTCGTCTTCGTCGTGCTTCGATGGCTTCTTCTTTTTCTTTACAGGTTTTTCGTCCTCATCATCGTCATCATCATCGTCGCCACGTTTTGACTTTTTCTTTTTTGACGGTTTTTCGTCCTCGTCTTCATCATCATCGAAGTCTTCATCGTCAGAGTCCTCGTCATCCGATTCATCTTCCTCTTCATCATCTTCGTCATATTTTTTCTTCTTAGACTTTGGCTCATCAAAGTCCTCCACGTCATCGTCGTCATCAAAGGACTTCTTTTTCGACTTCTTTTTGGGCTTTTCGTCTTCTTCGTCGTCTTCATAATCAACGGAATCAACATCTTCATCTTCGTTTGTAACCGCAACCTGTTTAAGTTTTTTATATTCTTCCTTAGCTTCCGCCAATGTTTCCATAGGAATATTATCAATATCAAAAATAAGATACTTACGTTCTTCCTTTGTCAATGGAGTCACTTTTAAGGAGTCAACACGATATTTAGATTCACCCGCTTTTTCAGGATTATATCTAATAGAAATATCCATACCATATTTTACGTCATTGACATCATGGCATTCCCCATCGTCACCCGTATTATTAGCACCTAAGTCTTTCAATTCCTGAACAACACCATAGGGGAGATTTAAAACTACAACAGGTGTCCACGAACTCGATTTAGGATCCTTAATATAGCACTTATAGTCCTCAAAAATAGTTTTACGTTGTTCTTCTTTTTCGGTACGGGTAACCTTTTTAGGCTCTTTTTCCTGTTCACGCCTAAAAATAGCGTTCACAAGGTACTTACGACCAGCTTTCGGGTTTAGATTACAGTATGGGCAATTATTATCAGCAAAGCTATCCGTATCAGCGTCATAGTTAAGACACAACTTAGGGATATTAGCGTGCTTTCCGCTTTTAGTGTTAATTTCAATCCAGTGAGTCGAATAACCACGAATCGGTCCCAGCAGTCTAAAAACTAACTTTTCACCTGCATAATCGCCAAAGTTAAAAAATGAGATGTCGCCAAGTATTCTTTTACGTTCACCCGACTGGCGAACTTGGCTAAAGCCTTTCAAACCTTTCATAACATAATTCTCCAAATGTTGTTATGTGTTTATTTACAATTATAAATATTCATTCAAACCAAGAACCTCAAGAGCAAACCCAACGTCCTTTATATTTTTTACCTTAGATATAAAAGTCTTAACATCTATGTTTTCATCAGTAGTGTTTGCCTCCATAGGAACTTGTTTTGCCGCTTCATCAATTTCATAAGCAAAGTTATTTATACCTAAGTCCTTACCTTTACTTATATCCAATTTTAGTGTTTTATTTATCGAATAAGAACTACCATATTCATAGTCAAATCCAGGATTCAATAAATAGTGCTTAAACTGCCACTGTATAAAAGACGACAAAGACCCCTTATCTTCTCTATACTTATCAATACCAGATGAAATCGCAATAACCATTGTCTTAAACAGGTCGTCAATATCTATCTGTGTATGGGAACACATATTATACCTAGATATAGTCTGCTTATATGCTAACAAATAATACTTTTGCATTACCTTTTCTTTAAAAGCTAAGTACAGCTTTTGATAAGTCAATGCTTTCAAATAAGTAATACCTGCGTATTTAATGGAACAGTCTATTTTATCTAACTGTCGTTTATTTATTGCTCCTTCACTTTCTTGTTCGTCATAGTTTTTTAAATAGTCCAAAAACAGACATAACAATCTGAAAGATATAGTGCGCTCCATTTTTGAAGTTTTATAGCTATCAAAACAACTTTTATTAGGAGACACAATCGTATTATACAAACAACATATAACACCCTTTTTATCTAAGGTAGATAACTTCCTCCTTTTGTTAGCCTGTAGCTGAGACATAATATTAGCACAACACCGTTTTCCTAAATTAGTTTTAGAAAAAATACCTTCAATAGCACTATTTAAAAAGGTGTCTAGTACTTCTACAACCTGACCACCAGTTAAGTTCTCCATTTGAGGCAATTTTAGTATTGTTTGTATATCCAAAATACAAACTCCTATTTAACTGATTCTAACGTCTTAATCATTAGTTTCTTAGCCCGAGTCAATAAAAAGTTTTTAGTTACATACAGCATAAAGGACTCAGCAAATAATTCCTCTACACTCTTATTAGAGTATTCAGTAACCAAAGTTTGATGGTCTAATAGCTGAACGTGTGTAGGAAAGTATTTAGAAATATCAAAACCAGTATCAAATAGCAGACATAAATTCTTATAATTTATACCATGATACTGATAAATATAATCTAACACTTCATCTGATACTTTTTCATATTCTTCCGTGTATTCTTCTGATATACGAGGCCCAGAATCTTTAAAATCATCCTTTACTGTTTGCAGAATTTGTTTATCTACCCCTGTAACAGTATAAGCTGATGAATAAAGTTGCACCCACTTAGACTTAAATGAATCAGATACTCTTGTATCCCATATAAAATGCCCAAATTCATGATATATAGTATTCGTCAAACTCTCACTAAAATCGTGAGGAAATAAGGACATAATTTTTACTTCGTTACCGTCTTTATCCTCTTTATAGGAAGCCATGCCGTAGGTCTTACCACGGGCATTACGTATCTCTACATCTAAAGGAAAGATAAAATCCAACCCTTTTGCCTCCATACGTTTTGCGCAACGACTTAAATCCTTAAATAGGTATTTATTCTCTTCCTTGTTTACCGACCGAAAATAGTACACTGTGCCATACGGGTCGAGGGATTTTCTCTTATGGTATGGTTCAATTTTTACGCCATATACGTTCCCCGATGGTGGATTCTTACCTAAATAAGCAATAACTGAGTCTGAGTCGAATGATAAGTATTGAGCAGTGCTTGTATGGGCAGCAGTTTTATCTGTAACAATACCTTTTTTACCTTTTACGTCCACTATTTTTAATAAACGCTTTTTACCGTTATCGTCTAGCGACACAATATAATCATCTAACTCAAACATTCCAACCTCTTTAAATTAAGTCCACAAAAATATTAGTGGCATTTTCATTAGTAATTTGTTCAGGCACATAGTCACAAGGTTCGTAAAAGTCCCAATTAGGAAAAGTACCATCAATGTGTGTCTTCGTGCAAACAAAATAACTACCATCAATATTAACAATAGTGTTTTTATCATAGGACGCACTATTATGCCATACTAAGGGCTCCTGCGTAGGAATTTGAGGCATAACTCCACCATCAATAACAACCCGCATCCATCCTGTATAAGAATACATGCTGCCAGTTGTTTTTTCTTTTAAATTAACGGCATTAACAACGTCAGTCCAAGTATTTTTATCCGAACTATACTGCACTGTAACAGAGGCACCCGCAAAATTACCTCCAACAACAATAGTTTTTGTATTTCTATCAATAGCATATACTTGCACAGGTGTTGAAGTTGAATTGGCTAATCCATTATTTAAGATTCGCATATCTTTCTCCTATAATTTTTTAACAATTAAATATTTAAGGGCTACTATTAAATGTTTGCAAACACCTATTTTATACTTCGGATTACGCACATCTGGCAAAGCATCTTCTGCATAAATAACATCAGCGGCATTACGCATCGCTTGAGATACTTCAAAAGTGTAAATCCAACGTCCACAATCACAGGAGGTTTTTATATAAGTACATTGTGAAAGGGGACCGATGTAATTAGGTTCGTCCGTATAAATTCTGCATTGATGTATATGAAAAGACCCATCAGACTGTAAAGACCTAACAATAAATTTATACCCGTTGTTTCCGTCTTTAAAAACCTTTTCGATAGCAACACTTCTAGACCTAATTATATCAGGCTTCCAACAGTAGTGCAGTATTTGGAGTGGTGACAAATGTTGCAACAATTTAGACATAATAACACCTTACTTAAAATTATTAGACTAACCTAACTTAGTAGCCTTACAATATAAATCTCCATTTACCTGTATATAGGAATCTAAGTCTTCCCAGTCTACTATATAGTCAGATAAATCTTCTTCCTTAATGTCTTTTTCTGAGTGTAGGTTGTAGCTGCAAACAGAATTACCAGAAGAATAAGTACTATTAGGGTCTCCTGTCTTTAAAGGATGCCAATCGGGAAGGTCGTATCCTTTGTATAATAAATAATAGGCACAGCTAAAAAAGTAGGAATCCGACTGTTTGCGTAAATCCTCTAAATCCACTTTTTCACACTGATTATTTTTGAATCTATCCGCATATATTTCACATCTACCAGTATGCAAGTTCAAATGAGAGCAAGCCACAGTTGTTGGGTAAAACTTTTTTTTCTTAACCCTACACAAACAGCATCTTCCGCATCCACTACAAATGGCTTCCCATTCTTTTTTATTAAAGTCTTTAAGTGGTTTCAGCTTCCAAAAGTTAGGAGATACACCTAACTTAGCGGCATAGTCCTCAACTTTGCTCATTTATATTTCTCCAAAATTGGATTCATAAATTCGTCCATTTCGTCTGCGGACACATCATTTAACGTATATAGATCAATAAATTCATGAGCTAAATCTTTTTTGTATAAACCAAGAGCATCACCATTCCAACCGAGATCTAATGAATTATAATTATTAGACTGATAGAAAAAGTAATTTATTGCCCAATACTGTGCCGAGGAAACCAACCCATAAGGTTTGTATTTTTCATCATGAGATAAAGCAATAATACCACAAGAGCCCGTACCTCCAATATCTCCAATTTGCATCGCACAAACTACTTTATTTGTTTCCAAATCAGTAGCATACACTATACCAAAAGTATCATCTTCAAGATTCCACGTATCGCTACAGGTATTCCAATTCGATTGAGGTTTATCAGAAACGGACATAATATGCTCGCAGTGCTCTGTCCATAGCCCGCAAATTTGGTCTTTTAATTGCTCATACTCAGGCGAATAAACTCTACAGAAATCCCATTTTACTTGTTTAGACTTAGCTCCAAACAAAATAGAAACATAGGATTTTCTATGCTTTCGCATATAAGCTTCAAAAGTATCGCAATCCTTATACACAACGGGGGAACCACAATAGCCAGAATATAAAACAAATTTATCTTCATCTGGTATCATAGCAAAAAAAGTTTTATTGACAGACAAGTTAGTACTATATGGCGGTTCAAAAAAGTATGCTCCCCTTTCATTCTTTCTAAGAATTAAAGGTATTTTATACTCCCCTGCTTCATAGTAAAACACACACTCCTGAAAAGGTAAAAATACGTTCCAAAACTTTTTTATAGCATCACAGTTATCCGTAGAAATATAATGCAAATAGTTGGAAATAAAACCGTCTGACCAACCTACAAAATTCTTTAAACTTGCACGGCAGTCTTTAATGCTACCAAGTTTAATATGATTTATAACCATTTAACCCTCTACGAAAAACTGTTCTGGTTCTACCCAATTACATCCAATATCTTTACGATATTGCAACAAGAATGTTTTTATCTTTTTGATACTCTTGTATGCTTTTTCTTTTGACTTTTCAAAATCTTTATCATAGCCAACAATATAAGCTTGACGGTCTTCCATCCGATGGTACAACCTGCCATTTTTAGAATATTCTGCTTTCATAGGCATACAATTTTTATCAGCACCCAAAATAACAAACTTATTGCTTGTAGGCAAAATATTATTATAAATCATTTGAGAACAACAAGTTCCTGAATTAAGACATACGCAAGTATAATAACCCTCTTTTACTTTTACTTTTTTCAAACCTGCCATATCAGCATATAGGTCTCCATAATTTGAGCAAATATAAGGAGCAACAAACTGCGTTGGAAATCCCTCACGACAGGTAAACTCCATAAACATAGGAGCTCCCTTACTTGGTTTTATACAGTTGAGATCAATATACCCCCTATAATCATTTTCTATTAAATAAGATTCAAGCCTATTTAAAATCTTATCTACTGCTTTAGGAACCTTATTTCTTTTAACCAGTTTAAATACAGTACCGACTTCACCAGTCAAGATATTAGAAGTATCCCCTTCCAATAACTGCTTGTATTCTTGGTCAAAAACGACTACATTCCCTACCCAGCCTGTACCGTTAAAATATCCACCGACACATAATTCTTTACCATTAATTTTCTTTTCAAGAATACAGGACTTATTTTTTAGATAAGATAAAGAATCTTCATGAATAATATCTAAAGCTTCCTCTTTACTAAAAGGAATATAGGTGCAGCACTTAGGAGAATTTGATTTAAAAACGACGTCCTTGTGCTTTTTAATAAAGGCTTCCAACTGTCCTATATCTAAGGTATCAATATTAGGAGTCGCTTTAACACCAAAATCCTCACACATACTTTTACCAAAAGGTCTATCTTCTTCAAGGTCATATACTTTATTCGTGTGAAGATTTATGTTCGGGACATTATATTTTTTAGAAAGATCTACATATTTTTTATAGTTCTTTTCATAATAGTCCTTTTGAGCATTAAAAACTACAAAGTCCGAATTTTTGTATAATCCCTCTAAATCTCCATTGTACAAAGTAGTATTAGGATTGGAGCAAATAAAGTCGTCTGACTGCTCTTTTGTATCACAAAAATACAAGTTCAATTTATGACCGCTATCCAAAAAACTTTTTTGGAGCCCTTGTAAATTTAAAAAGTCTACATATCCAATATTAAAACCCATTTTTTTATTTCCTATGCGCATTTGTGTAAAATAGGACTTAACATATAGTCCAAAACACTAATGTCCTTTTTAGTAAGATTGTTTATTTCAGAAATCTCTATAACCCCTACCCTATCTAAATCCAAAGAGGCTAAAAAGTTTTTTATTTTTTTAGGCGATAAACCATTTTCCACATTGTAATGACATGACCTATAAAACTTAGGGTCTAATGCGTCTACGTCAATACTTATACAAATTTTTTCGTCCTTAGGAATATCCCCAAACCCACAGATACTCAAGTTTTTAAGATTAGATGTTTCCTTAAAATCCGTACTTCTTGTACCTATTGCATATACCTTATTTACAGGATACGAAACTAAAGATACAACATCTGGGTCTCCGACATGCCCTAAACAAGCTAAACCCATGCCATGTTCTTTTTTAGAAGGGGAAGTATCCCAAGTATTAGCATCTAAGTGTGCGTCTATATAAACAACATTAGGATACTCTTTCAAATAAGGAGCTAAAACTGCAACATTGAGACAATGATTAGACGTAAAGTACACATTGGGAAGGTCACCTCTCGGTGACACTTCCTTAAATGTATCCTTCAACACACCATACCAGTTATGGTCTTTTAATCTATCCTTAGGATCAACGTCATAGGTATAAACCCCTCCTATATGACTAACATATTTGGACACCGACGTATCACAAGGATATTTTCCACCGTACTTACAGTACAATCCTTTAATCATTTAACGTCCTCAAAAAAGTAATGTTCATATTCCTGAACTTCTTTCAAATGATTAATATGAAAGGCGGTTTGCCTTAACTGACAAGGACCGCAGTTACCACAAGGCTTATCATGGTCACGGTAGCAACTCCAAGTAAGGTGCAAAGGAGCTCCAATTTCCATACCAAGCTTTACAATTTCGTGCTTAACTAAGTTTTCCAAACTTGATCTAATAACAGGTTTACTATGACAACCTAATGCCAGCACTTCATTAAATTTGTGCATAAATACAGTCTGGTTATCTCTATAAGCCCCTGCTTCTTCAAGGTTTAAACCGAGATAAATATTACCAATATTATATCTATCACAATAGGACGCAATCAAACCGATAAAAGCAGTATTACGAGCGGGAACCCAGTCAATATCCTTTTCTGAACCTTCCACAGGCTTACCAATGTCAGAATCATTACCATCAACAATAGTTGAGCCACCAAGATTTTTAATAAAGGATAAATCCATAAACTCGCACTTGATTGTTTTTGTAGGGAATTTATCTTGCAGGTATTTGGTAATGTTTTTTACACATTCCACTTCTTTCTTTTCTGCACGACATCCATACAAAAAGTGCGCTAATGTTATTTCTTTGTATTGAGGGTCTTGACAGGCTAACGTAGCTGAAACGGTCGAATCTAAACCACCTGAACAAATTACGATAGCTTTACTTTGTGATTTCTTATAAGACTCTTCCTCCACTCCATAAAAAGGCTCTGTCGTATGTCCCTCAGCGGTCAAAACAATATGAGTAAAAGGATTAAAAGTAACATGATTATACTTGTAGTTCTTCAACTCCGGCTCAATAAATTCAGACAAGGACGTAAAAATATAACAGTCAAAGTCATAAATATAGTACAGTTCGATTGGAGCAAAGTTTTTGTACAAGTGAAGGCTTAACTGCTTATCGTCGGTATTAAATAGTGCAGTAGCAATAGCTCCATCTAACTCATTCATTCGATTGTGGTAGGCACAATAAGGAATCGCATAGGAATCAATAGATGTAGGAACCTCTACGCCTTTTAAAAGCTGCTTATCGTTGCAAATTGTACCATTATGCACAGCCCAAACTGTCTTATAATTGTAGGGCTGAATGTCTGCTTTTGAAACTTTGTCTAAACATTCCGTTGTAGGTTCAGCTCTAAAATTGCAAATGATAATACGGGATAAATAGTCCAAAGAAATATTTTTATCTATCAACCGATGCAAGTACTTCTCTTTTTCAATTCTGCTACTACCAACAGGGATAGCTTCCTTTGTAGCAAAATGACCGTCTTCTACTTTGAAACTGTCATAGGATACAAAACCAAAACCGTCCACACCACGTTTAGTACTATTACGCAGAACTGCTTTAAAAAGCAGTTCTAATCGGTAGCGTTCTTCATCATTTATATCACGGGTTAGATAAACACCATTAATACTGCACATAGTAGTTCCTCTCTTACACAATACCCATAAATTTGTACATATTAGCTACACAAGTGCTAACAATATTAGCCATAGGGTAGTCACCTCTAAATTCTGTGCTAATAATTTTGTCTAGTTCTTCATTGTTAGAATAACAGTTTAGAGGATATAATTCTTTATAACAGGGCATATCATTAAGTACTGGTATAGCCCCACTCAAATAGCCTTCTAAAATAGAATAGCCGAATGTTTCCAATACTGAGTCTGCCCATATATATTTTACATAACCCAATTTATCATAGTAATCTGCTTTATCTTTTGTAGGAACACATTCTATTAAATTAGGGTCTACTCCATTGTCTAAACAAGTTTTAGTAACAGAGTCTCTAATGTTTTTATTGGGACTAAAAACAATAAATTTAAGATCCGACCCCATTTCTTTATATCGCTTTGCCTGTTTTACAAAGGAGTCAGGTCTTTTATCATCCGCCCAACGATGACAAAATACAATCGTATTTTGCTTATTAGGATGATTTTTAATAACAGATAAGTCTAATGGAAGCCCAGTCACTTTAATCTTATCTGCAATGGATTTATCACCAACTAATTCAGGCGTTATGCACATATCTTTCATATAATTGGTAGCTACTACCAAACCATCTACATATTTTAACAAGTGAGTTTGAAAATCTACTGCCCAATCAGACCCATAAAGATAGTCCCCCGCTGTAATAGGGCTTGAGTGCCAAATACCATAATTTTTAACTTTGATGTGCTTGGACGTACAGTAATGAAACAGAGATGTAAGAGCGGGATTCCAAAGGTCGCACCAAAATAGTATATCTCCATCCTTAATTTGGTCAATAACTGTCTGAGTAACTTTTAAATAATAACGAGCCAGAACTTCATCATTATACACGGCACCAACTTGCGGAACTGGATATACTCCGTCAGAAATATAGCTATAAGGGATATTATTATCCATAGCATATTTAACGATATCTCTTGTAATAGTTATTTCTGGTCTACCCTCAAACAATGGGGCTGCAATAATTCTTAACATATATTTTCCTTCCTAACCTACTAATGGAATTGAACTAAACACATCATTATTTACAACATCAAAACCTGACTTGTATCTAAACTCTGGATTCCAAATTTGTTTATAATCTAACCACCCTATACCCAAGTTTAAAGGCATATTCCACTTTTTGTCGTATATATTTTTTAAGGCGTGCATTATCAGACAATTACCAAGTGCGTCTTTTTCATACACAGCATCTGTATTTCTTTTTGTTTGAATCCAATAAAGTTCGTCTACATACCTAATAAAATAAGCTACCGCAATTAGCTTATTCCCATCATAAATTGAACAGGTATAAACTTGACCACAATCTGCTAAGCAGTATAGGTAGTCCATTTCAAAGTCCCAACTTTTAATGTCTCCTTTTGAAGCCCAGTAGGAATAATAATAGGGATTTAAGTCAGCTTCTGCATACAACAAGTCTTTTGAATTGAATACCTGTTTAAAGTCGAATTTAAACTTATTAATAGTCTTTTTATACTGTCTATATATTCTATGTAGCTCTTTACTATGCGTTTCAAAGCTGTCTCTTAAAGTAATTACTACCTCAGGACGGGCTTCTTTATTTACGGCTAACCCAAAAGCACCAACGTAAGGCTCACACTGTTTGTATATAAACTCTTGATTGGGAATATTTAAATCCATTGGCAGTGTACAAAACAGGCTACCGTCTTCTTCTCTTTTTTGAATAAAAATAGGAAGGGCAAATTCTTTATCTTCGTCCAACAAAACCAAAGGGTCGCTTTGCACATAAGAAGATATAAGATTACCACAGGATGGACATCTAAGTTTATTCAAACAAAAACAATTATAATATAAAAAAACACTACCCTCAAAAACACCGCCAGAAAACAGACGTTCAAAATATTTCAATGCTTTGGAATTAAAATTTGCTAATTTTACAGGTTGCATAGTAGTCCTCTTAGTAAGCAATAACACTCTTACCGTGTCTAGCTAGTTCCTTACAAATACCTTCAAAATTGGGATTAATTTTAGCTAATTCATAGCATAAATGTTTATCCTTTAACATGATCCCTTTCAACCAAGTACGAGGTATATTTAATGAGTCCTTATAATCGAAAAATAACCCAAAGTCTACGGACTTACATCCTAATTTGTACCCCAACCTTACTGCTTCCTGATGTCCTACAACATAGCACCTATGCTTTTTTCTTAATGATTCGTTCTCTGTAATCAAAATAAAAGGACCGAAGCATTCTTTTTCATTATTTGTATATGCAATAAATGTAAGTACTTCTTCATTAACAACTTTATCCATAGCTCTTATAATATAAACTTTATTACCATGTTTAATGTTATAAATAGTCTTAAAGTTTGAAACAAAAGATTCAACGGAAGTATCGGGGTATTGCTTTTGTTTTAACTGAAACAAGGGAACTAAGGTTTGTACGAAATCATCTAATTGCTTACTATTTTCCTGTATGATAAATTCCTGTACAGAAATATCTAAGTCGTTAAATTTAGCTCCTTTTATATAGCTACTTTTACACGGAATACCTTTCTGCCAATCCTCAAAAGAAATATTTGTTAAATCTAATTTAGCAATAGGTGTAGAATCTATACATTCAAATTCTGTATTGTTTTCCAACAGCTTAGTTATTACTTCGTGTTTATCTATTAGCTCATCAAACAACAAAAACGTCATAGGCTCCCCAGTAAGGCAGTCTACACCGAAGTAATAAACAAGCAAGTCTATATCATCACAAATGTAGTACAAAGTTTGATATTTTTCATCTAACTCTTTAAGAGAAGCTTGTTGGTCTTCATACTTTAGATTGTAGGTATGCTCAAACTTTTGTTTAACATCGTTATTTAAGTCTTCAAAAAATTTATGCAAAGCCATTTTTACACCATCCTTGAATAAGTCTGCACCGTAGTATCAAAGGAATCTACAACCCAAGATTGACTCTTATAATGACTTTTGATAACTTCAGCCATTGAGTCACCTTGAATAATAATATCTGCTCCCTTTATACCATACCCAAAAACAAATAGATTCGGTACAAGAGTTTTACAGGTTTTAATTATACTGCCGACCTGCTTATGGTGGGGATGACCATACTCTCCAAACTCGTTATGGGATAACACCACATCATAGCACATACATAGGTCTTTAATTTGACGAATCAGTTGTTCGCTATCCCAACTGCTAATATGAGATTCAAAATCGTTAGGGTTATCTTCGTGTTCTAAATTTAAAGCATACACCTTGCGTTTTTGAATAAAGGACTGAAAGCTATTCAGTTCTTCTAATCTTTCAGGAGTAGCTGAACAGGTAACAATATCCCAATCAAAGTTAAAAGTCTTTTCAAAATTTACACCGAACACGGCATCATCATCAGGATGTGCTATAATCATACATGCTTTCATTTAATTCCTCAATTCACAGGTAAATCCATTATGTCTTTCACAAGCATATTAATACTTGCGTAATCCACAGAATTTTTACCTTCGTTATACAGAATATCTAACAACTGCCAGTCGAACAAATCATTCCACCTAAGCACTACGTTGTTATTTACAATAGTAACAGGAGTATCCCGTGTTATATCATTCTCCTGTAAAGGAGCAACCTTATCGAAATAGCCAAAAGTTATATGCGCATGGTCTGAAAAGAATACGTCATAAACCATATTATCTGTAAGTTTTTCTACTCTAATGGGAGTACGGTTTCCACTTTTTAGCATAGATATACAATGACCAGCTAAATCCCAACAGGTGTCTTCAAAAGTATTAACCCAGTCTGGTTTATGAGAGTGACATTCGCATACTGAATTAACGTCTATGTACTTTAATGTAGGATGATAAGTCCATTCATAGCCAACAAAAAGAGTAAAAGCATACGGTTTAAACTCGATAGTTCTACCGCAAGGTTTTTCACACAGCACCTTACCAGTATAGCCACACCTTTGCAGACTATCTAAATAATGAATATGATAATCCGTAGGACAACATATAATAACAAGGTCGGGGCTATCATTTACGAGATGTCTTATACTATCATATTTTGTAGGGGTTTCAGGAATATATACACCCTCTTCAATATCAGCCCATTTGTTTAATACATAGTCCCCCTTAGATAAAACAGTATCCGATGTATCATAGTACCCGATAAAATCGTTACCTGTTCTGACAATAGAACAAATATGAGCACTACCGATGTTGAAAGCCCCTATTACAGAAATTCTCATACTACCCCTCTCACTTGTTGACCTTGAAAGTTTCCTTCATATTAGGATTATGATATTTATCCAGTACCTCTTTAATTCTATCCTTATGTTCATTAACATAAGAATACAAAGTATCTGTACTATCGTCTACTAAGGAACCCATAGTAGCGGATGAAAAAATACCTTGTGAGAAATACGGTTTAAATCTAGTGTCCGCTTTTTGCAAACCGTCATTCATATAACTCTCAACATAATCCAGCCCTAAAGAACATACGTTTTTACCGCTGTGGGTGCCGAGCATTTTTAAAATAACGGCTCTATAATCCTTAAAAGACAAATTTCTACTCAAAGTTGCTATAGACATCAAAGTTCTATAAATCTCTGAAATATTATGTATTGTCAAACAGCGAATAACTGGATTAGATAACATGAAACTAAACACATCCATATATTTAACTAATCTACAAACAGCACATTGACAACACATTAATCTATTGGGATTAAAAAACGAAAGATTGTTATGAATACTGCCAATTTGCAACCGTTCCGGAGACCTATTAAACTCTCTCTGCAAATGATACATACCTGATCTTGCACTTTGCAAAGGAGTGCTTGAATCTGACGTAATCATTATATCGGGAAACTCATTTTCTGCTAAATATATGAAGGACGCCAAAATAGCAGGATTATAAATTCCCAAAATATGAAAATGCTTATAACGGTCCTTATAATTAGATACAATCTGAATAAAGCTAGATATACACCCTACAATAGTAGAAGACGTATTCAAACCCCCGATACAAAGTCTATCAATTCTATCATCATCCACAATATCTAAGTATCTTTTATATTTATCAGGCTCATACCCGTGGCAAACATTGATAAGCTCAACACTACCGTCCAAGTTATCAATCAGTTTATTTGTATTCTGACGCTGTGTTTTTGCTGCATAAGTAAGAGTACTAATATCAATATTGTTATAGAGAGGTATATCTAGCACAATACCCAAGTCAGCATTTTTATTATAAAAATTAGCTAAGTTAGCGGTATCAATATAATCTACTCTTCCAACCGCAACCTGATAACCGCCCGAATCACAAACAATTTTCAACCGATTAGGGTCTTTACCTTTTTTACAGCTCTGAGCTGACTTACTAAATTTACCATAGTTAGCTACATAGTTTATCATAGCTATTTCAGGATAGTCGATATTATCTGAAGTTTTATGAAAGGGAGAAATAGGAAGACATTCATCCCAGTCATAAATTTTGGTATGACTTAGTTTATCAGAGTCTTGTGTAAAAGTCAAGATACGGTCAGGTAATTGTAACTGCAAAATACGGGAATTTTGTTTGAGCACTTTCATAGTGTTTCCAAAATTCCCATACTTAACATATAAGGTTGTAGGAGCTTCTTGAGATGTGTCAAGCCCAGCCGGAATGTAAGAAAACATTTTTATCACCTTTGATTATTAGTATTATATAACATTTACAACATACCTTTAGAAAAGCGTTTAGCTTTTCTATACTTATCTAACCAGTGTTGTACTTGATCTAAATTCCAAGATTCAATGTATCTAAGACCGTTTTGTTTAGCAACTTTGTTCTTTAATGGAACCTTTACAGTCCATATTTCGTCTAAATACAAAAATAGAGGTAAGCCCCATCCATAAATGATGGTAGGGCTTACCACAAAATTACATAGTAAAACAAGAAGTTTTAATATTCTGAACCTGCGTATAAAATCTCTGTTCCATTGAAGCTTCCTCAAAGTAGCCACGAACTACTGTAGAGGAAGTAAGTCCATTACTTAATACCCCACGACAAGCCATACATCCATGACGACCAATTACCATAACAGCGGAACCATCACTGTCTATGCCTTCCAGCCAACTATTACCCTTATAAAGAACATCTGCTAAATTACGAGCATACTCTTCCTGCAACATAGGAAATTTAGGAATTTCACGAGCAATACGAGTCAATTTACTAAGTCCCAGTACCTTAGGAGCCTTCTTATTAGGAATGTAGCTTACATAAACTTCATAATTGACGGGCAAAAAATGATGTGGACATAAACCAATTACAGCTTCTTTAATGGACTGTGTAACGATTCCAGGATCGTACTGGGTAGGCTCCACTTGAAAGGTCTTCAAAAATCGTTTGCAGTTTTCAGCAATTTCAGTTTTAGGACGACACATATCAGCGAAAGCTTTTGCAGAACGCAGGTCAGATCCTGCAAAGTTAGCCATTTCGGCTCCTTCAAACTGACCTCCCGCGCACACTTGTTCAATCCATTTCTGTTTCAAACGATAAGACTCATCTAACAAAGTCATATCCAACTGGTCTCTATTTACTGTTGCCATTTTCATTTTCTCCAAAATGTACAATCTTGTTGTTTAATAGCCTATAATCATTAAACAACCATTTAATAAAGCTTACAGGGTATTCTTTTGTACCATAGCTATTATAGTTCACACCTTTCCCCTGCTGTTTAAAACTATACAATAATTTACAACATTTAACAAAGTCTTTTTTACTCTTAATAAGACCAAAAAACCGTTTCAATAAATATCTGTCAAAGGAATTTTTTACATATTCTTCATAGCCTATCTTATAATTCCCTGCAAACCAGTTGTTGTATAGTTTTAAAAGAAATTCTGCTCTTTTATCGCCTATACTGGAACAGTCTAATAGATAAAATAGTTCTCTTCCTATTTTACCTTTTGGACGATACCCTACAAAATTAGGCAAATAATCAATATTATACTGCTTATCCTTTGCAACAATGTTTATGTCTTCATAGTGAAAAGGAATAGATACATAACTGCTAAACTTATTAACCTTACAGTCAACAATAGGACATCCAATCTCTGTTAAAAACAAAACATTGTCAAATAAGACAATAGTGCTTTTTGATTTAGATAGTAGGTCAAAGCACTTGAAAAAAGTATTAGCACAAGGACATAATAGATAATCAGAATCTTTTATCTTTTTACCTTTGATTATACCAACCTTCTTTCCGTGTTCTTTTAAAGCTAAATAAACATCAGCTACGCTATTATTGCATATACCTACGAGCTTCATTTTTTACCTCTTATATGATTAATCAATTTTTGCAGCCTAATAGATGTATCCACTTTATACTTGGTTTGGATACTTGAGGCTTTAGATGCAAATTTAGATAAATCTAATGTATTGGTGGTAACATAATCTAACAAGTTTCTTTCTATAAAAGTTTCCCAACCTTTACTGTATACAGCTCTTCCACGGCAAACATCATAATAAATAGATTGATTAGTAAATAGACATGCCTTTAATAAATTGTCTACTTTTATTTCAAATCCATAGTCCGTCAAATTTTTAGACTGGTCTAAATACCACAAATCATATTTATTAATACCGTCTGAAAAGCGTGTACCACCAAAGTTATTTACAGTAGTGGAATACTTAGATAGTAGCCAATTTATAGAAGCCTTATCTTTACACTCTATAACTAAGTCTAAGTCTACATATTTTTTACCTGTAAGAATAGAGGTAACACAGTCTCCATACATATATACGTTGGTACAGTATTTTGTAAGATACCTTATAAAGTCTATGCTACAAGTACGGCACATAAGAGAGTTCCAATTTTGAAGAATCTTCATTCGCAGTCCTTTATTATTTTGGAAGGTTTTAATGAATTAGAACAACATAATGATAAATAAGGACATTCCTCATTACCGAAATATCCTTTTTTCATATACACTTCCCAATCCTTACGACACTTACAAGGTCTATATTTTAGTATCTTTTTAAGATATTTATCGTCCTTAGTCTTAGCGTACTTTTCTACATACTTTCTTCCTGTGCAAGCACGTTCGATAGTAGCTAATCTAAAATCATACATTTCCTTTGTCCAAGGAAACACAAAAGCCTTAAAATAATATGTGTCTTTCTTTTTAGGACATTCTCTACTAACATAAATAATAGAGTATTCATCAAAATTTATATTGTACAGGAGTTTAGCCATCACGCAATAAGCTTCAATTTGACCATAGTGCTTAGAATAGGGTAGATACTTCATCTGCCACTTATTAAACAAATAACCTGTTCCTGTAGTCTTGTATTCAAACCCGCACCATTTGTGACGATATTTAGAACTATTATAATCCTTTTGAAGCTCCCTACAAAACGTGCGAGCCTTATCAGGAGGTAGTTTTAAAAAATTACCTTTGGAATCACAAGGGTAGCAAGCCATCATATCTTGATGTCCCGATAAACCTTTATAGTTATAGGCAACTTCCACATAATTAAGTAGCTTATGTCCACACTCGCATTTACGAGGTCTAAAGCACATATTATACTCTTTACCACAAATAGGACATTTCCAAGAACCAAATACATATCTACCCAGTTCTCCCATACCGCACATATTTTGCAAATTTTCATGTACAGCAGTTCCTATATGACAATAAAAATTTAGGTCGTACCCTTCTTCTCCTGGAGCGTCAACAATTATTGACTGCAAATCCTGTATAGGACAATAGGGAAGACTTGATGTTCTAAACTCGTGACGAGGCGATGTCGGATAACTAACTGCTATTGCGGATTTAATCATCCTATCTACAAAGTGTTCTGGTTTAAACATTGTTATCCTTATTTTGTTTTTCCCATTGGTTAGCACTACCTTCTATAATTCTGTACGCACAGTAAGGAAGGGTGAGAACAAAAACTGTACACATTAGAACTACAACGTATATACATATACAAAGAGCCATAAGATATGCTATAATATTGATGAATGTTTTATATAGTGTATTTTTTACAGCCATTAGAAGTCCAAGTCCAATTTATTTTCAATACGCTTTATTATATTCGTATATTTTCCATTTTCATTGTGATTCATATAATAGCTATGCACTTGTCTTAATGTATTTTCATTATCCACATTGTTTATAAAATCAAGAATATCTTTCAAATTGGATAAATCTTCTTTAGGCAAAGGCATACTGTCAACAATATCAGAATCATATTCCTTTTTTACGGATTGAACATCATCAGAAAATTCATCATCTTCATAGGTTTCTAATTTATCTTGTTTGTAATCGTCTTCTACTTCTAAGTCTTTGTCGAAACTATCAGAAATATAGTCGTCTTCAGCATCGTCAAAATCATCGTCAAAGTCGTCCTCTGCACAAAGCTCATCAGGATAAACGTCGTCATCAATACTAACTTCTTCATCTTTATCTAACATCGTAGCCAAGGCTTGGCACAAAACATCAGTCAACGTATCAAGCTTTTTGAGATGTGTAAGACCAACTATAAGTGCGATTGTTTGCAAAACAACCACAAACATCAAAGTAATATCTAAATCTAAATACATTTTTAACTCCTAAAAAATACAAGTCAACTAATGTATATTTACACCATCGAAAAATTCATAATATTGGAAATTTCAAGACAAAAAATACCCCGCCAAAGGGGGGGTGCCGCGCAATGGGGGGGTTTATTATCCGAACAAAGAGAGGATATACGTGGATAAAATCCACGGCAATGCAAGACATAGAAATAGGCGTTTTAAAAGAAGAGTTACATTGTTCTGTTTTGAACCAGTAGGAATTATTGTTCTTTAGAACAATTTTCCGAATGGTTCTTCTTAGAACATTTAAACAATAGGAAATATATTAAACATATATAAGCAACTAACTTAACGGAGTTAAGTTAGTTGATAGTCCCCAAAGGGGACTTTCTACTATATTTAATTTCATCAATTTAACTGGTTTGGAATTATATAAAGAATCAATAGGATTAAGAATCAATAGGAACCAAAAGTGTCTTATATAGTAAATTGGACTAACTGTTCTTTAGAACAAATTTGTCCAAGAATATTTATTAAACTAGAATATGTATTTGTTCAGTAAGATTCAAACTATCTAATTGTTCAAATATGTCTTTAGACTAAATTGAACAGGAAATATAATTAAAAACATGTTCCAATGGACTGTATTGTTCTTTAGAACGAATTAGTCAAATAGGACTTAGTAGATCAAATGTATTTTAGTAACTCTTTAGTATGTCTGTATTGGGTCGCTAACGCCTTAGCTCCACGCCCCCGAAAAACGAGTTTTTCTCCTCTACATCTTGGCTTTGAGCGACTCCAAAACCATTATTTTTAGTAGATTTTCTGCCGTTTTTAAAGACACTGCCCCTATCTGCGCCGCCTCTTCCCTTCCAATTCTCTGTAAAGATGAAAAATCGGTCAACTATTCTGTACTAAAGAGTTATGAATGTTGTTTTTCACCAATGTTGCAAAGGCGTTACTTTGCCGCCTTATACGAGGTGGGTGTTTTAAGGGGAGAGACGCCCATTGGTGTATGTGCAAGTACACCGCCAGGAACGTATATCGCTATACGCTGCGCAAAAAGGGTTTCCCAGATTTCCTAAACTATACAATAGATTGGATTATTGTAATTTGCACTACGACAGGGGCATTAACAGGCTGTTTGGTGTTTATCCCAAAGTAAGGCGGTCCGGCGGTACCTTACAAAAACTGCTCATCCATTTTTACATAGACGCTATATACGATATGGTGTCTTCAATCATATCGCAAAAACAAGTTGCCAAGCATCCTAATGCCAGTTCAGCTCGGCACGTTCTCTGTGTATAACCAAATACACAAACCCGAATATATTTGTATGTTCCTCACCTGTTTTCACAGGATTACCTTCTTCGTGCGGGTAGATAAATAGTTATTTTCTACTTATAGGAGGTTTTTAACTACGGGTAAGGTTCTCTTAATATAGCATGTATTTTACGAGATTTATAAAAGGGATTTAAAAAATTGTACAAGGTTTTATTTGCTTGAAGTACAGTGGAGGAGAGCTTTCTTCACGTTTTTTATTCCAATCCGCTACTACAAAGTTCCATATATACGACACAACAATAGTTTTCTGTGTACTTTTTTAAATATATTAGAAATATGACCTATATTAAGTGCTACTTGAGAAAGTCTGTACATCTCTTTTCTTCTGCCTGACCTACTACGTTGTAACTATTCCGCATAGGTATTAGAGGTTGCTTCGCCGTCCCCCAATTTGGTGTATCTGTACTGTGTAAAAATACATTGTTAGGCATTATGCTTGACTCATTATAAACAAACTCAGTGTTTTACTCCAGCGTTTAACCCTTCGCTAATCCATTTAACGATTTTTACGTCGCTTTGTTTACATGTAATCTCACATTAGTTTTGTGAATCCACCTTTATTATTTCAGCCGCTCAGTACGTCCCTGGCAAACAAAGTATCTGCTCCGTCGACGCCTGGCGATATGGTTTTTATTATCTATTAAATTTTAATATCAGAGAAGAGCTATCGCTCAACCCCAAAGTTTATATATCCATATAATAATGTTATCTGCCTTATTCAGGACTTTCCGCCATACTCGGTTGACAGTAACCTAATTTAATTAGGCTCATCTCTGGTTCTATGTATGTATACTATAAATTCTCGTGACGTTTGATTGCTTAGTTATAGCCCGTTATACAACAATATAATATATCATCATATATTAGGCTAGCCTTACGGTACAACCAACGATTATGCTGTTTTCCTGTCCGATTATCAGCCGCCGTCATAAAATTTATAGCCGAAATCAATCACGCTTCGTACCATTTTATTATGAGATGTATTTAATGGTAGTTACCGTTGCCGTAGAATAAATAATTCCTTGAAGCACACGTACATCCAACACTGGACATATTGTACAACGTACAACAGCTGTTCGTATTGCAGATATATCTCGTATAGTATCTTAGCCTAAAACATATTTTTAAGGATTTAAAAATACTACCAGTAGAGATAACTCTGCTCAAACCGATTGTAGCTACAAAGCTAAATCTTTGCACCTAAAATTGGTCTGAGGGTTGGTGATAAATGTCACCAACCCATAATATAAATTATTTACACCACTAATATAAATTATTATTCGTCATACAGTCCATATCGAGTAAGTATATCAATCCATTTAAACGCTTTTCGTTTGTTGAAGCACAATGACAGTTGTAGATCTTCTACCTTATTGAAATACTGATGGGCATTTGGCATAAGACTAAAATCTGTTGTTAAACAATGGCATCTTTCATCGTTTAGAGGTCCGAATCTTATATCGTCGCACACTGTAATTACTCTCTTGCCCAACATATATGATTCATCAGTTATCGTTTTGATTATATCGGGAGCTCTAACGCCTTTTTTATCAAACATTAAAACCCAACCACGAGAAAATGCTTTATTTAAAAATGCGTCTATTTCTTGTCGATTATAACCAGTAATCCAACTGTCCATTACTCCGATTATTTGTATCTTATCCTCTTGACACTTAAAGATGTTAGGTAATACATCCAGCTGAGAAACTTTATTCTTTTTTATGTATGGAAATAAGTCTATTACAACAATAATTTCTTTGTTACGATCTACCCATTTCACCGTTTGGACATTAGAAGTACGAATGTCCATGTTTCTATCTAACATCCAACCAGTAATCATACAGGTCTTAATTTTCTGATCCAGTGTTAGTTTGTTATATCCTTTTTGTTTACTTATCAAAACTGGTTTTCTGTTCGTCATCTAAAACCTACAATCAAAAAAGTTTCCACATTTAACTAATCTAACTACATTTAGATTCTTTTTTAGTTTTATAGCTTTATATCTATTTTCCAGTTGCTCCTTTGGTATTTGGTAGTTTTTTATGACGTAATTTACAACCTTTTTCCATTTATTATATTTGTTTAGAACTTGCACTATTGGCTTTCTTCTAATTCTATACATTAAAGTAGGTATGTTATCGGATGGATCCCCAAAAAGGCACTTATACCAAACAATTTTGTACCATTTATCTACCCCGTATTTAGCAACTAAATCCTTTTTTGTTATGTACTGCAGCTTATTTATATGTAGGATTTTTGTGTCTTTGTTTTTTATTTGGTAGATATCTTGGTCTGAACAACAAATATGACAAATATTGCCCTTTTGTCTAATTTTATAGACTAACGTAGCAATAGCATCATCAGCTTCCTCGCCTTGGCAAAAAACACTGATATGTTTCTTAATTAAGGATTCTCCTATTATTTTAACAGGATTAATAGGAAGTGGTTTTCTTTGTTCCTTATATCCACCTCCCAGTAATTCATTTTTGTTAGACCTTCCTGCATCTAAAACAAGAACAATAGGGAGCTTTGTTATTTCATATATAAGGTTAAGTTTAGACTTAGCCTGTTTTATTAACATATCTGCAGGGGGTTGTATTTCTCCATCCCATCTCTTGTTAAGTATAAATACACATCTATAATATATAGAATATGCCAGAGCTGAAAAGTCTACCAAGGTGCAGCTTTCAACTTCAACATCTCCCGTAGAAAACTTTATTTTCATTACTGAACTCGATTAGCAATATCTTTTCTTACTGCTTCAGCACCCTTTACAATAGCAGCATATTCTTCCATAATATCGTCTACTACCATTGTCATTACTTCAACAGCCTTTTTGTCAGGGGATTTTTCTAATAATTTTACTGTTCCTTCTCTAACATTTTGTAAGTATTCTTCCGCATTATTGGCAAAATACTTATCGTATAGACATAGATGCATTAACAAAGTTTTGACCATCGTGTTGTTCATAGCTGTGCTAACCTGTTGGATCAAGTAGGCTTCTGTTGCCTTTTCTTTTAATTCCTTATCCATTTTAAATTGTCCTTTTTTGAATTTCCCAAATTTTGTATAAATAATGTATCTCAAATACTTTGAACTCGTATTCTGTACACAATTTATTTACACTATCCCATTTATTACTCGATGCCTCCTTACACACTTGTAAGAAGTTTTTATTATTTAAACTGTTTAGTAAATCCTTAAACTGTTTTACTCCTTTGCCTCTTTTAGGCATAAATTTTTGTAAGCTTTGACACACCTTAGAATAATTATGGCTTTTAAAAAGGTATTTTAGTATTATTGCCTGTAGTTCAGACCTCCTTTCTTGGTCTAACGTGGGTTTATACAAAACTTTGTTTAGTATTGATAGGAAACTTCCTTTTACAGCAGTATTTATCTGTTGTTGCACAAGATCTATATTTTGACTGCCTTCCCATTCTGGTACTTTTTGTTTTATCTGTTCTATTCTATGTATTATGCAGCAGTTGTATTTTACTAGATTTTCATCTATATCGAATAGGATTACTTTTCCTTTGAACCATTGTAAAAAGTCCATATTTCTATTTAGAGTTCTCACACCATTCACTAAATAAATTTTGTACTTATTACCGTCTGCACGTCCAAGTATTTTACAATCTTTCAACTGTTGGCTTGCCCAGTAGCTACTAAAATTACTTGTTCCATATAATTGCATTTAATCCTCCACCAACTTACTTATACCTTTTTTCTTAATTACCATATACTCTTTAGATCCTTCAATCCATAATGTTTTTTTATCTAAGGGAGTTATAATAACTACTTTAGGAATAAGCGTTTTAAGCTGTGGTATAAATTCGTTGCATAATTTTTCCCTAAACTTTTTAGATAAACCACTTTCCATTTCGTCTAATATAACAGTATCAGTTCTATACTTTTCAGGAATAAAACTAATTAGAGTAAGTACGCATAACAACTGAAAAGCTCTTGACTGCGCCCCAGATAAAGTAGCCACGTCAGCTATTCGCTTATCTCTTTCTGCCAATATGTTGAAATTATTTTCATCCACTTTTATACTAAACTTAATGGGTTCAGGAAATATAAGAGAACTATATAAATTTAGCTGATTGCAAAATAGATTAGCAATATTTTCAATTTGTTGTATTCTAATGCCCTTTGTGCTATAAGCCTTAATCAATACCTCGTACAAATCAGCATTAGATATATCTAATTGTTCTTTTTCCTGTTGAACCTGTTTTATATTAGACTTTAGACTTTTATTTTGTTGAATTACAGCCTTTAATTTTCCTACTTTTTCATTTAGTTTAGAGACTTTAGAGGAATTTTTTGTAATCCATCCATTGATTTTTGGGTACTTGGAAGTATCTATATCTATTTGCTGCAGTTGTCTTAGACTTGTATAATTAGATCTAAAATACTCTAACTGCTCGCTATATTCTTTTTTAAACTTCTGATACTTAGAATACTCTATCGGCTGTATATACTCGTACTTTTTTAGGTTTTTAATTTGTTGTTTGTTCTGTTCAGACTTAATAATTTTTTCAATTTTAGAATCTAACTTATCTAATTTTGTTTCGTATTCGTCAATTTTTTGTAGTAGCTGGTTCTTATCCAACTGCGGTTTTTCTACTTTGTTGTACCAAATGTCAATATACTGATCTTGATCCTCATACTTCGACAGTTTATCTATTTCCTGTTGGGCATGTTGGATCATTACTTTCCAGTGCTTAGTATCTATAACTGACCCACAAGTAGGACACTCCTTAATATCTTTTAGTTTATTAGCTTTTTGAACAATTTGTTCATCTAAGGATATTCTTTTAAGAAGTTTTTTATAGGATAACTTAGCCTCGTCCAATCCATTTTTAAACTTCGAGGATAAATTTTCATCAGCCTTTTTCCATCTTTGATACTTTAGTACCGCATCATCGTACTCTTTTATTTTGGCTTTTAGGTTTTGTATCTCCTTTTGATACTGACTTCTTTTATCCTTGTACCAATTTACCCCTTTATCGTCTTCTACAATATCTTGTTGCAGCTTTTGTTTTTGTTGAACATACTCCTCGTACTTTTCATTATTAGCTTCAATCTTTAAACCTTTTTCTATCTTAGATTCACATTGTTCTATTCTACTTTGTAAATCCTCAATGTTTTGTTTGCAAGCTTTAATATCTTTTTCTTTTATTGTCTCGTACAAAGTCTGGTACTGATTATAAGTAGATAAATACTGTGTATATTTTAGATTTAACTTGTTATACTTAGAGGACTTTTCTTTTAATTCGTAATAGTCCTTTTTATCTACATCTTGTACATTGGATTGCAAAGCTTTTATATTTTCTTCTAAAGAATCATACTTCAGCTTATTAGATTTAACTGTGGAGTATTTTTCTTTTAACGCACTTTGTATGTAGTCATACCATTGAAGCTCGAAGAAATTTATAAAAAATTCCTTTCTTTGAGGTCCTGTTCCAAATAACAATGGATGCGCACTGCTTCTGTATGCGTTTAAGTATACAGTTGTGTAAAATTGTTCTGCGCTAAGGGGAAAAATAGTAGAAATTTTATCGGTAGCCTCTGTAATTGTATGAAGTGCCAAATCATTCTCATTTTGACTTATTTTGTACGCAACAGATTTCCCTTTACTAAACTGGCTAATCTTATAATTTGTTTTACCATTATCTAGATCAATAGTTATGTTTCCATCTTTATCAAACATTTGTTTAGCATTATTTTTCTTTGTAGATAATGGAGGAGTAGCATATAGTACGTTGGCAAGTGTGTTTAGGATAAGACTTTTTCCACTTCCATTTTCACCTCTAATTATACTTACTCCTTTACTAAACTTAAATTCAGTATCCTTATGGGTGATTATGTTGTGCAGTTTTATACCGTTAAATTTAATTTTCATTATATAGTCTCTGGTTTAGACGCTAATTTTAATACTTCTACTAAGCTTTTAATAGCCCATGATGCTTGGTCAATATCATTTATAATCAAGTCACTTATTTCTAATATAACATCTAACTGACTTGTAATTAACTCGGAATCATCTAAGACGGAGCAAATAGCACTGTCTCTTTCACTATTTGTTTTGTACGCACCAAGTTCTGCTCTATATTGTATTCTTAAATAATTTATTAAGGACTCTCTATATTGTTCAATACTTTGCTGAGTTCTATAACAAATCATTTTTATTTCTACGCATCTACTACGGTATGCTTGGTTTTGTATAAGAGCATCAACAATCTTAGATTGCGCATTATGTAAAACGTCCTTTTTAGTAAGTAGACGTATATTGCGAGTAGCATGCATACGGTCTAGTTCTTCCATGTATTTAGACGTATCAATGGAAAAATCGCCTTCCGTTATTCTTCGGTTGAACTTTTTGACCTTTGGGTCTGCCGACAACTTTTTAAGAATTATACTACCCATTTATTCTTTCCTCCGCAATACCATAATAATCTTTGTTTATTTCAATACCTATGAATTTACGATTTAGGTTTTTGCAAGCTACTCCTGTACTTCCTGACCCCATAAAAGGATCTAACACAGTATCGCCTTTATTAGTCCATATATTAACGCATCTTTCCATTAATGCAACTGGCTTTTGTGTTGGGTGTTGTACACGTTCAGGACTCCAAGGCACTATGGGAGGTATGTCACTCCATACATTACTTAATGCTCTATACTTACATCCATTCTTTATACCCATTCCACCAGTCTTTTTAACTATATTGGACGGTATTTTATTATAAGTATAGGAGGTTTCCCTTTACAAACCATAGTAAGTCCTCTCTTGTACTTACTAAATTCGTTTTGGCACCCCTGCCTTTTATTCTGTCATAGATAATCCAGTTTTTGAGGATAAACTTTTTGTTGGAATGTATAACATTGCACACGTTAGACCATCCTTGGAATATAAGTAAATTTCCACAGGGCTTAAGTATCTTATAGAATAATTTATACAATGTACTCCAATCTAAACTTGTTTTATCCCAACTTTCATTATTATAACCAATTTCATAAGGAGGATCTGTTATTATAGCGTCTACTTTAATACCCTGTTTTATTAAATACTTTAGTTTTGTTATACAATCCTCGTTGTACAGGTTATTCTTCCTCATTTTCTTCCATCCACAACAAGACTTTAGACATATACAAATGATACTCATTGATGGAATATGTATACATTTCTTTTCTTAAATCTGTCAAAAGTGCGTGTACATGAGGAGCTTTTTGTTGCCAATTCTTGCAGTCCTTCGTTATTTTTTCCCATAATTTATTACGGTCAGGACTCCAATAATACTTGTTTACTTGTAATCCTTGCCCTTTTAGCATATTATCAAATACAAAACGATGCAACTCTAAAGCCTTGTTTATCAAACTGGAATAATCAGTTGTATTTGTTATGACTTCCATAACTACTTTGTAATTAGATTTATACAATCCAGCGATAAATCTTAATACTGATGTACTGTCTGTTGTTTTTAAGATATCCTGTACTGCTAATTTTAATCCTTTACTTGTTCCATCCCAACTATAGGATACTTGCTGCAACAACTGTAGACTTACACGAGGTTGTCCATTTGCAGCTTCCGCTATTTTTAACAGCGTTTCATCATCAATTTTTAGACCTTCTTTTTTGCACACTTTTTTAAGATTTGGTACTAACATATCTGGCGTTAGCTGTTCAAGGTTTATAACCGTGCAACGTCCATAAATCGTTTTTAATAGTTTATCCGGTTGGTCTGTACACAAAATAAAAATACAGTGCTCAGGAGGTTCCTCAATTACTTTAAGCAACGCACTTGCCATTTGTTGAGTTGCCATGTGAATTTCGTCTAATATTACTATTTTGTATTCATATTGCATCGGTTTAAACTTGACGGACTGCGCTAAATTTCTAGCACTTTCAATACCACGTTCGTCGCCAATGTTAATTTCAATAATGTCAGAGCATTCTTCTCCTTTTGGTACTTTGTTTATTTCTCTAGATAATAAACGAGCTAATGACGTTTTACCGTTACCTGTCCCGCCAGTCAATAATAACGTGTGCGGATACTTATTTTTGGTAATCATACCTTGCAACGTCCGTCTTACGTTGTCATAACAAATATACGAACTCAAGGATTTAGGTCTATATTTAACTGAGAATTGTGTCGTTGACATTATACACTCCTTAAAATTTTTAAGTTTGAAATTATTTACAATAATTTTAAATATAATAGGTATGTTTAAGAGGTATGTTATGTACGAGGAACTCGCAAGGGGTGTGTCTTTAAAACAGTGGAAGGCTATGACAGCCGTTCAAAAAAATGATTATTTGAGAATACACCCGAATAGTATATATGCCAAAAAAATAAAGGCTATACGGTTAGCCTTTCAACGTGGCATTGAACAAAATAGGATAAATGCTTTTCCTAAGTTTAACATTGTAAAAGTGGGTGAAACGTTTGAATACAGTTTAACCTTGCAAGGTAAGATACTTTTTAGTGGTACGAATTTTTATTCTGCCTCTGAAGCAGCGAAAGATTTAGTATCTAATTTACCCCAAGAGCAGTGGTTGCAAAACGGTATGCAAAATTTTCTTGACGACGTAAAAAGACAATTTGGAGAATAATATGTTGCAGTTAAATAGGTTGAAAGTATTGGCAATGTCGAAAGACTTGGAGAATAGCTTTATATCATACCTTAAATTTTTATCCTCTATTGTAGCCTCTCAAGCTGACTTGTCCATTCCTGACGAAAAAGTTGTTGATAAATGGATTGAGCAGTCTATGCCTTTTGTTGAGAACTCCGTTAAACAAAAAAGGTTTAACTTATTAAGAAAATATATGTATGACCACAATTCCCGTTGGGAACAGTACATAAATAATCTTGGTAATGAAATTAAGGATTCTATTCTTCCTTCTTTAGCTTATGATAGCTCTATACCTACTTCCTATCTTGACTTGTTGAAGTATTTTGGTGGTTATTTCAGGAACCTATCTGAATCACCTCTAAAAAACATTATGCAAAAGTCTAATGTGTTGAATGATCCAAATGTTAGTAAAATTTTTACTTATGATGTCAGTACAACGCAAGACCAAGCTATTAAAAATGCAACTCGTTTAGCTGAAAAAATACTGGGTAAAGGTGCTGATCCTAATATTCCTGCAGCTACGAAAAAAGAACTTCGTAAAAAATATGCCGATAATGATAAAATGTTGGATTTAATTAAGGAACAAACAAAAGCATATTCCGAAATTAAAAACATATATAAACAGCATTTATCCAATATTATTAGACGTTCAGGAAAACCTTACTTACCTGTTGAACAAGTAAAGAAACAGCTGGCAAAAGAAGGTATTGTGCGTCATACTATTCCAAAAGGTTTTGTGGGTAATGTTGGTGACGATGGCTCTTTGTACACGACAGAGGGTCTAAAAATTCAAGGCGTTCCTAACGGTTCAGTTCGTATGAATCCTGACTACGATCCTAAAAAAGATAATACATCAGTATTTTTGTCTGATGGTGATGGTACATTTAAAGAGGAACACGGTTACTACACCGTCCATTATAAAGATCGTGGAAGAAAACATAAATTTGAAACAGTGGAAAAAGTCAATGAGGTAATCGACGGTGTACGGGAAAAGTGGCTGAAGAACTTGCACCGTTGGACAGGTGACCGTGCTAATGTCGCTTCCTTGATGATGGAAATTATGTACAATGTTAGTTCTCGTATCGGTAGTGAAGGTGCTGCTACCGACGGTAAGCCCACTTTTGGTACTTCTACTTGGCGTGTTAAGCATATCAAATTTGATGGAGACCGTGCTATTATAAAGTACACAGGTAAAAAAGGTCAGCCTCTTAGACATGTTCTTGACCCAAATAAATTTCCTGAACATCGGTTAATCATAGATCGTCTTAAAAAACTGGTAAAAGATAAAAAACCGAATGACAGAGTTTTCACAGACAACAAGGGTAAACCTGTTACTGCTCCTATGGTAAATGCACAACTAAAAGCCTATGGTTGCCCTGCGACAGCACATAAGTTAAGACATGTCAAAGGTACTCGAATGGCTAAGAAGTTGTTTGCAAAATCCCCATTTGATAAACGTAAAAACCCTCCAAAACAAGCAGAGGTAGACAAGTGGGTAAAAACAACTGTTGAAAAAATCGGTAAACAGCTCGGTCACCAAGTTACAAAGGCAGACGGTACTAAGAAAGTTCAATGGAGTACATCCATGAACAACTACATTTCACCTTCCGTTGTGAAAGACTTTTATAATAGAATTGGAGTACATATACCCAAGTTCTTAGAGAAGTTAAAGGAAGAGGACTAATTACTTGTTGACTGTTTCCTGAAAGGATGCTAACTATTTACGCCCTACGTTGAAGGATTATTTTAGGGTTGTAAATAAAGTGTCCAAAGATAGGAACTGGGCAACAAGACCGTTGTTAAAATCAGTTGTTAAGTTCTAATCAATTTACTAAGGAAGAATATAATGACAGAAGTTATAAAGGGTAATTTAGTAGACCCTTCAAGTTTAGACGTTTCTAAACTAAATAGTGAAGCTTTGGTTGCTAACATACAAAGTTCAGGTGTGCCTCTTGGTGGCGGTAGTTTGGTTTCTGGTAGTTCTGTATACTGGGGTAAAAGTGGTAATTCCTTGTTAGTGGATACTCCTACTACTCTGCAAATTGTATATTCTATGGGAGTAAAATGGTTAAAACCATTAGCTTCCTTTAGAGAGGACTTGGCACCTTTATACTATTACAACGTATACAAATCAGGTGATAAAAACTACGCCAATTTATCCGTTGGGGCTATATACAACATAACTACTTCTAAAGTCATAGACTTACAAACTGTACGAGCTAAGCTAAATACAAATGACCTATACATACAGGATATATACACCGTTGACATAAGTTCTTTATCTGGCTGCGGTTCAGATAGTACTATGGGAGACAGTATTATAGTTTATGTACAGTCTTTACCAAGTACAAAAGATTCTGTTGTAGATTTGAGTATTTCCCGCAAGTGTAATCTTAGAGACTTACCATATCAACATGGAGACTCTACTGCTGTTGAATATACAGGTGTGGATGGCATTATGAGTTATGGTCTTAAGCTCGGTAGTTTGTCTACAACGTCTAACTTTGAAGTAGAATTAGACGTAGATACTTCTAAGAATTGTACTTTGTTTTCGAGTGATAATCTTATACGTCTTGAGATAAAAAATGGAAAAATTACTGGTGTGATTGGCGGTCACAATACTGTTAATAATGCCACAGCAATAGATACCATTTATATCAATACAGAAAACTATGGTGGATCAGCACAGTATTTTACTGTTGATGCAGACTTAAATGGAAAGCGTACTTATAAATGGGTTAGTTCTCCCATTCAGGAGAACCATACAGTATCTCGTTGGCAAGTAAAACGTGTTTCTGATAATAAACTATTTTGGACAGATACAGAAAAATCAAGTACCGCAACGGATGATAAGGTTCCTGAAGGTTGTACTATATATGAAGACGTTTATACTTATACTGTGTGCTGTACGGCAAAAGCAGACCAGTTTGTTTATGTCTCTCCTGCAGTCCAAGGTGAGATAACATATACAGTTCAAAATCACATTTATTGTTATAATGGTCAGCAACAGTTATTTGATATAAGTTTCAAATTACATAGACCCTTAGTGTGCGACATATATTGTCTTAACAGCACCTACAAAATTGGTGACTCCCATAATGTTGTGCTGGTAAATGCTTCTAATAATGGAATATCCTTACCAGAATTTTGGACATTGTACGACGTGCCTGAACAAAAAAAGTTATTGAATGACGGCACTTATTTGGTGTTAGCTGACAATATTACGACAACAAATTATATAATAGTTGCTAAATCTGATTGTAAGAGAGATCCTGATGGTCTGTGGGTAAATGGTGTTGTTAGTTCCAAAATAATTGTTGGTTCCTTTGACGTTGTAGCTAATGCTATTGTAAGTGCCTTTAAATATAGTCAGGTGTAATTATGACTACTTACGTAGATAGACAGACTTTGCAAACTCAGCTAACAAATTTTGTGTTTCCTGACCTACTGCAAGGATCTATAAAAAGTATATTTGGAAGAATTAAAAATATTCCATCTCTTACAAAAGAGGACGCCAACTGGTTAATATCTATCAATAGTAAACAGTCTAGAGATTTGCTCGTTTATTACAATGCTAGAATTTTGTATAGATGGGCATATAGTTTCTCTAAAGGTAATATACACTGGTTTAAAGATATTTTTACTGCGGGAATTTGTCATTTATTAGAACTAACGGAACGTTGGGACGTTTCTAAAGACTGTTCCTTTATTACATTTTTATACAACTATACATACACATCAGTAAGAATTAGCTTTTTGAAGGAACTCAACGTTGTAAAGCCTTCAAATCAGTACTTGGTTGGTAACACTAATGCACAGCCTCCTTCATATAAGGACTTTTCTCATACTAATCCAATGGTGCAATATGATATGGAAAGATATATTGATTATAGGCGTGCAAAGGGCAGAATAAGAGATTTTATTAGTACCCTTCCTACTAGACATAGAAACATACTTACTGACTACTTTAACGGGCTATCCTGTGCTGAAATTTCTCGGAACCTTAATGTTTCCCGACAAGCAGTACATGCTATTATTACCAAATACAAGAATAAATTAAAAAAAGAGGTTGTAAATGTCAAACAACTTAAATCCAAAAATAATGAAACCTGTTCCTGCAACAGAAGAGAGTATGCAGCAGGTTAAAGACACACTTCAAACCAAGGCTAATGCTTCTGATGTAGTAGACCTTACTTCTGAACAAACTATTAGCGGTTTGAAGACTTTTAATGCAAACGTTACTTTAAGCGGTACGAATGTCACCCGTACATCTACCTTAGCTGACGATGATAATAGTACTGAAATACCAACGACTGCTTGGGTAACTAAAAAAGTTAGTTCTGGCGGTAGTACTCTTCCCGATAATATACAGTGTAAATCCTTAGAAGCTACTGAATGGCAATCTGACCTTACGTCTATTGCCTTCGCAGGTAACTTGGTTTATACTGGGGACGCAGGAAACGGTAGTCTTGGTACTTTTACCATCAATAGAATAGAATCAAAAGGCGGTTATTTTAGGTTTAATAATGGGGAATTAGCCTTGGGTGGTGTTAGCAGTGAAGTGTTTTTAGCTTCTACACAGTCTCAAGCTGATGGTTTGCCCAGAGTTAATGCCAACTGTAAAATGTATTGTTCAGAAACACCTTCCGTGACAGATAATTCCACGCAGGTTGTTAATACTGCATACATAAACAATAAATTTAAAGCCGTTTCTGTTGAACCCGCTGAAAAAGAAGAAGGTGTGTTTTATTTTGTCAGAGAGTAATTAATGTGAGGAAATAAATGAAATATAAATACAATCAAGTAATAGAATATCAGGACTGCACTCTCGATAAAAATTTTGAGGAAGCATGTTCTTGGGCTCGGTCTAACGGTACGTCTTTCGAGGAGGACATTGACGCCCGTGTTCGGGTAGAAAAAGAATTTATGGACGAGTTTGGTAATAAATCTACCAAAAAAGTGTTGATGCGCTATTTTAAAATCGGTTCCAAGCCTGTTGTATATGTTGAAACTGAAGAAGAAATAATAGCTCGTAAACAGTCCCGAGTTCGTCAGATAAGAGACCAGTATTTGAATGACTGCCAGGATAGAGTAGACCGCTTCCGCAACCAAAATGATGCTGGTATTACCACTACTGATTCTACTGATACATTTAAACATTTGTTAGAATATATGGAAGTTTTACGCAACTTCCCACAACAGCCTAACTGGTGGGAAGCTAATCCTTTGACTTTTGAAGAATACACAAAAACTGAATAAATCAAATACATCCTTTTTTAAACCCAAGGTGAAGTATAAAGGAATATAAAAATATGGGTATATTGCTAAGACCAGTATTGCAAAGTGAGGACATACATAAATACCCTACTACTGCTACTACTGATATTACTGGTACAATATGCCAAAATTTTACTAAAAATATACCCGCAGACCAATACACACTACAGCATAATTTGTGTTCGCACATATTTAGATACTATTATACTGATAATTCGCTAGATACAAACTGGCTTATTTTTGGTTGGTATTTTTAGGAGATGTATAATTACTTTGGGTTAGATATATTGGTATGAAATATATTGGTATTTGAGATATATGGGTATTTTGTAGAGTATTGTGGTAGTATTATAGCAACATATACGCTGGAATATATTTACAAATAAGGTTAAGTTAGGGGTATATACATATAATAGGGTGTACAAAGGGCGCAGTGATTTAAGTGGTATATTCAGATAATACTGTCATACTGTCATATTGGCATATTGGCATACTGTCATATTGGCATATTGGCGTACTGTAATACTAATACTGTAATACTGATATATGGTCTATTACTGATATACTGGCATACTGGCATACTGGCATATTGGCATATTGATTATATTTTCGCTATGTTCCTCATCATTTTATTCCTTATTATATTCCGGAAAATTAATTACCTAATTACCTTAAATTATACCCATATAATAAAAAGATATACCTAAATATGTCGATATACTCCACACACCGAATACTATAGCGAGTTATACAAAATAGAGTGTGTACATAAATAGATTATTACCCTATATGTATGGACTAATCGAGTAAATCGGGTTGTATGTTAGCTATTATATGTATGATGTATATTAGAACATTTTGACGTATATTGGATATATTGATATGCGTAAATACTTGGAACAAACAACGTCTGGTTTATTCGGCATATTATACAGCTGCATATTTATGATATATTTGTGATACTGTTAGAATGTAAGAATGTATGAATATATGTATGAATAAGCGAATATACGAATATATGTATGAATAAATGTCTAAATACCAAACGTATTAAGATACGCCAATACTAAACAAATATATGTCAAAATATATGCTAAAATATGCCAAAATATATGCTAAAATATGTCAAAATATATGCTAAAATATGCCAAAATATATG